TTGCGTTTGATGTGTTGAAGTGCTTGTTTTCTTGCTTTGAGTTTCCCCTTACAGGAACCTTTGGTGTTTTTACGTTTTCCTGAATTGTGCTGCCAATTCGGTGTCATACCTCCCCTTTGCTTGATGAGCATAGTATAACACCTCCCCAGTGGTTTGGAGAGGTGTTATGGACACTTTCACAAGTGTCACATCAACTATAAGAATACTCATTCCACTCTTCAACATTTGCTCTATCTAAAGTAAAAAGCATTTTGTTGATTGGTTTTCTTGGAATGGTATGAAGAGTTAAGTTGGTATCTTCAAGAAGTTTGTCACTCTTTCTAGTATTGCATGGCATACAAGCAACAACCAAGTTTTCCCAAGTATCTTCACCACCACGGGAACGTGGAATAATGTGATCAATAGTTAGATTCTTTGTAGAACCACAATACTGACATTTATGACCATCACGTTTGTATATCATTGATCTTGATGGTTTATTTTGCATAAGTTTCTCGTAGGGCAACTTAATATAATTGACCAAACGAATGACTCTTTTACCAAGTGCTTGTGCTTTATTTTTCATAAGCAGTACAATAGCTCTTTTCCAATTTGTAAAGTTGATTGGTTCGTAAGATGCATTGAGTACAAGTATAGTTTGATTTGGTTCAATTTGTAAGTAGTCCATCGACCTATTGCGTGTTTGGTAAGTGGGGAGATTCTAACTCCCCTTATATCTAGATGTCAAAAAATAAATCTGGATTGCATCCAGTATTTTGACCAGGATAACCACCAGGATTGCAGATAACTCTACAATCTTCAATCATATAATCAAAGGCAGTATGAGTGTGTCCGTGAACCCAGTATTTGATTTGTGGATGATTTAGAATAAGAGTATCAAGATTACTACAATAAGCACCATTTGCATTCTTTTTGTATTCCTGCGGAATCGACTGATAACTCGGTGCGTGATGACTGATGACAAATACGTTTTCATTCAGTGTTTGTAGTTGATTCAGCAGATACTTCTTACTATCCTTATGGAAGTTGAGAGTATCTGTTGGATTCAGTTTCCGATACTTTGGAGTGATACGAATAACCTTGTAGTCATTCATCACCTGTGCTGCTTCCATCATCTCTAGAGCATTTTCATCTCTAAAGTCTGTCCAGAGAGTGAAACCTATAAAGTCCCAGTCTCCAATCTTAACTGTGTCATTGTCAAGGATTTGAAAATTATCAGGAAGATTCTCTTTTATTTTCCTCTTTGCACCTTCATAATTGTATCCATAGTATTCGTGATTTCCAAATACATAAAGAACTTTGTCATAGTTCTTGCTACAATCACTCAGGAACCTATCATAGACCTCGTGAATGTATCCATCAGTTTTGAAATGCTTGGCATTAAGAATGTCACCAGCAAGAACTAGAACATCACCTTCTCCGACTGGATAGATTTGATTTGCACAAAAATGTTCTAGATGCAAATCACTGAGAACTTTGAGTTTCATTGGTTTTTGTTCTTGTCTTCATTATAGGACATTTTGGGGTTTATTGGGAGTCAAGTGTGCCAGTTTTTGAAGTGGCATTTCTTATTTCTGAATGAATTTCTCTGTGGCAATTAGCACAAACACATATGCATTTATCAAGTTCTTTTTTCTGGTCTTCCCATTTTCTAATTTTTATGTTTCCAAAATTTTTATCTTTTTCTAATGGGTCAATATGATGGAACTCTAATGCATCAATACATTTATTATATCCACACCTCTCACACTTTCCACCTTTATAATCAACTGCTCTTTTTTTATTATTTTGCCATCTTTTAACAGAGTACTTATTTTGACACTTTTTGCAATTTGCTTGCCAAACTTTTTTACTTTCTCTCCAATATCCAGTATCTTCATTTAGTGAAATTCCACACTTAGCACAAGACTGAATTGGGGTTCCATTTATTCTTAAAATAGGATTTTCTACATATCCTTCTTTAAAAGATTTGTTTTTTGTTTTCAGGCCATACTTATCTAACCAATATCTAATAGTTGTTTTCCCTTTGTTTTCCAACTTAGATATTTGAGTAGTTGACATTCCCATCTCAACATACTCTATTAATTTTTGTTTGTCCATATAGTTCAATGGATATTTATTATTATTTATATAAATAGACTATTAAACAGGGCAGGAGGGATTTGAACCCCCATCTTACATCTTAGAAGGATGGTGCATGATCCGTCATGCTGCTGCCCCATAAGAGACCCTCCTGTTTGTGCATTGTAAAGAGGCATGGAGGGGGTGGGACTTACTCAAAGTTTGGACCTTTGATGCCCATAAGAATCACCCGTTGAGAACTTGAGGTTCAGTATCCTCTGGGTCAAGTTTATTTAGCACATACTGAATTGGTTTCAGTTCTTCTTTGAGTTCATTCTCAAGTTCTTTGAATGTTTCAATAAGTGCTTCAAAGAGTTCGGAACCCGTCAAATCTTCATAGTCATAATCATCAAAAACATTTTCACGGAAATACTCTGTGAGTTGGTCTTTGAGAGATTCAACCATTTGACGAGATGCAGATTTAGAACGACGTGCCATAATAAAATTAGTTGGTTATGAAATTAAAGAGTAAAAATCAAACAGAAGTTACAACACCATCTGCATCGGTGAGAGTTACTTCACCCTCAGTTTCAACAGATTCAGTATGATACTCAAGAACTACAGAATCATAATTATCCAGTGCTTCTACAATCTCAGCACCAGTTTCTGCCTTAGTCAGATTGACAATCAGTTGAGCACCAGCAGGGTTGATATCAACAATTTCAGCAGCAAGAGCAATCAGTTTAGCAGACATTTAATAAAAAGTCAAGTGAGTAAAAGTGGGTAACTTTGAGGCAAACCCATTCCTTTTGAAATCAAATACCTACAGGATATTCAATTTCAAGTTCATCTTCATCAGGAAGACCAAGTTCAAAAGTCACATAGTCATCATAATCAATACCGAGATACTTTTCAGCAAAGTCCTCGTAATCATCGTGAAGAACACAAGTGTCAATCATCTTGAAACCTCCCTTGACTTGATGAATACATCATAGCAGATGTGCTCTGGTCTGTAAAGTGTTATGTGCCAGAAGAATTAGTGGCACAAGGTACAATCAAACATCATACCACTTATATTCGTTGAAGTGTTCCTGATAATAGAACTCATCAACTTTATTATCCACAACACTCAAAAGATGATTGTAATGTTTCATTCCTTGAGTGCAGACAAGTTCAAGAACTTCAAAGTTCTTTCTACAATAGTTGTAGTTATCAAGTTTAAGCATTTTCCTCTACTTCAACTCCAAATCGTTGGAGAACATAAGGGAAATACTCGGCACACTCTTGAACAATGTATTCCTCTTCATTCTCATCACATTTCCTATACAAATCCTGAAGGAGATTGTCTGCATAAGCACGGACAATATCTTTTGGGTCCATTGAATCAATCAATTCATCAACAAACTCTTCAAGAAAATTATCTCTAGTTGTTGGGTCATCAACAATTTCAGTGATAAACTCATCAAGAGATTTTGGCATTTGCTCGCACTTCAGGATTTCAGTATAAAGGTCAGTCATAATCAATAAACATCAATTTCTGCAAGTTTCTTTTGTTGTCGCAGTTCCTTCACAATCATTTGAAGTTCTGAAATGTCTTCATTGAGAATTGTGAGGTCATCATACATCATTTCTGCTTGATAAGCACTCCTGCACTTTTTATATTGCTTGGAGAGTTTATCAAACTTTTTCTTTGCTTCTTTGAGTTCTTTTTCGTACTCAGTGAGAGTTTTTGTATAATTCATTTGCGATAAGGACTAGACCAGTAAGAACGAAAAACAGAGAGAATAATGAAAGCAGTGCTGATAACACCAACCAAACCGATAATGGTAATGGCATCACTTGTAAATGTGTAAGTTTCGGGCATAACCTGATTGATTTACTTTTTAATCATAGCACCTTTAGGGTGCTGAAGCAAGTGACAATGGACACTCAAAAAAGTGTCCATTGTTATACCTATGTAGTCAATTACCAACAATTTCTTGGTAAGAACTCCGAACCTTTGAACGTAGAGTGGTTCTTTGTTCTTGTGTTACAAGATTAGAAAGAACAAATCGTAGAGTTGCATAAACACCAACAACCTGCATCAAAGAATTAAACACAGGGATGCCATCAACAATCTCTACAAGTCCGTGAAGGAGAACCTGAGAAACAATAACTACCGCAAAGATACCAGCAGTCAGTCCAACTTTCTTCAGGACATCATCAGTCACGTTTTCCGTGTAAAAGTCTTTAATGGTAGAAAAATCAAATTGCATTAGATTAAGGAGTAGGGTCAAAATAAACAATTTCTTCCAGCATCGGAAGAATCTCATATTGAATATCATTAAGATGTTGACTCATAATAGTCATATCCATCTCATGAAGTTTGTTTTCACGTTCTACAAGTTCAGTCAGAATCTTGTACGCACGTTCAACTTCTGCATAAGCATAAACAATCTTAGTCACCATTCCCCCTTTTGAATTAGAATCTTACGAATCTCATTGTAAATAAAACTTTTTAGTTTTGTGTCATTGGTTGTTTCATAAGCAGCATAAAGACGTTTGAGGTAATCCTCTTGCTTTACGACATTTACAACTTTTGCACTGGTGACACCAATATCACGCAAAGGAGAACCTGCTTTAACTTTTGATTTTCCAAAATTACCCGAAACCACACCTTGAGTGCGAAGTTTTGGTTTAATTTTAGAAAGATTGGAAGTCGTCATTGGGTTTTTGAGTATGTACTCATTATAGGGGTGATTCCACCCATTTGGGGAGTGCCTTGTGCCAGTTCCACAAGTGTCTCAATCGGTAGTTAAATGACGATACTGAAGTTTATCCATATAATGATAGATTGTGTTATCATCATAAAAAGAATAAAATCTTTGTGGATTTCTTTCTTTCATTTTTGTGAGCATATTTAACCATTGATAATCGCAATCAATCTCATAACCAATATGTCTTTCATTCATTGTCCCAAGGTGCCTTGCGTTCTAATACTTTACGAATTTTTGCCATACTTTCTGGGTCTGGTGGTGCATTGATTCTTTTAATCAGAGCATCATATTGTTCTTTTGTCACATACATCTTTGTGGGTTTTATACCAAGATGTTTGAGACACTTGCGTTCGTATCTCCACTCTTTATACCTATACCACAAAGACCATAAGAAGTTCATTTTTTCCTCATCATATAAGTGTAGTAAGGATCTCTACCTGATAGATTATAAGGGTCAAAGTTTGTTTGAGACATAATCCACTCGTCTGTCATTTGCATAAATCCACTTGATAGTTCTTCAAAAAACATAAGTCTATCAATATTATCTTCTAAATTCAAACGACATTCAATACAATTTTTCCAAGACCAATAGACATCATCAATCCAATGTCTCGTCCGAGTAATTAACATAAAGATTGTCCCCACCGATGTTTAGATGAAAAATTTGTCCGTTATTAAGATAGATTCCTAACCATACTGCCTTATTTGGTTCCATTACCTCATAATGGAACATCTTCACATCTTCCAGAACAATTTCATCAGGATTCTTTGTAAATCGTGTCATTTCAATACCCCATCAACATTCACATAATCATAATCATCAATACCCATCTTGAACCTTACAAAATCAATAAAGTCAGTTGCATCCCGTTCATATACACAATACCCACCATTATTATCTGATTCGGTATAATTTGTGAGGTAGTCATCAAACACTACCATAATCGCAAGAGCACGAGAATGATCATGTTCTGTGATGGTCTTATGAGGATGTGCCACAATCTTTGTGATACACTCAAATAACTCTTCACGAGTGTAAGAGAATGCTTTTGCTTCTTGATTGAGTGAATAAGTCATGAGAAGTTGTAGTGAACACGAGTGTGGAAATCTTTGTAGCAACTCTTATTAGAGAGTTTCATCATCACTGGAGGAATGTAGTATGAATATTCACTGAAGAAATCTTCTTTACTGAGGAATCTGAGACCATGAAGATGCCAAGTGCCAAACTGCTCGTGGAATGCTCTCACAGCACGATATTGCTTAGAATTAACAGGTACATAGAAATTACCATCAGCAAAGTCATCACCATATGGATTTGCCTGTGTCATCATAATACACACAGTTTGACCTTCACCTGTGCCAAAGTATTCAGAAACCATATACACCCAGTATTCATCTACTGGGAATACATCACGATTATACTTCTGCTCATATTCTTTCATACAAGCATCGGCAACCAGTTGAAAGTTTTCTTTCTTCTTTGCTTGCAGTTCTTCAATCAGTTCTTCATGCTCAACCTTACGAAGTTCTTTGAGAGCATCGGAATACTTATCAATACCAGCAATAGCAGTTCTGATTGCATCCATTCGTTCCTCTTTTTCAATATCAGCAAGTTCTTTTAAAGCATCACCATTTTCAGCATACAGTTTTTGTACTGCTTCCCATGCTTTTTTGTTTGCTTCTTCTCGTTGTTTGGCAACTTCAAGCATTTCTTCGTGTGTCATAAAACCATCGTATTGTGTGTTTAACCAAGGAGCATCATCCTTGTCTGGCAGATTGTGTTCAGTCATCAATCCAAACTCCATCTCGGGTTAGGGTTAAGTTCATCTACTTTGTCCTCAAGTTTTTCAATTCTATCACACAACTCGGTGATAATACCAATCAGACAATCATAATCAATTGTTTCAATATCTTCACTATACTCTGGGTCATTATAGACATAGTAATTCAGTTCTTTCTTGAAGTTTCGGTCAGTCATACTTGCCAATCTCTCCCCTCCCAATCCATCAGGCACATTTCACCCTGTTCTTTGTCTGTGTAGTTCTCATAAGCATATTGACGGCATTGTTCTTCTGTGCCCTCAAATAACATTTCATATAGTTTGTGGTCTCCATCGTAGGTAATCTTATAAAGACCCCACTCATCATAGCAGTCTGGAAAGAATGGCATTATCGTAGTTTCTCCCTAATCATTCGGATACACTCATTCCACTTATAACTGTTAGTTTCGTGTTCTGTCGGCAACCATAAACTAATTTCATCTACCAAATTATCAATGGAAGTTTCCATATCCCAATCACTATGAGTTGTGAATACATCTTCCCACCAATCATAAATCAAATCAGTGAGAGTTTGTGGTTTGGTAGAAGATGAAACTACACCTTGCTTGACTGCTTCACGAAATGCTTCTTTCAATCCATCAGCAACTTGCTCTGGTGTTTGTGGAGTTGGTTTGTAATCAACTACACCATAACCATCGTGGATTTTGATAGTTTCTTCCATTTCATTATGTACTCGTTCTCCTCGTTCTTGTGCGGTTTCACTTACCTTTTCTTCATAAGCAGCATTATAACCTGCTTGGAAACCTTGCCACCTTGTAGCATCACTTGTCCAGTTTTCATCTCCAGGATACTCACCCCACCAATCTTTATATGCTTCTTCTACTGGTGATTTTGTTTTTTCCAGTTCTTCAAGGAATGAGAGTTTCTTTTCCAATACTTTGAGTTGTGCTTTGAGTTCTTCAATTTCAGTCATTTGTCTTCACTCATACAAGGATACTCAAATTCTACACCAATACATTCTAACATAGTGCGGGCAAAGGTAATCTCACCATAAGCACAACCATCTTCAAAGGCATCATCATAACTACCAGCACTTGGAGTATAATCATCTCCATATACATCATAGCAGTGTTTTACCTCTGCGTATTCTTTGAGAACCTTGAGGAGAAGTGTGAGTTTTTCTTCGTTAGTCATTTCAGTTGTTGGAGAACAGAGATAAAGGTTTCAAGGCAATCTTTGGGAATGTGGAAAGGTTCCCCTGTTTTAGTTTCTTCAACTCCGTGAGTTGTATATTGATTAATCTCTACAAGACCTTGACCATCATCAGTAAATTGGTAGAACCAACCATCTTCGTGGTGAATACGAATTTCTTTTGTGATTTGATAAGTCATCAGGTGTCTGTGTGTATGAGAGTATTATAGCACCCACAGAGGCACCCAGAGCATCCCTTGTACCAGTTCTTCAAGTGTCCTTACACCGATGTAATGGAATACGAAGAAACTGAAAGAACCTTCCAGTCCATCCTATCTGTTCTCCACATTTAGGGCAACAATACGATGGGTAAGTCATCCACCCAAATCTCCACTCACTACAATAGGTTCTACATCACCACAGACAACTTCTGCATTCATTTGTTCCATAATAATAGACACCTTATCCATAACTCTTTCTCTGGTTTCTTGTGTCCAAATACTATTTCCAACGACACTCAAACTTTTATAAAGAGTGTTATGAATTACCATAAGGTCTGCTGCTGATAGTTTAGTCATTTCTCATCCTTTCGTGGGTCTTTACCTTTATGCCAAATCGTATGAAGTTCATCAACACGATTTTCCCAAATCATAGTATCTACAATATAGTCATATGGTGTTTCATAAGTGTCTTCATACACTTCTCTAATGAAGATAGATTTATTTACTGATTGGGGGTATTTCATTTCTCATCCACCCATCTAATGGAAAGACATTTATTCATAAACCAACGAGTAATAGCATTTGGTTTAGTCGGCATATAGAACCTTAAATAACCATTACCGATTGTATAATAACCTTCGTGGTTATTTCCTTGTTTAATTATAAAACTGGAAGTAAAATTATTTGTTCCAAGATTATCACTATAAATTAATCTATGTTTTTCTGGAAATCTTCCATTTTTGCAAGCATACTCAAAGTCCTCAATAATTCTATTGAACCTTTGATTGTAGTAATACTCTTGATGACATTTGAGTTCAGCAAACTTATGCTTGATACTCTCAATATGTTTATCAAACTTCTCTTCAAATTCTTGTTGGATTTCTTCCAGAGTTTTAGGTTTCTCTGGGATTTCAAGATAAGGTTTGATTACATCAAAATACTCAAAATCTTCGGTGTAATAAAAAGCACTAACAAAATAAGGAAGAATACTTGAAGATGCTCCCACAAGTTTGTTTGGATTGAGTTTATATCCTATTTTTTCAGTCATAATCCTCTGCGTGATACTTCTTCATTTAATTCCCAACCAGCATCGTGCCCTACTTTGAAACCTTTAGTATAACCCTCATCATAAAGTGCTCGGGCAAACTTCAAGAAGTCATCTTCATCACATTCCCAGTAAATGTCGTGTGTTGTTTTACTTATGTGTCTAGAACACCCATAGGTTTCAGCAAGTTTTAGAAGTTCTTCGTTAGTCATTTTCTAAAAAGTTTTTCAAGTTTTTCTTTGTTCTTGAAGAGTTCATAAGATTTGATTTGCTCTCCATAATACTTGTTGATATGCCTACACAAATCTTCTTCTTGTTTAGTAATATCCATATTGTGTTTGTCTTTCAAGATAAGGATAGTTTCAATGTCTTTGAGAGAACTAAATGGAATATCTAAAAATTCTTCGTAAGACATTTTGCCCTCATAGCAGCAATCACAGCATCTCTTGCGGTTTGTCCTTTTGCGTGGTTCATAGGAAATCCAGTATTGATAAAAACCCAATCACTTTCACCATTCATTTTGAGAGAATGTCCTTGGAACTGATTGAGTAGAAACTCAAGGATTTCTGTGTCGGTTGGTTCAGTCATTTCAGTTTCTCAATAATGGATTTGATTTGTTTGAGATTATCATAAAGTTCTTTATTGAAATCATAACATTCAGTCAAATGCTCTATGTTGTTGTCCTCAAAGTTAGTTTCCTCACGGATTTCCCAAGACAAACCATCCATATCTGCTGCGGTTTCTGTGAGAAAGTATTGAATAGTTTCAAGTAAAGTCATAATACCTCATTATCAAAGTTGTTTAGATAGTTCCAAAACCACAACATATCATCATCACTCACATATTCCTCATACCTTTTACCATATTCACTATAATAAATGTGAGGATACATTACTCTAAACCACCAATCAAAACACCATCTCCACATCAATCTTCGCAACCAAAACTGTTTGAGATTATATGAAAGTTTCATTTTAATTTACTCATACAAATAGAACAGAGACAATCATCAGTTTTAGGAACTCTAAACATTATGTGATTTCCAGAGCAACAATCTCTATCACCACAATTTCTACATTCATCACAAATCCATTCTTTTTGATTACGACATTTGACGAAATCTTCAAGAGTGTATTGTTGGAGAATAGAAGTCATAATCCTCTGCGTGATACTTCTTCATTTAGTTCCCAACCAGCATCGTGCCCTACTTTGAAACCTTTTGTATAACCTTCATCATAAAGTTCTCGGGCAAACTTCAAGAGTTGTTCTTTGGTTGATGTAATATCATCTGGAAATTCATCAAATCCACAGGTTTTAGCAAGTTTTAGGATTTGTTCGTCTTTCATCAGTTCTTTTTGAAAAATTTGTAGATTGCATCAGCAACGGCAAGTGCTTCTTCTTCGTTCATAGAAATGTTTTGAAATCGTCTGTCACCAGTATCTTTTACAAACTCCCAATAAGAAATGGTACAACCATCACACCCCACATCAATATTGGTGTCTTCTACTGTGTACCAAAAATCTTTGTCTTGTTGAATACGAACTTGATTAGTGATTTCAATTGCCATTTGGAGTTCCTTTGGTTATGAGAGTATTATAAGGCATTTTCAGGGACTTTGGGAAGTCCTTGTGCCAGTTCAAAAATTGTCCCACACCTCAAAGGTAATTTTTTTTGTGCGACTTAATTGGTCTATATCCATATTCATAGAAAATACTTGTGCCTCTTTGCTTTTCACCTTTTCGGCAATTTGTAAGAAACCATCATTCAAACTCTCATTATCATAAGATGTGAGTTTTGTGATTGGAATATGATTTGCTTTTGTATTATAATTGGGAGCATTTGTAGTAGTTACACCTCTTACATCCCATTCTGGTGGCATTTCATACTTTTCTTCTACTACTGGTTCTTCTTTCTTTCCGTAGAGTTCTTCATATTTTTGTAGGAGAGGATTAGTCATTTTTCACACCGATGCAATGGAATACGAAGAAACTGAAAGAACCTTCCAATATATCCTATCTGTGCTCCACATTTTTGACAACGGTAAGATGCGTAAGTCATTCTTTATCACCAAAATGTTCCAATAGAGCACGGGCAAGTCCTCTCACTATTTCTTTATCATACCACCAATCCATACCATCACTCAAATAACCTTCAATAAATCCATCAAGTTCTTCATCTGTTGGTTTAGTCATAATACATATCCTCCTCATATTTTACATAATCAGATTGAAGATAGTTGAAGAACTCTCCATCATCATACAACATAGTATAGCACCATTCATCAAAACATTCCCAAGTCCAATACCAACCTGCTTGGAGTTTTTCAAAGACATTCATAGGTCTGTTGTATTTCATTTCTCCTCTACCCAAGTACAATCAAAACAAAGTTTCATCATAAACCTCACAAACCTATTAGGAACGTGTCCTTCTTGTGGAGTATAAGCAATTCCACAACCAGGACTACCACCAAACATATAACAAGTCCAATTAGATTGTTTTGGATTATGAATGTATGAAGATGTATAAGGATATGGTAGATTATCCCCAGAAGGTTTTACTGGTTGTCCTATGTTATACTCCATCACATCAACATCCCAAGGAGATGAGATATTCTTTTCAGGTTTCCAATCATTAGTCATAAGTTCTCTCATGTATAATGAACAACAGGAAATACCTTATCCAGATAATCAATAAATGCACGTTGAATTGCGTTTTTAATATCAACAGTTACTTGTTTTTCGGGAGGAAGACTATTACGGTATTTGTAAAATTGTTGTTGCTTATTGTAAAAATCCTCCCATAAAACTCTAAAGTCTTGCAAGTCTTCTTTATTCACTGAAATTTTAAAGTCCAGAGTTGGAATAAGAGTATTTGGATTTACATTAGAATTGTGTTCAAACTGAATTGATTTATATAGATTAAAGTCAGGTTCTGGAATTTTTTTGTGTATAACATAAGATCTTATATTATCATAAAGTTGAAGAAGTTCTTCGTCGGTAAGTTTTGTGAAGTCAGTCATAGTTTTTCAATTTCCTCACATAATTCTAACATATCAGGACAAGAAATAAAGGCAGGATGAGTAGCAGAAGATTGTTGAAGTTGATTGATGACTTCACGAAGAATACCAGTAAGGTGGAAGGCAGGGTCGTGTGCTAAGTCATCATAATAAGCAGAAAGTACTTTATCTGCTTTGGTTTTTATGTCAGTCATTTACTTTCTCTCCAAATCTAAAAGGATAAAGTCGTTTCACACCACCAGAAGCATACCTGATTTCATTTTCCAGTTGAACGATATACACATAAACATCATAGGGAACCTTATAGTGTTCCAGTTCTCGTGTTCCTTGATTATAGCACGAAATATAAGAACTCATTTTCGTGCCTCAAAATACTTACCTTCCATACCACATCCTTGATACTTTCTCACACTATCACAATAACGACCATTAGATTTTCCAGTCACAACATTTTCAGTCACAAGAGGATGAAGGCATAGGTCAAATGTGTCTCCAAATCCAGTAATACGAGCACCCCAATCCCTCTTATAGTGCTTACAATCCTTACAGAGTTTGAGGTCAGTCATAAGGGTGTTGTGCGTCTTTGTGCCATACTCGGGTGAAAACTAACCATTTTTCTACATCACTTCGCATTTCTGCCATCCAGTGCTGATTATTAGTGTCAATGGCATCCAAGTAGTGTGTGCCTGTTTTGGGACAGATGGTTCTTGTGACCTGTTTGAATTTTACTTTTTCCATTAGAGTGCCTCCACTTCATCAGCAATTTCACGCAAAACAGATACAGGGTCTTCAAGTTCTCCACAATCCGTACATAACCTATCAGCAACTTCATTGATTACACGAGCAATCAACTTCTGCCTATCTTTACTTTTTGGTCTCATAGAGAGTTCCATCGTGCATTCCAAGATTTGCAGTGCTCTAGTAGTCATTGGTCTCTAATCATTTTGAACCATTTAGCAAACTCTTCCCATTTTGTATCATTAAATGCTTCTTGGAGGAGTTCTGTGTCTTTTTCTCTATTGATTTTAGCAACCATAGTATTCATCTCACATTTAATTAAATACCTATGCATTTGAAGCATAAAATCAATCTGTTCGTCAGTCACTCTTCACCCTCCCAGAAATCCTTCCATTCTACCTTATACTCGTCATTCATCCATTCCACCTCAAAAGAACTCACATCAGATTGACGAAGACCAAAATCATTAACAAGTACATTAGCAATATCATTTGCCAAGTAATCACCAAAGTCTTCTGGACTTCTCAAGTCACTATATGGGTTGGTGGCAGGATTGAACTTCACACAGAAAGTTACTTTATATCCTTCAACACAATCATTTGATTCACTCAATACTTGTTTGCGTTCTTCAATTTGCTTTTCAAGTTCTTGAAGTTCTTTGTAAGATAGTTTGGAAAGGTCAGTCATCGTGATTTGTTTTGTATGAAGTCATTATAGTGCATCAAGAAGGTCTTGTAGGAGTATAGTGTGCCAGTTTTTCAACTGACACAATATCTTTATGTTTTTTCTGTTTTCCTGATGAAACACAAAGAAGACAAGATTTATTATATGTACTATTTTTCTTACACCAAGAAGATAATCCAAATATCACAATCTCACTATTATCATCAAATGTTATTCTCCACCAATTTGACCAAATAGCACCAATTTTTTCTTTAGATTATTTAGAGTGTTTTTTTCCTCTATTGGCAGCACCTATTTTATCTTTAGTTTCTTGCGAACAAGGGTTGCGAATTTTTCCTAAATTTGCTTTTCTCAATTTTTCTTTAGTTTCTTGAGAACGAGGTCTACCAAGTAACGATTTACGAATTTTACTCTTATGTTCTTCAGTCCTTATCAAACCAGAAGAACCATCTCCACCATCAGTTCTGTTATGAAGAATACCAGTTCCCAAATCTTTTCTACCAAAGACAGCAATCATATACTTTTCGTGTTTGAATGATTCCTCCTCTGTCAAATTCTGTTTGAGGAGTATTATTCTTGATTTGTCTTTAGGTGGTTTTGTTCCCTTATATTTGTAATATGCTCTATTTCCTCTACCCTTACCAATATAATAAGGAGTTCTATCTACCCGCAAATATGCGTAAGTATAAAATCTATATGGGTTCACCATAATTCTACTTTGTGTTTGGTCTGTATTATTTATACAAGAAAAGGTGCCCGAGGACACCTAATCTCTGCTTCTGCGACCAAACACAAGCATTATTATTTATGCTGACGATACCATTGCAAATCCCTAGGTTTTGAGTCAATTATACTACAATCAAATTGAAATCGTTTGTATCGGATGAAAAATCCAAGCAAATGACTAGAACCAATACTCAATGAAATTGCTGGGAAGATTTCATCAGAACCATAGTCATCCCACTGGAGAGTAAAATCAAACAGAGCAAACCTACGGGATGTGAGAATTTGGAGGAAGAACTCCTTCCCAAAATCTTCATAAGTTTCATAATCAAAGAGTTTCATCAATCCTCTCCATTTTAGCAAGTGGTTCGCAACCAAAACGCATTGGTTCATCATAAGATACTCCAAGCATTTTATCCCATTTTCTTGGAGAATTCAAGTCTTCTACCCAACCTTGTTTCACAGCATACTCCCAAGATAATTGATGCCTCACAACCTGGTATAAATCCCAAGCAATATCATGAGATTTTGGAAGGTCTGGATGTCCCACACCAAAATGAGAATTCCATCCATTAATTTTATCTTTCAAAATTTCAGGCATTCGTTTGGTCAGTTCATCTTGAATTTCATGATAAACACTCCAATCAATACCTTCACGAAGTGGAAGATGTTGGAATACCTCACGCACCTGACCACCTTGAATACGAGCAAGAAATTCACAAGCAACCTGAATAGTCTTTGCCTGTTCTTCTGTAATAGTGAGAGTATAAGTTTTCATGGATTTGGTGGAACTTGGGGAGGTGGTGGAGAAGGTTGAATTGGTTGGGGAATTGGTTGAATAGTTGTTGGTGGAAGATTAACAGGAGCAGGAACAATTGTATTTGATTGTTGGATTGGTTGTTTAGTTTCTTCTAGTTTCTTTTCAAGATCTTCAATTTTCTGTTCCAATGGTGCAGTTTGTGCGTTTTTAATGTCCTCAGAAATCTTCCAACTTGCAAGACCAACACTGAAGATACTACCCAGTGCGGCAACAACAGAAACAGTCTTAGAAAAACTCATAATTAGTCAGCAAGTTTTACAGGGGGTTTGGTGTCGTTGAACTCATCATACAGCATTTTGGCAAAGAGGATGTGAGGTCTTGTGCCAGTTTCAATTGCGGAACTGGTTGCCACTGCCCACATTATATCAAGTTGTAGTTTATCGGGTAGTTCTTTCATCAGTCCCACCACCAGCAGAGGTTTTCAAGAGTGTTAATAAATTGTTCATGATAAACCGTTCGACTTGGATTCGGTTTACCATCCTTCATATCTTGAAGATACTGCATTATACCGCGAACAACTGGGGTGTCTTGAAAGTATTCTCTCATCGAATACACATCAAACTTCTCATGGTATTGAATAAAGTCATGAAGTGGCATCATGTTACGACGATGAGCACGGATGAATACATCTTCATCCTTGATACCATGCTTATTACGAATGTCAAGTGGAGTATACTTTTCACCATCAACATTTACTTTTTCATCTTTATCAAAGACAAAATGAAGACCTTCGTAATACTTTTCCATCAACTCTAGGTCTGGTGCTACACGAAGGTCTTCATTCTCCTCCATGTAATACTTCATGCGGTTGATTGCATCTGGGTCTGTTAGACGGAATACAATGTTTCCACAATAATAGTTTACTGGTCCACCATAAAGATGGATGGACTCTCTCTTACGGAAAGATAGATGGATAATTTCAAATCCAGGATCTTCGTTCTCTTCCGATACTAAACCTTGCGAAATAGTCATTCTTTCACCTCTTGAACATAAAACAATTCATCTCTCCAGTTACGACCAGCAATATCAAAAGTAAAACCTATCTTACCAAGAGAAAATAGGAATGAAAACAACCTTCCATATCCCATAGAAATTTGTAGATAAGGCCAGTCAAACCAAGAACCATAATCCCCAATATCAACTGCAACTTGAAGAAGTGCTTGTCTTTCATTAAAGAAAAGAGTCAGGCAATATTCTTTACCGTAATCTTCTCTTACATACCATTTTGCTACTTGAAAGATTTTCATTCTTCTAGTTCCTGTGCTAATTGAAGCATATCATTTTTATCCAAAACAATCAAGTCATTTTGAGCATTATAGAACTGAACACTCTCAGCAGTAATACGAAGAACGGCAGCAATTAACTTTTCTTCTGTGTCAGCACCAGAGTTTCTTGCTGCCCAAATCTCATCCATTAATTTTTTTGCTCTTTCATTCATTTTTTATTTTGTTTTTCTTCAGTTTGAGGTTTTGGTTGAGTGTAAGGAACTCTACCAGTTTCATTGTACATCAAAATATCATACTTGAACTTACATTCAAGTGGTTTTTGATTACACATTTTAAGTGTGTTATTAGTGATTGTACTTACAGAAGATGCACCACCGACAGCAAAACCAGCAATTGCAGTTAAAATTAGAACTGGATAAGCAACATAAGATTTAATAAACATAATTTCAATCCCAAGAAATGTTTTGAATTAGAACTCCAGGCATCACATAAGTCCAACCAGTTCCAGCAGGTTTATACTCCCACTTATATTCATATTTGTTATGAGAGTCCCAGGTCATATATCCTTTCTCTTTATCAAATCGTCCCTTAATAGTCAAACCAAAACGATTGGAGTAAATATTACGAGTACGAAGTGCTCCACCAGTTTCACGAGTTTCAATTACAACACAATTATCCTGCAGAAAATCATTTGCCGTTTCCAAACCACAAGGAGTTTCGTATCGGAAAGGACGATAAGTTTTCTTTTCTACAACCTTTTCGGTTTGTGCGAAAACAGGAGAAGTCAGAAGGAGTGCAGCAAGAAGAAAAATACTTTTCATAGTGTCACTTAACAATTTGCCAGTTAAAGTCTTGTTTTTTATCTAAGGTAAATTTGTACTTACCATTTACAGAAGTCAGAAACATAAGACCATCCTTTTCATCATCTACATAACAACTATGCAGATGGTCCATTTCAGTATCAAACCGAAGTTTTGCGACACTAGAAACAGGTTCAACACAGACAAATTTGCGTTTAATTGTTGCGGTCATTTTTCAAGAACAACGATATTATGAGGTGAAGAAATAGTACGTCGTAGATAAGATGCTCGGAAAACTTGTTTCAAAGTAGAAGACTCAACAAGTTCAACATCAGAGGGAGAAAGTTCCCCCCACCGAATAGATGCGATAAAAACTTTAATTAAATTCATTTATTCATTTGAAGTGTAGGAACAGGCATACCACCTTCGGTCGGAACATAGATGGTCACATTACCATTCTTGCTACCATCTTCCAGACCAGTGATATACAGATACTGAAGATACTCACGATTATCTTTCAGACTATCACCAATGATTTGGTTTGCCTTAGCGACACCAGTAGCACGGATGATTTCAGCATCAGCAAGTTGTTGAGCACTATCTTTCTTTGCTTGTGCTTCAAGCACAGCAACCTGACGAGTATATTCTGCTTTTTGCAGTTCTGCTTTACCAGCAAGAGATTGTTGCCACACGTTATACTGCGGGCCACCAATAAAGATGAGAGCACCAAGCATAATCACACCACCAACTACAACAACTGCAGCAGGTTCAATAAATCCGTTTTGTTTAGTCATAATCAGTTAGAACTCCCGTTGTTTTTGAAGATAAGATTAGCAAGTACAATCATAGCAAGGTTCTGCCAGAAGGTCAAAGAAACTCCGAACCAAGACAGAATCACTCCAAGCAACCATGCTTCAAAGAGAATTCCAACAGTGGCAAGAACAATAACAGCAAGAGCAGCAGCAACAGTAGCAGAAGTTTTCATAGTCAAACGTGAAGAGCAGCAGACGGAATTTCAACAATTTCGGGATATTTGTTCCCGAAGTCATGCGTATCATAGCACACCCACTCATCATTTAGAGTATAAAGATATGCGTATTCCTCACCATTAGCAAGATACTCATACTTATTTTCATCAAGTCGTGGAGGACAATCCTCACCCCGTTGAGAGTAGTATTGAGGACCGTATTCTTGTGCTTTGGTCTCACTGTTCCAACGGTCTTCCGTCCAGCAAGAACTCATATCACCACCATCAATCAACTCGGCAACTTTCTCCCGAGTATTGTAGTGAGTTTTCAGAATACGACCCAACCATTCAGGATAACCATCCCAATTGTGATACACCGAAAGAACAGATTCATCTGAGAGTTGGATTCCAATACGAGAACGGGTTGCCATCTTGTCTTGTGAATTACCTTGCAATTATAGCACCTTCAAAACCACCTTGGACGAAAAAGGGGACACCTTTTCAAGTGTCCCCAGCATAAGTTTTGGGTAAGAAGGAAACTTATAACCCCCTCACTCTTTTATGGTCAAACCAATGCGGTCTGACGAGTGAATGCAACAATGTTGTTTGCGTTTGTTTTTTGTCCCGTCAACAGATAATACATACACCCCAGTCGATTCTGTTTTACCCCCCTGTAATGGAGGTAATCGGTACTGCCCCGATGTGTTGGAATATAGAGGTTTATCCTCTTGAACACTTTATATAGTAGCACACATTTCAATTAAATTCAAGAGAACATTTTCAGAATATTTATTTTTAGCAAAATTTAAGGTCGTGCTGATAAATTGTATGTTTCCCTTTACGTATCCTTTAGAGCTATCAATTCTATCCAAACTAGCAATTAGATTTGGGTTTGATTTGTCGTGAGATTGGTCAGTTAGGGGAAGAACTAATTTTCTTTTCAAATATGGACATTTGCCCTTTTGATTTTCCCAAACCTCTTTTAAATATTGCAAATCAATATCACATTCTCTATTTTTAGATTTACTTCTATTTTTGACTTTTTTTAATGTCTCTCTGAAAGGAGAATATTCATCTTTACTACTTCCACTAAACTGCTTTATAAACTTTTTGTTTTCCTCACTTTTTCTCCAGTTATCCAAATGTGAAGTATCAAAACTACTAGAACATTTCAAACTACAAAAAAATGGAGTTCCCAATTTAATTTTTCTATTATATTCACTTTTAATCTTTTCAAACTGTAATCCACATTTTTGACACTTACAAGTAACCATAGTGCTCTCCACAACTATAGTTATTTATAATATTCCCCTACTCTCCATAATGGAAGCATCGAGTCTCGAACTCGAAACCTCTTGAATGCAAATCAAGTGCTCTACCAATTGAGCTATGCCCCCTTATAAGAAAACTATTTAGTTTTCAATGCTCAAGAGAGGACTTGAACCTCCAAGTCTTGCGACGGCAGATTCTAAGTCTGCTGCGTATACCATTCCGCCACTTGAGCAAATGGGTAACGAGTGCCCGTCACCCGCAGAAGACACTTTCTGCAATTTTCACTGCATTAGAGGGCAGTGAATAAGATAATAAGGCAGGTGAGGTATCTCCTTTCGGTTCCCATTCTCCTTTTACTTTCCAGACCTTATTAAATTTAGAAGAATCGGACATTTCCAACCCTTCTAACTCCCATCGTAGGTACTGCCCCTACCAATCTCCGATTAACAGTCGGGCCCGTTCGCTTGCTCGGTCGATGGGAATACTAACGGGGGTGTTGCCACCCCACTATTTTACTTAGAACTTACAAAAGTATTAATCTTTTCTGCAAGGTACTCTACCTGCTCATAAGTCGGAAAATCTGGGTAATCTATTTTCACCGTATTTCTAGAATTTTCATTCCAGCAACGGGCAGTATCATATTCGATACTGAACTTATCATTAGCAAAATTATATGCTTGCTTAAAAATTTCAAATCGTAGTTCGTAAGGTGTCATTTGTTTACTCCTTGTGTGTATGTTGTGTGTGCCGCAGATTGGGAATCGAACCCAAACTCCAAGTGCATTGTCTGCCTGTCCTGACCACTAGACTACCCACGGCATTTGGTGGCGGGGGGAGGAATTGAACCTCCTACCTGAAGCTTATGAGACTTCTGTGCAACCGTTACACTTCCCCACTATAACCCATCATATGTTCAACATTATTTGCGATATCATTCATCGCATCACGTAAATTAGGTCTTTGACCAGTTTCTTGTTTAATAATTGGTCTAGAGTCGTCAGTTAATGACCATCTCCATTGACCCATATCTTTACAATGCCAAAGATTAATTTTCATTCTTTGAATACTCAAGTTTAATCCAATTGAGAAGAGCATTGAATTCTGCTCTTTTTTCCTCTGTGAAATCTTGTCCTTTACTAAAAAGGTAGAAGTCAAGAGACTCAATAACATTTTCTCGGTCTTTTTGTGAAATAAGAGACATAATGTATTTTGCAATTAATGGAGATATTTATTACCTCCAAGTCGGAATGACAGGATTCGAACCTGCGACATCTCGCTCCCAAAGCGAGTGCTCTACCAAACTGAGCTACATTCCGTGGTGGGTAATACTGGATTCGAACCAGTGACTCATTCCTTGTAAGGGAATTACTCTACCACTGAGTTAATCACCCTGGAGCGAAATAGGAGATTCGAACTCCTGACGTTCTGCTTGGAAGGCAGACATTCTACCGCTGAATTAATTTCGCATTTGTTTATTATGACATACCCTTTCGGATTTGTCAAGAGCCCCCGATCCGATTTGAACGGACGACCAATGGTTTACAAAACCATTGCTCTACCACTGAGCTACAAGGGCATTGTTGCTCACAAGGAGCAACGGAGAGAACAGGAATCGAACCTGCGAAGCTTTTACACCCAGCCGCTTTCAAGGCGGTGTCCTCGACCAACCGGACTCTCTCCAATATGACAATCATACTATATGTAGTATAAATTGTCAACATCCTCTGCAGGATTTGAACCTGCGACTTCTTGGTTCGTAGCCAAGCACTCTAGTCCACTGAGTTAAGAGGATAGGCGAAGGGTCAGAGACTTGAACTCTGATCTTTGGTTTTGGAGACCAAGATGCTACCAATTGCACCAACCCAACAAGGTGTCCATGAGAGGATTCGAACCTCCAACAAATAGATCCTTAGTCTATTGCCTCTTCCATTGGGCTACATGGACAATTCCAGAACTAGGATTCGAACCTAGACGTACACCTTCAAAGGGTGCTGACCTGCCAATTAGTCGATTCTGGATTAAATCCCATCGAATTCGATGGGATAAGAGTTCAGGGTGGGATTCGAACCCACGATGATAAGAGTTTTGCAGACTCTCGCATTCGACCACTCTGCCACCTGAACATTTGAACTATCAAGGATTACTGGATAGTTGAGAGCCCAATGTCAGATTCGAACTGACGACCTTCTGTTTACTAGACAGATGCTACTACCACTGAGCTAATCGGGCGGGGTGCCGTATGAGAATTGAACTCATCTACCCTGTTTCACAAACAGGTTCCTTGACCACTAGGATAACGACACATGACAATGGGTAGAATTGAACTACCGACATAGAGGGTATGAATCTCTTGTTCTACCACTGAACTACATTGCCAAGGCGGAAGTGGTTGGATTCGAACCAACGGATGCTCTTAAAGAACATCGGCGGATTAGCAATCCACTGCATTAGACCTCTCTGCCACACTTCCTTAATGTTGCCTTGAATTAACCTAAGTGCGATTTAGGTTGCATCAAGGCAACAATGGAACCGACAAGATTTGAACTTGTGACCGCTCGGTTATCAGCCGAGTGCTCTACCACTGAGCTACGGTTCCAAGGGGGGAACAGTCGGACTTGAACCGACAACACCAAGATCTTCAATCCTGTGCTCTACCAATTGGAGCTATGTTCCCAAGTATTCCTAACGGGATTCGAACCCGTGCTACCACCTTGAAAGGGTGGTGACCTAACCGCTAGTCGATAGGAACTTAATTCTACAACCACCAAGGAGGGACACTCCATCGGCAGCATAGCAACGACGATGAGGGGATTTGAACCCCCGACTTCTTCCGTGACAGGGAAGCACTCTAGACCGCTGAGTTACATCGTCAAATGGAGCGGACTACGAGATTCGAACTCGTGACATCAACCTTGGCAAGGTTGCGTTCTACCACTGAACTAAGTCCGCAAGGTGAGAGAGGAGGGAATCGAACCCCCGATGGTTCTTATGTACGTGTTTTACAGACACGGACTACACATATTGCCGACAGTAGACACTCTCTCATATGGGGTGGGTGGGACTCGAACCCACGGTGTATAATCTCTGGTTAAAAGCCAGGTCCGTTCGCCACTACGGGAACCACCCCATTAAAGGTTTAAGTTGTCTAGGTGCTGGTGGTCTCTCAACCACCCCTTAAGAATACCACGGAACCCGTTGCGGGGCAAGTGGTTTGTGCCAGTTCCATAAGTGGACCTGAGCACTTTGGGTCTCGTTCCCCCACCGACTCATGTAATATACCAGGGTTTGACCCTCAACGGAAAATGATACGACCAGTTGAACAAGTGGCACAAGGCATAAAAAAAGAGGGAGAACCTTTTGGATTCTCCCTCTTGATTGCTTTTATGGTTTGTTCTTTTAACTTTGACTTACCATATTTGCAACCAAGAGGGATTCTCCCATAAACCAGCAGGTAATGGGACGATAATCACTCTTTGGTTGTGTATGTAGGTTAGTCATTGTTTTAAGTCGTTGTTTTATTTATAAGATCAAGATGCAACTTTTGCTTCTTTTCTAGCATTCTTTGCTTCAGAGATTTCTGCTCTACGAGCCTTTGCAAGTTTTGCAATTTCTTGAAGTGCTTTTCTTGCTCTAGTTCCAGCAGAAGCATTGCCATTTTCAAATTTTTCGTCTTCTTGTTTCCAAGTTTCAAAAACAGAAGCAATTTGGGTTACAGTGTCAGACATAATTGTTATAAAAAAATAAAATAATTATTATTTATATATGTAATTTTAAATTAACTATTTAAAATTGTCAAACTTCAAATGAAATAAAATTAAAGTTAAAAAAGAGGGTGGTGAAACCCTCTTGTGTGCCAGTTTGGGAAGTGGTCTTATTTTCCCCTCAAAGAAGGTATATCTCCCCTGTTGTCATCATATGGATTACGTTGAGATGCACCATATCTCTCAGCAGCATCGGATCTATTTCCCTGATATGCTCTTGTTCTTGCTTCTCTCTTTTCTGGAGTAGAACCCTTTATTCTTCTTTTCAATTTGCCAATAGGAGTGTTTGGATTATAAGTAATGGCACCTCTAATGTCTTCAACAATACTCTGCTTCCACTCTTCACTCATATTCACCATAATTGCTTCTGCTGATTCTTGAGTTTCTGCATAACCCTCGTCAATAAGATGCGAAAGGATTACATCATAAAGATCAATTCTCTCTTCACTCATATAAATCTCATACATCTCATCCCAACTATAATCACTTAGGTCGTAACCTTCATCAAGAAGAGAATTTACCCAAAGGTCAAAACTTTCTTCTTGCTTTCCCTTACGAACAATTTCTCTAGAAGGCTTTTTCTTTTCATCTCTACCTTTTCTAGGCATTGTAACTGCTTGAGGTTCTCCTGGACCTTCAATTGTTCTAGTAACAGCAGAAGCAGTACGACTTCCTTGTGCTCTAGCAAGAGGACCAGTCATTCTCTTGACATAGGGCTTTTCACGATTCATTCTTTGTGAAACAGTTTCCTCTTCTGTTCCTCCTTCTGGACTTCTTCTTCTAAGTATTGAAGCGGGTGTTGCTCTATCTTTCCAGTCTTTGAACTTTTCTTCAGGACCGTAACCATACTGACCTTCTGCTTTTCCTACGTGCTTCTTACGAGCTGCTCTTGCATCTGCTCTGACTTCTGCTTGAGTTGGTCCTGCTTTATATGGTTTTACACCAGGTGCTCTTTCTTCTTGAAGATAAGGTGAGGCATAAGGCCAACGATTCATTACATCGTACTCTTCAGAAGCAGCTTCTGTAAGAATTTGTTGGGAAAGATCGGAAATGTTTTGAAGGTCCTTATAATTCATTGGTCCAGAATGTGTTTTATATACTTTATTTATAAAACTGAATCTAGAACATAGTTTGTAATTAATAATTCTGTTTTTACATTGTCCTGAGTACCCTTTTCACCACGATGAACCATTGAATAACGAAGTTTCCACTCATTAAGATTGTACTCTTTATAACGATTTAACAACCAATCATTAAGATTATAAGTAATCATAAAACGATGAGGACATTTATCTACATCATCCGCAAATCTTTCGTGTGAGAATGAGGAGTGCAATTTCCTTCCCGTTCCATAAAGAAAATCTTTAATGTCGTAAGGAGGGTCAAGAAAGACAAATACGTTATCACCAGCATCATTCATTACTGATTCATAATCAATGTTTGTGATTTTCCAGTCTTTGATAATGTATGAATACTTTGGAAGTTTGTCAATACCAACAAGAGAAAAATTAGAACGTGATGCTTGAACTGAGAATGTAGAATTTTCAGTCAAACCAGAATAGGAACACTTGTTTAGAATGAAAAAAGCAACTGCTTGTTCAAAAGGTTCAAGAGTTTCAATGTCACTTTGATACAGATTAAACAAGTCCTTATGTGCTTCATCATCCCCATTTACTTCTTCTTTGATTGCTCTCAACTTTTCTGATAATGTTTGACCATTATCACGAAGTTGAATCCAGAAGTTATAGAGATAAAAGTATTTGTCATTTACCCAAATAGGAACCTTTGGGTAGTTTTGGGAAATCATTAAAGAAATGCTTCCACCACCCAAGAATGGTTCACGGAACTCTTTGAAGTCACTCGGAAACCAAGGAGCAAGAGTTTTTAGTGCTTTACTCTTGCCTCCTGGGTAGCGCAATGCCGTCTTAAGCGGAAATTGTTTCATCGGTTCTTAATCCAATTGATGATTACTTCATCTAATAACTCAGAAAGTTTAACATTAGAAGAAGGAAATGTAAAGTTTTCAACATCCAAATCAAGATAAGTCAATTCATTGTAAGGGAGATATGAAAAAACTCCATCACCTTCGTGAACATAATATTTTTGTGCTGTTTCTTTGGATGCAAACGCAACTTTAAGGCACTCTCGGTCAATAATCATTACATAATGAAATTTATTCTCTCCTTTAAATCTATTAAATGCATCCTCGTCAATTTTACCTCGGTAATTTTTCATCTTGACTTTATTGCAAGTATGAAATTCATTAGTTCCTTTAATTTTTCTTTGTTTAAAGAAATCTTTTTGAAATTTTCCTTCAATTAAAACTTCTTGACCATCAACCATCAGAATAAAATCCACACCATCTTCATCAATGTGAATAAGTTCTGAAAAAGTAACTACAGATAGCTCAAGAATTCTAGATCGAATAAAATTGTCTGCTTTACTTTTAAATCCTTTATCAGAATAAACATCAACTACTGCTCCAAAAATTCTATTCCAATCCCATTGGGTTTCGCAGATGGTTTTCAAGTAATCAATAGTAATCATTTTTTGTTTTTTCCTCGGTAAGTTTCAGTTTGAGCGTGACAATTAGGACATAAGATACGAAGATTTTCTAATCTATTATCGTGATGGTTGCCGTTTATGTGATCAAGTTCAATTGGTGCTGGTTGCCCATTCCATTTAGTTATACCACAGCACTCGCACTTGTGTTCTTTGAGACCTTCTGCTAATAGGCGATTTTTGAGTCGAAATGATTGAACTACTATATCTTCTTTTAAATATTCTTCAATAGACCTTTTAGGTCCAAGAGTTTTTCCTTTACTCCAACCTTGTCCATTAGGTCCAGAGAGTAAATTAACACCAAGTTGCTTCATTCTATTTTGAGCAACTTTATAATTTCCACCTGCTTCTTTTAGCCCAAGTTTAAACAATACCTGTCTAATACTTGTAGAAGTTTCAACTGCTTCTATAAATTGCTCATCAGTGTAATTTCTAGGCATCGGCATATTTAAATAGGCAAGTGTATAGTTATTTATATGCCTTTTCCGTTATTTTATAGGCGAGGCGGGACTCGAACCCGCATGGGCGTTATGCCCGTCAGATTTTAAGTCTGAGATGTCTAACCAATTTCATCACTCGCCCAGATGATGAGACAATCATACCACAAAGAGTTATGATTGTCAAGTGCTCGTTGTGGGAATCTAACCCACCTTCGATCGTTTATGAGACGATTGCATTCGGACAGATTGCTAAACGAGCAAGGTAGAAGTGGATGGATTCGAACCATCTCAAAGGCCCTAATCTGGGGCAAATCGTTTATAAGACGACTCTGACTACCAAGTCTCACTTCCATAAAAACCCAAGTCAATTGTAGAGGACTTGGAACTCTTTGTCAAGTAGCAATCAAAGTCCCATCTTTACGAAGTTCAGAAACAAGTTTTCCAACACTTTCTGCACCTTTGACTTTTTCTTTCACAAGAGTCAAATCGTTGCAGTTAAAGACATAAACTTTGTCTGGTTTGTAGGTATAAGCAATTCCTACTTGATTTTGTTCATTATCAAACTGAATCTTTGCAATAGCAGAAGAATCAGTGAACTCAAGAACTTCCATCAGTGCCTCTCTTGATTACCTAGTAATCATAGCACCTCTTGGGGTGCTTGGCAAGACTAGTGGACAGATGCTGAGGTGTCCTCAACGACCTCTTCTTTTATTGACAAGAGCACGTCCTTCTCTAGAACCCTGATAAAAATCTGATCCCATTTTTTCTCTATTTTCAATTTCAGCTTGAATTTTTTTTGCCTTATTCAAAGATTTCATTGCTTTTGCATCTTCAACATTTCCTGCTGTAGTTCCTTTTTGTCCTCTAAATTTTGACAAAAATGCTCTCTTTGTGCCAGAGGCAGCGTGTTTAATGACCTGTTTTCTCATTTTACCAACAGGAAGTTCTTTGTATGCTTCTACAATATCTTCTCTCCAATCTTCACTCATATTGACCATAATGACTTCTGCTGCTTCTGGTGTTTCGGCATATCCTTCATCAAGTAAGTGCGAAAGGATAATGTCGTAAATATCCACTTCTTCCTTTTTAGTTGATTTATTTCTATTATAAACTGCTCTTACTGCGTCAGCAGAAACTCTATCTTTTTCCTTTTCATCATCAGGGAGATTTGAATATGAGGTATCAGCAAGTTTTGCTCTTCTTTCTTTCTTTTCTGGTGTTTGGTCTGAACTTGTTCTTGCGGTGTGTGCCCATCCTTGATGAACTGCATCTGCTCCAGATTCTCTAGAAGTTGATCTTCCTTCATCCCTATCTCTTCTCAATCTTTTCAACATTGCAGCAGCAGACGCACGATTTGCTGCTCTTCCAAAAGAACGTTTATCCCCAGTTGCTCTTCCATATCCATATCTTGCATCTAATGCTGCATCAGATGCTTTTTCATAAGGACTATCTTCCCTTTCCATTATATTATCATAAACTTCTCTATATGCTTCTGAAAGATTATGCAGGTCTTGTGCGTCCATTTTTACAAATACTTTTTAGGTATTTATAAAATCAATATCCAATAATAAGATTATACCAGGTTTCACTCATTCCCTCAATAATCTTATCTGCTGATTCATTATCATCTGCATAACCTTCAGCAACTAAATGCTCTACAACTTTTGAATAAGTCTTATAAGTTTCCTGTAGTTCTCTAGGTGTTGGTTTCATCTGATTACTTTTTTCTTTTATTTATTTGTTTTATCCACTCATCAGGTATTTTACCGTGAGTGTCAACAAAAGCATTATGTAGTTCCTTTGCACTCATCTTGTGCTTTTTCATAATTTTACGCATTAACTTATCAATTGAATCATAAGAAGTATCATTCAATTTCTTGAGTCCGTCCTCAAGTTCACCTACTGCGTTATCTGTGCAACCACAATGTTCGGAGATTGGTTTAGATTTAGTTTCACCACCTGCTGCTCTTTTCTTTCTTCCAGCACAATGTGCTTTTTGTGAAAATCCTTTTGGATTATTGCAATCAATGGACTTTTTATATTTTTGTGACCAAGATTCTTCAATAAATTCTTTAAAGGTTTTCATTTTTATTTTTATTTATTTTTACCTCAATCTCTTTGTCTCCAATCATCTGGTTTATCCCTATCTTCAGAAAAGAAATCTACAATATCATCAACACTTTCAAATCTACGAACACCAAATCTTTCATTTCCCAAACCACCAATATCAAGTTGATTTAAAAAATCATCCATATCACCTTCTTGCATATCAGGATTTTCTGCCTTTCTACGTGCTTGTCGTAACATTGTCCCAGCAGAACGATTTGCTTTTGCAAGTTTTTCTGCCCAAATCATATCTTCAAGAGACACTTCTTCGTGTAAGGAAATTTTATGGCAGATTGCTTCTAACCTAAGTCTGTATTGTGTTGAGAGCATCTTAAATTCTTTCAGTAACTTTATTTATTGAGAAACCCAGTCATTCCCGTTGTTTTCACAAAACTCTCAAGACCTTTGTTAATTGGACGAACTTTTACATAAAGGTTTTCTGGAACAAAACCAAAATACCCTTGGTTCCAGTTGCACAACCATACAGGAAGACACATTGTAGTATCAGTATAAGTTGTTCCTTCTTCATCAGATACTTCTTTCACAAGAAGAGTATCATAATCAGCAGGTTCTTCAAGGAAGAGAGAAATCTCAACTTCATCACCTTCAATCGGATACTTCCCAGTCTTAAAGTAGCAATGCTCATCAATTGCTTCTTCAGTTCCATTCATCAGCAGTTCTTCAACTGTATCATTATGAGGATGGTCAAAGTGATACAGACCATCTTCACGTTTGATTGCTACAACTGTAAGTTCCATTTGAGTCCTTTGTTTCAAGTATTATAGCACAAAAAAAGACCCCTTGCGGGGTCTGGGGACAGTTTGGAAAGTGGTTCAATCGACCTTTCCAGTCATCAATCCTGTTTTTGCGGACTTTTCAGTGCTCTTTTTGCCGAATACTTTCTTATAAAGTTTTGCTCTCTTTGCTACTCCAGTCTTCTGGTCTTCACCAGACATCACTGCTGTTGGTTTTCCGACTACAGTTTCACCTTTTTTTGCACCTGCTCTCTTCAGATGCTTTGGTGTATCTTTCAGTGCTTGGATAAAGTTTCTACCTCTTTCCATTTGTTGGTCCTTATCACCTTTTCCAACATCACTATCACGATGCATAATATCAACAGTATGAACTGGACCTCTCTTATTAGCACCTGCTTTAGTCATTTGTTTTCTTAAATCCTTTACTCTTCTTACACTTTCACTTGAAGGTGCAGTTTTAACTTTAGTGTGTCCTTCGGGTGTTTTTCTTCTAAACTTGTATTTTTTAACTAAATGCTCTCCCTTTGCTGCTTTTCTTGCAGAAGAGTGAGTGCGGATGTAATGGTCCTGCTCGGTGCTACCATAATCATCATCAGTATCATCACTATCATAAGTTGTATAATCATCTGCTCTGGTTCTCAAATCTTTAGTGGAATACTTACCAGTTCCCTTGAGACCTGCTTTCTTTGCAATCGCAGCAGTAGTTCTCTCTTTACGGTCCATATCAGCACCACGACCACGGGCAAGAGTTACCTTGCCTCTGGTTCTTCTTCCACTTCTTTCACCCGATGAACTTTCTTCTAGTTCATATTCAAATTCTTCTTTTTTTGGATTTGGTCCTCCCCATTTTTTGGAGGTTCTTCTTCTTGTATCATCAGAACGAATTGGAGTTTGTGCTATTGTTGAATCAAATTTATCTCCTACTGCTCTTCTTCCTTGCCCCTTTGTATGAGTTGCAGGTTTTAATAAACCAGAAGCTGAATTTTTAGAATACGGATTATCAGATGTGTTGTCTACATGTCTTTGTTTTTTGAATTTGTGTGGAGGAGTTTTATGTTCTAGTGGTTTCTTTTTACCTAATAAAGTTTTCTTTTGTTTAGGTGATTTTGAAGTTTCAGTATCATCTACTTCTTTCATTCCACTATATCTAGCCATATCTTTATCACTTATTTTATATTGTGGATTATTAGGGTCTTCTACACCAGTTCTTTCTCTTTTTGCTCTATTCTTTTCTGCTGGAGTCCATCCACTTTGTAGTGGATATTTTGGGTCATCCCAGGGAACTTTTCCTTCTTTCACACAACGATTATAAGTCTTCCCAAAGAGTTTTTGAGTGCCTTTCTTCTTATATCCAGGCCAACACTTCTTTGCTTCAGAAATAAACTCTTGATAAGTCTTCATCTTCCACCACCAGATGAACGTGCTCTTTGTGCTCTTCTCAATGCAACTTTATATTCTGGAGATGGACCTGAACCAACTGGTCTTTCTCCTTTTTCTCTTTGTTCCTTATCCATCTTCTGCTTTTCTAACTTACCAACACCTCTAAGTCTTCCAGGTGCTGCTGCTCCACTTCCACCACCACCTTGTGCGTGTCTAGTAGCACCATAAGTTTCTGGTTGACTATAGGTGTTGAGAGGGTCTTTCATACCCTGCTTAATCCTACCGATTGCTGCTCTAGGTGATAGTGCAGTTCTTGTTGATTTTTTAACTTCTGAACGACCAGTCTCAGGATTCTTCACAACTCTACCAGAAGTTTTAGTCACATAAAGTGGAGTTTTCTTCTCACCCTTAACTTTATCTTCTTTACGCATCTCAACGAGATATGCTTCTTCTAAAAACTCTTTGAAGGTCTTCATCTTTTTATGACTTTTATTTTTATTTATTTGTTTCCTTTTCTTTTCTCAATCTTCTTTTATGTGCCGCAGCAAGTAATCCCTTGTGCCCAACGTGTGCAATATCTTTCGTCTTTCCTTCCAATTCGTGTGCTCCACCTGCTCTATGACGAATTCCTCTTTTACTTCTACTTTCTGGTGTTCTATCAGTCACAACACCCATTACATTTTTAGGATGATGCCCGTGATAAATTCCTTGTTCTGCATCTCTTTTCTTTCGTGCTTCCCACTCAGCATCACTCATAGATGATTTAATTTTTGCAGAATAATGAGTTGGAGTAATGTGATGTGCCTCAAGTCCTGCTCTTTTTAATTTATTTGCCTTTTTTGCTGCTGCTTGTTTTTCTTCATCAGAACTCAAAGTAGCAATTCTTTCTGCTCTTGCCTGTCTCTCTTTAACACCACCAGATTTTGGTTTCAGTCTCCACTTTGGATTTTCTGTACTTCCCGCATTATTAGCATAATACCCAGATGGAATTCCACTATGATGCTTTTCAAGTTCTGCTCTACTTGAAAATGTTGGTTGTCTTGCTTCAGAAACAAATTCCTCAAATGTCTTTTTCTTGCGATTGCGAGCAGGATGAGATACTCTACCACTATCTAAATTTCTTTCTGCCTCACCTCTTTTCTTTCCCCACATTTGCATTAAAGCAGTTCCAGGTGCTTCAATGTGTCCTGTTCTTACGAAATCTTTTGGTGATTGTGCAGCAGATGCTGCCATTGTTGCTGCTAAAAATGCATTCGCAACTTTCTCTCTTTTCCTTGCTTCGTCAAGCATTTATATACACCAAACCCTTATATATTTATCTCACTCACTTAAAGTGTTTCCTCTCCAATTTTTTGGAGGAGGAGGGTCAAATTTACCTTCAAGAGAACGAACCATTAGTTCAGTAAATTTTTCCATTTTTTCATAAGATACTGATGCTGGATTATCATGAATTGCGTTCTTAAGAGCAACCAATTCATTCCATTCTTCATCATTTAGAACTTCAGTTCCAGTTTTTGAGAGGGTCATAGTTTCTTTTCAAATTTGTTGAAATCCTAACATAATATCTAGTCAAAATGATTTTTCTTAATCTTCTCTTTCTTTTTCCGTAAACTTCTGTAAAGTTTTAATATCGTCCTCTAGTTCTTGTTTTTGTCTTTTTTTATCAAAATACTCGTAAAGTGAGTTATGTACATCCATAAGATGGTTCACCCAAAAACCAGCAGGATAGATTCCAAGTGCATCTTGAAGTCCACGATGACTGCACCCATTTTGTTCTGCTTTGCACATAATGTATGTGATTGCTTCTACCATATCCAGTTTTTCTGATTCTGGAAGCATAAAATACTTTCCAACTGCACGTTCTCGTGCTTCTTTATTTGCTTTCTGAAGATTTTTACAAGCATCGGAATCCCACCACTCTTGCATTGCTTTACCAAATTCGTTGGGTTGTTTTTCTTCCATCATTCTTTACCAAAGAAAGTTCCAAAAAATCCAGAGTCACCAAATTTGCGATTTTCAAGTTTATCTAGAATTGCATCAGTATTTCTCACAGATTCAATGCGGGAAATTAAATCAGCAATCACAGAAACTACCATTGGACGTTCTTGACGTGCCGCAAATGACAATGCAGCACGTAATGATTGTTCTGCTTCTTTTAAGTTAGTTTCAACAGAATCCGATAATGCCATCAACAATTCTCCATTTTAATCTCTTTAGTTACCTTACGAATAGTATAAGAACCATCACCATTATCAACCCATTTAATTTCATCACCTTCTTTAAGATTTGCTGCCTCTAGAAGGTCATCAGGGAAACATACAAAATATTCTCCACTGGGACCATCTATTTCCACAGAAAGTTGCCACTTAACTACTTTATCTTCTTTTTGTGGTGGAATCCAAAAACCATCATCAGTCATTGTATATCCAGCAGCAACCATATCATCGTAAGTTGCATCAAGTTTTGCTCGCTTATCATAATATTCTGCTTCCCGCAGATTATATTCACGACACTGCTCTTTTTCTTGATCTGATGCTGCATTATCACACATTGCATTCAGTTCTTCATCAGTATATTTGAGTGCTTCCAAATCACTATGTCCCCAAGGAGGCATAGCATCATCTTCCCAGAAAGAAGTCCAAGACTTTTTACACTCTTCAAATGAATCATCCTTATCACATCTCAGAACTTTATTCAGAATATTCTGATATTTGTTATTGTCAATACCACTATTCAGAAGAGAAAGAAGTTCATATGCCTGAGATGCTTGATGTTTGTATGTGTAATAGTTTTCTTTAACTACACCAACAATAACATCATAGATTTCTTGGGGTGTTGCTTCTGCACAAGACATTGCATCGTGCATCCAATTCTCAAGATTTTCAAGAGAATACTTCTTGTAGTCAAAGTCCATCAAGATGTTCCTTAATTGCTTGCTCCACTATAACCTGGATCTCCTTGCTTGTCAATCCATTAAGAAATTTCCATTTTGGGTCTTGTGGATCCCAATCCATAGTGAACGATCCGTCCTCGTTCTCTGTAATTTTAAGTGAGTCTTCCATTACATATCAATATGAATATCTTGTTCCCAATCCTTTTTCTCTACTTTGCGAAGAGATTTAAGTTCTTTGTACAGAGTTTTGATTTGTTGATATGCTTCTTCTGGTGAAATCTTATCGTTGATTTCTAATCCAGCAATTAGACCAACTTTATCACCAAAACGAGCAAGTGCTCTTTCATATTCTGATAGGTGTTCGTACATTATTTTTCAAGTGAAAATCTTTCAAGATTATAAGGTTCTGAAGCAAGAATGTCAATACGTGCTTCAAGGGAATTCTCCATACGATAAAGTTCATTTGTAGTTGCAATATTTTCATACTGCAACTCTTTTATCTGATCTTCAAGGAATTGAACTTTCTCTTGCAATTCTTCAATCAATTCAAATAGATTTTTATTTGATTCCATAAGTCTTAAAGTATCTTTGATATGCCATAAACCTTTGGAGAGAAGGTGTTACTCCAAGACTTTCACAGCACCTACAATATGAAATGAATTCGTACCAAGGTGCTGTTGAGTCAGTATCACTCACAATTTGCCTCCGACTTCTCCTGAGTGAATGCTTTGGGGTTCAGGGAAACCCTCCTGCCTCCACTTAAGCAAAGCACGGGTCGCTGATATACATTGCTCTTCAGTGAGAGACGTGACCAGTCCATTTTCTTCAAGATCGGTTGAGTCCCAGAGTCCATACTTTTTTCGTTGAACGTAAAAACAATCGTCAATTAGTTTCTTTTCCATTCTTTAAATCGGGATGAGGTGCATAAAGGGGTCCATGATAATTACCAGCAAATTTAGCAAGTTCTTCAACTGCTTTTATTGTTTCTGGTGTTTCTTCCCAGTACCAAGAATTACCATTTTTATCTATAAAAGTTCTTTGAGTCATTTTTTTTCTTATTGAATAATACACTTTACTGCTTTTTGTGGTGCTGGAATGATATGAGTTCTCACAACACCATAAACAATAAAGCAGTTTGTAATTAGATAAGTTGCAAAGATAATTGTTCTAATTACTGCAACTCTATCGGATTCCTTATCACATTTATATGCTTTTTCACCAAGTGCCTTTGCCCACCATCTCCAGGCATTTTTTTTCTTTTTCACGTTTTTTGTGGTTTTACAAACATCTGATAGTCTGTCTTCTTGAATTTGCATCTATCAATATACTTTTGTGCGTGACTTTCATTTTGAAAATAACAAGTCTTCGTATCCTGCAATTCCTTTCCGTCTTTGTGAATAATTTTTATAGGAAACTGAGTATGGGGAAAATGAGTTTTATCACTCTCACTGATTTTAACTGCTGTACTTTTTTTCTTTGGAGTAGATTTTTTTGATTTCTTTTGTTCAGTCATTTTTTTCTTCAAATTCCTTCATAAGTTCCTTTGCCATTTTCATTGAACGTCTATAAATTAGAAAACGAACAATGGGATTATCTGGTGAATTTCTAATCCACCAAACAATCTTTTCGTAATCAAAACGAATCAACCTCATCACATAGTTAAATGCTATTGCAATGCTATTATCCGTTATAATCAAATAAGCAACTATAACGAATAAAATAAACCAAATGTAATAGTAGTTCATTTATGTAATGAGGTAGATTTTATTTTAATCCCAATCGTTAGGAAGAACTTCCCAATCAAGACCTAAACTATTTAAGTAATTTAATAGATGTTCTTCATTTTCTGGAAGTTGTTCATCCTCATCAAGACAAAAAGAAGATTCACATAATGCTGGACCATACTCTGCTGGTTCATAATATGTTTGGGAACGAGTTTGAATGACATCTTCTACAACTGCTCTCACAAAAACCAAATCATTTTCTTGTCTCAATTCATCAATTGATAGAATCATTTTCTTTTTCTGGTTTCCTTTTGAATAAACTTTTTAGCAGTTTCTAAACTATGATGAACACAAATTTGTTCCCCGTTGTAAATGGAAATATATTTCCCCTTACCCCAAGGAACTGCAGCCCACATTCTATTTGGACTAATGTATCCATCAATTCCATTCTCTTCTGTTTTATCGGGAGTAGTCATCAAAATCAACGTCAGGATGTAAAAATTCTAGATAGTCCTCAAAATCTACTCCAAGATAAGTAGCAAATTCTTTCAGGTCTTCTACGTGTTCTTTTTTAATTGTTTCTTCTATGGTTTGAATCATAAGACCTCCAATCAACCATACTTAGAAATCATTTGATCCATTCTATCTTCTCTATATTCTTCTTCTTGATTATCTTCATTTGTATCTTGAAATTCTTCGTAAATTCTATCGGAGTCTTTCTCTAGAAAAAGTGAAGTCATAGGTAGAAGTGCGTAGGAAGGTTCGTTTTATATAGTCAGGAAGGGGGGATCACCCCACCTCCTCTGTGTCGGGTTGCTTAAATTCAGCATCAATCTTGTCATACAACTCAACAAAAGTTGATTTGGTTTCATCATCAAAACGATTCAGACAAACCTTAAGTGCTTTGTCCTTCTTACCGAAGATAGAATATGCCTTAATGATATGAACCAGACGACGAGTGCTGATGACTTCATCAATACCACCATCGTTGAAGGTCTTACGAATGATCTCAGACCAAGTGCAAAGGTGCTTGATAAAATCAGTATGCTCACCAATCATAGGAATTTTAAGAGATTCTGCTACTTTAGTCAAGATTTTAGTCTCAACACTGATGGTAGGATACTCCTGCTCAAAAGTGATAGGGAATCGTTCCAAGAATGCCTCATTGAGCACATTTGTGCCGATGAATCGGCCATCATCACTACCTTTACCTTTGGTGTTGGCAGTTGCAATCACATTGAAACCTGCTTTGGGTACAACGTGCTTACCGATTTTCTTAAGGAATACACCTTTACCTTCAAGAACAGACTGCAGACACATAATCTTGTTAGATGCCAGGTCAATCTCATCGAGCAGAAGGATTGCACCACGTTCCATTGCTTCTACGACAGGACCATTGTGCCACACAGTTTCCCCATTCACGAGACGAAAACCACCAATAAGGTCATCCTCATCAGTTTCAACAGTAATGTTAACACGAATCAGTTCCCGACTAAGTTGAGCACAAGATTGTTCCACAACGAAAGTTTTTCCGTTGCCAGAAAGACCAGTGATGAAAGCAGGATAGAATAGACCAGACTGAATAACTTTCTTAATATCCGAAAAGTTACCAAAGCTGACGAAGGTAGCATCTTTGTTGGGAATAAGATTTTGCACGACAGAATTCATAGTTGCCACACCAGGAACCGTATCGGAACCCTCTGCAGCAGGAGAGTTGTAAGTTTCTTCAAGGTCTTGCACAGTTTGCTCCAGATTCCATTTACCACGACCCACCTTGTATTGATTCAGATACTTGGAGAGAGTCGCATAAGAAGTATTCAGTTCATCTGCCACTTCTTTGACAGCATCAGCACCAAACTCGGTGCCATACTTTTCCTTCAAAATGTTGATTGCTTGTTCGGTCATGATGTTAGATTTTGTAGGCATCGGTTTGGTTGATTACTCCGTAATTCTACCACGGAAAAAGGTATAGGGGGGTCCAAAGTGGACACCCCTTCAAGTGGTCAGGCAACAAGACTGATAAAAGAACCTAGGATTTTCTTATTGGTTTTTTTCTTGCCCAACATCTTACTAAAACTAGTTTTAATTTGTGCTTTCGTTGCATTCTCGGGAATCACAAAGTCTTCATCCTGTGCAAGAGAAGATGCAGCAATCACATTAAATTGATCAAATCCAGTTCCATCGAATTGAACACAACCATTCTTACGATAATCTGCCTTTACTTTCTCGTAGTTTTCTTGCCCACTTCCATACCAACGATAACAATTCTGGAAATCACGACCAGGAGTGATACGGAAGTTGATAAGATTCACATTTGGGAACCTATCTTTCACAGTTTGCAGAAGAATTTTAGCATAACGAGGGAAGCTATCATAATCCAAAGCAGGATATACACGACCAGTCTTGCGGTCACGAATCGCAGTGCGATTATACTTTGTGTTTCCGATATATTCGGGAGAATCAGGATAACGACCCTTACGAGCAACCGTCACCGAATTCTGATACCCCTCACCATCTGTCAAGAAGATAACATTCACCTTCTGAAGTTTATTCTTTGCCTGGAAGTCAGGAATCAGAGAATGAAGTGCCATCATACTCTCACCGATAGGAGAACCCGAAAGGTCCAGGTGAGGAGGAACAACACCAGAACGTTTCTGATACGCATGACAAACAGACCAAATATTCTTGAGTTGTTCATCAAGAACTCGGTTATTCACTTTGCTGGTGAAGAAATTCATCAGACGAAAAGAATTCTCTGGAGAAAGAACACCCGCAACTTTATCATACACAGGAGGATGATTGGGTTGCAGTTCCATATAAGAATGAGCATCCAGAGTGAAGGCATACACCTCGAAAGGAATATTCACCTTACGGCAGAACCAAATCAGATTCAACAGTTGCTTGTAAGCATCCAGAAGAAAATCACCCATTGAACCAGACCAATCTAGAATAAAGATAAGTCCATGGTTCTTACCATCAGGAACCACAGAAACCTTCTTAAACAGGTCTTCGTTGAACTTATAGGTGTGGAGTTTGGAAGTATCCAAAACACCCGTGCGAGCAGTGCTAGAACGAGCATATTGGTCTGCAGACTTCTTGCACTCAAACTCTTTTACCAGATAAGAAACTTCCTTTTCGGCAGATTTGTTGTAAGTATTATATTCCTTACAAGCAAAATCAAAAGAATCTTTGTAATAAGAACCACGAGTAGTATAAAACTCGGTTGCTTTACGATGAATAAACTCATTTGGGATAATCATCGTCTCAAGATTCATCTTAGGAAGTTCCACATAATGAGTTTCCTGAGCATACTTATCCACCAGGTCTTGAGACTTTTCATCAAAAGAACGAGAAGTCTTAGAAGTCAGTTCATCTTTACTGGTTTCCCCATGTTTATCACTTGCTTCCTGACCGAAACCACCACCATTCGGTGCTTCCATAGACTTATTCATCTCATCACCGAAAGATTCACCTTCAGTTTGAGACTGACCCTGCGAATCTTGCTCCAGTTGAGTCTTGTTTTGACCATCCTGATTTTCTCCGTCTTGAGAAGAAGAGTTTTGCTGAGGAGTTTCTACTTCCTCACCACCAGGACCAGACATCTCTTCACCACCATCAATAGTGGGCATAGAATCAACTTTTTGACGTTTGTATTGAACAAACTCAACAATTTCCCGAGCAAGTTGAAGCACTTCATCAAAAGTTTCAGTCAGAGAAGCACGAGTCAGAAACTCATTCTCTTCATCATTGAAGCAAATGTTATGAAATGCACCAATCTTGTAATAAAGATTGATTCGGTCAATGAAAGTCAGTTCATCTAGGTTCTCATCTTTCGTTGAGAAGAAGTCATCGTTGTTCAGTTCATTATAACCATTGTAAAAAGTCCGAGAGAGTCCAGGATACTTTTTCTTCATCAGACGTTCAACACGAACATCTTCAAGAACGTTCACAAAGTCTTTAGGAACTTCGGGATATTCTTTAGTCCAGTCAATATTAGGGGTTGCGAGACTATGGCCTACCTCATGGGCAACCAAAAGGTCATACACAGTATTACTTGCTTTATCCCAAGTCGGCAAAGTCAGCACACGACGTTCTACATCAAACATCGCAGTCGGGACTTTCTTGTGCTCAATAATAATATTTTCCATCGCAAGGCATTTAGCCAGCATTCCTTTAACTTCTAGATTAACGGACATCAGGGGTCTGCTTTTGAACTTCTAGTATCATAGCAGAAAAAAAGGGGTCCTAAGACCCCCGTTGTTCCACCTTAAAATCCGTCCCCACCACAGGACGAGTCTTCACATCTCAAAGCTACAAAGTTGTGAAGACTTTTTAATCATATACCAGAGACACTTGAATGTCAAGTATTGACAAAGGTATCAAAAATCGTCTAAAATCACTCTGTTGGGTTTGAAGATAAATTATAATATACAATAAATTTAAATATGAATTATTTAATATCTTTCGGGGATGATTATTTTAATTATAAAAAACAAATCTTAAAGAAACAAGCAGAGGATACTGGATGGTTTGATAAAGTTATTATCCATTCACCAGAAACTCTTTCAAATTTTTTTATTAAACATAAAGACTTTGTTACTAATTCTAGAGGATATGGATATTGGATTTGGAAACCTTATATTATTTTAGATTTATTAGAAAAAATTAATGAGGGAGACAATATTTTTTATATTGATTCTGGTGGTTGTATTTTAAAACATAGAAATAAAAGATTTGAAGAGTATCTAGAAATGCTGAATTCTACTCCAATTCTTGTTTTTTGTGATGGAGGGTCTTGTGGAAATCCTCCAGACTATAAAGAAAAGTATTTTCAAAAAATGAAAGTACTCAAAAGATTTAGTTTAGAAAATGATGAAAATTTTTTAAACTCTGGTCAAATTGAAGGGGGAGTTTTTATTTGTAAAAAATCTCAAGAGTCCATTAATTTTGTAAAAGAATGGTTAAATTTGGTCACAGAGGACAATTATTCTTTAGTGAATGATGACGATGATTTTGAGCAATTAAATGAGTATAAAGGTCATAGACACGATCAATCAATTTTAAGTATCTTGTCTAAAAGAAAAAAAGTAAATATACTTGGTTTGATTGATACTTATGGTATGGGACCATTTTTTTCATCCAGAATGTCAGATAATGGATTAAGAATGTTTGCACCAGATGGTTTTAGAAAGCAGCCAGATTATGACAATACAAAACATCTAAATTGGCAAATGTATTTAAATGATGATGTGATTCAAAAAACAATTAATGAGATTAAACAATTAATAATTTATTATGGTCAAAAACTTAATTTTTGTGACATTAATGTTGATATTAAAAATCAATTTGTTCAATATGTTATGCCAAAAATAGAAGAAATTCAATATGGTAAAGGATTTTATAAGATATATCTTAGTTTTGATGACTCACCAGATTATATTAAACAAAGTAAAGAAATATTAGTTGGAGAATTTTCTTGTGAATTTTATTCTGGAAATACTCAATCATTTAATTTTGAAATTACTTCTGGGGAAGTAATTTTTCCAGAAGTAAAATCTTCAATTCAAAAATTATATAAAAGTGAGTATATAAGAACTTGGATAGAGTAAATTAAATTATTTTTCTGTATCAAAAAAGAACATTTGCCATAATCTTGCATTTTCTTTATTAGTCCCAAAGTATTCAGAGGCAGAATGAATACAACTTGCATCAAAAATTACAAGACGATTGTATACATTACCAAGAACGTCTACTGGTTCAAATGGTGTTTTGTCTAGATGACAATCTCCAGGAGTATTTGCCCAATATTCATCCCAACCTGGATCATAATAAGTCCTTGCCCTATTTTTCTTGTCAGCATATAATGTAGTTCCACATTGATATGGTGCATTTGGAGTTAGATAAATCATACCTCCCCACATTTGTTCATCGCAATGATAAACTAGTCGTTCCCCAGACCAACAGATTTGAAATCTTCCATTCATTCCGTGTTCTTCCCATTTTGTAATCTTTTTACCCATTACAGATTCAAATTCTTCTTTCAATCCTGGGAATAAAAATTGATTAAATGTTCTTCTACCAACAAATCCAGTAATTACACTTTCATCTCCAAATTCTTGCTCTAAAGCAAACTTACGAATCTCATCTGGATTATCATAAAAATTATCTACAATCCAACTAGTTGATTTTTTATATTCATTAATTGAAAAAAATTGTTTTTTATTATTTTCAATATCATTATTAATATAAATCGTAAGTTGTCCATCCCCATTTTCACGATACCATTGCTCAAAACCAATCAGATAATCATCATCAAATATTTTGTCAGTTATTTCTTTTCCACATCTTTCAAAAACTCTATAATTATTGTGATTACTTAAATAAAGTTCTCTAAATTTTTTAAATTTTTCTAAGAAATTTTCAATCCCAGTAAAATGCCATTCTCCTACAATATACTTGACTTTATTTAAAATAAAATCTTTGTTTTCTTCATTAAATACATCATATTCCCCACCTTCGCAATCAATTTTTAAAAAATCTATGTGGTCAATATTATACTCCTCAAGAATACTTTTAAAAGTTTTTGTCTCATATTCTCCTTCATGAGAGTAAATATACACATTCTCATTAGGTTTTTTAGATTTATTATTTTCATTTGAAACTGCACAATTTATGATAGTTGCACTATGCCCCTTTAAATTGTTTTTAATCGCACTAATTAGATTAACAGAAGGTTCTATGCAGTAAATATGTTTTGGTTTTTTGTTTAAAATTGAATAAGAAAATGCTCCAACATTTGCTCCAATGTCCATTACAATATCGTTTTCTTTGACTGAGAAAAATTTTTCGTAAATATTTTCTTCAAATATTTCTTTTTTGATAATTTCATTCATATTACTACAATTCACTCCCCAATCAAATTCAAAAGTAGTTTCAAAATGTTCTGAATTTAAATTATATTTTTCTAGAATTGAATTATCAAGTGTTGTAATTTTTTTAATATAATTTTTTTCTCCTCTAGAGTTTGGAACTTGATGGAAAGTAAATAATTTTTCGTCAACAAGATTTTTATAATCATCGTTCATGACATTCCAATATTCATCCTTAAGACTCTGAAAAAGTTTTTTACTTTCTTCTCCTCTTCCCCACCACCAAGAGGCAAGTGCTTTTTGATAAATGAGTGCATATTTTCCTTGATACTCTGGTAAATCTATTGAATCTATTTGATTTTCATAACATTTTAATCCAAAGTCTGCATACAAATAACATTGGTCCCATTCTTCCTTTCGTTGATAAAATAAAGAAAGAAAGTAATATGCTTCAGGTCTTTCTTGTAGATAAGATAAAGCAGCATGAATTAATAATTTTTCAGTTGCGTCTCTTTTTCCTTGACTTTTATAACAAATTGATGAACGAAGAAGTGAAGTATATGCAAGATTTTTAGTATCTGTTCTTTCTGCCGTTCTAAAGTAATAAACATGAGCAGATGCAGTATGATTTTGCTTTTCATACCATTGTGCTAGTTTATAATTTTTTTCTGGATTTTCTGTATCCAAACAAAATTCAATTAGTTCATTCATTGATAAAATCCTCCAGAAAAGACTCAGAAATTTTTAAAATATATGCAGCATTATCTGATGCACCAAATGTGATTAGGTAATCATTTTTATGTTTTGTTAAACCACAACAAAATTCTATTTTCATATTTAAGAAAGAAAATAATCTAGAAAATTTTTGTTCTGTAAAATCATGATTCCAATATACAAACCTATGCCTATATGTTCCATTCTTTCTTCCTTGGACGGAATCATATAAATCCGTTTCATGAATTATAGTTAAATAACCATCTTTATATTTAATAACTTGAGAACCACCCCTCATATCATTATAACCAGGAACATATGAAGTGGTTTCTTGGACTATTGTTTCTCCTCCATTAGGATCAAATTTCATAATGCAAGTTGGATTGGTCCACTTAATTAAATGAAATGGTTTTCCTTCTATTGGAGTGCAATTTTTCATACAATATTCATCATCAGGAGGTGGTCCAGGAATTCTATATCTAGACACTTCTCTTACAGACAGGTCATCAAATTCAAGTTCACACATTTCCATTCTTCCGACACCATTGGGTGTCGTATCCCTTCTAACACCGCATAAGTATATTTTGTCTTCCCAATCCACTAAACGACCATCTTCTAGTCCAACAAATTCCCAAAGTTCTTGGTCTGGAAATTTAGAAGTATCTATTTTTGAATAATGTTCTATATTTAAGTCATCATCCAATTGAGCAATATAATTCCAAGTCCTAAGATGCATATCATCTTCTGGGTGAACATATGTCAATGGACCCCAGATATGTTCAAATCTATCCAGTTCTGAGTGATACAATGTATAGTTAACATTTCTAATATTTACTAATATTTTATCATTTACAATTAAAACAGATGGATTATTTAAAGAAGGTCCTGTAAAATCTTTTGAATCAAACATTAAAGGTTTGATTGTTCCTCCACTTTCCAATGCAAGTTTAACAAAGTTGCTCATAAAATTCAATAAATTTTTATTTCTTGGTAATCTGAATTGCAAACAATATTAATTTCTTTTTTAATTCTTGCTCGTTCATCATTTTTTATATATACACTCCGAGCAAGGTCTATAAATTCGTCATCAAATTTTTGTTCTTTTTCGAGTTTTCTGAGTTTATCTTCAATTTTCCAAAGATCTTCATTTACTTTTTTAAGTTGAACTTCATAATCTAAAGTATATTGAGTAAGAGTTGATTTAATTTTATTCAATTCATTCAACTCTTTGTGAACATATTCATCATCAGTGAGAAATACTTTAATTTCGAGAATCGTGATCTTATCAATCAATTCTCCTACTGAAACAGGAATCATCATTTTCATAAGCAAAGAGTATTCTTAATTTGATCTAAAATAATTGGATTTTTACAAACAACTCCAAGACCATAACAATGAGTGAATGTAAATTTTGGTAAATCTATTTCTTCAAAAAACTTTTTAACACCATACTCTCTACCAAAAGCAGTTTCTACGCAAGTGTCATGAAGTAAAATAATTCCATCATCAGAAACAAATTTACTCCAAGTTTCAAAATCATTTTTGATATCTTCATAATGATGACTTCCATCAATGTGAAGAATGTCAATTGGTTTATCCCAAGTTTTTGCTACTTCATCAAAAGTTCCTTCAATGAAAGTTATATAATCTTGAAGATGAAGTTTTTCTCTCTTCATCGTAACAAAATTATACTTCAATCTTTGGTCATCAATTCCAATATAATCATCTCCAACAAAATTATCAATTCCATACACATGACCAATTCTTGGAAATGCAAATGAGAACGTAGAATATCCAAAATCAACCCCAAGATCTACGACAACTTTTGGATTTGTGAATCGTACTAACCATTCCGCAAAGTCTCTATGTCCAGTCCAAGAAGTTGATGGAGTGTCATCCAAGTTTGTCAAAAACAATTTATCAATCGCATCTGTTCTTTCTTTAAGTGATTTTGTTACTTCAGAAAATCCAGAAGCAAATACAATAATATTCGGATTTCTTACCAGTTTTCCAATTTCAAGAAGGTTTGTAAATGCCTTACCCATAACATCTCCACCAATATTCATTGCTTCACTTACTGCATGGAATGCATAATTTGATGCTAATGTTATATTTTGTAAGTTAACTAAAGCAAGACCAGTCATAATAAAAATATCAATCCTCATAGGATCAAAGTATGCTTTAGAAATATTAAGATACTCTTGACCAAGTTCTAATACTTTTTGGAAATTTTTAACCTCAAAATAATGTTTAAAAATAAACCAAAGGTAATAAGTATTTTCTGAATTTTTTTGATATTCTCTTTCACAAATTGAAAGATAAAATAATTGTTTATCAATACTTGGTTGAATGTTTTTTATGATCTTTATTGTAGTGTCTACACTTGATTCATTTATAAAATCTTCTGTTGGAAGAAACATCGGGGTTTCATGAACAGCATTAACCCAAGTATAGTTTTTAGTTCTGTGAAAACGAATGTGTGTTGCTTGCCCTAAAGTCGGTTCTTGGTCACCAATTTTATCATATCTTTGATGCTTGAATGAGGTGAACTCATTAGAAATTACTTCAAGACCTTCTGAAAAGAATTCACTCAATTCTTCATTGAAGTCAATAGAAAATGCCCAATCTGTTTCTACATAAGAAAGTGCCTGATTTCTTGCGACTGAAAAATCAAACTCTTCTCTTGTTTGTGGATGCTCATAGACTTTAACACCAGCATCTCTGAGTAGTTGAATTGTATTGTCTGTACTTCCAGTATCAACTACAACAACATCATCAAACTTTTTTGAAATTTCAACGAATTTTGAAACATTTTTTTCTTCGTTCTTTGCAATTGCGTATAGTGTAATTTTCATTTTTTAACCTCATTCGTATTATGTATTTGAACTTTTTGTGGACCCCAACCACTATTCGGGTTAACAAAAGTCTGGTAAAAGTCGTATGTACCACGAATTAAATTCAATCCCGATATTGCAAATAAAATAATCATAAAGTTCCGAATAAAATTAATTTGAGTTTGTATTTCGGTATCTTTTTTGATTCTATCAATAATACTTTTTTGATGGAGTTTTGGAAGTTCTATTTCGGTTTCTTTTTTCTCAGTGTATGTCCAAGTGCTTGTTTCAAATTCATACTCTGAAATATTTGCGTGCTCATAATTTCTCAGAATTGGAGCACAGATATAAGGAACATTTTTATCAATATGAGAAATACTAGTGTCAATTAAAATGGGAATTTCAGTCTCGGTGATGCAAATAATATGCGTTTGCATCATTTTTTCTGAATCATAGTTATTCTGATTAAATCCAGGATAACCAATCAAAAATAATCCAGGAGGGTTTTTAAGTGTAACCATTAAATTGCACTCAACAAGTCTTGACTTAATCCCTTCTTTGTGTAAAAGTTTAAGTACAATGTCACTCATACTTAAGCAGTACCCAGAACCTGCTTCTACCATTCCAGTATTGTGAATATTGTCTACCACCATTTTAATGGTTTTAAAATAATCAGTTTCAGTTACAGGATGATTTTTCATTAGTGTTTCCCCCAAGCATCGTCATAATCGTGTAAAGAATTTATTTTTTTGTATCCAAGATTTTCAAATATATTTTCTATCTCATCTTTTTTATTTCCCAAATGTAATTTTTCATATTCAATTCTTTGAATGTCATACTTACTCCAATCAGTAGAAAGTAATATTTCAGCATCAATACCTTCAATGTCTAATAGCAACCAATCTAAATCTTTGATTTGGTACTTTTTAAATAAATCATCTAAAGTTATACAAGGAATTTCAAAATATTTAATTCCTTCTGTTGAATAATAAATCTCAATATGTGATTTATTGCAAGAGGCAACGTGATACATTGGACCATCATTTTGATGATAATACAACTTTAGAATATCTTCTTGATGTGAAGGAATTTTGATTGCAATATTTTCTATTATAGCATTTTTATATTGAGAATAACAATTCTTTAAGTTACCAATATGAAGTGGATTTGCTTCTACAAAAAGACCAAACTCCAATTCCTTATAATTTTTTTTAAGATAATCTGATAGATCGTCGTCACCTTTATTTGATCCAATTTGAATCACTTTCATAGATAACTTGCCCAATCAATACAAGGAGATAAAAATTGAGAATGGCAATGTGTAGAATAACCAGGAATACTTGAAATTAAATTTCTTCCTCTTTTATGTAGTTCTAAAAATTTTCCGTGATCTGCAGATGGTTCAAATCCTGTAGAAAAGTGTTTATGAATCTCTTCGTCTTCCTTGAGAGTCTTGAACTTCACTGCAAAAGTATTAGTAGTTGAAGGAGTTGGCATCCAATGAGAATATTTTGTTGCAAGAACTTTAGTCATAAAGTTCTCATACATCTCCTGATACTTGTCTCCGTGGTCGTATAAGGTCACATACTGAACTGGGAGAGTAAATCCATCAATCAAAACTTTATCCCATCCTGGACGATGTAGATAATCATCCTCAAGAAAATAAATGATTGTATCATTATCAAAGTCTTGTGAAAGAATATACTCTAATGTCTTGCAAAAACTAGAACTTTCTTTTCCACAATTGATAGTGACTGCACTTTCATTTTTTAGAAATGTGTCTTGTTGTTTTCCATAACACTCATCAAAAATAATTGTATAATTTGTAGTCTCTGGATTCAGAGTACTTTTGAAGTTTTGAAATACTTTTTCCTTATTCCACCAGTCTGGACGATTTGCTCCTGATAAATTAACTTTTGATGTATAACAATGTCTTAAAAATACTTCAATTTGTGTTTTCATAAATCAAATTTGGAATAAATTTTTACGTTTTCTTCTCCTATTATATCAATAGGATTTTGTGATATTTTAGAAAGATTTGGACGAATATCATGAAGACCTTTTAGTCCCCATTCTTCATCTTTTTGCTCTCCACAAGCATTTTCGATATTATGAAAAGTATTTGTATGAGATGAAATTTCTAAGAATTCATAAACTTTATTAAGTTCTTCTTGTGGATTTTTTACAAGATTATTATATTCAACTAAATGAACCCATTCTGGATATTTTTTTAATCCGTAAACCATAGACTCATAAGAAGGAGAAACATAATATCTCCAAATATACTCAGCACGATTGTTATTTGTGATGGGTAAATTATCTTTTCTTAAATGTTCGTCAATAAAATTATCTTTGTGCTTAGATCTTTCTATTAACGAAATATATGACGTAAGAACTTCTGGTATGGAACGATATGTTGCTACAATTTTTGGTTTGTTGGAAAGAAACATTTGAACTACATCAAGATTCTTTCCCCAAAATCTGTGCTTATCTAAAATGACAGGTTTGGGAATGTGATTATAAAAGTTAGCAAGAACTGATGAATAAACATTATAAGATACTTCTTTGCGATCAAATGTAAATTGAATATCAACTTCATTGAATATCTTTTCAATCCCAGAAACAACATCACCTAATGGAGAAGTGGGTGATACGTAAATCTCTGGATGCTGATTGAGAAGTGATCCAAGTAATGTAGAACCACTTCTTGGAAGTCCTCCAAGAAAATACAATTTCTTCATAGTTTTTATTAATTATTATATCACAGAATCTATGTATGTGGCTGCTGCAGTGTGTTTAGTACCACAAGAAACTTGTTTCCAATTGGTTCCTCCAGCAAATGTTGTTACTGGAGTAGATCTATTAGTTATACCAGCATTTCCTAGTGCTCCATCATTTCCACTACCCCACATCCATAAAGTCCCATCAGTTTTGATTGCTCCCATACGATGAGTACCAATACTCACTTGTTTCCAATTGGTTCCTCCAGCAAAGGTAGTGACTGGAGTAGATCTATTAGTTGCATCAGCAACTCCTAGTCCCGAATTAAAACCAATTCCCCAAGTCCATAAGGTTCCATCAGTTTTGATTGCTGCAGATGAATTTTCTCCACAAAAAACTTGTTTCCAATTGGTTCCTCCAGCAAATGTTGTGACTGGAGTAAGTATTTGAGTGGTTACATTATTAATTCCTAGTTGCCCACTAGTATTATAACCCCATGTCCATAAAGTGCCATCAGTTTTGATTGCTGCCCTATGTCGAAAACCGGCACTTATTTGCATCCAATTGGTTCCTCCAACAAATGTTGTGACTGGAGTATTTCTTTGAGTTGTGTCATTGGTTGCATGTTGACCACGACCATTATAACCCCAAGACCATAATGTTCCATCAGTTTTAATTGCCATACAGGAATTATATCCTGCACTTACTTGTTTCCAATTTGTTCCTCCAGCAAATGTGGTGACTGGAGTAGATCTACCAACATTAGAACCGGCAATGTTAATTCCAAGTTGTCCTGAACTATTATTTCCCCAAGTCCATAAGGTTCCATCATTTTTGATTGCTGCAGTATAAGTAGGACCGCAAGAAACTTGTTTCCAATTGCTTCCTCCAGCAAATGTTGTTACTGGAGTGGATTTTCTAATTGTATCATTGGTTCCAAGTTGTACATTATTGTTATTACCCCAAACCCATAAAGTCCCATCAGTTTTGATTGCTGCTGTGTGGTAGTTAAAATTAAAATGAGCACCACTACAACTTATTTGAATCCAATTGGATCCTCCAGCAATTGTTGTGACTGGTGTAGATCTATTGGTTGTATCATTGAGTCCTAATTGAGAATTTGAATTATAACCCCAAGTAAACAAATTTCCATCCCTAAATGCATCAGCAGGAACAAAAACATCATCAAAAGAACGTACTATATTATTTTCGGTAAAGTTATAAAATGTAGGCATTTGGGGAGAGTGTTAAAGTTCTACAAAAATAACTGGAGTATTCATTTTATCACTCCATTTGGTAAGATATTTTTTGACTTCACCATTTATTTCTTTAGTATTTATTGGTAAAACTCTAAGATATTGTCCTCTTTCATTGTTTTCAACAGAAACCAGTACATTACATTTATCAGGTCTCATTTCTTCTGGTAATAAATGCTGACTCCAAGCACACTGGTAATTTCTACAAGGTTCTGGTCTTGCTTTATGAACTCCACACCCATTACATTCCAAAAACTTACAAGACTTCCCTGCACCAAATTGCCAAGCAAAAGCATCACCAATTAACCACGAACAGCAAGCAGTGCATTCACCACATTCACGAAACATAATCTTCCTCCCTAAAATAATAAGAATAATTATTAAAGTTAAAAGGATTGGAATCAAATTCTATATTATTGTATAGTGTTTTTGGATAGCAAGTATCACTATCACCAATCCATCTTTCTTTCTCCATTCTACAATCAGAATCCATATATCTTGATTTGATTGTGTTTATATAGGAAGAATTTGCCCACCAAAAGTTTCCCATATAAGCATAAGTCTTATCATTTTCTATCAAAGAACCATCTGCACAAATACTAGGACCAATTGTTCCTAAATGACATCCAACACAAGTATACTCATCAAGATATTTTACGCATTCTTCCCACTTATCAATTACAAAATATTCCATCATTAGTCTCCAAGATTGAACACTTAAAGAGTCTTTGGTAGAACCTTTTGTGTGAAAATAAAGAACTTTATAATCTGGGTTTTCTTTACAAAAATTTTTTAGGTCAAGTAGTGTCTGCTTTTCTGTTGTCCATTGTTCTTTTGGATTGTAATTTACTTTCACTTTTTCAGGAACATTAAACAACTCTTGGTCTCCATTGACTCCAAAGTGAATATGATTTGCTGCTTGCATAAGACCAGAAGCATATAATCTATGAATCTGCTGTTGATAGATGAATGCTCCTAAACCTGTTTGTCCTATGTGATAAAAAATTGCTATTTTCACGTATGATATGTTCCTCCATTTTCACCACTCATTCCTTTAATTAAAGTAAGTCCAAGATTGGGAATACTAATAATATTTCTCTTATCAATGAATCTGTAAAGTGAGTGCTCAACATCAGTACCAGCAGTATATTGTATCATCTTTTCCATATAAAAAAATGCTCTTTCGAGTGCTTCAACTGCATCATTAAATAAAATTCTATCGAACGACCACAACCCAGTAATCATCATACCTTTAGCACCATAAAGATATGCATAAACATTCTCAAGACTCTTTTCATTTAAATTCTGTTCTTCTTCAGAAAGATAATCATACTTTTTAATTACATAATGACCTTCCAAAAACTTACTTTGGTAATCTTCAATATTGAAATCATCATTTAGTAAATATCTTCCAGTTAATTTGAAAACTCTTTGACTATCATTAAAAAGGTTATGTTCTTTGATTGTATAAAGTGCATTCAATAAACCTCTAGTTTCCAGTAATGATTTTCCATAGGTAATCAATTCTGGTCTTTTTTCAATATTTTCATAAATTTGCTGAATGACCGATTCCGAATGGAACTCTAAAAACAAATCACATTTTTCTTCAAGTATATCCTTTTGTTTTTGATTGATTGGTTTAGACGAGCACTCAAATAAAACAACATAAGACTCTGGAACTTTTTTTCTTATGCACTCAATAGTATCTAGTGTTTGATTAAATCTTTGCTCTTCATCGTAGGCACTAAAATTTTCTTCTTGAAAATGTTTAAGTGCAGACCCAACTAAAAATAAAAATTTCATAGTAATCCCTTTTTCCACCCCCATAATTGTTCTTCAATCTGATTTTCTTCACGATAAGAACCTTTTTCAATCTTATCTATCCACATTTTAAGAAGGTTAATTTTGTCATCTTCATTAATGCAAAAGTCGTGATTGAACCAATAGTTCATCTTAGCATCTTTTGGAACTAACTGATATAATGTTTCAACTTTCAATCCATACTTTGCGATATTACGACTCACTAGGTAATCATCAAGAATATGATGTGGTTCGTATCCAAAGTTTTTTTCCAAATCCATAGGATTGATTTGATCTATAAATTGCTCTGGATTTTCGTATGGTTCCCAGGCATGACGAGTCCAGTCACTAAAAACACATAACCAAGTACAAGCAGCAATATTTCTCCCATCTCTTCTTGCATAATTATTGTGTTTGAATCTAAAAGGATAATAATCGTGCCTATTAAAGATTACACAATTCTTATTATAAATTTCCGTAATGTCTGGACAATTGGGATGAATTAAAGCATCTGCGTCAAGAAAAATAGTCCAATCATAGTTTGCTCCAATTTCATATAATTGAAACTTTTCCATATTTGCTGAGAGATGTGGAAACTTTCTCTCATTCATAATTACAAAATCAGCACCAATTCTCTCAGCATACTTCCTCATATAAGGATATGTAAGATTTGTGATGTCTTTATTATAATTAATGTCCAGTGTAACGAGTACTTTCTTCATAATCGGTATTGAAACTAATAACTATTCTTTCTTCTGTTTCTTCTTCTGTGTAGTGAATCAAATCACTTGAGAAGATTACTAATAGTCCAGAGTAAGGTTTAATGGATTTATCTGAAAAAATTAATGAAGTTTTTCCAGAAATATAAAATGCTCCACTAATAATACTTTCTTCGTGTTTATGTGCCTTAAGTTTATTTCCTGGTTGTGAGATATTAAACCAACTATTAATAAACTTTAGAGGTGAAATATTATACTTACTACAATATAGTCTAACATATTGTTTGATGATATTTCTCAATCCAATCAGTTCTGGATACATTAAGACAGGCATTCCGTGATTGTAAGTGGAAGTACCTTTTGTTACAAGTCCATGAGGACTTGTTTTTATATTTAAAAGTGTATTTTTTAAGTATTCAAGATTGAGATAAGATAAATTATACTCCTCTATCATTTAAAAACTCCTTCAATTCAATTAAAGGTTCTTTCCAAGTTCTTGGTTTCTTTTGCCTAAACAAATGAACATTATCACCATACCACCAGGATTTCCCATTAGAACTTGTCCAAACATAATATTCCATAATTGGGACAAAGACACATACCTCTTTTCCCATAGAAGCAGCAACATGTGCCACAGAAGTACAAGAAGTAATTATCAAATCCATTTGATTTATAATAGAAAAAGTATCTGAAAATTCTCTATCCTTTGAATGAAATTCTTTAATGTGATTTTTACAAGTTTTGGGGACTTGCGTATCACTCATTTGAAGTGAGTAAAGTGAATGGTCTGGATCAGAAATTACATTCCACAAATCAAAAAAATCCATACTTCTGAAATGTGCTTGTTCAAATCCAGATCCAGAGTTCCAAAAGATTCCAATTTTGTACTTATCATCTTTCTTTAAATAAGAATATTTTTTTTCTTTTTCTGGTAATGGTTTAAGGTAAGGTTCTTTCCCCAAATCATTTACAGAAAGATTAAGATAATATGGAAGTGCAAGAGCATAAACCCATTCAGAATCTTCTGGAAATTTTGGATTATCCCAAACTAATTCTGTTTGAAAACCATTATAGTTAAAAATATCTTGAATGTGTTTTCTTGTAGTTGTCCAGATTGGATTCATTCCAAGATCTTTAATGTGCTTCATGAATCTTACATGAATTATTTCATCACCAGCACCACACTGACTATCAATTACTATAGTTTTACCTGGGGTTACTTTACCATCCCACTTAGGAAATGGTGGAACTTGTCGGTTTTTATATGCCTCCACTTCTCCTGCTTTGAGAAAATGTTTGAGACCTGTTTTCAAATCATCCTTCCTAAAATAATGACCAGAAAGATTATGATATGCCTTTCTTTCTATTTCCTCAGGAAGTTTATATTTGATTAAATCAAAAAGAAGTTTTTCTGCCTTGTCTTTTTGATTAATTGCAGAATATGAAAAAGTTTCCTCTAAGAGAAGTTCAGCATCTTGAGGATTTTGTGATTTAATTTTTGAAATTTGAGTAATTGCTTTTTCAGGATAATTGTTTTGATTATAAGCATTAATCAAATTTTTTGAAGTTATATATTTTTCCTGTGGTGAATTTGCAAGTTTAAGTGCCTGTTCACCATAAGTTATAGCATTTGTAAAATCTTTGAGTTCAAAAAAAATCTTTGCTACATCATCATATTGTTTGAATGTTTCTGCCTTCTTTCCAAATGCTTGAAGAACTTGTTTGGAAAGTTCTTTTTCTTCAAACGAATGTAAAGTCTTTACGACTAGTTCAAGTGGATTCATTATAAGTCTTTTAATTAAAAAATATTTATATGATGTCGGTGGACTTGATTGCGAATGTGCTTATACTAGACCCACTTACTTGTTTCCAATTAGTTCCTCCAGCAAATGTTGTTACTGGTGTGGATCTGTTTGTTATATCATTAGTCCCCAATGATCCTCTATAATTATTTCCCCAGACCCACAAAGTTCCATCAGTTTTGATTGCTGCTGTTCTTCCCAATAATGTGTTGCCAGACACACAAGAAACTTGTTTCCAGTTATTTCCCCCAGCAAAGGTAGTTACAGGTGTTGATACATAAGTCGTTGTTGCATTATTTCCCAATTGACGATGTGAATTATTACCCCATGCCCATAAAGTTCCATCATTTTTAACTGCTGCTGTATAATAACCACCGCAAGAAACCTGTTTCCAATTAGTTCCTCCTGAAAATGTAGTTACTGGTGTGTATATAAAAGTAGTTGTTGAATTATTACCAAGTTGACGAGTAGCATTACTTCCCCAACCCCACAGAGTTCCATCGGTTTTAATTGCTGCAGTGTGTTCTCTTCCTGCAGAAACTTGCTTCCAAGTTGTTCCTCCTGAAAATGTAGTGACTGGAGTTAATCTATTTGTTGATGTTGTGTCATTATCTCCTATTTGTCCCTTGTCATTTTTTCCCCAAGTCCATAAGGTTCCATCAGATTTAATTGCTGAGGTGTGATATCCACCACAGGCAACTTGTTTCCAATTAGTTCCTCCAGCAAATGTTGTGACAGGATTTAAAACACTTATTTTAACTCCAAGTGCTCCACTCGAATTGAGTCCAAATACATACAACCTTTTGTTTATTGTATCATCAGACAAAGCAATTGTATGCTCACCACCAGCACTTACCTGTTTCCAAGTAGTTCCTCCAGCAAATGTTGTAACTGGAGTTGATTTATTGTTTGTGTTATTGATACCCAATTGTGCAAGAGAGTTAGTTCCCCACACCCATAAAGTTCCATCAGATTTAATTGCTGCTGTATGAGAGTCTGATAGTGATAAACCACAAGAAACTTCAGTCCAAGTAGTTCCTCCAGCAAATGTAGTGACTGGTGTAGATCTAATAGTTATACTTGCATTCCCAATCTGTCCAGAAAGTCCATTTCCCCAAGTCCATAAAGTTCCATCAGTTTTTACTGCTGCAGTGTGATTAGTACCACAAGAAACTTGTTTCCAGTTAGTTCCTCCAGCAAAGGTAGTTACTGGTGTTGATTTATTTACATTACTATTATCTCCCAGTTGTGCTGCACTATTATTTCCCCAAGTCCATAAAGTTCCATCGGTTCTGATTGCAGAGACATAAAACCTTCCACTACTAACTTGCTTCCAATTGTTTGTGTAAGAAAAAACTTCTCCTGGTATATTTTGCGAAACCGCACATCCAAGTTGACCTCTAACATTATTTCCAAAAGAAAATAACTCTTTATTAGTTCCATCATCTCTTAGTGCTATTGTATGATTACCACCCATAGCAGCATTTACTTGCTTCCAAGTAGTTCCCCCAGCAAATGTTGTAACTGGGGTACTAATGCTAGATGTATTATTAGTTCCAAGTTGACCGCCACTATTAAAACCCCAAGTCCACAAAGTTCCATCAGTTTTTACTGCTGCAGTGTGATTAGTACCACAAGAAACTTGTTTCCAGTTAGTTCCTCCAGCAAATGTTGTAATTGGAGTACTTCTAGATGAGACTATAATACCATTTCCAAGTCTTCCATTACCACCATATCCCCAAGTCCATAAAGTTCCATCAGTTTTAATTGCTGCAGTATGTAAAATACCACAAGAAACTTGCGACCAAGTTGTTCCTCCAGCAAATGTTGTGACTGGAGTTGATTTGGGAAAACTACTTGACTGATTAATCCCAAGTTGTACATTAAGATTACGTCCCCAAATCCATAAGGTTCCATCAGTTTTAATTGCTGCTGTATGAGAATCTGCAGCACTTACTTGCGACCAAGTTGTTCCTCCAGCAAATGTTGTGACTGGAGTATTTCTTTGAGTTGATGTATTATCTCCGAGTTGAGTACTTGAATTAGATCCCCAAACCCATAAAGTTCCATCAGTTTTGGTTGCTGCCGTATGAAAAGAACCACATGAGACTTGTTTCCATGTAGTTCCTCCAGCAAATGTAGTGACTGGTGTAGATCTATTTGTTGTTGAGTTATCTCCTAGTCTTCCACTATTATTATTTCCCCAAGTCCATAAGGTTCCATCAGTTTTAATTGCTGCAGTATGATAATAACCAACACTTACTTGTTTCCAAGTAGTTCCTCCAGCAAATGTAGTAATTGGAGTACTAGAATCTGTTGTTAATCCATTTCCAAGTTGTCTAGATGAAGTAACACCATATGAGTTATTTCCCCAAGTCCATAAAGTTCCATCAGTTTTAATACCTGCACTATGAAGTTTTCCTGCAGAAAACGTATAAAGTTCATTAGCAGCACCAGTTGCAGTATCTGCCCAGGTTCTACTTATAATCATAGGGAATGCTATAGTAGTTCCAAAAAGTCTACCAAGTTGAGCAGAACCATTATCTCCCCAAGTCCATAAGGTTCCATCCGTTTTGACTGCTGCTGTTTGATATCCTCCACAAGCAACTTGTTTCCAATTGGTTCCACCAGTAAATGTTGTGACTGGAGTGGATTTTGATACAGTATCATTGTCTCCGAGTTTTCCATTAACACCACTACCGAACATCCATAAAGTTCCATCAGTTTTAATTGCCCCAGAGTGAATTCTTCCGCAAGAAGATTGCTTCCAAGTTGTTCCTCCAGAAAATGTTGTGACTGGAGTTTCTGAGTTACTAAAACTTCCATTTCCAATCGAAGATCCAGATCCCCAAGTCCATAAAGTTCCATCAGTCTTGATTGCTGCGTTAATTCGATAACCAGCAGATAAAGTATAAAGTTCTTCTGCAGCTCCAGTTGCAGTATCTGACCAGTTAGTTCCTCCAGAAAATGTAGTGATAGGAGTAAGAGCAGATAATGGAAAACTTTCTGATGTTCCAAGTCTTCCAAAAGCTCCATTTCCCCAAACCCACAGAGTTCCATCTGTTTTGACTGCTGCTGCGTGAGCATAACTAATACTCACTTGTTTCCAGTTAGTTCCTCCTGCAAATGTTGTGACTGGTGTAAGTGCGCTATATCCTGAAATATTTCCAAGTCTTCCATTTGCACCATAACCCCAAGTCCATAAAGTTCCATCTGTTTTAATTGCTGCAGTATAAGTAAGTGCGCCAGAAATCTGTTTCCAAGTAGAACTACCAGCAGCTGTCGTGACTGGAGTGGTTTTGGTTATTGTATCATTGGTTCCAAGTTGCCCATTACCATTATTACCCCAAACCCATAATTCTGGAGTAAGTCCAATTTTCTGCCCAATAGAAGAATAAACACTTATTAAGTAATCTTTAGTGACTAATTTTGTTCCCAAATCAGCACCATTACTATCTTTAAAATTAGTAGTAACTTCTAATGGCATTTTTACTTCATCCGATTGCTACTTCTTCTTTAATAATTACATTATAAATTTCATCAAGAGTTTGACACGCATCAATTTCTTGAAGTTTTGATAACTCCCAATCATAAGCAGATTGAACAACTTTATCAACTTCAGTAATAATATATTGAAGATTTTCACTTGTGATTTCCAACCAAGTATTTGAGAACTTATAATTATGCAATCCAGGTGATGCTGAAAGTTTTGATGCTAACATCAATCTTTCTTCTCTTGTTGTTGATATTTTTATTTCAGAATCATTAATTGTGAGATTGATAATTTTATTTTCTTTTTGTTTTCTTTCTGTAGTTACTTCTTGTTTTCTTAAATATTTAACTTCTTCTATTGTTTTTTCAACTAATGGATAAGTTAGTTTGACTTTAACTGGAACATTACCCTCTTCTATAATTTCCCAAGTAAAATTTCCAAGATTATAATACTTTGGATCATATCCAGGAACTTCCTTTTCTATTAAAAGAAGATGTGTTAATCCGTCAGAAAAATGAATAGGAATATTAGTGTAACTCTGAGTTGTTATTCTATCTTCCAATTCAAGATCATCTAGGTCAGAATTAATCATTCTGACATTAAATCCCATCGGTCCAAGTATTAATGAGTTATTATGAATTAATGCTATTTCCATTAGAAGTTTTTGAAGTATTTATGAGATAGGTAGGTCTGCTATGAGTCCTGAAGTAACTGCTGCAGTATAAACGGATCCACAAGAAACTTGTTTCCAGTTAGTTCCTCCAGAAAATGTAGTGATTGGAGTGAGTATACCAAGTGCATATGTCGAATCATTGTTTCCCAAACGACCAAGATAACTATATCCCCAAGTCCATAAGGTTCCATCTGTTTTGATTGCTGCAGTGTGTTGAGTACCAACATCAACTTGCTTCCAATTGACTCCTCCAGCAAAAGTGGTTATTGGAGTATACCTGCTGCCCGTATCATTATTTCCTAAACACCCATAACTAGAATATCCCCAAGTCCATAAAGTTCCATCTGTTTTGATTGCTGATGTATGATTACCCCCACAACTAACTCTTTTCCAGTTAGTCCCTCCAGAAAATGTGGTGACAGGTGTATTTCTCTGAGTCGTATCATTGGTTCCAAGGTTTCCTTCAGGATTAAATCCCCACATCCATAAGGTTCCATCAGTTTTGATTGCTGCTATCTGCATACCACCACAAGAAACTTGTTTCCAGTTATTTCCTCCAGAAAATGTGGTGACTGGAGTATTTCTCTGAGTCGTATCATTAGTTCCTAATTGACCCGTAGTATTAGCACCCCATCCCCATAAGGTTCCATCTGTTTTGACTGCTGCTGTCATATTACCACCACAAGAAACTTGTTTCCAGTTAGTTCCTCCAGCAAATGTGGTGACTGGAGTAGTTTTAGTAATAGAATCATTAGTTCCAAGTTGTGCTGAAGAATTTAAACCCCAAATCCATAAGGTTCCATCAGTCTTGATTGCTGCCGTATGACCACCTCCACAACTAACTTGTTTCCAATTAATTCCTCCAGCAAATGTAGTGACGGGAGTATTTCTTTGGGTTAAATCATTGGTTCCAAGTTGAACTTCAAAATTTCTTCCCCACATCCATAAGGTTCCATCAGTTTTGATTGCTGCAGTATGAAGATCTCCGATATCAACTTGATTCCAATTAGTTCCTCCAGCAAATGTGGTGACGGGAGTATTTCTTTGAGTTGTATCATTGGTTCCAAGGTTTCCATAAACATTATATCCCCAATTCCACAATTCATCACCAATCCACTGGTCAATTAACCAGTATTCTGATACAAAATAGTTTTCTAAATCTCCTTCTGGTGAGAAAAATTGATTAGGCATTTATTTTCTTCTCCAGTTTTTCAATTTGAACTTGTTGTTCTTTAATTGCTTCAATTAACAAACCAACAATATTTCCATAAGAAACTGTCTTCAGTCCCTTATCATTTGTTGTCACTACTTCAGGAAGTACTTTTTCAATTTCCTGAGCAATTACACCGATTGAGGGTTGGTTGTGATTGTCGATCCATTCATATTTTACACCTTCAATTTTTTTAACTATTTCTAAAGCATTTTCAATCTTTCTTACATTTGTTTTCTGTGTTTGGTCAGAAAGAGATGTAAAGACTGTTGCTGATAACGTTCCAGTGCTTGGATTGAAGTTGAGTTTTGTAGATGAAGTATGAATGGTTGAAGCAGTTCCTGCCGTAACAGAAAGAACTCCAACATACCAAGTAGCATTTGTAGTTGTGTCATCAATAACCGTTAAAGATCCACCACCACCTCCTCCTGCGGCAGCAGGACCTTGGAGTCCCTGAAGTCCCTGAGTACCTGTTCCTGTGGTTCCCTGAGTTCCTGTGGTTCCCTGAGTTCCTGTAGTTCCCTGAGTACCTGTAGTTCCTTGAGTACCTGTAGTTCCTTGAGTTCCTGTAGTTCCCTGAGTTCCTGTAGTTCCTTGAGTACCTGTAGTTCCCTGAGTACCTGTAGTTCCTTGAGTACCTGTAGTTCCTGTAGTTCCTTGTAAACCCTGTAAACCTGTAGTTCCTGTAGTTCCTTGAGTACCTGTAGTTCCTTGAGTACCTGTGGTTCCCTGAGTTCCTGTAGTTCCTTGAGTTCCTGTAGTTCCTTGAGTTCCTGTAGTTCCCTGAGTACCTGTAGTTCCTTGAGTACCTGTAGTTCCTTGAGTACCTGTAGTTCCTTGAGTACCTGTAGTTCCTTGAGTTCCCTGTCTTCCTTGTAAACCCTGTAAACCTTGAGTTCCTTGAGTACCTGTAGTTCCTTGAGTACCTGTAGTTCCCTGAGTACCTGTAGTTCCCTGAGTACCTGTAGTTCCCTGAGTACCTGTAGTTCCTTGAGTACCTGTAGTTCCTTGAGTACCTGTAGTTCCTTGAGTTCCTGTAGTTCCCTGAGTTCCTGTAGTTCCTTGAGTACCTGTAGTTCCCTGAGTACCTGTAGTTCCTTGAGTACCTGTAGTTCCTGTAGTTCCTTGTAAACCCTGTAAACCTTGAGTACCTGTAGTTCCTTGAGTTCCTGTAGTTCCCTGAGTTCCTGTAGTTCCTTGAGTACCTGTAGTTCCCTGAGTACCTGTAGTTCCCTGAGTACCTGTAGTTCCCTGAGTACCTGTAGTTCCTTGAGTACCTGTAGTTCCTGTAGTTCCTTGTAAACCCTGTAAACCTTGAGTTCCTGTAGTTCCTTGAGTACCTGTGGTTCCCTGAGTTCCTGTAGTTCCCTGAGTACCTGTAGTTCCTTGAGTACCTGTGGTTCCTTGAGTACCTGTGGTTCCCTGAGTTCCTGTAGTTCCTTGAGTTCCTGTAGTTCCTTGAGTTCCTGTAGTTCCCTGAGTACCTGTAGTTCCTTGAGTTCCCTGTCTTCCTTGTAAACCCTGTAAACCTTGAGTTCCTTGAGTACCTGTAGTTCCTTGAGTACCTGTGGTTCCCTGAGTTCCTGTAGTTCCTTGAGTACCTGTGGTTCCCTGAGTTCCTGTAGTTCCTTGAGTTCCTGTAGTTCCTTGAGTTCCTGTAGTTCCCTGAGTACCTGTAGTTCCTTGTAAACCCTGTAAACCTGTAGTTCCTGTAGTTCCCTGAGTACCTGTAGTTCCTTGAGTACCTGTGGTTCCTTGAGTACCTGTGGTTCCTTGAGTACCTGTAGTTCCTTGAGTTCCCTGTCTTCCTTGTAAACCCTGTAAACCTTGAGTTCCTGTAGTTCCCTGAGTACCTGTAGTTCCTTGAGTACCTGTAGTTCCTTGAGTTCCTGTAGTTCCCTGAGTACCTGTAGTTCCCTGAGTACCTGTAGTTCCCTGAGTACCTGTGGTTCCTTGAGTTCCTGTAGTTCCTTGAGTTCCTGTAGTTCCTTGAGTTCCTTGAAGTCCTTGAGTACCTTGAGTACCTGTAGTTCCTTGAGTTCCTGTAGTTCCCTGAGTACCTGTAGTTCCTTGAGTACCTGTGGTTCCTTGAGTACCTGTGGTTCCCTGAGTTCCTGTAGTTCCTTGAGTTCCTGTAGTTCCTTGAGTTCCTGTAGTTCCCTGAGTACCTGTAGTTCCTTGAGTTCCTTGAAGTCCTTGAGTACCTTGAGTACCTGTAGTTCCTTGAGTACCTGTAGTTCCTTGAGTTCCTTGAGTTCCTTGAGTTCCTTGAAATCCTTGAGTACCTTGAGTTCCCTGAAGACCTTGAATAGTATTAACAGTTATAGTCGCAGTTCCAGATGCAACCGATGCACTTATACCATCTCCAGTAAAGTTTAGTGTTGTTGCACTTCCTTGTGGGGTATTTTCATCTCTAATATTAATTGCGTTTGTTGTTGCCGCACCAGCAGCACTTACTGTTCCCCAACTCCAATTTCCTGCACCATCTGCAATTGGAACATAAGATGCAGCACCAAAATCAGTGCCATTTGGAGACAATTTATTTACATCAAGTGCATTGATAGTTGTAATGTCATCACTGACTCTCATTCCACCTGCGGCAAATCTTACTCCATTGGAAAGATCAAAAGTACCAACACCAACTGCATAGTTTGATATCCACGCATCAGTATTCAAACCAGTAAAAGTGCCTGCCTTAATCCACATAAGTTGCTTATATGTGGATGGAATATCATCAGTACCAACACCAGCATTAATATCAATTAGTGGATTTCCTTCGGTAGAAGCAACAGCAATACCACCATGATTTGCTGTTGTGTCATTGGAAATTACAACTCCACCAGCAGTTGTTGCAAGTCCAACAATAATATCTTTATCTTTTACAGTTAAAGTATTGGCAGCAATAAGAACACTAGTACCACCAATCGTTACATTTCCACCGACATAAAGATTAGATCCATCAAAAGTTAAATTACCAGAACCAGTTGGATTATTGGAGATGTCTTTGAAAATAATTTGATTTGCAGAACCTGCTACTGGCCCAGTGATACCTTGAGTTCCTTGTGTACCTTGAGTTCCTTGAGTTCCTTGAGTTCCCTGAAGACCTTGAGTTCCTTGAGTACCTTGGAGACCTTGAGTTCCCTGTGTGCCCTGTGTTCCTTGAGTACCTTGAGTACCTTGAGTACCCTGTGTTCCTTGAGTACCCTGTGTTCCTTGTGTACCTTGAGTTCCTTGAGTTCCTTGAGTTCCTTGAGTTCCCTGAAGACCTTGAGTTCCTTGAGTTCCTTGAGTTCCTTGAGTACCTTGGGGACCTTGAGTTCCCTGTGTGCCCTGTGTTCCTTGAGTACCTTGAGTACCTTGAGTACCCTGTGTTCCTTGAGTTCCTTGAAGTCCTTGTAAACCTTGAGTTCCTTGTGTACCTTGAGTTCCCTGAGTACCCTGGAGACCTTGAGTTCCTTGAGTTCCCTGTGTACCTTGAGTACCCTGGAGACCTTGAGTTCCTTGAGTTCCTTGAGTACCTTGGAGACCTTGAGTTCCCTGTGTGCCCTGTGTGCCTTGGAGACCTTGAGTTCCCTGTGTTCCTTGAGTTCCTTGAAGTCCTTGAGTTCCTTGAAGTCCTTGAGTGCCTTGAGTACCTTGAGTGCCTTGAGTACCTTGAGTACCTTGAGTACCTTGAGTACCTTGAGTGCCTTGAGTACCTTGAGTACCTTGAGTACCTTGAGTGCCCTGTGTACCTTGAGTGCCCTGTGTACCTTGAGTGCCCTGTGTACCTTGAGTTCCTTGAAGTCCTTGTAAACCTTGAGTTCCTTGTGTACCTTGAGTTCCTTGAAGTCCTTGTAAACCTTGAGTTCCTTGTGTACCTTGAGTTCCCTGAGTACCTTGAGTTCCCTGAGTTCCTTGAGTGCCCTGTGTTCCCTGAAGACCTTGTAAACCTTGAGTACCCTGTGTTCCTTGAGTTCCTTGAAGACCTTGAGTTCCTTGAGTTCCTTGAGTTCCCTGTGTACCTTGAGTTCCCTGTGTACCTTGAGTTCCCTGTGTACCTTGAGTTCCTTGAGTTCCCTGTGTACCTTGAGTTCCTTGAGTTCCCTGTGTACCTTGAGTACCTTGAAGTCCTTGAGTACCTTGAGTACCCTGTGTTCCTTGAGTACCCTGTGTTCCTTGAGTGCCTTGAAGTCCTTGAAGACCTTGAAGACCTTGAGTTCCTTGTGTACCTTGAGTTCCTTGTGTACCTTGAGTTCCCTGAAGACCTTGAGTTCCCTGAAGACCTTGAGTTCCCTGAAGACCTTGTAAACCTTGAGTTCCTTGAGTACCTTGAGTACCTTGAGTACCTTGAGTACCTTGAGTTCCTTGTGTACCTTGAGTACCTTGAGTTCCTTGTGTACCTTGAGTTCCTTGAGTACCTTGAGTACCTTGAGTACCTTGAGTACCTTGAGTTCCTTGTGTACCTTGAGTACCTTGAGTTCCTTGTGTACCTTGAGTTCCTTGAAGTCCTTGTAAACCTTGAGTTCCTTGTGTACCTTGAGTTCCTTGAAGTCCTTGTAAACCTTGAGTTCCTTGTGTACCTTGAGTTCCCTGAGTACCTTGAGTTCCCTGAGTTCCTTGAGTGCCCTGTGTTCCCTGAAGACCTTGTAAACCTTGAGTACCCTGTGTTCCTTGAGTTCCTTGAAGACCTTGAGTACCTTGAATACCCTGTAAAGCAGCATTTTGAATTGTTGCTTTTTTCAGTTGATTATCGGCATTATCATAAATTAACAAATAATCATCTGAAGTTGGTGAATATGTAGTTCTATCAAAAATTAATCCTGGATTTACACTTCTTATATTTGAAATAGTTACACCAGCACCAAGAGTCGTAGAACTTAGTACATCAGTTCCATCAATTTTATAAGTTTTTCCTATAGCAATATTAACATTTTCACTCGATTTTAATGAATCATTTATATAATCATAAGTTAAAGTTTTACGAATTCCAGTAGAACCAATTCCAATACCAGCACCATCAAGAAGTAAATTAGTTCCTATTGTTGTAGCAACACCAACATTGAAATCAGCAAGTTCAATAGTTGTAGAATTAATATAAGTTTGATTGCCATCAACATATAAATCGCCTTTAATTCTAACTGCACCTGTATTATCTCCAATTGCAGTTGGGTCTATTATGAGTTCTGTTGGTCCAGTAATTTGATTTACATAAAGAGCAGTTCCATCAAAAGTTAAATTATTAGAACCTGCGGGATTATTGGAACCATCTTTGTAAACAACTTGATTTGCAGAACCTGCTACTGGTCCAGTAGTTCCCTGAGTACCTTGAGTACCTTGAGTACCTTGAGTACCTTGAGTACCTTGAGTACCTTGAGTACCTTGAGTTCCTTGTGTACCTTGAGTACCTTGAGTTCCTTGAGTTCCTTGAGTTCCTTGAGTTCCTTGTGTACCCTGAAGACCTTGAGTTCCCTGAAGACCTTGAGTTCCCTGAAGACCTTGTAAACCTTGAGTTCCTTGAGTACCTTGAGTACCTTGAGTACCCTGTGTTCCTTGAGTTCCTTGAAGTCCTTGTAAACCTTGAGTTCCTTGTGTACCTTGAGTTCCCTGAGTACCCTGGAGACCTTGAGTTCCTTGAGTTCCTTGAGTTCCTTGAGTTCCTTGGAGACCTTGAGTTCCCTGTGTGCCCTGTGTTCCTTGAGTACCTTGAGTTCCCTGTGTTCCTTGAGTTCCTTGAGTTCCTTGAGTTCCTTGAAGTCCTTGAGTGCCCTGTGTTCCTTGAGTTCCTTGAGTTCCCTGGAGACCTTGAGTTCCTTGAGTGCCCTGTGTGCCTTGAGTTCCTTGAGTTCCCTGGAGACCCTGTGTACCTTGAGTGCCCTGTGTGCCTTGAGTTCCTTGAGTTCCCTGGAGACCCTGTGTACCTTGAGTACCCTGTGTGCCCTGTGTACCCTGGAGACCTTGAGTTCCTTGAGTTCCTTGAGTACCCTGTGTGCCTTGAGTTCCTTGAGTTCCTTGAGTTCCTTGAGTTCCTTGAGTTCCTTGAGTGCCCTGAAGACCTTGGGTTCCCTGAAGACCTTGGGTTCCCTGAGTGCCTTGAGTTCCTTGAGTGCCTTGAGTGCCCTGAAGACCTTGGGTTCCTTGAGTTCCTTGTGTTCCCTGAGTTCCTTGAAGTCCTTGAGTACCTTGAGTGCCCTGAAGTGCTGCATTCTGTATTGTTGCTTTACCTACAACTGCTCCACTTACATCATAAAGTGCAATAAAATCACTACCTTGGGGATCAGCAATTGTTGTGAGACCATCAATATCAAGACTAGTTGCAGTACCAATGAATCTAGTTGCGGTTACAACACCAGAAGCATTAATATTTCTTATAACTGATAAATCATTTTGATTGAATTGAACATTTCCAACAGAAAGTATTGTTCCTGATGGAAACTGAGTAGATCCAATACCAATTGCATAATTGCTCAACCAGGCATCTGTATTCAGTCCAGAAAAAGCACCTGCCTTGAACCACATAAATTTCTTGTATGTGGCAGGTAATGATTCACCAATTGCAACATTAACAAGTTGAACTAAAGGATTTCCTTCAGTTGACGCAATCGCAATACCACCATGATTTGCGGTAGTATCGGTAGAATTATCATTTCCATAAGAATCAGTCGTAAAACCAAGAGTTATATCAGCATCAGTGACTCTAAAATCTTCAACAATAATATAACCAGTTGTTCCACCAACAGTAATATTACCTGTTACATTTAAATTATTATTAACCTGCAAATCATTTCCAATTGTTACATTTCCTGGAATTGTTGGATTTGGAGCAAAAGCAACTACTGGAGTAGAACTTTCTCCAGTTCCACCAGTTATTGTGATTTGATTTGCAGTTCCAGAAATTATCTGAACATAATCTCCAGTAGTATCACCACCCAAAGCAACAGAATTTGGTTGTATTGTTGCTGCTAAAGATACATTACCAGTTCCATCAAAACTAATTGGTGATGCAACAATATCACCAGTAATTTCAAATGTTCTAGAGTTTTCTAATTTTGTTGCTGTAGAAATTGTACCAGTAATTCCACCAATAAAAGTAGAAATTCCAGAGACATTTAGTTGTTGTGTTATTAGATTCGTAGCACTTGTAACTCCAAGTGTTGATACTCCAATAACTTGAAGATTTTGAGTTGTAGTAAGACCAGTGACACCTAAAGTGCCTAAGGTAGTAATACCACTACAAAAGACATTAGTTCCCGATAAGTAATCAATAGTACCTGTAGTGACATCTAAAGTTGCTATAGTTCCAATGCCACTTACATTAAATCCACCATATACATCAAGAAGTGTTGATGGTTCTGTTGTCCCTATGCCAACAAATCCATGGTCCTTTATAATGACTCTTGTGTCTAAATTTACTGAAGTAGCAGCATCTTCAAAAGGACCATATAATGGTGTGGTTATAGTATAAGTATCTAATCTAATTTCTGCAGCGGCTAATCTAATTCTATCTGGACCTACCGATGGAGTATCAGGATCATTTCCTTTAAAAATAAAAAGTTCAGATAATTCTGTGCCTGGTTCATAAACTCTTTCGCCAATATAAGTATGATCAAATTCTCCGGCACCATCTCCACTAGTCCCTCGGAATGCAATGTAATTTGACTCTGAAGACCCTATTCTTAAATTTCCACCAACTTGAAGTGCTTCTCCAGGAGTTAAATTTCTAATTCCAACAAATCCATTATCAGTGACAACTAAACCATTAGCATTTGGTTGAACAACTAAAGCATTTCCAGATCCAGTTTGAGTGATCGTTAATGCGTTAGAAGAACTATTAACTGATATTTCAGTAATCCCAAATGTACTAATTCCAGTAGAATTAATATTAGTTAATGTTGCATTTGCTGTAACTAAGTTTTGTATAGTTCCAACACCAGAAACATAAAGATCTGTAGTTGTAGTTAAATCAGAAAATTTTGCATTTCTCCATCTTTTTCCATCAATTCCAAGATCATAAAGTCCATCATCACTTGGAACTAAATTTGATATAAATTCACCACCAACATCTATATTATCAGAAATCGAATCACCAATTCCTATGGTCCCACCTCTAAAAATTGCAGTTCCTATAAAATTAGAAGTTCCTGCAACTTGTAAATTCTGACCAACATATAAATTACCACCAGTTGTTGTAATACCACCATCAGATGCTAAAGTAGTGATTCCAGAAACATAAAGTTGAGAAATACTTGTAATACCGAGAGTTGAAATTCCAGAAATAGATAATGAAGTACCTACAATATTTGTTCCTGTTATTCCTCCTATAAATTCACCATAAACTGAACTAAAAATTCTATTTGCAGTTAAAATGCCAGTAAATTCACCATCTCCAATTACATATAAACTTCTTCCACCAGAATTTGTTGTTCCAATGCCAACATTTCCAGAAACTTCAAGTACCGTTTTTCCTTCTGTATAAGAACTTATACCAATCTTAAAGTTCTTTTGACGATTGCTGAGGTACTTTGCCATTTTTATTTAATATTAGTTAAGTGTTTCTAAAATACTTGCAACAAGTTTCAGATCAGTTGCATTACTACCAGATATAACTAATTTATCTCCACTTTCAAGAACCAATTTTCCAGAAAGAAGATTTATTGTATCATTTCCCGCAACTGGATATGCCTTTAACATCTCAGTATCAGTTACACTTCTACGATGGAGCATTGTAATATCTTGAGATGATGCTCCAATATTTGCAACTTGTGCTAAAAGAACAACCCCAGTATACCCGACTGGAGCAGTATAAACTTCCGTTGGACTTGTAGATACAACTGCGGTAACTGTCTGGAATACATTTAATGGTAGTGCCATTCTTATTCTCCTCCTAATGCTAAAATGAATGGTGTCATAGATGAAAACAAACTCTTAGAATAAAATGTTCCACTAATTGTTCCTGTTTGTTGATTGATTGTAACACCATCTCCTATTCTAAAATTTCCAGATTGGTCGGTTGAAGTATACACTACAAGACCACCATTTCTCATATCAATTTCGTTTTCTTGAATTGCAACACCACCAGTTACAGGTAAAGCAGATGCAATATTTGTTCCTGACCCAATATATTCAAATGAATGACCTGATGCCAAAATGCGACTTTGCTTAAAGAAGAAAGTCGTAGTGCCAATACCAACATTAAATGGAACACTATCATTCAAAGTGATTGTACAAATTCCAGAAACAATAGGGGTAGAACTTTGAATTGTATAATAAGATGGAATCAAATTAGCAACTCCTATTGCAGTATTTATTCCAACATTTGGAGAACCAAAAGTTAATGTTGGAGGAGTTGAACCATACCCTCTTCCTGAAGATACAATTTCAACTTTAGTTACAGATCCATTTTTAACTTCAGCAATTCCAGAAGCAGGTATCCCCCAAGAGGTTTCGGGTGAAGAAAATATAACGGATGTATTTCCAGTATAACCAGTTCCACCAGAACTTACGTTCACACTTCCAACTGTATAATAGGATTGTCCAAAATAAACAACTTGCCCATCAAATGGACGAACAGCATTTACTTTTGTAGTTCCTCCGGAAACATAAGTATGTTGAATTGTGGAAACCCCAACATATACTTCAAAGGAGGTTGATGTTGGAATATTTGCAACTTCAAAAATATAACCATTGTTTCCTGATGGGAAAGCAGCAACTCCACCACCCGAAGAACAAGAGAAAATAAGATTACTTATTGAAACTCCCATTCCAACATTAAAATTATGACTTTGACTGACTGTGATTGTTGTCAATCCAGTCACATTATCATAAACTGCATTTGTAACATTTAGTGTTGGTGTATTTAAATTTAAAACAAAAGTATCTGAATTTTCAGATGCTTCTACAGTAACAATTCCTGTATATTTTTTAGCACTTACTCCATCGGCAACTAAAGCATAATTTCCAAAGGATGAATTGGAATTGGTCAAATCACAACCGCCACCAGAACCACAATAAACTGCAGTATCATTACAAATAGTGAACATGGACACTAATTGTGCATACCCTTCATTGGTAATTGAAGCACCAATTCCATTTTGATTATATTGAGTATATGAGTCTAAGACCATACTTTTAGTTGGTCCAATTGCTTTAGACCCATCGACTTTTAATCCAATACTATTTGGAATAAAATTAGTACAATTTTGAACGTAAGGTGATTGATTGATATAAGTTGGTTTGGTTGGGTCAAATGCAAAGACTGCCTTTCCTGCATTCAAACTTCCAGAAAATGATACGTTTGAGATATAATTTCCATTATTGACGTAAAATAAATCAGCATTTGCATTCTGTGGAATAATTGTAACTTCTCTTAAATTGTCTCCAACAATACTGATTTGTTTTGGTAAAGAAATTGGATTATTTTCTATGTAAGTTCCAGCACTAACTTTAATAACAGTTCCCTCTGTTGCAATTCCAACTGCTGCTGCGATAGTTGCTTTTGCTTCTCCGAGTTTTTTTCCTGTGTTGGAATCATTTCCGTCTTCTGTGACATATAAGATATTTGAAACTACATAATCAGAATTAATCTGTACTACATCAGCAAAATTTGATGAAATTACCTTTATAGCATTATTTGTTCCTACTCTTACTTTAATATTATCCATCTGGTATTAGAAGAAAATAACCTCAGAGTTTATGGATATTTTTTCCTTGTTTCTATAATTACTAAAGTAATAGTAGGAACTTCATTTTTTAAATTATAAAAGGGATAATATCCTTATCCCTTTTATTTATTCTTCTTCTTTCTCTTCATTTTCCAAATTACTTAGTGCTTCGAGTGCTCCTTGAACTTTAAGGAACTCTTCTTTTTTGACATTGAATTCTTGCTCAAGAGCAAGAAGTTCATCACGAATTTTAATTGCTTTTTTTGTTAGAGTCTCCGTCATTTCTTCTTTAGTCATAATTGATATAGAATAACTACGAGGATATTTATGTTTTGAATAACATTTAGATTTTTGTGTGATTTAAGTCAAAAATCAAAAACATTGAAAATAATATGTCTTCATTTTAAAGTATTCAAATTATTGTTTTTAATTATTTTCAAATTTTAGTAAAAATTATTGCTGCTGTATTTTGATTCATTTCTAAATAATATTCTTCTTCAGAATTTAAAGTCGTATAATGATATCTTTTGAATTTTTTATCATTTACAATCATGTCTCCATCTAGACAAATTAATATAGAGTTTTTATTTTCTTTTATAATTTTAGTATCTACATTCAATACTTTAGCATCCCAATGAATATTTTTATCCATTGTATTGAATCCAATAAGACAAAAATCTTCATGTGCCTGAAATACAACTTCTGAATTTACATAATCTCGAACATCAACTAATTTTTTTGATTCTATTAATGTATAATCAGATTCAAAAATTTTTCCAATTTTTCCAGATCCATACGATGCATAATGAAAAAGTGTGTATCTTTCATTGGGATGTTCTGCTAGAACATAACCTTTTTCTCCAATATTTACACACAGGGTAAAATCTTCACACTTTCTGTGAAATCGTCTACAAATAGGTGCTTTCATAGCATTGATTTGAAAACGTAAGAATCATCCATAATCTCATCTAAATCTATATCAATAATTTTATTTACATAATCATTTAAATCTTCAGAATCTATCTCTTCTGTAAATTCATTTTCCGTAAGAATTGGTTCATCTTCTATCTGTTTTCTGATAATATGTACCAAATTCATAATTAATGAGTGTTTAAAATTTTCATAGCTACTTAAATCAACGTGCATAAGATCTATAGCAACAGCATTATAGTCATCTATTGGTTTTGGTGCATTTTGTCTGCAACATTTGACTATAATTTGTTCAGTCTCTGGAAGATGTTGAATAATTTTAAATAATAGTTTCATAAATCTATCTCTGATTTTTATATTTATTCTGGAGAAGTATTATAAGCTATGTCTCCAATAATTATATTGTAATTAAATAAAGTAAAATAACCAGGACCCCCTAAGGATACAAAAGCATGTCCATTTGACCCAGGTTGTCCTCCACCTTGATTTGGTGTTCCCTCACCTTGTTGTGGCCCTTGAGATGGATCACCACCATCACCCCCACGACCTGCTTCTCTACCACCATTACCTCCAGTTCCCCTTGTAGTTTCTCCTCCAGCAGAACCTCCTGATCCTGATGTTCCTTGTCCTGCTACTCCCTCTCCTGTAGAGGATCCACCTGCTCCTCCAGGAAGACCAGCGCCTCCACCTCCTCCACCACCAGTAGAGGTGCCTCCACCTCCTCCTCCACCACCACCTTTGCTCATTAGATTACCTCCTTATCTTGATCTGTATCCACCAGCACCACCACCACCAAATCCATTTTGTATATAACCATAATTAAAAATAGTGCAAGGATAGTCTACCCCAAAGGCACTAGATCCTGTTGATCCATTATTTGCAACAAAATCTGTAGTTGTAGTCTCCTCAGTAGTATAAGCAGGATAATACGAGTCGTTTTCGGGATCATAATAATATACTTGATTGCCCTCATTATCATATAGTGGGACCGATGTTTGTGTAGTGTTTGTAGTTGCAGTAAAATCACCACCTCTTCCACCAGCTCCAATTATTATTGCACTTGATCCTAAAGTAACAGTAAGAAATGTTGAGGTTCCCCATGAACCTGTCCTCAATGCTACTTGTTGCCTAGACCCAGCAGAAGATCCAATTTTTTTATTGATACTAATTAGCACATTAGTTTGACTTGGATCTGCAGGTTTAGATTTAAAACCTCCAATTACAGCAACACCAGCATTTGCATCATACTTTGATCTCATGTTGACTCTATATTCATCCCCTCCAGAAATATCTACTACCACATTCAATCTTTTTCCTCTCAATTGACTAAAACTAATTGGACCACTTTGTGGTATTCCTGCATCAAGAGGAAGATTTGAATATAATCCTGCAGATTGAGATACTCTATAAGATCCCATTTTTGTTCTGTTGGGAAGATCATTAGTGTTATTATTTGGACCAAATTCATTGATTATTTGACTTGCGCTAATAGTTCCTGTTGGTGTAGGCATAATCTTTTAATATTGGAATATTAAAGCAAAGTATAATATTATTTATTCTTCAATTCTTCAATTTCTGCTTTCAACTCTTTGATTGCTTCAATTAACAATGGAACAATCTTCTCATATTGAACCGTAATATAATTTTCATTCGATGGAGCAGGCTTAACTGCTTCAGGAAGAACTGCTTGAATGTCTTGAGCAGAAACTCCAACATAACGACTATTAGTATCAAACCCAAGTTCTTTGCCTTTTTCATTAAAATTATAAGTAAATCCATGAAGTTTAAGGACTTTATTCAGAGCATTTTTGATCGGTTCAATATTAGTTTTAAGTCTAATATCAGACGCAAATGCAGTAATATCATTTGTTACTGAGAGATTTCCAGATGCATCAAGACTCATTAAACTGGTATGATTTTGATTTCCATTAGTGAACTTATACCAATTAAAGGTTTGTCCAGTAATTTGAAATAATGCACCATTTGCACTTTGTGTCCAAGCAGTTCCATTATACCATTCATTATTTGCTAAATGCACATAGTCTCCACCAGAAGATAAATGGGCATTTCCAACTTTTAAATATTTGTTTTGTGCAATTTCAATTTTTTCATTTGCTGTTGTTAGAGAATTGATTGTAATAATATCTGTACTTTGATCCCCTAACGTAAAGTTTCCTTTGACTGTTAAATTATTATTGACTGTTAAATTATTAATATCTAAATCGTTTGACCACTTCAATTTGCCAATATTTCCTATAGTTGTATCAACAATAAGCACTTGATTGTTGGTTCCAATTGGAAGTATTTTTGCGGAATTATTTTGTATTCCAACAGCAATATCACCTTCACTTTCCCAATCTACATTATTAAGAAGACTTCCTTGACCACCAAGAGCAAGAATAAAACATTCATTTTTAAGAGAAGCAGGAGGTGCCTCTATAAATCTAATATTCCCAGTATAAACTACTGCCCCATTTACAACAGATGTCTCCAACTCGTAATCAGTAGATGGTCTTTGTATTACACCACCTAAAGAAACTATCAAGTTATCAGGACCGAGGGGAATATATGATTGAAATTGTGTAGTACCTTCTATGAAATATCTTCTTTTTAATGCAAATATTGTATTTGTCCCATTAAAAAATACACCAATATCGTTTAATAATTCAGAATTGCCTGTTGGTAAAGATGATGTTGCAATTGGGGGAGAAGGTTTGTATCCTAGAGCATTTAGGATATCTAGTTCTTTTAATTCAGTATCACTTCCATCTGCTCTCAATATGTTTGAAATTCCACCCAAAGAACCACCATTTGTTTTTACAAATGAACCAGCAGTTATCGCACCAGTAACTCCAAGACTTCCTCCAAATACTGATTGATTTGCCGAATTTACTGTAAGTGCCCCATCAGAAACAATTGTTCCTTTCGTAGTAATGTTTCCTGTATTTCCTGCAACAATGAATCTATCAGTATTAATTGTAATATCGGATACTGCTAATGTTGCTCCACTTGTGTTAGTAAGATTGGAAAGATTTAAACTTCCTCTAATAGTTGCAACACCAACTGAATTAACTTCAAGTCTTGGTGGTGTATTCAGACCTCTCAAAGTTAAAGAACCAAGAACACTTAAATCGCCATCACCATTAACTCTTAGTTTTGTTTCAATTTGATTTCTTGCTGAATTTTCACCAACAGAATCAAAGTTTTCTTGTCCTAAAGCAACAGAACTATTTGGACTTGCTAATTTCCAAGAATAAGAATCACTTACATCAATTCCAGAATACCATCTTTGATTGCTTGCGTCATCTGCAAACCAAGATAAAATAACATCTCCTATTCCTGTGTTTTTAAGTTTAAAGTGACTTCCCTTTAAGTCACTATCATTACTATTGCTTGTATAAGTTGCTGTTCTTGCAGCACCAACTCTAAGTCTTTCAGTTCCTTGGTTTTGTAAAATTATATCATTAGAGTCAGTTTGATTAATAATAAATCCAGTAGTGCTATTAGATGAAAGTTTTGTTCTTCCACCAGAAACAATTTGTTCAGTATCTCCAGAAGAAGATATTCCAATTGTTCCGTGTACTTGTAGTTTTGATGATAGATTTGTTGTTCCAACTCCAACAGAACCAGAACCAGTTATAACTACATTAGTAGTTTCCCCATCAGAGATAGCAATCTCATCACCATCAGGAACATTAATAACTAGTCCAGATTTATACTTTTGTGTTGCCTCTACTGCTTGTAATGATGCTCTTTTTTGTTGAGTTGGTGAATATAAATTTAAACTCGTATGTATTCCAACATCACCAAATGAAACAAGTTTTTCAGATGGATTTGTGATTCCAATTCCGACAGAACCACTAAAGTAAGCACCTCCATTTACCTGCAGCAATTGATTGGAAGTACCTGTAAAGGTTGTAGTTCCTATTCCAACAAGACCACTTGTAAATGTAGAAACTCCAGCAACTTCTAAATCATAGAATCTACTTCTAAGTCTTGGGGCATTTGTTGTTCCAGCACCAAAAGGAACTAAAGTTCCTGGATCATAAACATAAATTGCATAAGAAGTTCCACCTCCACCAACACCACTAAAGAAAGCAGTTTTTCTAACATTTATACTATTAAAAGTAACATTATCTAATGTGACTCCAGATTCAATGTCAACATTTCCAGAAAATACGACATCTCTAAACTTTGCCTTTCCTCCAACATAAAATATTGCATTATTTACTCCAGAATCTGCTGCATTTAAAAATAAATTGGAATTTCCAATTCCAATTTTATCAACCTTAAGGTCTAAAATGTCTTTAGATTGGCTAATTAAACCAAATTTTTTCCATTCATTATCAATATAAACTTGACCAATATAACCATCATTTGGAAGTGATTTAAGAGATATATTACCACTATTTACTAAATTTGCACTAGTTGGTGTTGATAATCCAACTGTGATTAACTTATTAGATGATGTATCCCCACTGATATAAAGATTTTTGGATATGATACCTTCATCAGAAGTACTTACAACTTTTTTACTAAAACTTACTGGACCATAAAATTGACTTGTTTCTCTTGCTCCTTCACCACCTTCAATAGTAATTCTTCCTCTTGCCAAAATATTATCAAAAGTTACATCTAGTTTATTTGTGTTAGTCCCTTCAGCATCGTCTCCTGTATAACTGATAATTGGTGCTTCAACAATTTTTTCTTCACCAGTTGAGGAACTTAACTTTTTAGCACCAGAATAAAATTCACCAACATCATTCATTCCAGTATAAACGACTACTCCACCTTTTTGCTTTCTTGCCTGCGATACAAGAACATCATCTTCTGTTAAAATTCTAGTTTGCTTTTGTGGCATACCAGTAGAATAGTTTCCTGGTCCATATCCAAGATATTCAAAAGTATGGCCAGATGCTCTCATAAATGAAGGTCTACGAACCTCCATTGGCATTATACTTATTTTCTTAACTTGAGTTCCTGCTTCTGCAGTAGTTTTAAATGTACTGAATGCACCACGAAGAACATTAAAAGTATTCGTAGATGTTGAATTTGCAAGACGAATAATTTCATTGTTTATGGCAATATAATCTCCACGTTCAAATCCTTTGGAACTTGTCAATGTAATTGTTAGATCCGATACACTTATTGATGCAGAAATGGTTGTTGTGATTCCAGCATAAAAATAAGATGCTCTAGATCCAAGATTGTCCTCGCCCCTTGTCAGAACTAATTCATTAGCACTTAAAGAGTGCTTAAGTAATGTTCCAGTGGTTGATATTTTGGTTTGTGTTACAATACCAACATTAAAGGTAAATGTGGTCAATCCAACATTCTCTTTTACAACAAATGTTTTGTCATAAATTGTATGTCCACTACCAACAATTGTAAATTTATTTCCCCTTAACAATCCGTGAGCAATTTCTGTTGTAACTGTAACTATTCCAGTATTAACATTATCAAATCTGAATGAATTAATTCCAACTCCTTTAGATGATAACATTGCCAAAGGAATTCTTCCATTCGTATTTGATTGATATGATGGAACTCCGCTTGGAACATAAATTTGAATAGACTTTGCAGATGGAACACTTATAATTTTATAAACACCATCCATTTCTGTGGTGTTAAATCCACGTATTTCTAGGGCATCTCCAACATTATTATTGATTTCCAGGACTTCTGCCTTTGCATATATTGTTGGAGTAATCCCGGATGGACCAGAGACATCCAAAACGTCTCCTACAGAATAAACTGATCCTCGATCAACTATTTTAATTGAATTTGCATTGATTGTTCCAGTTGAACCAACAACAGGAACATAAAGAGAAGCATCCTGACCAGTTCCTCCAACCAAAGATGCAGAGTATATTGTAGTATTACCATATCCAGCACCAGAAGATATCCCCGAAACAGCATCTTTTATGGTTATTGATTTAATTGAATTTAAATTGTGCTCAACATTTGTATGTAATGTGATTGTTGTATATCCAGTTCCTGATGCAACTACTCCAGTAATTCCAAATCCAATATTTGAATTTTTTATAAAAGAGTTTATTGTTTCTCTTGTAATAGATTTTCTTTTATCATCAGTTACAACTTTTCCTATTACAGATGCATCAGCGTAACTAACTACTTCTGACGGGTCTGAATTGAAATTATCACGATCAATTTGTGGATATAAATTCCTTACATCTTGATTAAATGCTTTGCTTGAAAGATTGTATCCTATATCCGAAGACGGAGAGATGTTGGATGCTAAAATAATTAAATTATATACGCCATCTTGACCATTTACTCCAGGAATATGAGGTCTGATTGTATCTACTCTATAAATGTAAAAATCATTCTTATATTGCTCTCTAGAAACTAGAGGTATATCTTTTCTTTCTTGATTTGTATCTCTTTCATTAATTAAAGTAGAAAATGTTCCTGGATTTACTTTTACTCCAGAAATTTCATAAGTAAAAGTTTTAGAACTTGGTACAGAATTAATTACATATGATCCATTATAAGATGAAGTAATTCCAACTGCAGAGGGGTTATTTGTACTCTTAACTCTTTGAATCTTAACTTTATCTCCAACAAAAAACTTATGAGGTTTTTCTGTCGTAATAGTTACTGTTTGTTTTCCTCCAGATAAAGCACCAACTACTGCGTTTGTTACAATTTTTTCATTTCTTAAATATGCTGGTGGAGTTAAATTAGTAATTTCTTGATTATAATTAAAAGAAATAGAACTAATTCCTACACTTTTTGATTCTTGTAATACAAATCCTGCTTGTGGTGGTCTTGCATTAGTGAACTCTTTTGGGACTACATATCTTATTTTATAAATTCTATCTTGAATGGCACGATTATCTAATTTTCTTTTTAAAAATGTAGATGAAGTTTCGTTCCCTAACGATGTTGTTCCAAATCCAACAATGGAAGAATAGATTTGATTGTCATATGAATTACTGCTTAAAATGTACCATTGTCCATTTGCATCATCATATTGTATAGGACTTCCAATTTCTCCAGGTTTTTTATCAGTTACTGAACTTACAATAGTAAGAATTCCACCCCTATCATTAATTCCTTTTATTTCATTTTGTGCAATTGCATCATTTAATGAATAAGCGAGTTTGATTTGATTTGCTGCTAATCCAGTTGTAATTGCATACGCAACTGTATTTACTGAAATTCCATTTGGAACTTCACCAGTATCTGAAAAAATTCTAACACTCTCTCCATTAATTAATTGATGATTAGTATTTAAAGTTAAAACATTATTAGAGATACTATTTAAATTGCCAGCAGTTCTAGTTACTTGATATGACTTTCTTGCAGTAACTCCAACTCCAGAGGAAACTGGCATCAATATTGGAGAACTATAAACAGTTTGTGCAGTTCCAATTGTTATATTCAGATTTAATTTATCACTTATCTTTGCACCAATTTTAAATCCATCTACGTCTTTTGATGGTGAAAATTCTTTATCTTTGTAATTATAAAGATATAATTTTTCTACAGAACCTACTGAAATAGTTTTTGATACATCAAGTGGTAACCAATTAATATTAGTTTCTGGTTCATCTACTTCTTTAGGTGGTATAATGTGAGTGATATAACCAACATCATCTCTATCGAATGATTCATTTCTATATCCAACAGATTCAAGAGAAATTGCACCAAAATTTGAGTTTGAGTTGGTGATGCTCATATCACCACCAGATTCAGTTATAAAATGTTTTGCAAAACCAATAGCAAAGATAGAAACGCACTGAACGAAACCATTATTTGAGACACGAATATGATAACTTTCATAATCTGGTTTGTAAATTGCATTACCATTTATGTGTAATGGTCTTTCATTACTTGTTAATGCTAAGATATCATTACCTTCATATTTTCCTGTGGTTTTATTGTAAATAATGAAAGCATTATCGTCTTTTTGTAGAGATACCCCAGTAAACTGGGCAACAACCATACTTTTAAAACCATCTGCTTTATTGCCATCTGCCCACATTCCGCACAATCCATATGCAGAACGGATTGAACAATTAAATACATAAGGAGATGCAGAACTTACACTATCTGCCTCAATTGTTACGATACCAGTTTCATAATTCGCAACTTGTGGGTTGGGATTTGTCGGTGAAGAGGTTGAAGTGTAAGTAAAAGTGGATAATCCAACAACTTCTCTAACTGTAAAAGATCCATTAAATGTTGCAGCATCTGTAGTAATTCCAGAAATTAATACTGGACTATCAACAAAAAGTCCGTGAGGGATTTCTTCTCCTGTTTGAAGATTTTTTGTCGTAACTGTAATTACATTTGTTGCTTGCGTGACCCCATCACCACCACTAATATTTGAAATACCAAGTGGATTTGCTTGTAATTCTCCAACAATTCTAAATTCATCTTTGGATGGTTCAAAGTCAGTAAGAGATGGATAATCAACAACTCCTCTTCCAGTGATATCACCATATGCCCTTGCGACCTTATAATAATACATGTCAAGGTCGGTCAAATCAGTCTGCTCTGTTCCAAGAGCAACTTTATTTACACCATCAGCATAAGCGAACGAAACTACCTTATGGTGTGAAAAATTAGGGACAAAACGATTATCAGTATAATCTCTAAATACCGTCTTTGTTTGATCTGCATCTAAAAATGTGAAGGTACTGAAGTAACAAGTACCAGTTACATTAAAAATACTTGTATTTTCAACAGAGGAATCTTCTGGATTTGGAACGTAAAGAGGACGAATTTTTGTTTTTCTTAAATCATATCCAATAATTGAGGTTCCACGAGGTAAAATTGCACCACCAAGAACTGAGTTAAATTTATATAAATCGTTATTTGTATCTAAAATGTCATAATTTGTATTATCATTAAGTTCTGGTAAATTAACCTCAGACCAAGTAGATGTCCCAGTTCTTTTTTTATAAATTGCGTTAGCACCTTGCTTTTGGATTGAAAAACCAGGTCTATTGTCAATATAATGAGTTCCCGGATAAACTAATATAGTCGTTCTGTCGATCCTATCATTATTTCTGCCACTTTGATATGAAAATCTTGCAGCTTCTATTAATGCTCTTTGAATTGTCTTGAATGGACGAGTTAAAGAATTGCCTTGATTTTCGTAACTATCTGTAGCATCAAAATCTGATGGATTTACGTAAAGAATATTTCCTTCAGCATTTTTTAAAAAATTCTCTAATCTTGACAGAGGCATTTTATTAGCACTATAAATCTTTTATAGTTGTATTTAGACAAAAACCTTAGGTCAAAAAATTTTGCGGGAAATTTTTTGCACCCTTTTTGCAATTAAAAGTCAATTTTGGTTTTAGTCATCGCAGGGTAGCAGTTCTGGATTTTCCAATTCCAATTCAAACATAAGTGGATGGCATTCTTCAAGCATCAAATAATAAGAAGATTGATATAAATCTTCTGGTTCATATGACAATTCATTATTTGCGTGTTCCACAATTTCTGTAGTGTGCATTCCAGAATGTGGTAACTCATCAAATGTAAATGGAATTCCATTTATAAAATACATAAGAACGATTTCTGTTCCACAATTATACCAACAGTACGTAGTGTCTATGCGGTACTTCATAGAACGAACCCTATTTTCTATATTTAGAGTTCAACTCGAATATGTCAATTCACCACGAAGTTCTGCCAATTTTGCTTCCGCAAGGCACTGCACACAAGTCCAATAAGTTTCTCCACTGATAGGAAAAAACTCCTCGGTGAAATGGGATGCAATGTCTTCTTGCATTCCCTGAAGTTCCCGAAGAGTTTCACGACTAATTTGCATTTTGATGTTACTCAGTACTCTAATATTTTAGCACAAAAACCTTTTAATGTCAAGTCATCAAGAAAGAGTAATGTTTGCTGATCTTAATACTCCATCTGTACCACGAACTTTAATTCTTAGATTAGTATTACTAGTAAGTTCAAAACTCAATTGAGAATTATTTGGGGGGGTTGAAGTATCTGCAAGACCTACAGTTGTAATACCAGTAATTAATGTATTACCAACAATATGAACTCTTGCTTGTGGCAATGTGGTTCCTATACCAACATTTCCATTATAAGGTGCTAAAAGAACAGTATCGTCGGCATTTACATCTATACTGGGAATCCCAGAAGAATCTGCCACTGAGAATATAGAACCACTAGTGAGATTATTTGTGATTGTGAATAATTGACCTGCAGACCCCTCAAAAGTTAAAGTTCCAGAATTTAAAGTATCATTATGCTTGATTGTAATGATGGTTCCAATTCCTAGAGTTCCGATTCCAGAAACTGGGCCGATATAACTCAAACTACTTGAACTGGTTGGATTATTTGATGAATCTTTGTAAACAATCTGATTTGCAGAACCTGCCACAGGTCCAGTAGTTCCTTGAGTTCCTTGAGTTCCTTGAGTTCCTTGAGTTCCTTGAGTTCCTTGAGTTCCTTGAGTTCCTTGAGTTCCTTGAGTTCCCTGTAAACCTTGGAGACCTTGAGTACCTTGAGTTCCTTGTAAACCTTGAGTACCTTGAGTACCCTGTGTACCTTGAGTTCCCTGTGTACCTTGAGTTCCTTGAGTTCCCTGTAAACCTTGGAGACCTTGGAGACCTTGAGTACCTTGAGTTCCCTGTGTACCTTGAGTTCCCTGTGTACCTTGAGTTCCCTGTGTACCTTGAGTTCCTTGAGTTCCTTGAGTTCCTTGAGTACCTTGAGTTCCCTGTAAACCTTGGAGACCTTGAGTACCTTGAGTTCCTTGAGTACCTTGAGTTCCTTGAGTACCTTGAGTTCCTTGAGTACCTTGAGTTCCCTGTAAACCTTGGAGACCTTGAGTTCCCTGCGTACCTTGAGTTCCTTGAGTTCCTTGAGTACCTTGAGTTCCCTGTAAACCTTGGAGACCTTGGAGACCCTGAGTACCCTGAGTTCCTTGAGTACCCTGAGTTCCTTGAGTACCCTGAGTTCCTTGAGTACCCTGAGTTCCTTGAGTACCCTGAGTTCCTTGAGTACCCTGAGTTCCTTGAGTACCTTGAGTTCCTTGAGTTCCCTGTAAACCTTGGAGACCTTGAGTTCCCTGTGTACCTTGAGTTCCCTGAGTTCCCTGAGTTCCCTGAGTTCCTTGAGTTCCCTGTGTACCTTGAAGTCCCTGAAGACCTTGAGTTCCTTGAGTACCTTGGAGACCTTGAGTACCCTGAGGTCCCATGGGACCAAAAACAAGATTGTTAAAGGCAAGACCTGTACTATAGATAGAACTATCCAAATATAAAGCATCACCAAAAGAACGAGAAACAGTTCTCAATAAAGATGAATTTTTATAATATCTAACGTTTGCACCATCATAAGTAACTGATAAAACGTCAGTTATATCATAAGTTGTCCCAAGACCAGTTTGAGAGTTATTTTCAATAGATTTCAAAGTTCCACTATCAAGATATAATCCGTAATTGATAAGTGTGTCATTTGATAATGATGGATTAGTTCCTAATCCAATTATGGCACTTCCACTTGTTGATGATATTTTTGTGGACACATAAGCACCAAGAACAAAACCTTGCTCTGAATAAACTGAAGCATCCCAATTTGCATCAGTTCCTCCAGCTCCAGTTTTTGTAAATGTTGATGGATTTGAAGAATCTTGCGTTACATTAACTAAAACTGGAATCCAATTAGAAGAACCACTAGTTCCATTAGATCCACTAGTTCCCTGAAGACCTTGAGTTCCCTGTCTTCCTTGAGTTCCCTGTCTTCCTTGAGTACCTTGAGTGCCCTGAGTTCCTTGGAGACCTTGAGTACCTTGAGTTCCCTGTGTGCCCTGTAAACCTTGGAGACCTTGAGTACCCTGTGTACCTTGAGTTCCCTGTGTACCTTGAGTTCCTTGAGTACCCTGTGTTCCTTGAGTTCCCTGTGTACCTTGAGTTCCCTGAGTACCTTGAGTACCCTGAAGACCTTGTGTCCCTTGTGTACCTTGAGTACCCTGAAGACCTTGTGTCCCTTGTGTACCTTGAGTACCCTGAAGACCTTGTGTCCCTTGTGTACCTTGAGTACCCTGAAGACCTTGTGTTCCTTGTGTTCCTTGTGTTCCTTGAGCACCTTGAGTGCCCTGTGTTCCCTGAAGTCCTTGAGCACCTTGAGTGCCCTGTGTTCCCTGAAGTCCTTGAGCACCTTGAGTGCCCTGTGTTCCCTGAAGTCCCTGAAGTGCAGCATTTTGTATTGTTGCTTTCTTCAAGTTTGTGGGATCACTTACGTCGTAAATTAATATATAATCACCAGAAGAAACTTGACCTGAAGTGAGTTCCGTTCTATCAGTTATGATTCCAGAACTAACACTTCTAAGACTTGATATAGTAACACCAGAACCTAAGGCAGTTGATGTAAGAACCGAAGTGTCATTGATTTGATATGCTTTTCCTGAATCTAAATTCCAGTTTTCAGAAGATTTTAAAGAACTTGAACCATAATTCCATCTTATAAACTTTCTTATTGATGTAGATCCTATACCTATTCCTGCCCCATCTAAATCAATAATAGTACCAACTGTACTTGCAATTGCAATGAGCTTATCACTAGAAGTTAAAACTAATTCTTGAGTAGTAGATGTAGTTCCTTCAACAATTAAGTTTCCAAGTATCCTTACTGTTCCTGTAGAAACTCCAATTGTAGCAGGATTTATAAGTAATAAATTTCCACCATTAATAATATTTGTGGTGATTCCAATTGATTCAGTTGCACTAGTCCCAACTCTAAAAGTTGTGGCAGTTATGATACCTGAAGTGTTGATATTAATTGTTGTTGATACACCAAGTGCTGTAGTTGCTGTAGCTGCTGTTCCTGTAATATTGATGCCATAAGAACCACTAAGTCTTGATGAATTTATAGTACCAGTAGTTATGTTTGCTGCATCATCAAGAGCATTTGCTGTTCCTGTTATAGAAATTCCATAACTCCCTGATAATCTAGAACTACTAATAGTACCAGTAGTTATGTTTGCTGCATCAGCAAGAGTATTTGCTGTTCCTGTTATAGAAATTCCATAACTCCCTGATAATCTAGAACTACTAATAGTACCAGTAGTTATGTTTGCTGCATCAGCAAGAGTATTTGCTGTTCCAGTAATATTAATACCATAAGAACCACTAAGTCTAGAACTACTAATAGTTCCTGTGGTAATATTAGAAGCATCGGCAAGAGAAGTTGCTGTTCCTGTTATAGAAATACCATAAGAACCACTAAGTCTAGAACTACTAATAGTTCCTGTGGTAATATTAGAAGCATCGGCAAGAGAAGTTGCTGTAGTTGCTGTACCTGTTAAGTTACCTACAAAAGTAGAAGCAGTTATAATACCAGAAGTATTAATACTTGATGTTGTGCCTAAACCAACTGCTGCAGTTGCTGTACCTGTTAAGTTACCTACAAAACTAGAAGCAGTTATAATGCCTGATGTATTGACACTTGCTGTTGACGTTAAACTGGAAGCAGTGGTTGCTGTACCAGTTAAACTACCTATAAATGTTGATGCAATTAAATTTCCTGTAAATCTTCCAGTCCCAACAACATCTATATTATAATTTGGAGTACTGGTTCCAATTCCAATCAAACCAGATGGATTATAAGTAATTTTATCTGATGGTATTGCAATTGTTGAATAAGTTCCAGCACTTGCATTTGACGGAGTAAAGATTGGATAATAATAAATATTCTCATCAATTGCTGTTATGGTATTTCTTGCTACTCCAGTGAGATTGGTCCCAGAACCGACAAAAGAAGTTGCGGTTATGGAACCTGAGACGTTTATATTTCCTACAACATCAAGTTTTTGTTGTGGTTGAGTAGAACCAATGCCAACAGAATAAGAACTTGAAATAATTAAATTAGAATTAACCTTTCCACCAATAGAAAGATCAGTACTAATAGAAACTGAAGGTGAATTTATCTGCAACCCACTCTCACTTTCAATTAATGAAGTTCCTGCTATTCCAGTAAAATTTAATTGATTTAAACCGAAACTTTTATCTGCCATGAGAGTTTTAAAGTATTTATGTTTTCATTTGAAATGATAAAATAATTACAATAAACTTCCTCTTACAAATCTATAAGTAGTCAAACCATTTACTCCAGATTGAGGAATAACCTGTAATTTGCAATTACTTCCATCTAAAGTTGCACCAATTGAAACTAATGCATTCTTATTGTACATAATTCCATAAGATTCTGCATTTGCATCAATGCCATCTTGCATAATCAAAACTTTTTGTACTTGAATACTACTACTAAATCCAATATGCACAGAATACTCAACGAGTTTAAAATCTGTATCTATGATTGAGAATGAATCTATTGTTGTAGTAATACCAACAGAAGCAATAAAACTACCAGTTCCAGTTTTTACTCCATAAGTTTCAACTTGCAATGGAGTATTTGTAGTAGTAGATGCTGTTCCAATTGTAGTTACTCCAGAAACACTCAAAGATGTTACCGAAGCAATTCCACCAATTACATTTGTTGAAGTGGTTGCTGTGGTTGCTGTACCAGTTAAGTTACCAACAAAACTAAAAGCAGTTATAATACCTGAAGTGTTTATATTAATTGTTGTTGATACACCAAGTGCTGTAGTTGCTGTAGTTGTTGTACCAGTAACATTACCAACAAAACTAGAAGCAGTTATAATACCACTAGTATTGATATTAATTGTTGTTGATACACCAAGTGCTGTAGTTGCTGTGGTTGCTGTACCAGTAACATTACCAACAAAACTAGAAGCAGTTATAATACCTGAAGTATTAATACTTGATGTTGTACTTAATCCAGTTGCCTCTCCTATCAGATTTCCTACGAAACTAGAGGCAGTTATAATACCCGAAGTGTTAATATTTGCTGTTGTGCTGAATCCAGATGCAAATGATGCTGTGCCAGTTAAATCACCAACAAAATTTGAGGCAGTTACAGATCCAAGAAACTTTCCATTTCCACTTACATCTAGTAATTCTGTAGGTGAATTACTTCCGATTCCAATATTTCCTGACGAATAAACGAATCCACTTGCTGCTTTGATTAAATTACCACTTCCGTGATACATTATTTGATTTGCTTGACCAGGCGCTTTTAGTGAAAATCTAATTGTTGCGATACCAGTTTGATCGGAAACACCTGAACCAACGGGATCTACGGATACAATATCACCAACTAAGTTAAAAACATTAAAACTATTTGCCGCACCTACTTGAATGTTGTCATCAAAAACAGTAAAAGAACCAGGTATTAAACCACCAGTCAGTACCTGAGAAGATGCAATCCAATATCTCTTTCCTGGATTATTTTTATTAGCAACAAGCAAATATTGATCCCCTGATACCGAAGGTGGTGATGGATTTGCACCAATAGAAGAGGGACCTACAAGTGGATCTCCAAGATCGGGTTCAGCTTGATTTAATGCTAAAAACTCATATCTATCTGATGTTAATCCAACTCTACTTTCTTTTTTTACTCTTCCAGAAGTATAATTATACATTTAAATTATCCCTTAGCAGTTTCTAAAACACTTAATACAATATTCATTTCATCATTTGAATTAGATGAAACCTTGATAACATCACCTGTCTCTAAAACAAGTCTTCCATCTGGAATTAAATTTACGGAATCATTTGGTGGAACAGAGACATTATTTGCAAATTTATAGTCAGTTGGAGATTCTGTGCTTCTTGAATGAACAGCAGAGACTGTATAAGTAGTTGTTCCTGCAGAAACATTAGTAACTTGTGCTAGAATTACAATGGAAGCAACTCCAGATGGACAAGTATAAATTCCAACATTAGAAGTTGTTAATGACTTCCTTACTGTTTTAAATGTATTAAGTGCTACTACTGCCATTTTATTTTCCTAGTGCAATAAGTAAAGGTGTTACTGTATTTAACAAACTTTGACTAAAGGATCTTCCAGTAATTGTTCCTGTTAATTGGTTAATCACCACTCCTTCACCAATTCTAAAGTTTCCTGATTGGTCAGTGCTTGTATAAACAACTTCTCCACCATTTGTTCTTACAACTTCATTCTCTTGTATTGTTACACCACCTTTAGATGGTCTAGCAGATTCAATAGCATTTCCTGCTCCGATATACTCAAATGATATTGTAGAAGCAACTTGTAAACTCATTCTTGAGAAATAAGCAGTTGTTCCTGCACTGATGGTATTATTTAGATTCTCAGTTAATGTGATAGTAGAAATACCTGAAGATGGTAAAGTAGCACTATCAACTTTATAATATATTGGGGAAAGATTTGCGGTTGCAGTTGCGGTTGTTCCTGCTCCAGGACCACTAATTGTTACATTCGGTGCAGTCAAATATTGATTTCCAGTACTAATGATATTAATTGAGACTACACTTCCGTTTTGAACTACTGGAAATGCTTCTGCTCTAATTCCATTTGGACCAGATGGGGCATCAATAGTTACAATCGGTTCAGAAGTATATCCAGAACCACCATTAGTAACATTTATAGATTCAACAGAATAATATAAATTTCCAAAATAAATTGCTTGTCCTTGGTAAGGTCTATTAGTTCCAAGACCAGACACCGAAATTACATTTTGATTTGAATTTGCTGTTGTAGTTGCAGTTCCTGTATATCTAAAAATAGATCTACTCGTATAATCTCCGACCCCATTTGAATACAATCCATAAGTCCCAAATGAAGAGTTGGAATTAGTAAGATCACATTGACCACCAGAAGATGTATAAATTGCAATATCATCACAAATTGTAAAGATGGATACTAATTGAGCATAACCACCATTAGTAATTGAAACTCCAATTCCACCTTGATTATATTGAGTATAAGAATCAACACTCATAGAACCTTGAATTCCATTATCAATATCAAAACCTGGTTCTGCATCAAATCCATTTACCTTTAATCCGATGCTATTTGGTATGAAATTTGTGCAGTTACGAATGTAAGGACCCTTTGAAATAATACCAACCCCAGGTGAGAAAGTCGTCCCTTCAAGTTTTGTGCTGGACCAATTATTACTTGTTTGCCCATCATATGCTGATGGTAATGTTGTATTAATTCCTGCTCCACCAAGAGCACTGAATCCGTTTCTAATAATTGTAGTTACAATTCCAACACACGAATATAACGCAGAAATCACATTTGAACAGGAGTTTAAATTAGTATTAGATCCAGTTGCTGTATCTGCCTGAATTGAAACATCCTTTACTTGCGTATAATATGATTGGTAATTTCCACCACTTGTTTTTGCAAAAGAAACATTATTAATACAAGACTTTGCAATTCCTGCAGCATAATTTAAAACATCAATCATTTCAGTTTTGACACCGACAATATTTTCAAGTGTTCCTGTTTGATTATAGTATGATTTCCCTGCCCCTACACAATTTGAGTTACCACCTCTAGTAATATCGTGGCAAACTGCTTTAAATATTCCCGAAATATATTCCTTAGCAGTTCCGATTGTACCTATACCAATCGTAAATGCTGGATTTCTGTAATCTGTGCTGGTTAGATATCCTACGCTTTCTGAAACAATAAAATCAAGATTCATACGAATCATTCTTGCTGCATCAAAAAATCTATGAGTAGAAACTCCCGCAAGTGGTTGAAGTGCTATTACTGCTGCTCCATTTGTTGCTGCAGCACCAACAAAACTTAAGTCGGTAATATGAACACCATCATTAACATGAAATAAATCAAGTCCAGTATTTTGTGGTGAAATTAGGCAGTTACGTAATTCTGTTCCTTCAATAGAAACATTTTTTGACAATATAATTGGATTATTTTCAACATAAGTTCCTGGAAAAACTTTAATCGTGTCTCCAGGTAAAGCAAGTGCTGCTGCTGCTTTTATTGTTTTCTTTGCATCATTGTTTAACAATCCAGTATTTGAATCATCACCTCCAAAAGAAACAAAGATTGTTTTTCCTATAGTAGTGCGAATTCCTACGTTAACTATTCCTTTTCCTGATGTTTGCGTTGATGATATTGTAAGACCTGTTCCAACATTAATTTGAGTTACGATTCCAACTAAAGTTGCTCCACTTCCAAGATAAGTATTAGAGTAAATTGTTGTTGCTGTTAAAAAACCAACAGTAGCAGTTCCAGAAACACGAACATTGGTTGCTGTCAAAAATCCAATAGTAGCAACACCAACTGATGCAAATCCAATAGTAGCAACACCAACTGATGTAAATCCAATATTTGCATAATTGATAGTTGCAATTCCAATAGAAGCAGCAGTAGCAACTATTCCTCCACTAAAATTACCAGAAAATGTTCCTGCTGTTAATATTCCTGATACTTGAACATTAGTAAAAGTCCCAAATCCTATTGTTGCAATTCCAATAGATGCTGCAGTTCCAACTAATAGATTTGACGTAATTCTTGTATTATTAATAAAATCAAGTGTAGAATCATACGCAGATAATGTATTTACTCCAGTTATTGTGCTTGCAGTAACAATTCCTAAAGTTGCATTGGGTGAATTTAAATTAGTTGCTGTTAAAAGGCCAACAGTAGCAGTTCCAGAAACACGAACATTGGTTGCTGTTAAAAATCCAATGGTAGCAGCACTTGATACTCTAATATTCGTAAATGTTCCAAATCCAATTGTTGCAATACCTACACTTGCAAATCCAATTGATGCTAGATTAGTTACACTTAAACTTGTTGTTGTCGTAAGACCAGAAACACCTAAAGAATTTATTGTTCCAATCCCAGTAATATTTAAATTAGTGCCTGATACCACTCCACCCGAAAGGTTTGTTGCTGTAGTAGCAGTCGCAGCATTTCCACCAATGTCAATATTTTGAAAACTTCCTGGAGTAATAATATTCGCAGTATTTGCTACTCCTACAGATATATTATAAAATCCAGATAGTCTTCCAAAAGGAAGTATTCCTCCTGTAATATTTGAAGCATTAGTCAAAGCATCAGATGAAGATGCAGAGTCAACAGAAATTGGATAATGTCCAGATAACCTTGCACTGCTGATAGTTCCTGCAGAAATATTTGCTGCATTTGATAGGTTAGTTGCTGTAGTTACATTTATATTGTAAGTTCCAGATAATCTTGAACTACTAATTGTACCTGCAGAAATATTTGCTGCGTTATTTAATGTATCTGAACTTGTTGCATTACCTTCAAGATTTCCAATAAATTTATTTGCAGTGATTGTAGTAGCACCAACTACTCCACTATTTTGAAGATTGAGATTATCCCCAGGTGCCAATTCCTCAATCTGTTTTGTTGTTGGATTTGCTATAAGTGGAAATCTGTCCGCCATTACTTATTGCTAGTACTTTTTTTGTTATACTATATAGGTGCTAACATACTATAGGATATTTTGCGAGTTAAATTTTCCATTGTCTTTGTTAAAGTAATATGAACTTGGCTCAAATTCTGCGAAATCAGTTTTAATTAAAGAATTTAAATCTTTCTTTAAATTATTTAATTCAACTTGAGAATTAATTTTGCCTTGCAATAGACAAAATGCTTGACCCTCCAATCTATCTCTAGTATTTCTCAAAGCTAATGATGATGATATTAAGTTATCAATTTGTGGAAGATTTCTGCTTATAATTGTATCTCTCGTGCTTTCTTTGGTTGTTATATTAGTTGCCAGTTGTTGACAATAAGAACCATCCAATCCACCAGAAGGAACTGGATAAGGACCACCGGGAGTTCCAGTGTATCCAATACCATATCTTACACTTGAAGTAGAACCAATAGAAATTGCAATTATATCTCCCAACTCTGCATATTCTTCTGTACTTCCCACTAACATTCCTTCAGGATCGTAAGTATATGTAATTTTTAAAGGCCAACTTCTATTGCCAAAATAATATCTTGAAAATCCTGCACCACACTCTGGTTCTGGAGCATATTTTGGTCCCAAAACTTCCTCCCATTTAAATGGACCAACTGGTTTTCCGTTATTCACCCTAACTAGTTTATGTCCAACACCAATGGTAGAATTGTCTAAAATCCCAACTTTTATTGGATTAATTGGATTATTATTAATATCAAATTCAAAAACATCTTCTTGTGTCTTTCTTATAACTAAGAAATTAGCACTGCTTCCTGAACCAATTGAATTTTTACTTAAATTTAATGTAGGTAAAGTTTCAATGGTCCCGACTTTAAAAATTTCAGGTTCTGTTGTCGCAATTCCAACTATAGCAGACTGATTTAAAATTAAACTATCAACAACAACACTTGTTGATATAAATCCCCCAATGCCAGAACCACCAGCATTTGGATTCCAAATATCAGATTGCAAAATCGTTGTTGTTCCAATTCCAACAATAATTGTATTATTTGGTAAAATTCCAGAAAGATTAATCGCATAATTTGTAGATATTCCAGTTGTAGTTCCAGTTCCAACACCAGATAATATTGTACTACCTGCAGAAATTGAACCATAAAAATCAATTGAAGATACTATTGACAATGTAGTTCCAAATCCAACCACTGATGGGATATTTGCTTTTGAAAATATAATAGGGTTATCTATGTTATCAATTATTTCATCTCCCACTAAAATACCACTCGTTCCACCCGCACTCACAATAGTAAGTGAACTTTTTGCTACTCCAATGTTGCCATCAAAATCTAAGGGGGTATAAAAACCATAGTCTTGATTTTGAGGTTTTCTATAATACTTTGCACCATATTTGGAATAATCTATTCTCAAACTTGGATTTTCTTCTACAACGTATTCTGATAATGTTATGGTGACATTTATGTCACCAAATGTTTCATATGTTGATTGTCTGCTTAAATTCCAATATAAACTATTAGAACATCCAGCAGCAACTCTTGCATCATATGCAACTTTTACTTCATTAATGGAAGCATTTATCTCATTTGCTAGAGAAACAATTTTTTTATCAATATTCCCAATTAAAATATCATATTGATCGATTTTTAAATCAAGTAAAGTTAATTGATTTTCAATTTGTTTTTTTTCTTCTTCTTTAAATTTTATATCTTGTCTTAAATCTTTTTTAAACTTTTCAGATAATGTGGTTTCTTTTTCTGTTGATTTTTTTTGCAACTCATCCAATTCAGTCAAAGAATCTGAAAAAATACTCTTTGGGTAATTCCCCAAATAATAATCTTGTGATATTCCTATACTTTCAAAAAATTCATCTATATTTCTATAATCTACTCCCATAATTAAATCTCCTCAGGATAGTTGTTATTTTTTTCTTCTTTATATTCTACGATTAATTTATCTACATCTTTTCTTTCTCCATATACAATATAACTACAGTCAACTGGACCACCAGCATTATTTACTATATTAATTCTACACCCCCATTCAATGTTCTTAACATAAAGTTCTTGATAAAATGAATGAGGTGTTAAACTTATAGTAATTGTTTCTGGATCTACGAGACCTCTCCAATAATCTGGAAGTTCAATGACATTTGAATCGGTCAATCGTCCACGATAATATACTCCAATCTCTGGACCTTCCAAGCAGGTATGGACTAATCGGTATCCTTCTTTTATTGGATGTGGTATATCAAATTTTTTGAATGGTGCTGCAACTGATGCAAATACTCCCAATTTTGCTTCACAGGTTCCAAATAACCCAAAAGTTGCCGATATCTTTGGTGTTGTTGTGACTGCATTACAAGCCTTTGGTCCATTAGTAATTTGAGCTGCATTGTTTAATTTCAATCCAAAAATTGCTTTCATTGCTGAAGCAATTTCTGCACCAAGTTTATTAATAAATCCAAGTTTATTTGTGACTGCAGTATCATTGATAACTCCTGCAGTATTTGTAATTCCAGCAAAGTTTGATATTCCAGCAACTTCTAGAGACACAGGAGCAGCAAGTCCTGGTAAAGGTGGTCCAATCATACAAGTTGCTCTTGCTACTCCAACTTGTGGAGTTAATCCAATATAACAAGGACCATTAATGACTGCAGTTCCTGGGGTGAGTTTATCGGTAGCAGTCAAAAAAGACATATCCAATTGACCTACAATTAATTTTTCACCAGCATTAACAACTGTAAAATCTGCCATAATTAATCAGAACAAATGGAAGCAAAGAATTTTTTAAATCTAGTAATCGCATCTAATATTTTACCTAACACTGAAGACTTATCAGAATCTATTCCAGACTGAACTTCTGCTTGTGTATTTCCACTAACAGATGCAGTACCTCCTGTCACTGAAGCATTATTTGATGCTGCAGTCGTTACATTTGTTCCTTGTCCAGTAACTGTTGGGGCATCCAAATGTACTATTTTAGATGCTTGAAATGTAATTTCTCCTCCACCTACACCATCAACAGCAACAAAACGAATATTTGCTGCAACTATTGTAACAGTTCCGTAAGGTGCCGATAAAATTATACCCCCATTTTCAGCACGAATGATTTTTGCTGGTTCTTGTTCATTTGTTATTTTTCTTCCAACAACTTCTTTTGATGTTTTGTCTGCAACAATATCTAAGTCACCATTTTCATAGTAAATAAATCCTTGTCCCTTCTTTGTTGTACAAGAATAATCTATCTTCCCATTATGAGGACTTTCTACTCCACAAGCTTCTATAAAATGATCAGTTTGTCTTAAATGTGGATCTGGAGTTGTCATACACAATCTATCACTGAGGTTACTGCGATTCCAGATACTGCTGGAATACCAGTTGTTGAAGAATAATTTGGAGTAAATTGCATAACTGGAATGAGTTCTGCTCCTACCCCCGTGTTGGTATTTATAGTCAATATAGGAATGTCTTTAAATCCGCCTATAATGTTTGTCGGTATCTTAACATCCACAATTGCTCCACTTCCTGGAGAAACAATTGGTTCATAAGTATTTTTTCCATCAGTAATTTTATCTCCAGTCGTATATCCATAACCTGGTTTATCCACAACAATGTCAGTAACTATTCCAGTTATAGATGAACTTATTCCAGATGAATTCGTTCCAAGACCACCAACTACATTTGTTCCAAGACCACCAACTACATTTGTTCCAAGACCACCAACTACATTTGTTCCAAGACCAATATTACCTTTACAATACCCATCTCCAGAATTTAGAATTACAATTCTATTGATTCCACCATCTTTTTCATCAACTTCAATTCTTGCAGTTGCACCTAAACCATAATTACTTTTATCAACAATTCTAACATCTGTTGTTCCATTTTGATATCCAACTCCTCTATTGATAATTTGCACAGAGAAAATTCTACCATTATCACCAACTATTGGAATTGCTTTAGCACCTACTCCATCTCCAGTGATATAAACTTGAGGTGGTATGCAAGTTTTCCACCTACTTCCGATTGGCATTCTCATTAAATCATCCTGATTGGTCGGATTGAGAACTTTGGATGAACAAGATATATTACTAAGTGCTCTATCAATTAATCCACCAAATCCAGATCCAAATGTATCGACAGCAGAATATAAAGAAGTATCACGAAGAGCATTTTCTATTGAACTTCCCGCATTAGCAGCAGTCTTAAATACGTTCACACTACTAACCATCTTCTTCCAATCATCTGCCTCTTTCTCACTTGGACCAAACTTTGCTGCCCAAGTGTAAGGTTTTTTACAAGCAAGTCCAGTACACTCAAGAAAACTAAAAATTTGAGATGCCAATGAACTTGCTTGATTTAAAATTCCAGAAATTGTTCCTAATCCACCAGTCAACCAACTAATACCAGACATTATTCCAGATAATGCGTTTTCAATTGAATCCATTAATTTAGCAAGGATACCAGCAGTCCATTCCTCTGCTGCACAAAGAGGAACATTTACTGTTCTATTCACCAAATCACTTAATGCATCTGTAATAAAATTCAAAAGACTTGATGGAAGTTTTTCTAGAATACAAAAAATTACATCAAGAATTTTCTTCATTGATTCCAAAACAATCTTTTGTTGAGGTTGTGGGACAACAAGACCAACTAATTTTCTAAATGCCCAAGTAATACATTTAAAAATTGTGTTTCTTAAATTATTAATAATGAGTTTCACAATACCAAGTATAGACCTAGCAGTATTGCGAATTTGGTTTTGTATATCTACGATTTCATTTAGTACAGCATCTACATAAACATTTAAATATTGGTCTAGTCCATTTGTAATTGCCATAAAGCTCTGAAGAGCTTGTGAGATATCTCCAATTAATCCATTTTGACAACCATTAGGTATTGTAATTTCTATGTCTGCCTTTTTTGCAACTTGCCAAATTGATGCAGCATCAAATTGAAGTCTATCTCCATACTGAGGAAACACACGAGTAGTCCCAGTATAAAATCCAACATTTGAATTAAAAGCAAGATCTACTTTATCTTTTGTTGATAATGGAGAAGTTTCTGTTTGAGGATTTTCAGGAGTAATGGATTTACGTTTTCTTGCACTTCTTTGAGTTGCTGGGATGTTATTTCCAGGATGACCAGTGAATGGTTTAAATTGAGAACTTTTTTCTTTTGCTATTGATTCTTCACTAATTAAATTCTTAACACCATCACTGCGATGGAGCAACCCAATTACCACTGGTTGCTGAGCATCATCCCCATCAATAAAAAATCCAAAACAAGTTTCCCCACCTTTTAGATTAATTGTAGCACCCATACCACCCTGACCACTTCCAAATGCAGGGTCCATCATAATCTGTGCCCAAGGCAAATCATCATCAGGAAGGACATTGCCATCAAAAGTATGATGTCCAACAATCCTTACTTTACATCTTGCTGCCCATACTTTTCCATCGGAACCTTTTTCTTCGGAAAACTGAGACTTACTTTTCCAAGAATTTTGATTTGCTACTTGACCAATCCACCAGTGAAAACCATCTTTACCAATATAATTGGATTTTAATAATGCTTCTTCAATCATCGTAAATTTTACATTCGGAGGAATCAGGATTTAACGCACAAAACAATTCAAATGTTGTTGGCGTTTGTGTTGCCGTAGGATTATTTTTTTGATATTTAATAAGATCCTCAAGATATGCACTTAAGTATCTTTTTCTTTGTTTATTTATTGAGGACTCCATAAGTTCCTCACAAATTTCATTTATAGTTTCTTGTAAATCCATTTTTCTTAAACATTTTCGGGACCATAAAGACCATAACTATCACGAATTAATTTTACACTTGTAACCATTTGATTTCCTTCAAAGTGATGTCTCAGTTCTTTAATCAAATATTTTCCACTTTGTTCATTGTCTGCTTCTTTATTATCAGATCTTGTGATCTTTGGAAACTGAGCATTTATAATATCTCCAACTTTTAATCTTATATTGCAAGGTATGACCATATTTAGTGCTTGTGTGAACAATAAATTATATCTAGAATAAGACATTGACATATCAGCACCACTCCTTGACTTACCACTTATCGTACCATCGTTGTTTAAATTTCCTCTATCAGAAACTTTAACCATAATTCTACTAATACTATCTCCAAATTCATCAGAAACAGCAATGCTTTCTGCTGCACCTAGTTTATTTTTAACTTGGTCTTTTAATGTATACTTATAAATGTCTAAAGTATTTGAATACAAATCAAAATAATATGTTTTATTTGCATACATACCAACTCTCAAGGATTTCATTAAATCAATATTCTTTTCGTACTTGTAATTTAAAATTCTAAAATTTGTTTCTACATTATTACTCTCAATGATTGGAGCATATTGATAATTGTATATTGATTCCTTATCAGCACTATTATTTTGAATCTTAGTACTTGACACTAAACTATCAATACTTCTAAAGTTAAATCCATCTTTATTTTCATAGAATAAAAACCCTGCAGTTCCTTTTGCTATTCCACTATTATTTCCACCCGACGTTCCAGAGTTTTGTCCATTCGCAGGAACTGCTTTTGGTCCCAACCAAGTTAAAATATGAAATGGTTTTCTATTATTTCCAATAAAAGAAAAATCGTTGGATGTTCCTTCTATATTTTCACTCTTAAATTTTTTAGTTTTTAATACATCCTTTAAAATTTTAGTTACTGTAGTTTGAATATTACCTGTATATTTTCTTTCACATCTAGCAGTATCATTTGTTAATCCTTCACGAGAAACTAAATGCAATGTAAACATTTCACTTGATTTTTGAGCATCAAGGTTGCTGACCTTATAAACATAAAAAGCATTATCACCATCAAATAAGAACTCACCAAATGCGGTATCAACACTGATAGAAACTTTTTCTCCACCACGAATTGGTAAAAGATTAAACAAACTTGTACTATTAACTATTTGTGCAGTAGCAGTTATACAAGGAGATAAAATATCCTCAAAGTAATCAAAAAATAGTAACGAGTTAGTAACGTCAAGTTTTTTACTACCATCCAATGATTGTATAATGAAATAATTCGGTTTAAATGCTGCTACAGATTGAGACATTAGCTTGCTGACAGATTAGTAAGTAACATAGTTTTCATAAGACTATTTACCACCTGTCCTTCATCTGGACCAGGAAGAATTACAGTACCTCCCCCACCTCCACCAACTGGAATAAAAACTGGTTTTTGTTGTCCTCCTCCACCTTGAGAACTCATCATCATTGGTATAATTGTTGTAACCTGTTGTAGTTGATTATAAGAAGGGTATTGTTGAAGATTTTGAATCATTCCAGATTGATATGCAGCAATTGCTTCTGGTGTCAAATCTGGACCTCCTATTCCAGGTCTCTTTGGAGCATCCATTATTGCTTTAATTCTGGAGAGATTTGAATTTGGATCACTTGCTTCATTTGCGATAATAGATTTATGATACATTACATTTAATTTTTGTGCTTTTGCTAATTTTTCAACCAATTCAGCAGTTTTCAAATTATATTCCTTTTCTCCAGGAGCACCAGTTTCACCTTTTGTCACATCAGCGTGTCCTGCAAAAATATGATATGCACGTTTAGGGTCTTTCATCATTGCTTCAACTATTCTTCTTGCATTTGCTTCAGCACCTAATGCCATATCTGTTTCTAGAATGTTTCCACCTCTATTTGTAACACCCAATCCTCCTCTAAAATTTTTACCATAAGTCCCGAAACTAGACACAAGTGCTTGAGAAACAGCAGTATCTGGACTAGTATTACTTGGGATTAATCCTGTTTTTTGTCCTTTTGCATTTGGGTCTGCGTGCAATTCTAAAACAAAAGGATTAGAACCTGCTCCCGAAACTCCTGACTTTGGTTTTGCTTTTACATTTCCACCAAATCTGAAATACTTGTCTCCTTCATTATTTGGTATTTGAATACCACCTCCTCCTCTTCTAACTTCAAAATGGACGTGTGGTCCAGTAGAACGTCCAGTACTTCCGACATTTCCAATTACAGTTCCAGGTTCTATTTGTTGTCCTTGTTTGACTGATATTTTACTTAAGTGCCCATAAAGAGTTGTATTACCACCAGGGTGGGAAATCATAACCATATATCCGTATCCACCATCATTCCATCCAGCAGAAGTAACGGTTCCTGGTTGAATTACACTTACCGGAGTTCCATCTGGTCTAGGATAATCAACTCCATTATGTGGTCTCCCCCATCTCATTCCATAAGAAGAAGATACAACCCTACTTGGAATGTCTCCACCTTCTGCAGTCATTTCTGGAAGGTCCCCCGGAAGTTCAGGGGAATCGGGAATTGCATCTGGATCTAATCCATAATCCATCATCATTTGATCAGAACCAGCAGTAGATGCTGCAGCATTCATTACATTTGCGAATGACTTATAAACAAAGTTCTCAAACTTTCCTACAGAGTCACTAAATCTGTTTATTATATCACCAAATCCACTTTCTTGAACTGATGCTTTTTGTTGCTGTTCCTGTGCTTTTAGTCTTTCTTCAACTTTACTAGACACACCTCCAGCACCACCAGTCGCAAGTTCATACGTTCTATCTGCAGCATAACCACCAAGAAATCCACCTGCCATACTTCCAAGTACAAAACCAAGTCCAGGAATTGGAATCAATGCTTGCCCAATAGCACCACCAAGCAATGAACCAGCAAGATTTCCTACTGCTCCTGATGCTGCTTGTCCTGCACTTTCTCCTTCTGATAATCCCTGAGCAAAGTCCAATCCAGAAAAAACCGCATTCAAAATACCTACAGATTTAAGTCCTCCAAATTGCAACTTGGAACCAGAGACCATTGGTTTTGGTGGTCTTAATCCTCTGGTATTTTGAGGAGCTCCCATTCTTCCTCTTGGTGGGAACATATTACCAAGAAATCCAGCAACATCCAATGCACCATCCAATAATGATGATAATAAATTTCCAGGAGAACCAAAACTTGATGCAATGTTTAAGTTTGCAAGTTCTTTAATTTTTCTTTTTTCTGGTAACTTTATTCTTTCAATTTGTTTATTTTGAGTATTTAAAAATTTAGAAAAATTAATAACTTCTCTTTGAATTCCTTTTAGTCTTCTTGAAGAATCTCCACTAAAAGAAACTATGTTATTGGAAGCAGCAACTAAAGGAGAAGAGATTACTTTTTTCATTATCCGTCTACTATGTTATAAACCATTCTTGAATATAAAACTAAAAAGTTATCGGTGTTTGTAGAAGGTAATAGTGGAACTGAAGGTCCATTTTTTTGAGTTGATGGTGGTGCCGAAACACCTCCTCCACCACCTTGAGATTGTTGAGGAATTGTGCCAGACAAATCTATTGGTACAATATTTGTTTGTGATTGTGCTGCTGTCTGAACAGGTTGCGAAACATTGGTTGCTAAGTTTCTATATTGATCTCTTTTTTCTGGGGGAAGCATATAATCTGGTAAATCTGGCCCACCTTGCCCTAAAGGTGATTGTTGGGGAGAGGGCAATACTGGAGCTGGTGGTGCTCCAGGAATTGTTCCAGGGACTCTTTTAGATTGCCTTTCTTTTATTTTCTGTAGAAATATTCTATTTTTTTGTTCATGTGGATTGTCAGGTGTATACGCAGAACCAACAATCGGTTTGCTATAAGCAGCTCTTTCAAATTCATTATAAAAAAGACTTGCAGCATCTTCTGGTGTTTTTGCTGCTTTCATTCTATCTAAAGTTCCAAGTTGTTGTGCCTCTATAACCCCATACTGCAATTGGGCCTGGTGACTCATTGGATCAAGATTTTTAGATTTTGCCCATTCCTTAAATCTTGCTTCTCTGTTTTTATCTAATTGAAACATTCCAAAAAAACCACCTTCTGGTGCATTAGTTCTATAACCACTTTCCCTCATTGCATTGGACAACATACCATAAGCAACATTTTCTCCATAATTTTGTTTAAGATAATCAAACATTTGAGATTCAATTTGTTGTTGATTACCACTTATCTCACCAGTTGGTGGGGGAGTGATTCCAGGACCAGGACCACCAGGACCAGGACCACCAGGACTACCAGGACTTCCCCCACCACCTCCTCCACCACTACTTCCACCACCAGGAGGTTTAGAACCTTTCCCAATGCCAACCATCGTATTGATTGCTGCAATAAATCTCTCTATCGCAGAACCAAAAGTTGATATAATGTCTCCACCATCTCCTGGTTGGAACATTCCTGCTCTGATTTCATCAACATTAGAAAGTGCATTGACTGCACCAGCACCAACAGCACCTACTCCAAGAGCACCAGCACCAAGAGCAAGCATTTTGCCTCTTCCTTTAAACATATTCCCAAGTCCTCTTGGTGCGCTCTTTCTCACACCACCCATAGGAACATCAACATCAATATCAATTCCACCTCCACCACCAGGAGTTGCTTTTGGGAGATTTGATAATTGTTGTACTATTTTTACAATGACCTGACGAATTAATTTTGCAACTTCAAAACTTTCAGTAAATGATTTTGAAAGACTTTTTAAATTATCACTTATTCCATTCACAAATTTTTTGTTCCCAAAAAACTGAATAAATTGTGTTACATTTTTATAAGTAGTTAAAAATTTACTTATAATGCTAGTTGGTTTTGCAGAATCAACGTCAGATACTCTTTTCTTATAATCTGAGGTAAAACTCTGAAGAGTATTATTTAAAGTACCTGTTATATTATTTGTAATATTTGTAGAAATAGTACTTACAATTGAATCTACTGAAGATGGAACTGGTTTTGCAGTACCCCTCTGAAATCCTACTATTTTATTTGCAGCAGAAGCAATTGAAGATGTCCCAAGAAAAGACCCACCAGAAATAAAATTTCTAGCAAGTTGTTGGTTTGTATTCTGTTTACCTACTATTTTTTCTGGGTTCAGAACCGAACCTATTGCCATCTTACTTTTTTCTTTTGAAATTATTTATTGAGCATTTTGTTGTTTTAATTTCTCATCTTCAATATGTTGTTGAAGAAGTGTTAAGTAGATATCTCTTTCCCAAGGGATCATATTTCCAACATCACCAATCGGCCATTTATGAAATTGAAGTAATGCGAAGTTAATTCTAAAATATGCCTCCAATTCCATATATGCCATACTCAACCGAAAAAAGATGTTAACCCCTCCAACGTAACTTCACTTTCAACTCCTGTCTTTGGATTCTTGACTTTTACTTTATGAGCAAGTTTTGGCATTGTACTAAAAAAGTTTTCAATTTGTTTAAATTGATTTGAATCTAATGATTCAATCCAAGAAACTAATTCTTTCTTTGTGCAATCAGATGCTGCCCAACTCTCTTCTGCACTGAATATTATATCAATACAAGAAGCAATAATATCTAATGACTTTTCAATATTTGATGCACTCTGTTCTGTACTAAAATCAAAATTATTTTTAATAAACTGATCTAAAGATGGATACTTCATTCTTAAAGTTAAATTTCCATCAAGATTGATATCAATACTATGACCTTCTTCTTTTTGAACTTGAATTTCATCAATATAAATTGTGACTGGAACTTGGGTTTCCATATCATCACTGCAAGTAATAATCAAATCAATAGATTCACCAACAGACTTTGAACGAAGATTTAAGAACAAATATTCAATGTCAAAAGTTGGAAGTTCCTCTACTTTAACTCCTTTGGTTAAAATGCAATCCTTTAATACTTGTTTAATTGCATTTGTAATTTCTTTTGTATCTTGGCTTTCAAGAGCAAGAATTAATATTTTTTCTTCTTTAACTAAAAATGGTCTGTATTTAATTGTTTTTCCAGTTGAGGGTAAAACCAATTCATACGTTGGTGTAGAAATCTTAGGTAATGGCATAATTCAATAGTTCAGTGCTTTTATTTATTTACGTCCTTGCTTTGTGTTTTTCAATTACATAACGTGAATAACTAAAAGTAACTATTGTTTTAGTGATTGTACTTCCTTCATAAGTTACTGGCATCGCTGCTATGTTTGTAGGAAATGCATCAATTAAACGATAGGTTATTCTTGGTACATCATTAGTTTTATTTAAATCTCTTTCAAATTTTACAATTGATATAATTCTCTTATATGTATCTGGATATTTAAGTCTAAAAAAGTCTGAACGATTTTTTGCGTCTCCCTGTCCTTTCGGATTTGGTTGAAACTCTCCGTCATCTGTATAAATGGGATTGATATAATTCATCCATTCCTCAAAAAGACGAATAAGTTTATAATCATAGTCAACATAGAAAGTCATCGTCACATCAGGATAAACTCTTTTAGTTGGAAATCTTTCTATCACCCCTTGACGTGACCCAATCTCCTCTGTGACATCAAAAGTTGCACCAGGAAGTGAAGTCTCTGCACAATAAAAATCAAATAAATTTGAGACTTCTAAATTATCTGTAATTTCAGCTTTTTTCAACCATCCCATCAAATTAACATCATTATTAGTCAAGTGCAATGATACTTTAAATTGACTAGTGAGAGATAATTTACCAAAGATTTTTCTTGCTTCATCTGTTGTCTTATACAAAAAACCAACTTCAGGTTGTCCTGCTCCTGGTCCTCTTGATGCCATTTATAAATACGATTAAGATTATATAATATGTATGCCTCGTAACGAAGATAGTAAATATAGACAAGGAAAATACAGACCACAAAACCCAGAAAAATATAATGGTGACCCAACAAATATAGTTTATAGGTCATCATATGAATTAAAGTTTATGCAATATTGTGACTTAACTGAAAGTGTAAATACTTGGAAGTCTGAAGAATTTTGGATCCCATATCGTTCTCCAATAGACAATAAAGTTCATAGATACTTCCCAGACTTCTTTGTTAAGTATAAAGATAAGAATGGAAATAATAGACATCTAGTTGTCGAAATTAAACCACAAAAAGATTTAAAAATGCCAGAAACAAATCCAAAAAGAAAAACAAAATCTTGGGCATATGCAGTCAAAACTTGGGCAGTCAATCAAGCAAAATGGGAAGCAGCAAGAGAATATTGTGCTGATAGAAATTATGAGTTTCGTGTGCTGACAGAAAAAGATTTAGGAATTTCCATCAAATGATAGCAGAAGAAATTATCAAAGAAACAGGAGGAAAATATAAAAGCACTAGTTGGTATGTGAATTCTTTAATGAATTCTTTATTAGAATATAATAAAAAAAATATCAATCAATTGGATACAAGTTTTATTATTCCAGGGGATTTGGTATTTTTTATGTATAGTGCCAAATACCCACAACGATATGATTATTGGGATATGCATCCTTTATCTTATATTATTGAAGTAAATCCAAGAGAAGGTTCTTTTTTGGGTTCAAACCTTCATTATCTGACACCAAAATATCGTGAAGCAGTTGCAAATTCTTATCTAAATAAATCAGGTATTGTAAATGCACCCAAGAAAACTTTACATAAATATCTCTTCTCTGGAGTAGTAAGTGATTTCTTCAAAGTGCCTGAAGGAGAATGGGGAGGAGTATCCTTACTTCCTACAGAGAAATTTGTTGATAGAAGAGGACAACCTGTATTTAAAACTAAAGTTTGGGACGCACCATAAATGTCTTGGATTACTCTAGATGAAGATTTTTATAGATCCACCCCTCCAGGTTCATTTGGAGAAATAAAACTTGGCATAAATTACAATTATAAGACAGGAGATTATGAACTAAAAGGTTTATCCCTTTTAAGTCCTTCTGTGTATTTTTCTAATGGTGTTTGGTATTCCGATGCAATAAAAGATCCAAAACTATTTGTAGATGGTGATCCAAATAGACCAACACAATTAGCAAAAGATTTATCAATTGATATTAATAAAAAAGTTTATGCTGCATTTCAAACAAGAGGTGGAACAGCAAAAGGTAATGTGGTTAATACTGCAGCAAAACCAGAAAATAAAGATAAATTTCGTGTTTATAATGCTCCAGTAGGATCAGGTCCACCACCTTCAATTCCTGGAATTGGTACGGCATTGTCTGCTCCACTGGGACAAGGAAACTTCTTTGATCCGGGACTTAATCTAGGAAATTATAAAAAATTTGAAAGTGTAAATGAAGATAAGTTATTTAAAGGTGTACTGAAATACCCAAAAGATATACTAGAAAATCAACAAGATACCCTCCATATTGAAATGTTTAGGTATCGTCCACCTCTTGGAGACTTATTTGATCCGAAACCAGGCACAACACCTGTAAATATTGCAGATATATTTACAAAAGGAGTTCAAAGAAATAGTGCCCTATTAAAAGATTCTATAGGTTCCGTAATTTTACCAATCCCCGCAGGAATATCAGACTCAAATAATGTAGAATGGGGAGATGATAGAATGAATAATATGACAACGGCAGTGACTGGTGCTGTTGGGCAAAATTTATTTGGAACTGGACTTCAACAAGCTTTAGTTGGATTTACCAATGCACTCGCACAAACAAAGGCAGGACTTTCATTACCTACAGGTGCTATAAATCAAGCAGCATTATTAAAACAAGCAGGTGCGGACTTAAATATGCCAGAAGTGAAAACAGCATTAATGGCAATGATATTAAAGAATGCTCAATTTGAAGTTTCCCCAGAAAGTATTTTGGCAAGGGGTGCTGGCATAGTTCCCAATTCAAATCTTGAATTATTATTCAGAGGTCCAACTCTCCGTCAATTCCAATTTGCGTATCGTTTCAGTCCAAGAAGTGAAGAAGAAGCAAAGGACGTAAGAAGAATTATTAGATTCTTCAAGCAAGGAAGTGCTGCTAGAAAGCTAAATGCATCAGGAGGTGCTGGGCAAGGATCAGTTTTTCTTGGATCTCCAAATGTATTTAAATTAGAGTACAGAACAACAGGAAAAAAACCAATTGAAGGGGTAAATAAATTTAAAATATGTGCTCTTCAAGGAGTGTCGGTAAATTATGCACCTGATGGTCAATGGTCTGCATATGAAGAAGGGCAACCTGTTTCATATACAATGACACTAGGATTTCAAGAAATTGAACCAATTTATGAAAGTGATTATCAAGATAAAATCTTTGATGGTTTATCTAATGATTATGCAAAAATTACCGACGACGATATAGGATACTGATATGTCATACTTTAGAGAACTTCCCAATTTTGAGTATATCTCAAACTTTCCAAATCAAAGTTTCAATGATGATTATATAATCACAAAAAATCTATTCAAAAGACCAAAACTTAGAGAAGATATTGCCAATGCAGTTACAGCATTTGAATATTATCAAATTACAGATAATGAAAGACCAGACCAAGTAGCACAAAAAGTTTATAACAATTCTGATCTTGATTGGGTCATTTTAATTGCAAATAATATCACAAATTTAAATGATCAATGGCCTTTAGACAATAATAGTCTCTATAAGTATCTTTTAGACAAATATGGTGACGATGAAACTATAGGAGAAGTTCATCATTATGAGACAATAGAAGTTAGAGATGATTTTAATAGACTAATTGTTCCTGGTGGTTTGTATGTTGACCCACCAAAAACAATATCAGTTACAACAAATTCAACAGATCTTGATTATAATCTATCTGAGTTTCCAAGTGCCGATACAAACAATGTAATCACAATCAATTTAAACCAATTCGTTCGTGTTTTCGGAAACAATGTCACAAATGAAAATACAGATGCGATTGTAAAAGATATTGAAACTAACAAATCATTCTTACAAGTAAAGGCAAGAGACACTAATACCCCAATTTCAATTACAAATACTTTATCCGATTGGCCAAATAGTTGGGGTGGAAGTTTTGCAGTAGTAGGAAGAAATAGCATATCAACAACAATACAAGTCGGTGATGTTGTATTTGATAATGATGTCGTATTAGATCCAACATTGTATGAAATTGTCGGAGAACTTCAAGATGGAAAAGTAGTTCCAGTGTTTAAATTTTTACCTCAATCCTAAATAAAAATAAAAATGGCAACTCCATTACCTGGTGTAAAAATAAAAATATCAACAGAAAAACAAGATACTAAAATTACCACACCTACTGGAAATATAGTATCAACAAAAAATAGTTTTAAAGCAGTTACAAACTATGAATATGAAGTTGATCAAAATGAAAAGAAAAGACTCATTTTAATTCTAAAACCAGAATTTGTATCTGTGTTCGTAAGTGATATGAAGAATATTATGAAATATGATGAGTCTTCTCAATACATAAACCGAACAACTAAACGTGGTTATAATCCAAAAATCACAGGGGTTTGAACCCTACAGACAAAAAAATACCCCCGATTTTTTCGAGGGTAAAATGGATTTAAAAGTCGATTTTGAAATCAGGACTCTGCCAACTTTTGGAAGTATGAGAGAGCATCGTCCTCATCTTCATCATCTTCACTACTAGAAGATTTACTAGAACTCAAACTATTCAATTCGGAACGAAGATTGCTGGGAAGTTCAGAAGAAGATGTTTTACCACTTCTTTCATTGTTCCACTCTTCCTCTTCATCGATAGTTTCTGGATCTTGCATCTTAGGAACACCACGAAGACCCAAAGTATACTCAAGACGTTTTTTCAAATCATCATATGACTTGAATTGAGATGCATCAGTAAAATCATTCAGATTATGAAGAGACTTATAGATTTTTTCAAGTTCATCGTCATCATCAAGAAGAATTGAAGGTGAAGCAAACTCTGATTTATCATAGTTCCAATATCCATCTTTCTTGACCAGTTTCAGTTTGAAGTTTGCTCCTTTCCAAAAGTCAAAGGGGTTGATTGGTTCTTCATCATCAAACTCAGGTTGCATTGCTGCAGTAATCTTATCGAAAACTTTTTTGCCAAACTTATAAAGGAATACTCTACCTTCATTTGCAGGATTGGCAGGATCTTTTACGACATAAATGTTTGCAAAATATGAAAGTTTACGTTTACGATCACGAACAATATTTTGATTATCCTTACTTCCAGTATTCCACAATTCACGATTAGCCTCACAAACAGGACATTGTTGACCAAGAGTAGTGAGACAATTATCAATCAACCAACCACCAGTGCCTTGAAATGCGTGAGACCACACTTGCACCCAAGGAAGATCATTACCTTCAGCAGCAGGAAGAAACCTAATAATTGCGGAACCAGTACCACCTTTATCCATCACGGGTTTCCAAAAACGATCATCATCTTTGGAACCACTTTCATTCAATTTTTCTACTTGTTTGATGAGTTTCTCGGTCAAAGAACCCATCTTGGATTGCTTTTTAAGATCAGCAAAGGACATTTGTATTCTCCGTATTAGTAGTATTGAGACGTATTGTACGTATTAATTGTAGCAGGCAACGAATCAATCGTCAAGAGACTTTTCGAGAGCGTCAATAGATTTTTCCATTTTTTCAAACAATATAGACACATTATTGACTGGACCAATACCAAACATTTGTGCTGATTCAAGAATTGTATTTTTCATTTCTATTGCGTCTGGATCATCTGATAAAGAAATTCTAAAAATAAAATTTTTCTGTTTCTCTAGAAACAATTTCATCTTACCGAGATGTTCTTTTTTCTTTTCTTTACTAAAAAAAGGAAGTTCAAACATCTCATGAAAAATTTCTTTCTGAAGATCATCAAGTTCTTTCAATGATTCTCTGACCACATCTGAATCAAAAAATCTACTCATAATACGTTCTCCTTCAGAATTTTTTTATACCTATCTACATCTATATTTAGAAAAGGTTTGTATTTTTTAATTCTTAAACTTACGGATTCCCACACTGGATCAGTGAGTTTTTTATCAAATCTCTTTACATACTCAAGAATCATATCAAGTATAACCATTGTTTCTAAAGATAATTCTTTAGAAAAATATAATTTTAATATTTCTGGATGGCAATTTGCACTTATATCAAACATTTTTTCAAAATTTTCTTTTGTAAAAATGCTCTCTATTTCTTCTTTAAACAAATAAGTCATTGATTGAGATTTTTTTAACCAATCAGAAAAAACATCTTCTCCACATTTGATAATTTCACCAATCCAAAGTGATTGTGGATCATCACACTCAACAAAATTTGCGACAAAATATGCCTTAATTTCTTCGTCATTCTTCTGTCTAGAAGTTCGTTCAAAAAAATATCTATCCTTCCTCTTATGAAAGGAGTCCAAAGATGCTCTGGACTTTCCACAATACTTGAAGTAATCGTAATTTTCTTTTGTGAAATGATTTTTAAATGCTAAGTAAGTTTTATAAACATCAAAAGGAGTCACAATGGCAATTTAGCACGAGTAGTTTTTTTCAAAAAATTCAATTGGGTGGCATCATTCTTAATTTTTTCCTTTAATGGTTTTGAAATTAATTTTGATATTGTTTCAATTTCAATACTATTTTCTTCACAATAAGTAACTATTGCATCAATATAGTTAATCTTTGAATTCTTTACGATGCTTTCTATATCTTGAGCAAATTTTTGAGGACATAAAAATTTGCTATTTAATTCTTCCTTGACTTTATCATTCATATTCGTGAAGTTTATCTCTAACAAATTCTCTAATATATTTGGTGAGTAGTTTGATGTACTTTGCTTTGTCATATTCTTCATAAACGATGCATTCTCCATTTTCGCAAGCCATAATAATTACAAATTTCTTTACCATTATACCAGTAAGTTCATATAACATACAAGCATAAGCAGCACACTGAACAAAATAGTGTTCAATCCAATCCCGTGGTTTTGGTTTTTTGGATGTTTTGAAATCTATAATTGCTAGTTCGCCATTATATTCCGCAATACAATCTACTGTTCCTGCAATTCCCAAAACTTTACTATAAAGGGAATTTTCAAGTGCGTGAATATTATTTATATTATTCAAATAAGGTTTTGCAATTCCAAATAAAACTTGAGAAATTGGTAAAATATCATTAGGTAATTGTTCATTTTTCAAATATGTTTCACATAGTGTGTGCATGTCAGTACCACGACTGGTTGCTTGCTTTGTGATTTTATTTGCATTTTCTTCTCCAACTTTTTGTCTCCAATCTGCAAAAAATTGCCGATTTTTATGACTCGTCACAGAAGTAATAGAAACTAATTTTATAAATTCTTCTTCTTCAGGAACTTTATAATAACGAACACCATCTATAGTTTCTCTTTCAAGTTTAGGAAGATTAATATTGATATGATCAAATAAATTTTTAGTTTCCTTTATTTGTTTTTTTCCATACAATTCATTGTATTTTTCAATAAGAGGATTTACCATCAATAACCTGCTTCTATTTTTGCAATAATATATTCTTTAACAAGTCCAGAACGAACAATATCGTCTACTCCAAATTCAACAATATCAACAGAATCCATTTTTCTTAAAACATTCATAAAATCACTGATTCCATTTCTTTCATTTGTTTTGATCAAATCCGATTGTGTTGCATCACCACAGAACATGATTTTTGTATTTTCTCCAACACGAGTAATAATAGAATCAAGTTCATGGAAATTTAAGTTTTGAAACTCATCAACAATGATGATTGAATTGTCAAGAGTTGTTCCACGAAGAAACGAAGTGCTCCAAAATTTAATCGTTTCTTGCGTTTTTAGATTACCATAAAGCATCTCAAAGTCAGCATCAGATGGCATCTGGAACATATACTTAACCATATTCTTGTAAGGAATCTGGTAAATATCTGCTTTATCATCGTGACTTCCAGGCAAAAATCCAATCTCACGAGTAGCAACTAATGAACGAACAATATAAACTCTCTCATAAGGACTTACTTCATCAAGTACATCCTGAAGAGCATTATAAAGAGTAATAAAAGTTTTACCTGTACCAGCACAACCATAAGCAACAATATGCTTTTGATTTTTATAAGATTCAAAAAGTTTCTTTTGATTTTCTGTTAAAGGTTCAATGTCAATCAGATAATCAGAACTGATTGGTTTTCTCCTCTTCATTTGTTTTGCAGTCATACCAATACCAATTGGTTGATTGTCATTATTTCTTCTTTTTCTTGCCATAGTTAAATTGGTTTTACGTTTGCACCTGGAACTTTTGAAACTTTACGTAGGACATCATTCCATCCTGGATTTCTATTGACGTGTTTGCTCAATAAATCCCCAACCTCCCCTGGAGAAGGGCAGGTCGATGGATCTGACCAATCACGAATCCATTCTGGATTATCATTTTTCCACTGGTCCCAGTTGTGGATACTCATTTCCACTTCTTTCTTTTCACCAGTTTTTATATTCACTACGGGATACGTCGGCATTGTTATAATTTCAAGATAAATTTATTTATTATGGACTCAAACGAGCACGATATAACCTTTTTTCTTCATAATATTTCCAAACATTTGGTGCCCATCTTTGAAGTTCAGGAACAAAACCTTCACATAGTGCTTGAATCTCAAGTTGAGCATCAAGTTTCGAACGAAGATCCATAAAGTGAAGAACAGAACGAAGATTGAAAGACACTACAAAATTCTGACGAATTGCCTGAGGAAGATAATCACGAATATGTTCCTCACACATTCCCTGCTCATAGTAATCAGCATACTCCTTACATTCATCCAGAATACGTTCTAATTTGCGTTGACGATGTTCTTGAGTCCATTCATACTTCTTACCCTTACGATTAGTATAGAACCCCTCAGGACGCACATAGAACACTTCTTCAATATCAAGTTCTTTCTTGGCAACTTTTACTACACGTTTACCAGTATAACGCTGAGATTGAACATCCCAAGAAGTTCCAATACGATGAGTCCTTGCCTGAACAATTACATTATGAACAAATCCAGATACTGAAAAAGTAATTGCAGGGTGCTCCAATGGACCCCAATGCCCCCTTTCATTCGCAAGAAGTTGTTCCACAATCCACTCACCACATTCTTGGTGATTAGGTACTTTGACTTCATGAATAGGAACTTCAGAATAATCTCCTTTTCCTGCCTGCCAAATTACCTGTTCTGGAATTGGGTAGGATTGCAGTTTTACAACTTGAAGTCTCTTATCAAGTTCCAGAAGATCTTTTGCTTTAATAGGTTTCATTTCTTTCCAAATCCTTTTGATGTTTTTGCTTCAAGTTCTGCGAGTTGCTCTTTCAATGTTCGCAGTTGTTGTTTCATTTCTATGATTTTTTCTTCGGTATAAAGGTGATCTTGTTTAACAAGTCTCTCAAGTAATTTTATAAGTTCTCGTGCTTTATTGGTCATAAGTCACTATCCTCAAAAATTTCGTCATAATCCAAAATTGGTTTTTTCCCCATTGGTTCTTTAGGTCTATATGAAGAAGTATCAGAATAAATTTCTGCTTTCAGAGAATCAACCAATAATTCAAGATTACGAACAATCAGTTTTAGTTTGTCTTTGTCCATAAAATTCCATTCTCTTTCAAAATTTTAACATAAAAAAAGGAGAGAATCAACCTCCCCTTTTGTATTATTTTTTTGATTTTTTATTATCTTTAACTTTATAGTTATATGACTTTGGATTTATGGTTCCCTCTGACCACTTGATATTCATAATGCTTCCTTTTCCATATTGATCATAATAATTATCAAATACTTCCACAAAGGAACCTGCTTGAACAATGTCATACTTTGTTTCTTTATCTTCTTGATATGTAACCAAATAAGAATTTCTTGGCAAAGATTTGTTATTTGCTACAGAAGGATCACAATTTTTATGTATTAAAACCATAATCAACTTCTGTTTCCCCAGGTAATGTCTGGGTATGCTTCAGATACAATTTCTTTAGTTATTTTGTATCTTGTTTGTAGTTTTTTATCCTTACAAAGACAGATAATTTCTGCTTCTAATGGATGAAGTCCTTCTAACAAATTGACAAAAATATTCTCTCTTCTGATTCCATTCAAAGAATCATTTCCACCTTTTACAAAGTTATAAAGCAAAGTATACTCTTTTCTGAGAGTAGAATATTTTTGATCAATTGCTCCAATTGAAGAATCACTCATCTGCTTAATTGCATCTTCAATTCTCTCAGACATTGTTGTCGTCTTCATCGTATTGTCACCAAAAAAAGGAACATCTCCTTCTGGTAAAAGTGAAATTACCGATTCATCAAAATTCCAAATAAAAATTGCTTTCAATGAATCGTGTTCATATTTTTTGAGAATCTCGACTTTTTTTGCATTTGTCTTTTGTGAACTTGCAAGATTTAAAACTTCAAAGGCAAATGGATTTGCTGGCAATTCTACCACTTCGTCCAAAACCTTCTTTGCCCTTGAAGTAGGTTTTCTGGTCGTTGTTTTTTCTTTTATTGTCATTGTCATAAAAAATTAATACAGAATTAGATTAATTAAAATTTATTTATCATTCATCATCATCAACTAGTTCATCATCAAAATAATCTGGTTCAAATCTTACTGAAACAATTTCTTGATCTATTAACTCACCATTTTTATCGTAAAACTCTGGATGATAAGCAATTTGTTTTGGTCCTTCTTGATAATTCATCATATATTCTCTGGCACTCCATCCAATAAAAAGTCCCACAATAAAAAACAAAACAATTAAAAAGGAACCAAATACTAAATCTATTGCTGCCATTGTTCTTCTCCGAGAGACTACTTTGTTTTCATTATATCTAATTCAATCTTGAAGAATATCTCTCGATTGAAGAGAGAAAATACTTTTTCAAAATTGAAAGTTTTTGGTATCAATTTTGTTTCTTCTTTCTCTCCTCCTTTTTTTCTAAGCATTAATTCAAATCCACGATTAATGCTATAATTTTCAGAATTATTTATAGACACGATCAAAGCATATTATTTTCTTGCAAATATGAAATTGTATCAGTACATCCACCGATATGCTTATCATTCAAAATCACTTGAGGGAAGGTAGAACCTTCTCCAAACTCTGAATAAAATTGATCTCTATTGAAATCAGTATTAAGTTCATAAGAAATAATATTATATCCCTTTGACTCACTTAAAAGATTTAAAACCATTTTTACCTTATCACAATAAGGGCAACCTTGCTTTGAATAAATTGTAAAATTCATAATACTTTTTAAACTTTATTTTGTCTTTGAGGATATTTATAGAGCACCTGCTCCTGCTTATTGTGCATCCATTTTAGTATAGCATGTCTTTTTTCTTCTGTAAAAAAAATTTGTTCGGAAAACCAATCTTCCCAGTGAGTATGTTTTTTATCTTGATTGCATCTATGACAACAACAAACAACATTGTTTGTGAAATCTGTTCCACCTTTTGATCTTGGAATAATATGATCAATTGTAAGGTTTTCTTCAGAATCACAATAAGCACATTTATGATTCCAATGTTCTTTAATGTGTTGCCTCCATATTCGTTTTGCTTCTCCAGAACTTGTCGTGTAAAGATTGAACAAGTACTCTTTGGACGAATGAAGAGGAGTCATAAGTTTTTGCAACTTATGAGTATTTAGAGATTAAACTTACGTCTAAATGCTTCAAAGTTTATTTGTATTTCTTCATTTGTTAATTCACGATTATAAATCATACAATTGTTCCACAAGCAACTATAGTTACTTGTTCCCGTTCCAAAGATTTTATCAAAGTTAATTTGTGGTGATGTGTTCCAATCGTTAGAAGAACCTAAAGTTTTTGTACTTCCATTAGTTGATATAAAAGTATAGTAACTTGACGTTACTCCAAAAACAACAAAAGTCCAATCAGAAAAAGATGTTGATTGTCTTACTGGTATTGGGTCTGATGTATTAGTGGTTGGATAAGATCTACTAGTACCCCAAACAATTCTTACTGCACCTTGTCCTCCATTTCCACCATCTCTCACGTTAGCATCAGATGTTGCGGGTCTAACTGAACCACCTCCACCACCATAAAGTCCCCCTACAGATCTTTGATTTAGTTGGTTTCCCGTTGATGAAGTTCCAGATTGACCACCAGATCCACCCCCTCCCCCATTACTGGGGGATCCTAGAGTTCCATTCGATCCCCTACCAAAAATTCCAACACCACCACCAGGGTTTGTGACCTCACCATTTTGTGTACTAATATACCCACCTCCACCACCTCCTCCACCAACACCATTTGAAGCAGATTGGGCAGGCGATGAACCACCTCCTGATCCACCATATGCAAATTCTGGTTCTCCCAAAGAACCTGAACTAGGATATCCTCCTGCTCCACCTCCACCCCCAGCAACTCCACTAGTCGTAGATTTTCCCCCACCACCTCCATGTCCCTGAAAACTTCCAGCAGGACCAGTCCTCGCAGTCCCACCAACTGTTCCTCCACTCCCTTCATTGTTAAGATTATATCCAGAAAATCCTCCACCTCCACCACCACCTTCAAGAAGTGCAGTACCTGAATGTGATCCAGTTTTTATGTAACTTGATTGACCAGCAGTTCCATTGGTAGGTAAAGTTTCAGGAGAACTACTGAGATAAGATGTTCCTCCAATTCCACCAGAACCAACTCTTATATACAATATATCTCCAGGAGTTACTGATATGGTAGATCCATAAGCAAGTCCTCCTCCCCCACCACCTCCTCCAGCTCTTGTTGAATCACTTCCTCCCGCACCACCACCACCACCAACACAAACAGCAGTGATAGTTGTTACTCCGACAGGAATAGTCCAAGTTGTAGTACCAACCGAAGTAAATACTTTTTGTCCTTCTATTTTTAAATTATCTTTTATTTCCCACCCATTAGAAGTTCCATATTTTCCAAATTCAATTGATTTAGTTCCGGATTGTTGCTGAAACCAATAATTCCATTCACTATTTGTTAAAGTTTCTGGTTTAATCATCATACAAATCGTAAATCCACGACCTGTTGAAGAACTTACACTTACGTTTGTATTGCTTATATAAGATGTTGAACCCGTTGATTCAAAATAACTTGTAGTCCCCGAAGATACAAATGTTTGATTGAATGAAGTGTTAGTTGCACCATATCCAACTAGATTTTTTATTGCTGTTCCGACACCAGAATATGACTTAGAGTTTCCAGCATCATTCAGATAAATCAATCCATCAGTAACAATACGAGGACTATGTGCTATTGTCATTATACTTTTTATTTCTATTTATTTTAATCTCTAAAATTTAAGTTATATTTTTAAAGATTAAACTTACGTCTAAATGCTTCAAAGTTTATTTGTATTTCTTCATTTGTTAATTCACGATTATAAATCATCACGTTGTTCCACAAGCAACTATAGTTACTTGTTCCTGTTCCAAAGATTTTATTAAGATTAATTTGATCAGAATTATTCCAATCATTAGAAGAACCTAAAGTCTTGGTTGATCCATTAGTTGATATAAAAGTATAATAGTCTGTTGTTACACCACAAACAATAAAAGTCCAATCACTAAATGATACCGATTGCGTTACTGGTATTGGGTCTGATGTATTAGTGGTTGGATAAGATCTACTAGTACCCCAAACAATTCTTACTGCACCTTGTCCTCCATTTCCACCATCTCTCACGTTAGCAAATATTGAAGTATGTCTTTTTGTTCCTCCTCCCCCACCATAAAGACCACCAACTGCTCTTTGGTTGGAGGAATTCCCAGATGAAGATGTTGCAGAGATGCCATCTGATCCAGATGTTCCCGCGGCAAGAAAGGTACTCTGAGAGGATCCAGATCCACCAGCTCCATTAATACCAGATGCTCCTATACCTACACCACCACCGGAATTATAGACTTCTGTTACAATATCATTGGCATTTGCACCACCACCTCCAGCACCACCAGTTCCAGCAGAACCAGACAAATCAGTTATACTACCATTTGCACCATTTCCTCCATTTCCACCATATCCTCCTGCTCCTGCTCCTCCTCCACTTCTAGAACCATCATTTGATCCACCACTACCTCCACTTCCACCTCCAACTCTTGCAGTTCCAGTAGAAGTTCCCCCAGATCCTCCACTGGCACCAAAACCGAATGCTCCACCTCCACCTCCACCACCTTCAAGAAATGCAGTACCTGAATGTGATCCGGTTTTTATGTAGCTTGATTGACCTGGATTTCCAGCGCTACCTTGAGAAAAAGCATTATCATAATTATAAGAACGACCACCAGTTCCACCAGTACCAACTCGTATATACAAAACATCACCAGGAGTTACACTAATAGTTCCATAAGCAAGTCCTCCTCCACCACCTCCAGTTCCACCATCAGAAGAAGCAGAACCTCCACTTGCTCCACCACCACCACCGACACAAACAGCAGTGATAGAAGTCACCCCATCAGGAACAGACCAGGTTGTAGTGCCGACTGAAGTGAATACTTTTTGCCCCTCTACCTTTATATTATCTTTAATTTCCCATCCATTGGAAGTTCCATATTTTCCAAATTCAATTGATTTAGTTCCAGATTGTTGCTGAAACCAATAATTCCATTCACTATTTGTTAAAGTTTGTGGTTTAATCATCATACAAATCGTAAATCCTCTTCCAGTAGAGGCACTTACACTTACGTTTGTATTGCTTATATAAGATGTTGAACCTGTTGATACAAAATAACTCGTAGTCCCTGAAGACACAAATGTTTGATTAAATGAAATATTAGTCGCACCATATCCAACTAAATTCTTAATTGCTGTTCCGACACCAGAATATGACTTAGAGTTTCCAGCATCATTCAGATAAATCAATCCATCAGTAATAATTCTAGTTTTGACGTATCTTCCCATTTAATTATCGTCTTTTTTCTTGTATTTATGGGCACAAGCACCCCTTGCCCAAGCACGACTTAGACTATTCACATGAGAACAAGGTTTTTGTTTTTTCCCGCAGTAAGGGCACTTAGCATCTGGAGGATCCGCAATGTATCCTTCTGGAGTATACATTCTTTTCTTTTTTTGATTCTCTGATTGTTTTCTTTTTCTGTGATTCATATTCTCACAGGTTCTGCTTGTCTATCAGGAAGTTTGATTTGTGGCAATTCATTGATCTTTTTCACCATCCAATTATCTTGGTGTTCTTGATATAATCTAGTATCAATTACAATTTCATTTGTAGGTAGTGCTTTCGGTATTTCAATATCAACTACAGGACCCATTAAAAATTTATTTCTAGTGATTGTTCTATTCTGTGGATCAAAAGAAACCATCACTAAAGCATCCATTTCATCTCCGCAATCTACTATTTTTCTTCCAGTCTTAATTTCAATGACTGAAAAATATTCTTCATTATACTTTTTCATTTTTAGTTTCCTTTTCTTTATTATAAGGCACTTCGGGTTTTCCGTAAAGACCTGGCCAAGTATCTCTGATTATTTCTGCAAGTTTATAAGGTGTCTCTGAACTTATCATTAATACTTTTCTAAAGAATAAATTCCATTCTTTTCCACAATTGCAGAGCAGGTATCGCACCAATCACCACAACACATATAAGTGATTTTGCCAAAATTACGAATGTTTCCATGATGAATATGACCACAAATCACACCATCATACTTCTTATCTCTTTGAGCACAATAAGAAGCAATATCAGTCTCATATTGATTAATATAATTCTTTCCACGAACTGTATTCTTCAAAGCATAAACCAAAGAAAACCGAAAGAATCGTTCCAACCAAAAACTCAATGGAGTAATAATCTCATATCCTTTATTAAATACCAACTGCTTCCAAGATCCAGAAGAATACTCCGAATACTTATCTCCATGGACACAAAGAAATTTATTTCCATTTGAATCCTTGTGGGTATATTCATCTAACATTCTAAAGTTATTGTGTTCAAAGTTCACATAACGACGAATCTGTGCCTCATGATTTCCAAGAATATAAACAACTTCTGTCCCTTTCTTAACTAGGTTTAAAATCTGATGAACACATTCGGTGTGTTCTTTTTTCCAACGAGTATTATATTTTTCTAAACAATGAATATCAATGATGTCACCAACCAAAACTAATTTTTTGGTCTTTATTTCTTTAAGAAACTTCAGAAACTTTTCTGTATTACATCGTGGAGTCCCTAGGTGAACATCAGACACGAAAACTGTATCGTAAGTCATAATCAGAATCTTTTTGGGGTATATTCCATTCCTTCTAAAAGTGCATCTAACATTGCTCCATATTCTTTAAATCTTCTGTCACCTGCAATAAAACATCTTTGTCTCATCCAAAGAGCATCTGCCAGAAGTTTAATCTGGTCTTCAGAAAGTTCTAGGTTTTTCATTTAATAAAAGCAACCTCTCTATGTATTAGAGATCTTGTGTGATGGACAATATAAACATTAGTATTCCAAAAAGTTGGAAGAGAACTAAGATAAGAAGCATAAAAAAAGGAGTTCAGAGAACTCCTCTTATTTATTTTTGAGATAAGATAAAGTCTTATATCTTAATCAAAGTGCATTACCGCGAGGTAGAACTTCCTCTGGGAACACAAAGTTCTCATGTGGTTGGTCTACTGGTGTTATCCACGCACGAAGACCTTCATTAAGAAGCACATTTTTTGTGTAAAATGTCTCAAACTCTGGATCTTCTGCTGCTCTAATTTCCTGACTTACAAAGTCATAAGCACGAAGATTAAGGGCAAGCCCAATGATACCAATGCTGGAAGTCCAAAGACCCATGACAGGGACAAATAGCATGAAAAAATGAAGCCAACGCTTGTTACTAAAAGCAATCCCAAAGATCTGTGACCAGAATCTGTTTGCAGTAACCATAGAATAAGTTTCTTCTTCCTGCGTAGGCTCAAAAGCCTTAAAAGTGTTTGCTTGATTTCCATCTTCAAATAATGTATTTTCTACAGTTGCTCCGTGAATCGCACAAAGCAGTGCTCCTCCCAGTATACCAGCAACTCCCATCATATGGAAGGGGTTGAGGGTCCAGTTGTGGAAACCCTGAAGGAACAGAAGGAACCTGAAGATAGCAGCAACACCAAATGATGGTGCAAAGAACCAACTGGACTGACCCAGTGGATACATCAAGAATACAGATACAAATACAGCAATAGGACCAGAGAATGCAATGGCATTGTAAGGTCTAATACCAACCAGTCTAGCAATTTCAAACTGGCGAAGCATGAATCCAATTAAACTAAAGGCCCCATGGAGTGCCACAAAAGTCCAGAGTCCCCCAAGTTGGAACCACCTGATGATATCCCCCTGAGACTCAGGACCCCAAAGTAGAAGAAGAGAATGACCCATAGAATCTGCAGGCGTCGACACAGCTGCTGTGAGGAAATTAGCACCCTCAAGATAGGAACTCGCCAACCCGTGGGTGTACCAACTTGTAACAAACGTTGTGCCAGTAAGCCAGCCACCAAGGGCCAAATAAGCAGTGGGAAAAAGAAGTAATCCAGACCAACCCACAAAGACAAAGCGATCTCGTTTAAGCCAGTCATCCAAGACATCAAACCATCCTCTCTGTGAAATAGGTTGTGAAAGTGTAGAAGAAGTCATAACCTCCTATGTGTTTCTCATATTTATCTTAACATAAGTTAACAAAGGAAGTCAATGAGTGTTTGTGCTCATTGAGCATATTTTGTTAGAGCATTTTTTACAATCACATCTTTTTCTTGTTCTATTAAAACTAAAATTTGTTCTTTCCATTTTTGATGATATACCTCATATGCTTCTTCTGGAGTGTCAAAATAACCAAGATGTGTTCTTTTTCCCCCGATAGGAGTTATTTGAGCACGATATGGTCTACCAGTTCTATTATTAATACAGACACCTTTGGGAAGGTCATTTTTACTTGAATTTGGTTTAAACCATAAATTAACAACTGGTCTAACCATCAAACATGTATCTGGTCCATAAATTTTATTTCCAGGTATTAAAATATCCTTATCCAATTCTTTATTTTCATAATCTTCCCATTGTTCTACCCATTCTTTAAATGCAGAAAGTTTATGCCATCGAGAATCAACAGAACATCCATCCCAAGGAGCATTTTTTTCAATTTGTTTTTGAGTGGTTCTAGAATAACATCTACCTAACATATCATTCCATTTTTTCCATATTTTAGTTTTAGTAAAATATGGAATATGAACATCATTAATTCCTATTCCGTGACATAAACCACGAAGTTCTGGTCTTGGTCCAGATTTTCCAATAACTGGACTATTATCACCTCTACCTCTTTGTGAAAAATTTCCCCATTTATCTACATATCCATTGGGATATTTTTTTTGATGTACCCATTTTCCATCTATTTTTTTCGTTACGACTTCAGTTCCATTTGACAAAACTCTAATATGAACACTTCCGTCAGGTTTTCTTTTCATAATTATTCCCAAAGATACTTATATTATTATACACTCATCCCCAATACATCTGCCCGAGAGTGAATAAGACAAACACAAGAACTGTAAATGCCATCATACCTACTCCTGCCCAGATGATCCAGGATTCCATGGGATGGTGTTGATTATTATGAGACATAAAAAAGAGGGTTGTTACACCCTCTAATTATATCAGTTATTCAGTTTTTATCAACCAAGAATACTTTGTCTCCACTCTTCACTCATATTCACCATAATTGCTTCTGCTGCTTCTAGAGTTTCAGCATATCTTTCATCAAGAAGATGTGAGAGGATGATGTCGTAAATATCTACTTCTTCATTCGTTTTACTTCTTCTTCTCTTCTCTCTTTCAATAACTTTTAACTGAAACTCTCTACCACTTCTGCTTCTTCCTTTTCCTGGCTCCTTTTCATCACTTCTTCTTGATAAGGTATTCAATTCACTATCACTAGCATTTCTAGTTCTTTTAACAATATCTTTTGGTTTTTCATCACCGAAACTAAAACCACTCAAAGATTTACCAATTTTTCTACCCAATTTTGAAGAACTTTTTGGTTTTTGTTTTAATTGAGAACTTCCAGAAGAAAAAGTTTTTCCACCTATAATACCACCAGATGCTTCATCAAGAAAATGTGAGAGGATGATGTCGTAAATATCTACTTGTTCTTTTTTTAATTTTCTTCTATATCTTCTTTCGTCATCCTGTTGTTTCTTATAAGATTTTTGAAACTCTAATGATGGTTTCTTTCTACCTTCTTTCCAATCTTTTTGCATAAGAGCAAAAGTTCTATTCATCCTCTCTTCTCCTGCTCTTTTAGCAAGTTCAGAAGAAATTTCATCAAGTTGATGGACCTTATTATATGCTTCTTGAAGATTGCGAAGTTCCTGTGCGTCCATTCTACTAATACTTTTTAGGTATTTAGGTATTCTATCATTTTTTGAAGATTTTGGTTTGCATATTCTATGATTTCTTGTATCGGCAGTTCTTTTGTAAAGTGCTCCGACCCTCCAATTATACCACTAATCTTCTTTTGATACTGCTTATATGCATCCAAAATGTATCTCTCACAATCAAACACTTCTTTATGAGTTGCTTTCCATTCACCAAGTTCTTTTATAGTTTCAGTAAAACGATATTTTATTCCATGAAAAGACCTTCCTATCTTGTATGTTCCATAAATGGTTTCAATAAAATACAAGTAATCTTCTCTATCAGACCATTCTTCTTTAAAACCGAAAAATCCATAACTCTTTGATACACCAACAGTTCCTGCATTCCAAGTTGGTTTCCCAAATGCTGGATTATTCTTTCCAATTTTTGCTTTTCTTTTACAACAGAATGCTTCACCACCTTTTTCATAGGTCACAATAAAGTTTCTTATGCTCATATTTCGTTGACCTGTGCAAGGGCAACTTACAATCACATCAGTAGAACGACGAACAAGTTTTTCAGGAAGATGAATTAGTTCCAATCCTCTTCTATCACATTCAGATATTACTAGTTGGTGCAAATCCATAAAGGTTGCTCATAACTTTCCATAACTATTTATATATTATACCACAAAAAAAGAGACCCGTAAAGGTCTCTCTGATTATTATTCAGTTTTTAAGAAACTCAACCGATGGTTGGAGCAGTAAGAGCAACTGGTGTTGCTTCTGCTGCTGCGAGGTCAAGAGGGAAATTGTGCAATTGTGTTATCGTAAAGACTCTTTATTCTTTACTTCTTACTGTCGCCAGTAAGTTCAGACTATCTCTTCATCCTTATGTTTATTAAGGAGTCGGGCATTCGTGGGTAGATTATTGTTGGGACTCACTACCTAGTCGTTAGACCTTTCAGAAAACTTAAACCCTTTCTGACTTGGTACGGGATTGTCTACTTGAGAGTTTCCCCGTTTAACCCGATTTTTCTAATGCCTATTACTAGGCAACAACACCAACAAATCTAGCGTTGCGCTCGTGCATCACTTCCATGCCCAGACCTGCACGGTTCAGAACGTCAGCCCAAGTGTTAATAACCTTACCCTGACCATCAACGATAGACTGGTTGAAATTAAATCCATTAAGGTTAAAAGCCATAGTGCTTACACCAAGAGCAGTAAACCAGATACCGACAACAGGCCAGGCAGCGAGGAAGAAGTGCAGCGAACGGGAGTTATTGAAGGAAGCGTATTGGAAAATAAGGCGTCCGAAATAACCATGAGCAGCAACAATATTGTAAGTCTCTTCTTCTTGACCGAACTTGTAACCATAGTTCTGTGACTCATTCTCAGTGGTTTCACGAACCAGTGAGGAGGTAACAAGAGATCCATGCATAGCAGAGAACAGAGAACCACCAAACACACCAGCAACTCCAAGCATATGGAAGGGGTGCATCAGGATGTTGTGCTCTGCCTGGAACACAAGCATGTAGTTAAAGGTGCCAGAGATACCTAGAGGCATTGCATCAGAGAAAGAACCTTGACCAAAAGGATAGACCAGGAACACTGCGCTTGCAGCAGCAACAGGTGCAGAGTAAGCAACCATGATCCAAGGACGCATACCTAGACGATATGAAAGTTCCCACTCACGACCCATATAGCAGTAAATACCAATGAGGAAGTGGAACACTACCAGTTGGAAAGGTCCACCATTGTAAAGCCATTCATCTAGAGAAGCAGCTTCCCAGATGGGGTAAAAGTGCAGTCCAATTGCGTTGGACGAAGGAATCACAGCACCAGAGATGATGTTGTTTCCGTACATGAGTGAACCAGCAACGGGTTCACGAATTCCATCAATGTCCACAGGGGGAGCACCGATGAATGCGATGATGAAGCAAGTCGTTGCAGCAAGCAACGTTGGAATCATAAGAACACCGAACCAACCCACATAAAGGCGGTTATCGGTTGAAGTAACCCACTGGCAAAAAGATTCCCAGAGATTAGTAGTAGAATTGCGTTGTGCAATAGAAGCAGTCATTTTCGTTAAAGGGTAAGTAAAAGTCCAGGGGGAACTGGATAGTACGTTATTTCCCACACCACCCTCCAGTGTGGGCATGAGAGACGTAATTTATACACCCATAGGTCTCGGTTAATCGGGTGTTTAACAATGTTAAGAATTGTTTTGATTTCGTAACATTTGTTTACCTATTTATCATACTACGCACCATCCTTCCTGTCAAGCCTCTAAGAACTAAATAAAAGTAGTGTTCGTCACAAAAAAATGAAAAGACTCTTTTTAGCCTTTTCGTTATTCTTTGTTACTCCTGTAAGTGCTGCTGAAATTACATCCAAAATCACTGATTCTGTTCAATTGGGTGTACAGGGTGCTGCGGTTCAATCCACGAGAATTGGAGCATCATATTCTGTTTCAGGAACCAACATTCAATCATCTGCATTTGGCGGTGTTGCTGGTGCAGGAACATACTCAATCAATACAGCAGGTCAAGCATTTACTTTCTCAGAAAGTTTCAATGCTGCTGATGTTGATGTAACTTCTCAGACAGTTACCTCAGGACAGATTGCTTCACCAAATCTTTATGGTGATAGTGTTACTCAGATCGGTGGAGAAAAAGGTACTCTCGCTGGTACATTATCAGGTACAGGTGTTCCTACTATTACTGCTGGTGGTTCTGGTACAACTGCTACAGCACAACGTAGTATTGAATTAAGTGTATTCAAATGAAACATATAACTCTCGGACTGGTTGCAGTCTTGGGAGTTATTGCTCCTTCGTATGCTGGTTCAGTCACTCCTAACTTTACAAGTGGAACAATTACTTCCGAGACTAAAACTCGCACTGAAGTGATTGAAGTTATTAAACAAATAGAATATTCTACTGGGACATCTTATACAGTCACTGGTACTAATATCAATATCCCAGATCGTCCAGGTCCAGGTGCGAACTATACAATCATTAATCAAGGTGCTCCGTTCCAGTTTAGTGAGACTCAATTGACTCCTGGAATTTCTAAAGAAACATGGATAGATCGCAAAACCGTAGAAGAATCGGTTACAAACAGCATCTCAGTATTTACACAATAACTTTATTATTGTGTTCCTCTGCCTATGCACAACAGGCACCTTCAAATACAAATATAGCAGGACCTTCAGCATCTGCAACTGGTAATGTCACAAACCAGGCCGTTCAGGTACTACAAGGTCCTTTTGCTGTGAATACTTATGGTGGAGGAGTATCATGCCAAGGTTCAACATTTAATATTCAAACTTTTGGATACAACAGCCTTTCCAATAACACAGATCCAACATCATATCAACAAAACTCTCTGAATACGGGAATATCTGCTGGAATCTCAATTCCCATAGATGGTTCATTACAAGAACTATGCAAGCAAAGAGTTCGTACAGAGATTGCAAGACAAGACGCAGAAGCAGCAAAAGCAAGACTTGACTTTGAATTAGTAAGACTATTGAAATGTGGAGAAGCAAAAAAAGGTGGAATTGACTTTCACCCCACAAGTCCATATGCAAAAGTATGTTCCGATGTCATCATACAACCACCAAAAATTGTTACAATAGATCCCGCAAATTCAATAAATATTAAGTCTCCAAAAATGCAAGAAAATGTCCAAGTCCGCAAATAAAGGTAAGAAAGGATCTGGTGGTGGAAAGCAACCTAAACAAAATCAAGGTAATGCAACTGCCAAGAAAGCAAAAAATGGAGGCAAAAAGAAATAATGTTATTAGAAATTTTAATTGCTGGTAATGTTATGATTGGTCCGAATTTATGTAAGATTGATTTTATACACAAAGGACAACTTTATACTATTGAATACTTATGTCCAAAAGAGAATGGAATACTCCAATTAGAGAACCCTGGAATCCAGTAATTAAAAAATGTCTTGATGCTGTTGATGAGCACATTAAGAACTATATCAAGACTGGAGATGACTGGCACTTATCACAAGCAGAAATATTAAGAAAATATGTAAAGAATTTGAAAGTTTGGATTCATAAAGAAGAGGGAAGAGAATGAACGTATTTCCTTGGGGAGTAGTAATTATATTAAGTTGTGGTCTTATTTTTACAGCATATGTAATCTACTACATATTAAAACTAGCACATGAGGAAATGAAGGATGGCAAAATGGATTCACAAGAACGGACACTCTCGTCCCGACAAAAGAACGATTAAAAAAGGAGGAAAGAAAAAATGAAACACCTAGCACTTATTTTATCCACAACGAGTTTAGTGATTAGTGGAGCACTTTGTTATGGTGCTTATGTGACTTATAAAAAAGCAGAAGCAATTCTCAACAACCCAGAGCAGTTCGTTGGTAAAGTTGTAGAGAATCAAGTCAATAAGGCATTTGAAAAATTACCTATTCCCAAACTAAATACTCAGAAGTTCGGTTTACCCTTCTGATGGAAAACAAAGATCCTTATATTTACAGAATTCGTGAAATTCACAAAGTCGTCGATGGTGATACGATTGACGCAGATATTGATTTGGGGTTTGATATCTCCCTCACAAAACGCATTCGTCTTGCTGGTGTAGATACTCCAGAAAGTAGAACAACAGACCTCAAAGAAAAGGCACTTGGTTTAGAATCAAAAGAATGGTTGAAGCATCGAGTAGAAGGTGCTAAAGATATTATTATCAAAACAGAACTTCCAGATTCTACAGAAAAGTATGGTCGTATTATAGGGCATTTGTTTATTAACGGAGAAGCAACATCATTGAATGAACAAATGATTACTGAAGGTTATGCCCTTGCCTATGATGGTGGGACAAAAAACAAGAATTTTGATGTTCTTAAGCAAATTAGAAAAAAATGATTTACTTCAATATCGTTAGATTATTTCTTATTGTTTGGAGTGCCTGTATGATTTCTGCAGTAGAATCCGTTGCCATTCGTAGTGAAGGAATGGTGGAATTGGAATCCACAAACAGAGATGCATATGCCAAGGTTCTTACTCTTGCTGTGGGATCATTTCTTGGTGATGCTGCATTCAAATTAAAAAAGAAAAATGACTCAAACAATACAAAAGTCTGAAGAAAAAAAGAAAGAAGAAAAAAAGGAATCAAGATTTAATAATTTTCTCCTTGATTCCTTATATAACATAATTGCTTATATACCAGCAGCAATTATTTCCTGGGTCGTTTCAAATATAGATTTTTAAAAAGATAATCTTGCTGAAAGTTTTTTAGCAATTTTTTTTGCAGGGGCAAAGAGAGGTTTAAATCTCTTCTGCCCTTCTTTTGTAAATTTATTTGAGATTACATCATCAATAATGATCTTATTATCAATCTCATACAAGGCATTAATTTCAACCTGGTCACGGATGTATTGCTCTACGTTATCCGTTTGACCAATCATTTTAGTTCCTTCAGAAGAATACTCAAAAATATCAATATGACCCCCTTCTGCTAAAACATAATGCAGAACTGGTTTAACTTGTTTAATTTTGATTTTAAACTTATTCTTAGTCGCCTCTTTAATTAATGGTTCTGCTGCATTCTTAAGGGCATTAAGTGCAGTTGTTGCAGTCATAGTTGCAGCAGTCGTAACTACTGCGACAGCACCTGCCGTAGCAACAAGAGAAGGATCAGGTAGATTAATATCGACTCCACCGATGGCAAATGTTAGTTGAGGTTTATCTGCTGGTATTTCAGCAATGGGCGTTTGAGAAGGGGGAGTTTGAAGTGCTTGAGGCAATTGAGGAGGGGAGGTATCAGGCAATCCTCTTGGTTTATCAATTTCCTGTTGTTGTTTTTCTTTATCTGCTTTTACTGCAGCATCAAACTCTTCCTGTGTTGGAACATCAATCACAGGATAATCTAAAGTAAAGTTTGGCACTTCAAAAATAGGAAGTGCCAAACTCTTTGTAACTGGAGGTCTAAGTGAATTAGACTGCCCTAGACGATCTACTATAGTCTGGGGTATCTCCTGGATCACAGTTTGGGCAACCCTCAGTTGAGGTACTTGCGACTGCGATATCTGCTGGAGGTTCTGGTTCTGGAGTTGGTTCAACTGAGGTGATCTCAGGTTGTCTATTTGGTTGATCTCCATCTTTATCATCTCCTTTCTTCAGAGTATCAACTCCAAAGGTTGCTGCTGCGGCAGTAAATACCGTAGCAATAAAAGTTGGATCCATTTTAGATAATAGTCCAGCATAAGATGCTGTGAGTAGAGCAGCACTCCAACTCAAAACTGTAATTCTAACGATAGTGCTCATACATTGTGCCTTTTTTTGTTGTTCTGCCATTGTCCTTAAGTGTGAGGTTTAACCTTTTTTCCAAGATTCACCTTCTGCTTTTCTTCTACGAGCAAGTCCTGCTTCTACGTTAGAACCAGGATTTCTGTAGAGGTATAAAGCGTCTGGAACTTTGTCCCATTCTTTATTCTTCAAGACCCGAGTAATAGTATTAAAGTTATCACCACCGTAAAAACCGGCACCAAGATTATAAGCAAAGCTGAGCAGAGCTCCTCTTTTTCCATCTGACATTTCACTCCAATGTGGGATTTTACGCAATGCAGGAAGAAAATGATGCTTTGCTTCCTCAATTAAAAGTTCATCTGCTTCCGCTTGAGTGATTGTATCACCCATTTTAAATGGTTGACCATTCTTGTTTCGGGTGGATCCCCAACCGATTGTAATCGGGAGACCACCAGAAAGAGGATCAGGGTATGCATTCAATCTGCATCCTTCAAATTCTTTAACTAATTTAATACCCATTTGAGGTACATCATCACCACCAACTACCGATGCTGCAGCAGGAGTAGATGCTGGTGCAGCACTAGTCTTTTTTCCTCTATAAATCTCAGCCCAATCTACATTATCCTCAAGAAACTTAACTGGTAAATTGTCTTCTAACCACTGAACTGCCTTGACATGATTGGGATTCTTTTCATCATAAAATTTAAAAAAGTTATGTAAATCAATTCTTGCCATTTTTGCCTCCAAAATATTTTTGATAAAGTTGATTTGCTTCTAAATGCTTTCCATTGTTCGTAAGATCTTTAATGATCTTAAGTATTTTTCTTTTAAAATTAATCGAAGATTCTGCCCCATCCATCGTTGCCTCCTGGACACCAGCGGTGCTTAAGAACTGCTTTGGTGTAAATGGTCTTCTTACCATTAGTCACAGGACCAGTATAGTTATCGTTCAGAGAACCATAAGGATCGTTTACATAATATCCCTTACCATCTGGTGTTTTACCAATTACAACACACATGTGCCCACCAGTAGGTGCAGAAAGAGAACCCCTGTGGAGAATACCAATAACGACAGGTTTCCCAGCGTCAAGACTTTTATCAACATCAGCAAAAGAAAGATTGTAGCTAAAGTGTGACTTAACTCCATAACCTGCGAGAACTTTCGTCTGTACTGCATGGTCTGTAGTATCGCCAATCGCAAATACTTTCTTGACATACTCATCGTCGCCTTTAATGCTTCCTGGCTTAAGGAAAGCAAGACACATGGCACATGATGAAGAGTTGCATGTTCTATGTGCATCTCTGTAGTTATCTACTTGATTAAAATATGGAACTGCTAGAACTGCAGGTGTGGGTGGTTTAGTTCTAAAGATTCCAATCCATTCAGTCTCAGAGTCATCCATGAAGTTAGCAGGAAGATTATCTTCCAACCACTGAACTGCTGCCACATGGTTTGAATTACCATCATCATAATACTTAAAAAAGTTATGAAGATCTAAGGTCATTTTTTTCCCAAAACTCGCCTGAAATATTTATTAATATCTATACTCTTCAATTTTATCTAAGACTTTATTTAGGTATTGATGTGCTAACCATTTTGGATCATATCCATTTTTATTCATCCACTCTTTATCCAAATTATTTTTTATTTTTAGAATTTCACACTTTACAATATCTTTGGTCAATTGTCCTCTTGGCATGGCATAAAAAAACTCTGCTCAATATTTAGAGCAGAGTCTTAATATTATTTCTTATTGTTTCAAACTAGTTCTAATTCCAACACAGAAGAACGAATATAATTCAGAACATTCTCTGGCGTAGTTTCTTCATACGGATCCGAATCGGCATTGTCACGCATACCCTCCTCAACGAATAGTTTTTCGATGATTCCGTTATCCACGACCGCAGCATAACGCCAAGAGCGACTGCCGAAACCAAGGTTAGACTTATTGACGAGCATACCCATAGAACGTGTGAAATATGCATTGCCATCTGGAATGAGTTTTACTTTCTCAATGTTCTGATCCTGCCCCCAGGCATTCATCACAAACCCATCATTAACAGAGATGCAGTAAATATCGTCGATGCCAAGACTACGAAAGTCGTCATATTTCTCTTCGAATCCAGGTAACTGATAGGCACTGCAAGTAGGAGTGAAAGCACCAGGCAAGCTAAACAAGACCACACGCTTCCCATCGAAAAGTTCAGCAGCAGTTCTATTTACAAACTCACCATTTTCACGAAATACAAATTCAACTTCATGAGGAATTTGATAATCTTCCTTACGCATCTTGACCTCCATCAAAATACACCTGGAATTACTTGCCCAGTGGTGAGATATGTCCCAACGGCAATTACAAATCCCACCATTGCAAGTCGTCCATTCAGTCGTTCGTTTTGTTCAGTCCATCCAAATTTCATTTGATTTTCTCCCTTTTAGTAGTGTTTTGAATTACAATAAATTTGTCTTTAGGTAGAGTGCCTGCTACACAAACTTTGAGTTCGTCATCATTAGACCAGACACCAGATTCTACAAGTTCTTGAAGGGCAAGACTCAGTTGCCCAAGCATTCCAGCACTCACAGATTTTCTTCCTGTTCGGTGAGGATCACACAATCAGATTTTGGATATGCTACACAAAGAAGAGCAAATCCTTCTGCCATCTGATCGTCATCTAGGAAAGATTGTTCTTCGTTATCAATCTCACCAGAGATTACTTTACCAGCGCAGGAAGAACAAGCACCTGCCTTACAAGAATAAGGAAGGTCAACACCTGCTTCCTCAGCAGCTTCAAGAATGTATTGATCTTCGGGGCATTGAATAGTGGTTTCGGTTCCATCAGCGGAACGGAGAGTAACGTTGAAAGTCATAAAGTTTCAGTAAGTTTCGCAAACTTTCTCAACAGAATAGCACAGAAGCACTAGGAACGCAACCCCAGTGATTGTGAAGATTGTTTCAGTCATCAGAAGACTCCGAAAAAGAGTTTCCCAGTGCTAGCATAAGAAACAATAGCAGCAATAAAACCGAGCATTGCCCAACGTCCATTCATTTTCTCCGCTTTTTCAGCATAGGGTTCAATACCATAACGTTCGAGATCTTCTTTCGTCATATACATTGCAGGTTCCTTTGCCCACATATTCATTTGCCCAAATTCATTTTTTGTTACAGACATTATCTTTTGTAAAGATTTACAACAAAACTATATAGCAAAAAGAAAGGGGTGTCAAGCACCCCAAGTAAGTATTTATGCTTATTATGTCACCAATCAATAACATTTCGTATTTGCATATTATATTTCCAAATTTCTTCTAAAATAGATTTATTTAAATTATGCTGTTTAAAAGTATCATTAAGTGCATTTAAATCTTTAGGAAAACAAGTTCCACCAAACCCACGATCACCATCTATACCAGGAACAAAAGTATGAGATTCACCTATTCGTTTATCTAAAGAAACACAATTTCTAACATTCTCAAAATTGATTCCGATTTTCTCGCAAAGATCATACATTAAATTAAAATAAGCAACCTTAACAGAAAGATATGTATTGGAAAAATATTTTATTGCTTCAGATTCATCAGAAGAAACTAAAAAAGTAGAGATGTGCGGAAAATATTGAGAATAAAAAAATTCTAATTTTTTAGATGATTCTTTCTCTCCACCAATAATATTTCTATCAGCATTATTAAAATCTTCAACAGAATTTCGTGCAGTTAAAAATTCTGGATTATGAATTATTTTTAAGTCTTTTCTTTTATCTGAGAGTTTTTTTGTTGTGCCAATCGGAATAGTAGATTTAATAACAAAAATACCATCAAGATTTTCTGGAAGAGAATTAAAAAAATTATCAATATAAGCCAAATTACATTCTCCCCCCATTTTATCTTTCATTGGTGTAGGGAGACATACAAAAACTATATCTGATCTGATTGTATCATCATATGAACTAATACTTTTGTTTTCATCAACATCAAATACAAACAAGTTTTCAATTTTATCTTTTATGTTTTGATAAATTGCATTACCAACAAATCCATTTCCAATAATTCCTACTTTCATTGTTTTTCTATCCTATATGCTCTTCCTTGTGCATCAAATCCATCAATTTCAATATACTCTGTTTTTTGATTTATGTCATCATTTGGAACTAAACAAAGATAAGGACCAGGGACTCTATCATCTTTCCAATCATAAGTTCGATGCCCAGAAATATGAAAATGTGATGCTACAATTTGATTTGCAGGATTTCTAACCTCATAATTAATATCTGCCATAATTTTAGCAATTTTATTATCGCAACCTGGTTTCCCTAAAGTAAATTTCATTTCATCATTTGTAATGATTGGTGTTTTGAACATCCAAACATCTTGAGAAGATGAATTATTAAATGGTGCAATACACCATTCACGATTTTCACAAAATACTTCCCATCTAGTTAATGCAACAAAAACATTATCTAAATTTGCATTTTGAACATGATAGAGTGTTTCATCAAGAATAATATCTGCATTTGAAATAATACAAATTTCGTCTTTTAAATTTTCATTACAAAATTGAAAAAGATCTTTATATGTTGGTCTCTCTTCTCTTTTAATTATTTCTATTTTTTCCGATTCAAAATTTAATTTAGAGTCATCAGAAATAAAAACATATATTTTTTTAATATATTGATTTTCTAAATTTTCGTGAATGCAAGTTAAATATTCACTATGTCTTTGATAATCATCAGATCTGAAATATTCTATTAATAAATTCATTGCGTTTTAATCCAATCCATTAAATTAACTTGTGACCTCCACCCAAAAATAGTTCTTAATTTTCCATTATTAGCAAGAGTAATTCTAGATTCCCCGATTCTAGGTGGTATATGTATTTGATTATCAGAAATAATATCAGCAATTTCATTAATAGAATAATTTACACCACATCCGACATTATAAGTACCACCATAGAACTTATCTTCAACATCTTTAGTTGCGGCAAGAATATTTGCTTGAACAATATCAGATACGTGAGTGAAATCTCTTCTTTGTTCACCATCACCAACAATGGTTAGAGGTTCATCAGAGGCACGTTGACGAAGAAAAATACCGACTACTGGAGCATATTGACCTCTAAGTGGCTGTCTTTCACCATAAACATTAAAGTACCTAAAAACTACTGTTTTTAATCCAAACAACTTTGTATACATTTTACAAAGTTTTTCCCCTGCAACTTTAGATACAGAATAAGGGTTTAAGCAATCGTCTGGTTGATTCTCATGATTAGGTGGTTCGTTTAATCCATATCCAGAAGAAGTTGATGAATACATAACTTTTTTAACTCCCGCTTCACGAGCACATTGAAGAACCGTAGCAGTGCCAACACAATTAATGCTAACTGCTTCAATAGGATTCAAAATTGCTGGTTGTATCCTTGCTTCTGCTGCAGTATGGAAAACATAATCAACCCCCTCATAAAGAGGTCTTGTATTTTCATAATCACGAATATCATATTTATAATTTTTTGCTTTTTGATTCCAATAGAATTGTTCATGAACGTCAGAAAATTCATTGTCAACCACAATGACTTCATGACCTAATTCTAATAATTTATCTACAATGTGCGATCCAATAAATCCGGCACCACCAGTTACTAATGATTTCATATCAATCTAAATAAACTTCTTTAAATTTTTGAACTACTTTTTCTGGAGAATAATTTTGATAGCAATTCCATTCCAATTGATTTATTTCAAATTTATCAATATTGTAAAGTATATGATCAATATCTGCTTTATCTTTGTAATAAATTCCCTTTTCTCCTAAAGTATCTATATGATTTCTTTCTGGAGAATTATACCAAGTTATTACTGGTTTGTTTTTGATAGAAAATTCCGCACACGATAAACCAAATGATTCTCCAATGTATCTTGCGTGTATCATTGCATCACAAGTGTTTATAAATTTTACCTTTTCATTTAAATCATAATTTGGATCAAGGTATATTATTCTTTCATGATAATAAAATGGTTCAGTGTATTGAAAAAGAAACCATATATCTTTTCTTTTATCTAAAACTTCCATGATTGATTGTTTCACAAAAGGTATATCAAATGTTTCCCATCCACCGTTTCTTCCAAAAACTAACGATTCTCTTGGTATTCCAAGTTCATCTCTCATATCAAAATCATGATTAGGAAGGTAAACTACATGAGGAACAGAAGGTATCCCAGTAATTTTGGACAACCAATCTGATCCCATAGCAAAAACATTACCATGAATGTCGTTTTTTGTGCAATTACTTGAAACAGCGCAAATAAAATTTTTCACTTCATTTGATATAACTCCATCATACTTTCCTCCTTTTATTGCAAAAAAAGCATCACATTTTTGATTTAATAAAATAGTGTCAACTTCATCAAAACTTTCGTAATTAAAAACAGAAAATTCAGAAGAACATTTATTGAATCCATGTAAATCATTAGTAGAAAGATTCTTATTATAAACAATAATAGGTTCAATATTTAAATATTTTCTAGTCCAATATGCGTAATCAAAAATTGCAACAGTAGTTCCTCTTATTGAAAGACAATTATCATGAAATGCTATTTTCACGGTTTAATCCAATACCAAACATCAACTTCTACATCAAAAATTTCTGGAATTTCAACCTCAGTAGCAAATTCAACTACTGCTCTATTAACTGCTTCAATTGCAGTATAATCATGTCCAGAGAATATTCCCCCACTTTTAACTTTAGAATAATAATTTCTACAATCTTTTAATACTTGTTCATAAGTATGAAGACCATCAATAAAAATAAAGTCCAAACTATTATTTTCAAATTTGTCAACTACATCATCGGAAAAATTTTTATATAGATGGTGTCTATTTTTGTAATCTTTAATATTTTCTTCAAATTTTTTAGTAGTTCTATCCATATGATCACTATTTAAATCATAACCATTCCAATCAATATATTCAGTATACGGATCAATTCCATATAACTTTAAATTTGAAATATTTGACAATAGATGTTTTGTTGTATTTCCTTCAGCACATCCTATTTCAAGTCCAATTATATTTTGTTGATTTAGTTTTTTAACTAAATCGACTATACCATAACCAGAGCATTTTTCATCAATCATTTTAATCTCCTTTATATCAAATAATTTGAATCTATTTTTAAAAGTTCGTCATAATTGTCAGAACAAAGTATTGGCAAAAGTTTATTTAAATTCTCATCATCAAGATTCCACCACTTTATTTCTAACAATTTATTGATAATATTTTTATTAAATCTATATTTAATATGTTTTGCTGGATTTCCACCAACAATAGAATATGGTTCAACATCCTTTACTACATGAGAATTTGCAGCAACAACTGCACCATTTGATATTGTTACTCCCGACATTACAGTACAATTAATCCCAATCCAAACATCATTTTCAATTATAACATCACCATTATGATAAACACAACCTACACCATTTACAGATTTTAAATGATCATATTTTAATCCAAATGGATATGTAGTCATCCATTTATAATTATGATGACCCCCAAGATAAACACTCAAATTAGTACCAATGGAACAAAAATTACCAATATATAAATCATAATTTGTTTCTGGACTTTTGTTAATTGAAATATTTTCATGTCCATACGTACCTTTACCAACTTTCATAAATTAATCCTCAACATAAACTCCATCAACCCCACAAAGTCCACCAATACCTATTTTATCAATTGTATTTGTTGGAGTAACAACATTATAAAAATAAAAACTATGCTCAATATCTCGGTGCATTCCATTAACAATTAAATTATGTAAATTATTAATGTAATCATCTATTTTATTTTTACTTACTTTATAGTATCTAGTCTCTGACGCATATTCATTTGACCACTCTTTTTTATTATTTTTTATAACACAACCGGCATACATATCAAAATTATAATTTTCAAGTAGATAATATCTGCCAGATATTTTGATCAAATTATCAATTTTTTTATAAATTTTTTTAAAATCTAAAGAATTTAAGAAATTAAAAATTAAAGATACTTCTCCAGAACTTTTATCAAGCCCCTTCACATTGTGTAAAAATAATTGATCAGAATTATTTTTTAAAATTTTAATCTCTTCTGGAGAAACCTCACTTCCTTCTAAAATGACAATATAAGAATTTGGAATTTTTTTTCTAACTGAATCAATTGTCAATTCTATCAACTGTTTAATTCTTGTTTCCGAATCGTAAAAAGAATATCCTGAATATTGATGTACGCATGATGTCACTAATACTAAATTCATGCTACTTCACATCCAATACTAATTAAATATTCAGCAAGATCTTCATAATTTTTTTCTGTAATTTCTTTTTCGCATTCTTCACTAGTTTGAAGACTTCCACTTCTATCCATGTAACTAAATTTTTTTGTTATTGCATCCCCTGGTGACCAAAAAGATTCACTAACATTATATCTAAACCAGTATTTTGGTGCTATTATAAGATTTGCATTTTCATTTAACCATGCAGCCCACCAAGAAAAAGTAGAGTTTGCAATGATTAAATATTTTGCTTTATTAATTAAAGTAAAATCATTTACTGTTCCACCATGATAAACTTTAATATCTGGGAACCAATTTCTAGATAATTCTAAATCATCAGTAACAATTAAAAACTTTATATTTGGATTTATTTTTTTCATATAATCCATAGAATGTTTCCAAAAATCAATGTTTAGAAAAACATCTTTTATATTCTTATATTCATTTCCCCTAATATTCAACACACAAGTATTGTCATCAATTTCAAGTTCTTGCATCAATGAAGGATTATCAGGAACATAAAACCACTTTAAAATATTTTCTCTATTGTGCAAAAAGTATTTTTCCGTTTGAAAATATCCTTCAAGTTTAGTTCCATCTGCAATACTCATCATTTTTTCATCATATCTCTGAATTGCATCATGATTATTTAATTTTGGATATACTTTATTAGTATTATCGTTTTCAACACCCAAATTACATCCAAAAAAAATTCCAAGAAAATTTCTAGGTATATGATACTCATATGAATTAGTTTCTGCTATTGTCCTACAAACGGCATATTGAAATAAATGATTTCCCAATCTTCCATAAAGTGAAACACTAATCATTTTATTTCTCCAATAACATTTAAAATATACTCAGATAGTTTTTCGGTTGTGCATTTATCAACAAAATGATTAAATATTTGATTATTCATTTCTTCATAAATCTGATTTTCAGAAAACCATTCCACTCCTTTTTCATTGATATAACAATTAACTTTGAAAAATAAATCTTTTGGAAGTGTTTTCATTGTTTCAGTTGGACAATACTCAATATTTTGAAAAATAGGAATACATTTATTAGCTATAATTTCATAATGCCTCATACAATCCCAACCAGATTTTTTCATAGTTAAGGCAAAATTACTTTGTAAATATTCTCTATAATAACTTTCTTCAGTCAAATATTTGTAAGTGCCTAAAGTAGTTTGCCCTGGAATGATATCCGAAATATTCTTTGTTTTTTCCTCGGAATATAAATTTATTTTTTCCTTAGGAAAAGCAAAAGAAATTGGATATACTTTATCGGAATATGAAGTATATTCTCTTTTAAAATAAATTCCTTTATTTATTCTATTAGTAAACAAATAATCAACATCATGACCATCTAGTAAAATTATTTTATCATTTGAATAATATTCAAAAACTAGTTCTTCCAAATCATAACTAAAATCACATCTCTGGAAAATAATATAATCAAAATAAGAATTTATAATTTTATTTTCAATATCATCTCGATCCACCGAATTGTCTTTAGGTAAAGTACCAAATAATGTAAATCCATTTCCAGAAACTTTACCAACAGGATCAAAATTATCTTTATTTAGATCCTCTTTATACATATACCAAGATCTAGGATAGTCAATTATTTCATGCTCCGAAAATCTAAAAGCGTGCAAAACCATGTCAGAGAGATATTCACCATGATCTGGTTTGGTTAACATTAAAAATTTCATTTACGAAACTCCATTTCTTGTTTTCTATCCAAATCACAATTTTTATTATAATATTGAAATATAAAAAACCAATCCAAATCTTGATAATTTATATTCTCACTATGTATTTTAAAGTTTTTTATATCAGAAATATAAGACATCAACATTAGTGTTTGATCGTCATCAATTAAGTTATTTAAAAATAAATATTCAATTTGATTATTCATTAATTCATTTAAAATAATCCATTTATTTTTTGTCGCTACAATATGGCATCCCTGAATATAAACAGTATTAGTTTTAATTGTATGAACTAAATTTATTTCTTGAGGTATATCTTTTATACACCAAAAGTGTATTTTATCGTCAAAGTCATAACTCCATAGTTTAGAATTTGGAATTTGTTCTTGTTTTTTTACATATCCAAAATCTATCCAAGATACAAAATCACCAATTTCAGGAACTCTTTTTATTGCCTCCAAACAAAAATCGCTTTTTAAAAAATTTACATAAACATAATAAGGATTCCAATACTCTGGACAATTTGGTGTCAAAATACCATCCAAATATTCTGAACTTTTTTGAATTTTATTTATTTTTTTAATATATAATTCATTGTCAATAATTTTATCATCATAAAAAACTATTAAATCAGATTTGATATTGTCTATAATATCATCAAATTGTTTTTTGAATTTACTTTGACTGAATACTATAATTTTATTTTTCAATTGGCATAATAATTTAAAACAACGAAAGTATTCTTCATTTTTTCTACTATAAGAACTCCAATCTTCTCTTCCAATATCATAAAATGCTGTCACTATAGTAATATTTTCCATAATTTTAAATTTAATCTTTAATCAAATAAGTAGACACTAAATGTGTTGGACACAAATAATCATAGTATCTAATTTCTCCTGTACCTTTAAGTTGATTTATAAGATTTTCAATTTGATTATAAAAACCATTATTATTTTTAAAATGATTCATATCGTCTATCATAACAACACTATTTTCAAACTTTTTTGAAAATTTTATTATAGATGTTATTTCTTTAGGTAAATATATATCCATCAATTCACCAATATAATCACCTCCAGAAAAATGTGCATCCAACCATAGAACAAAAGATTCATCAATATTTTCCAATATTTTTGGCAATTCAATTTCAGAACTTCCACATATTAAATTAACGTTTTCATTATTTTCAAATCTTTTTTTGCATTTTTCAAAAAGACTTGAATTTAATTCAATACTATAAATTTTTTCAAATCCAGCATCTAAAGCACATTGTACTCCATCACCATCTGCTGTCCCAGTCTCAATAAAAACTTTTATTTTTCTATTTTTAACATATTCATTTAATAAATTTCCATCAGGATTTAATGGCATTTCAATTCTCCTTAATTTAAAATTTTATAGAAATTTTCGATCACAGAATTAATATTGATTTTATTTTTAAATAAAGGTTCTTTACTTATTGAACAATAATATCCTGAATCTTTATCAATTTGTTCAATTATATCAACAAATTGCTCATCTGTCATATTTATTGTATTAATAAAACACTTAGAGTTAAAATCATTATTGACGGTCTCACTTCCATAGTATATTGGAACATTTCCCGCAACTTTTCCGTGCAATAATTTTTCTGTATGATAACCAGGAGAAACAGAATTCTCATAACATAAAGAAAATTTATAATCAGATAACAAATTTAATTTGTATTTTTCCCCATCTGGAAGATAGTGATTTCGATTTGCTTTTCCAAATACATCTACTTTTTTATACTTTGATATTTTTTGAATGGCATTAATTCTAGATTCGACGGGAGAACCATAAACTATTGTACAAAAATTATTTTTCTTCTTTTTCGTGAACTCATTCTCTTGATAAAGGTAATTTTCTGGTATTAACCAATCAGGATTTCCATAACTACCAACACCAAACCAATCAATATAAAGATACCATAAAGGTAATCTAAAATTTTTACCATCGTAATTATCAAACTCAAAACTTAAAGAGTAATCACATTTTTTAAAATCTGGTTTTAAATTTTCTCCTGTAAAAAATATTTTTTTACAATTTTTATACATTAAATTTTCATTACCAAAAACGCTAAAAAACATTACATCAGCATCTTCTGGGTCAACAACTTCAACATTTTCAAAAAGTTTTTTAATGCTATGGATAAAAAAATTATTATTTGGATCAAATTGTTTTGGGTACTGCCAAAAATCAACAAAAGAAATTTTCATATTAATTATTTTGAATTGTAGTCTTGTAATTAGGATTTTGAATTGCTAGTGAAGGTTCAAACCAATAGTTATTTAAATTAAATTTTTCTATTAAATAATTATAATAAAAATCTGCTCCATCATTACAATATTTCAATTCTTCTAATATTTTGGAAGCACATTTCTTGCTCATAATATAAGCATGAGTACATCTTGATCCATTCATTTTATATACCCTTTGTTGCCCAACAATTGGAGCATGTAAATTGCAACATGTACCAACCCAAGCTAAATCCCAATCATTTGGTAACTGAGAAAAAGATTTTTCAAATTCTTCCTTAAAATCATCACAAAGAATAACATCATCTTCCAATATTAGAGCATAATCATAATTTAAAAATATATCTTTTATAATTTTAATGTGCTTAAGGGATAATGAGATTTCGGAATATTTTAATTTTCTTCCACAAGGATTATTCCCAAATATATTTGGATATTCTAATTTAATAGCATCAATATCCCAATCATTAGTGTCAAAATCTGTTACAAACTCATAATCAAAAATTTTTTCTTCTTCTAAAACTTCTAAAATATATTTTTTTCTTTCTTTTAACTTTTTCCAATGACATATAAACGTTTTCATAATCAAATCCAATCACCAACCTTAATATTTCTTTTTTTCATTTCATCAATAAAAATTTGATCATTATAGTTTTCCTTTAACATATGATTATGCCACTCAATATAAATTTCATTGATTAAATCAATCGTACCATCGTCTATCATTTTTCCAAGAACTTCATACTCAGATCCTTCAATATCCATTTTACAAATTACATAATCATTTTCACTAATATTTTTTTTCAAAAAATTAGAAAAATTAATACAATTAACTTCAATATCTTTGAATAACCATTCGTCCTTTATCCATTGTGGTTTTTCCCAAAGATCTCCCATAATATTTGTAGCTCCACCAGATTTTAAATCACTTCCAAGATATTGACCGGTATGTTGATCATAATATTCACCATCAAATGATTCCAAAGTCAATACTTTAGTACATTCTTCAATCCATAAAGCAACTTCATGATAATTTATTTTATATTTTTCGTATTCTTTTTCAGAAAATCTTTTTTTTGAAAATTCTAAGGCATGAGGATTTGGTTCAAAACAATGAATTTCAAAAGTCTCATCTATTATCTTTTTATCTAAAAATTGCAAAAATCCTTGTCCAAGATTAGTACCACAATCCAAAAAAACTTTTTTCATTGGTTAAACCACTCCTTTCTCCATTGTTGTCCACCAGCAAAATGACGAATAATCACATCTTCTCTTGGTGTTTTATTTATTAGGAATTCACAAGAGGATTCCCCTTCAAGTTCTGTGACGTTCCAAGACGTTGGAAAAATTTGAACATTCTCATGTAATTCTTCTAATGTATATTCGCACCATTCATTGACTTTACCGGTTGCTGTTTTATCCGAATGCCATCCATAATCAGAATATTCCCAAAAAGATTTGTCAGAATGTCTTTTAATTCCAGCCAAAGAATACCAAGATGCTTGATCATAAAATTCTTTCCAAAAACTACTATATGTTCCAAATCTTTCATGAATTGTCATTTGATCATTGAGAAAATTATATCTGTTTTCATCAACAATTAGATCAAATAATTTTCTACTCCAATCATTTGCACGGAGAGAATAAGAACCCATACAATGAGTATTTCCAGAATCAATTGCATAAGCAAAAGATTTATTTTCATCAGGAGCATATAAAATTTCTTTTTTTACAATTGCCATATCGGCATCAAGACACGTTAAAACATCACCATCTTTTAAAGTTGTTTTTAACAATTCTTGTACTTTAAATGCTTTAATCCAACCAACTCTACCTCTTATTGGTTCAAGTTTTTCTGTAATTTCTATGTATTCAAAATCATGAAGTTTACAATACTCTTTATTTCTTGGAGACATATTTTCATTGAAAAAATCTTGCCTCCAATCCGGATAAGAAGCTATTACCATAAAATATTTCATTTTAAAATCCTCTTCACAATGTTTTCAAACATACCTTCAAGAGTAAAGTACTCTTGATAAACTTTTTTTCCATTCTCCAACAATTTATTATATTCTACATCAGAAATAGATTTTAATATAATATCAATTTCTTCAATTTCATCTTCATTGATAGGAACACAAAACTCATTCCAATCCAATTCATCCATCCAAGGAAGATAATGTTCATCAGAAACATAAACAGGAACTGCCCCAAGTTGAAGAATTTCATACATTCTAAAACTTTGCTTTCCATATCCCCTTGGAGCAAGTGCAAATTTACTTGAGCAAGTTATGTCAACAAATCTTTTAAGATTATCCATAGGGACTTCAGTAGACCAGTTTCCTGCAGATATTTCATATCCTTCTTTATCTGAAAGATACTTACACATATCCATACGAATGTGATGAGTATTTCTAGACCCAACAAATGAACAAAAAATAGTTTTTTCTTTTTGTTCAATTAAATCTTTTGGAATTGGACTACAAATTAAAGGAATCGGAATAATATTTTTCCCTTCCCGATTGCCACCTGCAGAAAAAATCAAAGTATCTTCTGGAAATTTTTCAAAAGGTCCATCATCAAATTGGGAAACTGTAAAATATTTTCCATTGGGCAAAAGTGTATTGTTTAATTCTTCTTGAATATTTTGATATGTTTGTCCAGCAAAAGTTGCATTGCAAAAATTATTTGTCCAAAAAACATCAATATATTCTCTATTTGTTTGAATATTTTCTTCATTCCATCTTCTAAAAAAATATTCTTCTAGATACTCTCCAGTATGATATGGAGGATAAGTTGGAGATATTGATGCAGGTCTCAATGCATCATTCTTCATAAGTACCATAAGTTTTCCTCCTTAAATTTTTGAATTTTAGTATCAACACCAACCATCCAATTATTATGAACAATTAAAGCATTTTCTTTCTTACCCTCAGTATAATATGCATATCCATTTGGAAACAAGTCACGATTTAAAATTGCAATAGAAGTTGAATATTTTTTTAATGCTATCTCATTAATAACTAATTGATCATCAGCATTTGAAATCAAAGCACATTCATTTACGATATCTTCACACTCTTTTGTGTCATTAAAAACCATAAACCCAGAACACAAAGTAGATCCAGGGGAATCACCTTGAAACAAAACTTCTTGGTGTCCAGATATAGATTCTACAGGGTTTTGAACAAAAACAATGTCAGTGTCAACCCAACATAATTGTTTGTGTTCTTGATAAATTTTTTGAATAATTTTCCATTTATTTTTTACAATTTGACGAAAACCACTATTTTCATCAAAGGTCCAATCTTGATATTCCAGAATGGGTTGATCAATATGCAAAAAAGAATTTTTATATTGCTTAAAATGTTGATAAGAATTCTCATCCAAACAAGCAATATAAAAATCGTCCATATTAATGTCTACATTTTCAGCAGACTTCAACATATTTTTACATATTTCAATACACCCACTATTTAAAAATGTTAAAAATTTCATAAATTCATAATTTCTTGAATGGTTAAATTTTTACCAGTTGTTTTCCACCAATTTAAAACTTTATGGTAAGAATCAATATGATGTCCTTTGTGAGTTTCTTGATATACTCCAGTATCTTCTCCCCAATATTTTGATTTTCTATCAAAAAATGTAGTATTAAATTTTATTTCTTCTACAAATAAAGGAAGTACAAAAACATTATATTGCAATTCTACACTATCTATAACACTTTTAGGAGTATAATAAATCAAATGTTCTGCCAAAGGAACCCAATCTGGATTATCTGGAAACTCAAGTAAAAATTTATTATCTTTAATAAAAGTGTCAATTAACACTTTTGCAAATTTTCTTGTCAAGATATAAGCACCAACAGAAAAATCATCCCAGTTTCTTTTTCTAAGTCTTATGTCACCAGCATTTTCACTTGCACACATTAATTGAATACAATCCCAATCTTTTGGTAAATTTTTAACAAATTCATCCCAAGTAAAATTCCAACATTTAATTGTTTCTAAACTTAAATCATCTTCACAGAAAAATCCATAAGGTTCATTAGTATTGTAGTACCAATGCTTAATCATTCTTAGATGTGAGGTTACTGCTCCCTTTGTTCCATCATCAAGATAAAAAGTCTTTTCACCTTCAATTATATCATTAGTATTTTCAAATCTTTCCGATAAAAGAAATTGAAATGACTCAATATTATTTTCTAAAAATTGTTTTCTTATGTTTTCTTGTCTTTCAGTGCTTTCTTTTAAACTCGCACAATAAATGTTTGGAAAATTATGAGACAACATTTTCAACATACCATTGATAAGTACTTTTAATTCCTTCTTTAAGAGTTATTTTTGGTTCCCATCCAAAAGACTTAATTTTATCTACATTAAGAACTTTTCTAGGAGTTCCATTTGGTTTAGTAAAATCCCAGTTAATATCACGATCATAACCAACGACATCGGCAATAATATTTGCAAGTTCCCAAATTCTAACATCTTCACCTGTACCAACATTAATATGCCCTGGTCCATCATAGTTCTGCATACAAACATAACATGCTTCTGCTAAATCATCGACGTGAAGAAACTCACGCATCGCAGAACCATCACCCCAAAGGGTTACAGATTCTTTGGCATTATGAAACTTCGCAATCATTGCAGGAAGGACGTGTGAGGTCTCTAAATCAAAGTTATCATTAGGACCATAAAGATTCGTAGGCATCAGTGAGATGGCATTAAACCCGTGCTGCTGACGATATGCTTGGCACATCATAATACCAGCAATCTTAGCAATCGCATAAGCATCATTAGTTGGTTCTAAAGAACCAGTCATCAATTGATCTTCCATGATTGGTTGAGTTGCAAACTTAGGATAGATGCAGGAAGAACCTAGGAACAAAAGTTTCTTTACTCCATAATTATAAGATTGTTGAATCAAATTAGTTTGAATTTGAAGATTCTCAGTCAAAAAATCTGCCTTATAGTTATTGTTTGCCATAATGCCACCAACCTTAGCAGCAGCAACAAAGACATACTCAGGTTCTTCTGAATAGAAATATCTTTCCGTTTCATCTTGATTCGTGAAGTCAACATCATCACGGGTTCCTTTAATGATATTGGTGTACCCTTTACTTTCAAGGTTTCTCACGATTGCTGATCCAACCATTCCATTGGCACCAGCAACCAATACTTTAGAATTATTGTCCATGAATACACATATCCTCAACTAATTGATCAAAAGAAATCTCTGGTTCCCAACCTAATTCGTTTTTTGCTTTTGATGCATCACCAAGTAAAGTTTCTACTTCTGTTGGTCTAAAGTATTTTGAATCAACTTTAATGATTGGTCTTCCACTAAATTTTTCAATTCCAACTTCATCCAATCCTTCACCTTCCCAATTTATATGAAGTCCAAAATAAGGTCCAGCAGCATTTACAAATTCTTTTACAGAATATTGTTTTCCAGTAGCAATTACATAATCTTCTGGATTATCTTGCTGAAGCATCATCCACATTGCCCTCACAAAATCTTTAGCATGACCCCAATCTCTTTTTGCATTTAGATTTCCAAGATACAAACAATCTTGCATACCAACTGAAATACGAGAGAGTCCACGAGTTATTTTCCTAGTGACAAAGGTTTCACCACGACGAGGGGATTCGTGATTAAAAAGAATTCCAGTACAAGCATACATTCCATATGCCTCACGATAGTTTTTAGTCACCCAGTAACCATAAACCTTTGCACATCCGTAAGGACTACGAGGGTAAAATGGAGTAGTTTCCTTTTGGGGTATTTCTTGAACCAAACCAAACATTTCAGAAGTTGATGCTTGATAGATGCGAACTTTATTCTCCATACCCAAGAGACGCACTGCCTCAAGAACACGTAAAGTCCCTAAACCATCAACCATACCTGTATATTCAGGCATCTCAAAAGACACTTTCACATGACTTTGGGCACCAAGATTATAAATTTCATCAGGTTGTACCTGCTGAATTACTCTTACTAAGTTAGTAGAGTCGGTGAGGTCACCATAATGTAATTTAATGCGGTTGTAAATATGATCAATTCTATGAGTATTAATAAGAGAAGACCTCCGAATAATACCATGAACTTCATATCTTTTTTCCAAAAGTAATTCCGCAAGATAGGAACCATCTTGCCCAGTAATTCCAGTGATGAGTGCGATTTTCATAGTTTAATCCAACGTTCATTTGCAAGAGTCCATTCAACAACCTCACGGATTCTATCACGTATATCTTTAGGAACCCACCCTATTTGCTTCATTTTTTCACCAGACAAAGCATAACGAAGATCGTGTCCAGGACGTGCAGAATGAAAATCGATCATTTCGTATTTCAATTCCCTTCCTTGAACATCAGCAATTATTTGTGCAAGTTGAAGATTATTTAATTCCTCTGCTCCAACAATATTAAATTTAGGGCATTTAGCATCTCCCCAATTTTTTTCAGTAATTGTAGGTCGATTTAAAAGGAACAAAAGAGCATCAGCGACATCTTCTGCATGAATATAATGCCTTGATCCAGGAATAGTTTTACTTGGATCACTATGAATTGTAATAGTTTCTCCATCACGAATTTTTTTAATGCACATCGGAATGTATTTTTCTGGATGCTGTCTTTGCCCAAAGACATTCATCGTATGAGTAATATACACAGGCAATCCATATGTGTTTTCAAATGCTACTGCAAGTTCTTCCCCACCTGCTTTTGTTGCACTATAAGGATTTGTTGAATTGTATCTATCATTTTCTTGATAATTAATTCCTTTTGGAGCAGGTCCAAAAACTTCATCCGTACTAAAATAAACAAATCTTTCAAGATTATCAAGACTTCTAGCAAAATCAAGAATATTGCATGTTGCCACAACATTATCCATCACAAATTCAAGTGGATATTCTATACTTCTATCTACATGAGAACCTGCAGCAAGATGCAAAATATAATCAACTTTACCAATATCAGCAGCAATGAGTGGATTAATTGCTGCTTTTAAATCATGAAATACAACTTTCACTCTTGATTTTTCTTCAACAGAAAAGTCTTTAAGAACATCATGAAGACGATTTAAATTTCCACTAAAATCAAGACGATCTAAACTAATAATTTCCCAATCAGTGTTTTTAATAATTTGAGAAATCAAATGATGTGCAATAAATCCTGCACCACCAGTGACCAATACTTTTTTCATAAAATTAATTACTAAGATTTAAATGAGTTATGAATCAAAATTATACCAATAACTGGAGGAATAATCAATCCCCCTCCACAAAGACCTAACCAGATCGGACTTGCTGCAAGTGCCTCTACAATATGAAAAATCATCTACCTCTCCAGTTTTTATATTCATAGTAAAAATATTGGTCTACCTCATCAAGACCTGATAGAGGAGCATTTACACCCCACTCAGACCATTCTATACAAAACTGCCTGATATCATGATTATAAGTCACACCATGCCCGTACATTCTTACAAATGCCGACATTGCAAACTGATACTTCTTATTGTGGATAGGCATTGTGAAGTCCCCAATTTATAAAAATTGCTATGAGACTAAAAATACAGATTGCGTTGAAAATAGTGCTACTCATCTTCTTCATCCTCGTAAGTAGATGGTTCTTCAAATAATTCGTCTATCTTCTGTTGTAAAACTATTCTTTGTAATTCTTTTAAATCTTCTTCTGTAATTGATACCATTAGTTCAATGTAATTTTAAGAAAAGGAAGTAGTGGGGGAATCACTCCTACAAGTCTCAAAAGTCCCTCAGCAAATAAAGCAAGAACCACCCAACCAACGCACATAGAAATAATGGAAGCATTTCGATTGTGCCTTCGTATAGCAGCATCGATCATCTCCTGAACTTCTGTACGAGTCATATAATCATCATCAAAAGGTTCCATCACGTTTCATCTCCAAGAAACTTTGCCAAAGGGTCTCTTCTGGTTTTCACAATTTCAACTGCTCTTTTATAAAACATATTATCCAGATTTCCAGAAGCTTCAAAAGTTTCTTTAATCTTCACCCAATTATCGTATGTATGTTGATCCATAAGTTTTGAGATGAATACTACTAGTTATACTAGTGAGCACCTTACGGATGTCAAGTTTGTGTTGATATAAAGACACAATTAACGGACATCAAAATCTAATTTTTTTACTTTTCTTTGCCGACGTGCTTCTTGCCAAGCAATATCTTCAGATGTAAGGACACCTGTTTTTTCTTTTTTATTAATAGAATTTAACATTATAACATTACTTAAATCCAATGCAGATATGACTCCACCACGAATAGTTGCCATATTTGAACAACCACAAGTTATAGTTTTAGTCGGATGTCCCTCTAATTCTTTTCCACAAGAACGACATCTAATTTTTATATTTTCCATATTCTATAATTTTTCAAATATTTTACTTATTTATTATACAATAAAAAAGCACCTCACGAAGAGGTGCTTCTACTCAACTTATGAGTTTTTTATCAAAAAGCGTAACGAACTTTTACTTCACCACCAAGAGCAAAGACCTCAGAATTGAATCCATACTCACCAGCAACTTTTACTTTACCAGAGAGTTGCTTAGCAATCGGGAAATTTACACCAACTTCACCAACAGCAACACCTTGCCCATCACCACCATTCACAAATTCATAACCAGGTCCAATTTCACCGAAGATGGTTGTGCCCCCAGCGGTCTTTTGCTCATAACCAACACGAAGTTCGGTTTGAGCACCCTTGTAATCACCATCAACAGCAGCAGCGGTGGTCTTGCTCTCAACATAAGGGCCAGCAAATGCAGCCGAAGCAAGGAAAGGAGTAGCAGCAACAGCTGCGAATGCGGATTTAAACATAATAGTACCTCTATAGTTTCTCGCAGAATAATACCTGCGGATGTAAGGAGTTTCGACTAACTCCGTAATTCAGTGACTCAACGAGTATTTGAGGTTTCATCACTTGTTCTATTTAGAATTTATCGGGAATTGAATTCCCGAAGCGGATAACGGGATTCGAACCCGTGACTACAACTTGGAAGGATGGTATGTTACCACTACACCATATCCGCACTTACAGGAGGATATTAATCCTCCCTTTTATTCTATTGTATCAAACTTCTACCGTAATCAGTTTAGAAGCATAATCATGTGCATAAGATGTACGAGCACCATGATGCCCCCAACCAATCCAACTATACGCATAGTCCATGTAACGATTGATAGACTTACCAGGAGTCTTCATACGACTCTCAATGTCTTTCCATTGGACTTCATTCGTAAGATAACGAAGTTGCGTGTGAATGCTTGATGGAGAACCACCAAACTTTCTAGCAAAGTCACCCAATCCATAATATCGGTTGGCAGATGTCCATTGAATCAGTCCGTAACCACGACCGCAGTTACTCCAACTGGTTCTGCTACCACCTTCACAAATATTAGGCACAAACATAGATTCTTGCTTAATATTGCCCATAATGGTAGCAAGGGCGTTTCTGTCTTTAATTCCTTGTTCTTGGAAGTAATCCAAAGCAAGGTTTTCATGTTCTGAACACCCTTTACAAATTAACCTTTTCTCTTTTGGTTTTTCGGGAGCAACCTCTCGGATTGCTGTCTTCTTTTCATCTACAAGATCAAACTCTTTAATAACAGAAAATGGTTTAACATCAACTGGAGGAGGAGGTCCTTGCATCTTGTAGTTGACGAATGGCAGTGATGCCGTGCTGGTTGTAACCGTTGCCAAAAGGGGCAAGGCTACTGTAAAGATTGATTGCATTAAATTTAATTGAACTCTACATCCGTATAGAGAAAGGGGTATACCTTCTTCTCAGAAGGCAATCTCCACGGCTCTGATTGTCACGATCAAAATCTAATAATATTAAAACCTACTCATAATAGGAATCCAAAAAGGATTTTTGCATTATATCAGATTATTTAGATTTCACTCAAAATCAATAAAATAATCTTTGATATAATCTAGAGATAGAACTTCAAGATTTTCTTTTTGAATTACCCAATCACGAATCTCACTATAAACACTTTGAGCATCTATAAAGTTACCCTCATCACACAAAACATGCATACGATCAATCCTATCACTGATTATATCATTGCATATTTTCTTGATTTGAAGTTTCATTAAAGTAATCCTTCCTGAAGTATCTTGAAAGTATATTTGAATTATAGTACGCAGGGACTCCATTGTCAAGAGACTCAGTTAAGACATTATTTAAAAATAATTGTTTAGTCTCTTCATAATTACATTTTCCTTTTGTCTTATGAAGACTTATAATCTCTCTACTAAAAAATTCCTTTCCGTATTTCTTTATATCTTCTTTTAATTCAGGACAAGAACCATAATACTTTTTCCAATCAGATTCCTGTTTTACTTTTCTCTTTTTTCCTGGAGGAGTTCTAAAAGACCAAAAATACTTTCTTCCCCAATATTTTCGACCATTCTTATTACAAGATATAAGATATACAAAACCAAAGTTATCTTGAATATTATCGGTATCAAATACATTTCCTTGGTACATCCAAGGGTTTTCATAACTCATTATGGGGTCTTAAGAATATTCAAGATATTTATAGATACAAATAATCTTGAAACTCCACAGAGTCATTATAGACATAAAAAACACCCCTGTCAAGGGGTGAGGTATATATAAGTTTTATCAATTATTATTTAAGATTTCTTCTAACCAAACTTCACTCATATTTTCAATGATTACATTTGCATCATTAATTGTTTCTGCAAAGTTGTTTTCTAAAAGATATGATGCTACAATTTCATAAATTTGATACTCTTCACCTAATTGTTTCTTCTCTTTTGGAGTTAGAGTTCCTGCTGACATTGCTCTTTGTCTTGCTGTCTGTAACTCCTTATCTGGACCTTCTACCTTAGCAGCATACCCTCTCATGCCTGCTCTAGGTTTATCTCTTACCGAACCTCTTCTCGATGCTGCAAGTCCTCTTAAAGTTCTAGAACGTTTTTGCATTCTCTGTTTATACTCACCTGGACTTTCATTACGTCCTCTTGGAGTAATTCTATCTGCTGCTGCTTCTGCTCCAGCAATGGTTCTATCTATACTACCAGAACGTTGATATGCTCTTGAACGTGCAGCAAGTTCTCCACGAACTCTGGTTTCACCTTCTTTACCAAGTTCCTTTCTCATTCTGGTTGCTTCATCTAATTCATACTCTTCATTATATTCTTTATTTCTAACTGCTGCGATTGCTTCTGCTCTTGACATTCCAGATGCCATCATTCTTGCAATCATTACATCCGCAAAGTCTTTATCCTTATCACCATCTTGGTCCTGGTCTACTTTTTTCTTTGCTTCATAGATTGAAGAATAAGCATCTGCAATATCTCTAATTGTTTTTGCAGAAGGCCATTCGTAAGAACTTTTCATTGTTTGTGAAGGTTTTGTATTATTTATAGGATTTGGTGTTTTTATTGGATATTTATTCATATCTCTTGGAGTGAATTTTGCTAAATCTGCATTTACACTCTTCAAATCAGGTATTGCAGGAGATGGTCCAGTTGTAGGAAGATTTGTCCTCTGTGCTGCTTGAAGTGCCTTTTCTGCATTCTTTACAGAACTAGTATCTTGCCCTGATGCTTCTTGTTTTGCACGTTCTGCTTGTGCTGCTTTTAATTCAGCAGAAGTTGGAGTTCTTCTTTCAAATGTGGTGCTCCCAAGTTTTCCAATTGCTGGTGTTGGTGATTTTGGTGGTTTTGATGGAGGTTTTTCAATAACACTTCTAACCACTGGTTTTTGTGATGTTGATGCAAAAGTTGCTGATCCTGGTGCTGCTACTGGTATTGTATTACCCCCCGATCCTGTCTTTCTTGATGCTGCTGCCAGTTGATTTTGTCTTGCTTGTTCTTGTCCTCTTCTTAATGCTGCAATATCGCTGGTGCTACTAACTCTACCTGCTAATGCAGATGGTTGAATTGGTTTTGAATTTGGTTTTCTCCCAAATGCTTGTTGATAAGCAGCAATATCCTGTTGTCTTCTTGCAGCAGAAGATGCTCTCTGTTCAGCATTTGCTCTTGCAACAGATGCTCTTCTTTGATCTCCAATTTGTTGAGATTTTTGCATGTATCTTTTAGCACCAGCAGTATCACCAGCTGCTCTTGCTGCTTGTGCTAATCCAGCAAATCCACCTATGTTTCTTAATGAATCTCTTCCTTGCTGCGATTGTTGTGCTCTCCTCACATTAGCAGCATCATAAGGACCTTCAACTAAATATTCACCACTCTCTATAGATGAATAAACACTCTCATATAAACTTGCTAAAGCATCCAAGTCTTGCTTTTTCATTCTACACAAAAAGTACTTTTATATACTTATTTATCAAATAAATTGCTTCCAGTATTCATAAGAGGTCATCTCTTCACCCATATTCTTTCTTGCTTTCTTTCTTGCACGTTGCTTTTGTTTAGTGGTCTTTTTCGGACCACCAGTGGTTCCACCTTTAGTTGCTTGGAAAGAACGAACTCTTGACTCACCATCTGCCCCTGGTGCAACCATATGAGTTTTGATTGTCTTTGATGTAGGATTTTCTTCCCTTTCTTTCTCAAATGCTTTGTGAACTTTGGCAGCATCATCGTACATATGTGTAGTCTTGGCACCACTTTGCTTTGCTACTGCATTTGCAACATCAACTTTTTTCTTACCAATATCACCACCTCTCATTCCACCAGTGTAATGAATGTTTTTCAAAGGAACATTAACTCCGTGTTTTTGTAGATGTGAGTGAAACTCTTTAGGATCATCAAACTTAGAACGAGCAGTAATCAAATGAACGTTTTGACCTCTTGCTTGCTTTCTCTTAATATCTTTAATCACTCTTTTATTTGGTGTTGAAGTTTCTCTAAACTTCTTAGCACTTTGGAATTCACTAAAGTCATAAGAATGACCTTTCTGAAGTTTATGAGTGTTAAACTCCTGGTTACTTAAACTTTGAACTCTCTTTCCAGACTCATCTTTTACGTGAACCTGAACGTTTGGTTTTCCTTTTTTTCCGTGGCCAAAAAGAGTCTCATCGACATCATATGCGTGAACAGATGATTTCTTTCTAGTTCCTCTTGCCTTTTCTTCAATATATTCTTCGAGGATAGTAGAAGCAAACTCATCACTAATGTGCTCAAACATTACTTTTGCTGCCTCATAATTCTCTGCGTAATCAGCAGCAACTAACGTTTCAATGATGTAATTATACATGTTTTCTGTTTCTTCTTTTTGTGCTGCATAATAAGCACCAAGTGCTCTTTTAATTCTTTGTTTTTTAGTGTCACCTTTGAATGTTTTGCTTTTTGAATGAACAAAATCACTGATTGTTTTACTAACATTAGCACCTACATCAATCTTTTCATCAAGTTCAGTTTCTTCTTTTCTTACTGACGCAACAAAACTTGGAAGTTGTGGTCCTGCTTTTTTTGCTCTTGCTGCTTTTCTGCGAGCAACTTCAGCATCTGCTTTCTTGGCAAATTCTTTTTGTCCAGCAACGTCTGGATGCTCTGCAGCAATACCTTCACTATAAAAACTTTTATATGAATTTCTTAGGGACATCTTTTTAGACTATTTTTAGTTATTTATAAAAAAAGAGGGACAAATGCCCCTCTAAATTCAAGCAACTTGTGGTTGCTTTGCCATATTTAATTGTGCAAGTTTAAGAAGTTTTTCTTTTTTTGCTTTTCTCTTAAGATAAAGAACGAAGTAAGTATTCATTTTTGCACCTCCATGTTTTTGCATGGACGATATGCTACTCCACGATATGTATTTTGTGGATGTGCAGGGGCATGAGTTTGGTTATACCAGGATATATACTCTTTTTTTGCATCTTCGGTGTCATACTGACAACCTCTATAAACGACTTTAGACATTAGGGTTCTCCTTAATTTTGAGGTTAAAGAGCGTTCCTTCAGTCGGCTTTTGCGTCTATTTTGCACTCTTTGGGAGAAATTTGTTTAATCTCCCAAATTAAATCATTCTTTACTTGTTTGGGAATTTCCTGTTTATGAATTCTCCCAACAATTAATTGTGCCTGCAAGCAAGTTAGAATGAGTGCTTCCATAGATGAACGACCTATAGTAGGTTTTGATCCGTTCCGAGTCGGCTTACTTCCGTTTGCTATTTGCAAATAGCAAATGAACGTTAGAGGTACTATACCTCTTCTGCAGTTATATAGTCAAGTTTTTTTGTATTTTTTGTTACAAATTTAAAGTTTAAATCCACTAAAAGAATCTTTTGTGACATCCTGTTTAATGCCACCAACAACATAAGATTCAACTTCTGTTTCTTGCGGAGCAACTTGGAGTCCCTTAGAACTAATCCAATGCTCAGTCCAAGGAAGAGGATTATTCTTTGCAGAAATATCATAAATTGGTTTAATGCCAATAGATTTCATACGACGATTTGCAATCCACTCAACATAATTGTTAAGAAGTTTATCATTTAAACCAATCATGGATCCATCTTTAAATAAGTATTGTGCCCAAGACTTTTCTTGATTTACACAATTTTTAAATTGATTGATTACCCAATCTTGTTCCTCTTTAGCAATTTGCTGCATCTCTGGATCATCCCCTTCACTCCACTTATTGAGGATGTTTTGAGTAATGACAAGGTGCTGATTTTCGTCTCTTGCGATGAGAGAGATAATTTTAGCTGATCCTTCCATAAGTTTGAGTTCACCAAATGCAAAGCTGCAAGCGAACGAAACATAAAACCTGATACCTTCGAGAATGTTGACATTTGCAATAGCACGATAAAGTTTTCTTTTTAATTCAATACGATCTTCTCTTGCATAACCAGCATTTTCTTGTGCAAAAATCCACTCATTAGATGTACCATATCTCTGTGCAGCATTAATAAAATCATCATATGCTTCAGTAACTGAAGATGCTCTCTCAAGAATCCTTTCATTATTTAAGATAGTATCAAATACTTCTGTAGGATCTGCATACACATTTTTGATAATATACGTATAAGATCTAGAATGAATCATCTCCATAAACTCCCACACAGTCATACAAGCTTCCAATTCAGGAAGAGAGCAATATGGAATAAATGCCATACCAGGACCTCTTCCTTGAACCGAATCAAGAAGAATTTGATATTTAAGATTAGATGTAAAAATGTGTTTTTGTTCAGGTCTCAGTGTCTGATAATCTGCACGATCTTTTTGGAGGGAGACCTCCTCAGGTCTCCAAAAGTAACCTAATTGCTGTTGGGTCAATTTGTCAAAGACGGGATACTTGTATTGATCATATCTTTGTACGCCAAGAGGATTACCAAAAAACATTGGTTGTTTTTTAAAATCTACAGAGGTTGTATTAAATACAGTCATACCCTTAATTCCCTCTTCTGAATTGACTCTAAATTTTACAACTGTCACAATCGTCCTCTCCTTTTGAACTTAAGATTTCGTCAATTAAATCATTGATATTTTGTGATGGTTCCTTAATTTCATCAGTCTTATTATCATAAGTATTTTGATAATAAGAAGTTTTCCATCCATACTTATATGTATTAAGAAGATCTTGTGCCATTACTGACACAGGAACTTCATTGTTTTCATAATTCTCTGGATTATAGGACCAGTTTCCAGAAATTGCTTGATCAAAGAATTTTTGCATAACTGCAACAATATTAATATACCCAGTATTGCTAGGCATATCCCAAAGCAACGTATAGTTGTTTTTAAGAGTTCCGTATTGGGGAACAATTTGCTTAAGGGGTCCTTTCTTGCTCTTTTTAATGGACAAGAATCCTCTAGGTGGTTCAATTCCATTTGTTGCATTTGACACAACGGAACTGCTCTCCGATGGCATCTGTGCGGACAATGTTGAATGTCGTAGACCATATGCCTGAATGTCGGTTCGTAAACTTTCCCAATCATGCTGATATTTTACAGATGTAATTTCATCTACGTCCCTTTTATATGTATCAATGGGTAAAATTCCATCAGAATACTTTGTTCTAGAAAAGTATTCACAAGAACCTTTTTCTTTAGCAATTTGATTAGAAGATTTTAAAAGATAGTATTGAAAAGATTCTGAGAGTCCATGAACTGCATCCCATGCCTCTTGAGAATCATATCTAAATCCAAGTTTTGCAAGATAATGTGCTAGCCCAATGAACCCAACACCCAATGAACGACGTGCCTTTGTAGAAATTTCTGCTGCTTTTACTGGATAATTTTGGTAATCAATTAGTTCTTCAAGACCTCTTACTGAAAGATCACAAAGTTCTTCAAATTCTTCATCAGACTTTACTTTACCAACATTAATAGCAGAAAGAATACAAAGAGCAATTTCTCCGTTAGGGTCATCAATATGTTGAAGTGGAATTGTTGGAAGTGTAATTTCCTGACACAAATTGCTCATTTCAACTTTATCTTTAAAAGAACTATGAAAGTTACAATGATCAATATTCATAATATAAATACGACCTGTCTCTGCTCTTTCTTTTAAGAGTTCCAAAAAGAGTTCTTGACCGCCAATAGTTTTTCTTGGAATAGACTCATCTCGTTCATAAACATTGTATAACTCATCAAATCCATCAGTACCAAAAGCATCATACAGACCAGGAACGTCGTGTGGAGAGAAGAGTGAGATTTGTTCGTTGCGGATGAATCGTTCATAGAAAAGTTTAGAAATTTGGATACTGTAGTCTAACTTACGAACACGATTATCTTCAGTTCCTTTATTATTCTTTAATACAAGAATATCCTCTATTTCTTGGTGCCAGATTGGGAAGTGCACTGTCGCACTTCCACCTCTAATGCCATTTTGTGTACAGCATCGGACAGTTGCTTCAAACTTCTTGAGAAATGGTACAACGCCTGTATGCTGTACTTCTCCACCTCTGATTTTGCTGTTGATGCCACGGATTCTGCCTGCGTTAATACCAATTCCTGCTCTTTGTGCAACATAGCGACCAATTGCCATATCAGAACTGAAGATGCTGTCAAGGGTATCATCAACATCAACAAGAACGCAACTTGCAAATTGACGAAGTGGGGTTCTAACCCCTGCCATGATTGGTGTAGGAATGTTGATTTTGTGTTTTGAAATTGCATTATAATACCTACGAACATATTCCAACCGAGTCTCTTTTGGATACTCTGCAAAGATAGTCAAAGCAATCATAATGTACATAAACTGAGGAGTTTCATATACTTTTCCAGAACTCCTGTCCTGCACCAAATATTTATCAATGACTTGTCTAAGACCTGCATAAGTAAAAAGCATATCTCTTTCGTGATCAATAAAAGAATTTGCTCTGTCAATATCTTCTTTAGAGTATTTAACTAAAATTTGCTCATCATAAATTTCTTTATTTACACAAGTCAAAATATGTTCATAAAGATGGGGATTGTAATCAATTCCACCATAAAGACTCTTTCTCAAAGAAAATAAAAGCAATCTTGCTGCAACAAACTGATAGTTTGGATGATCTAAATCAATAAGATCACTAGCACTACGAATAAGAATTTCTTGAATTTCTGCTGTGGTAATTCCATCATAAAACTGAATACCAGACTGCATTTCTACTTGAGACGCAGAAACTCCTGCAAGATTTCTGCAAGATTCTTCCACCATCAAATGCATTTTATCAAGATCAAGAGATTCAATTGAACCATTTCTTTTTTTAACCTTTAGTCCGTTGCTCATACTCGTTTCCAACCAATAAGTTTTGCTTTTGCTTCTAAACCAGAATATGTGTTTGATTTTAACACAGGATTAACATCAAGTCCAGCTAATACCATTTCATTAATATCCTTTTCCCTAATTTCTGATGGCCAAATTACAATAGGCAATTTAAGATCAATTGCCTTTTCCATTCTTTCTACAATTTGTTTATTCCTTTTTTCATTATCATAGACCATCACAAAATCTACATCAAAATGGTGTAATAAAAACATTTTATCAATATCAGCACCGACCATAGCAATAGAATTGTTTATGAACATACTATCAAATGGACCCTCTGTAATATATAATGTCTTTTCCCAATCTGCGGAATCAAGTCCATAAATTTTTGGATGAGCATCATTTAAAATAATTGTAATGTATTTAACTTTAGAATTTTTCTTTAAACTACGACCCTGAAAACCAAATACTTCTCCATTATTAATGAGAGGAATTATAATTCTTGGTTCATCTTGATCAGTAGTTTTAAAGGTGTATTTTTGTTCATTTGTCCATTGTTTAAAATTTTCACAATAATACAATTGTTCTAAAAATTTTTCTGGAATTTTTCTATTTTGTAAATACAACTTTGCTGGATGCTCAGTATTTAGCTCTGCTATTGTCGGCAGATCTATCTTGTATTTTTTTTCAAAAATAGGTTTTTCAAATTCAAATTTTGGAGTTGGGGTATTAGAATTTTTTCCAGTAATTCCACTTTTATATCTTTCCATCACATATTGATCATAAAGTGATGAATCCAAATCCTTTAAAAAATTTGTAAATGTTCTTGATACACCACAATTATGACATTTATAATTGTGATCATTTTTTAACTTGTAGATATATCCCCTTGCTTTATTCTTGTGTCGTTGAGAATCTCCACAATAAGGACATCTAAAATTATAAAGACCATTCTTTACTTGTTTAAATTTTTGAAGACGTGAAGATACAAGTCCAATATATTTGGAATCAACTAAACTCATTGTAATAGAATATCACTTCGTTCTTTCTATTCTACTTGGTTCTTGTTGTGGTGTCAAGAAAGAGAAAACTGGTGGAACAAATCTAATAATAATGGCAACAACTGCCAATCCACCCAATACTTGCCATCTAAATTTTGATATACCTTCTACCTTTTCCTCTACTTTATCTATCCTTTCTCCCAATTCTTTACTTATCTGATCGTGCTGTTCTTTTGAAGATCTTTTAATATCTTCAATCATAGTGACAATAATATTATCAGTTCGGTTACATTGTTCAATCTTTTCATTATGAATAGCAAGCATTTGACTAATATTTTGACTCGTCTCACCAATTTTTTGAATTGCTGTATCAATTCTTTCCATCATCTGTTCGTAAACATTAATGCGTTCTTCTAGTAATGCTATCTTTGTTTCGGTAGATGATGATTGAAACATTTTTTTATCGCAATGGTTTTCTTCTTTGCATTTTTGCAAGATCTTTAAAAAATGGATTCCAGTTTCTTCTTTTTCCTCTTCTCAAATCAACTGGTGGTTGGTCTGGTGGCAACCCTGCGATATTAATTGGTCCATTTGGATTGTTTGTAGAATTAGCAATCACAGGAGATCCCATTTCCTCTTTAATATTCCGAATAATTTTAATTAATCTATCTACTTTATCCATTAGACTACATTTAATTGCTTTAGAAAATCTATATCTACTGGTATGCTATGAACATCAGTTTTTGGATATTCTGGAAGTCTTCCCAAATAAACAATAAAAGTTTTAAGAATACTCCAAAATTGACTATCAACTTTATAAAATAACAAAGGTGTTGTAGCATCACCAAATACATTATAAAGAATTATAAAGTGATTAATTAAAAGATGAATATTTAATGTTCCGGATGATTTATATTTTTTCAGTAATCTATTAATCCAATTAAATCTTTTTAGATCTTCATAAAAATCATCTTGAGTCAAAGATTGTGGATTATCATAATGCTTAATTGCAAACATTAAATAATTATCTTCATTCAATTCATTAAATCTCATATATCAATTATGCATAAGTGAGTCTTGCTGTATCGGATGTCTTCGCAGCACCAGCAGCAGTGGTAATATTAACTCTGAAGTAGTAACCATTAGGTCTGTTAGCAGTTGTAGTTGTTGCTGCAATTCCAAGAGTTGCTGTAGTTGGGTTGGTGTAAATAAGACCACCAAGCAATCCAGTTGTAACATTGGTAAATGCTGCTCCAACAGCAGCAGTTGAGAACTGCCACTGATAAGAAAGTGCCGCAGAATCGTTTGCTGCAGCAGTAACTGCGAATGATTGAGCTGCTGTTGTAGCAACTCCAACCAAAGCAGTTGGTTGAACACTAATGGTAATGTAATTATCTGCATATACTAAATCATCATCAGCATCACCAGTTGCTGAATATGTTGGAAGAGCACTGGTACTAATACCAGACATTGCAACTAGAACTTCTGTTTTAACTCTCAGTTGATTATCGCAATCAATATAAGTGTGAACTCCTACCCACCCTGCGTGTGCTGCAGCATACTTAGAACCAGACTCAGTAGCAGCAGTTTGCTCAAACTCATCAACACCATAAACTCGGTTTGTTGATGATGAATTTCCAGCACCAGTTATTGTAGCAAAGTTCGAATCCTCTAAAGTATAAACTGGTTTTTGTGAAATTGAATATGCAATTCCTGCAATAGCAGCACCACTCAAATATTGAGTAGTTGCAATTGAAATTTGGGTCTCAGAAGTAATACCAGAAATTACTGCATTTCCAAAAGTACCTCCAGCACCAATGGTGATTGTTGCACCAGTTGTAACACCTACTGCTCTAAATGAAGTACCAGAACCAGTAATTGTTTTATTGGCATAATCTACACTGATTGTTCCTGGTGAAAAAATGCCGTCTGCCTTACCCCAAAGTGCCATTTTTTTTTTCCGTAAGTTTTTCTTATATTGATATTTATAAAAAAAGAAGACCTTTACTTTTTGTCTTCTTTATGTAAAACAATTTTTAAAAATTTTGAAAATAAATCGAGCAAACCATTTTCTTCAAATCTTTTTGTTTTTGCTAACCACTCAGATGCAGTTAACAACAATCCAAGAATAATGGTCACTCCCCAATTAGTCACAAAACAAGTAATCATTTCTGCGGTTTAAAGAGAAGATCTTTAACCATTTCATAGACAGCATTGTCAATACTATTATCTGTGCTATCAACATACTTTTTAAGTAAATCAAGAACAAGATTTTTAACTGCTGGATGTGTAGCAATTTGAAGAATTAGTGGTTTTACCACCGCAACTACTGCTCCCATAATCCCTCCATATTAGATTCAAATTTATTTATCTGAAACTAGTCGTTAATCACCACTTAACTTTATTTGCCCAATAAGCAGCGGACATTTTACCTTTTGATATATTCTTTGCGTGTCTTGTTTGAAATCTATGACGACGACTTGCATATGCTTTAGACTCACCTTCCTTTTTTGGTGAACCTTTTACACCAAGTTGACCAAAACGAATAATTTTTTCAGTTCCACCTTCACAAGCCTTTACAATGTGAGATTTTCCAGTCTCACCAGATCCGTGTGCTTGTGCTTTTGGTTTGTTGCACTTCATTGCATTTTTATCAACTGCTTCACTCATATCTTTCTTTTTCTTTTTCTTTTTTGGTTTACCTGGATTCATATTCAATTCTTTCATTCTTTTCAAAAAAGACTTTGTAGTAGATGAAGAAGAACTACTTGGCAAATTTAATTCAGATCTTGAATGTTGACGAAAAGTTTCACTCTCATAGGACTCATCAACACTTTCATCACTTTGCAAATATTCAGAAGCAGTATCAATATAATCTGCGGCTCTTGTAATTTTTGATTGTACCCAAGCAGGCATCTGCATATCCGCTTTTTTTATTTTTTTACGAAGTGCTTTGATTGCTCTTTCCATTTGATCCAATTCAACATTTGCCATATATCCCTCATCATCTTTTTTCTGACCACTTGCAATTTCTTTATGGTCTTCAGAAATGTTTGGATTGATCTCAACAATTTTTGAATTAGTTCCTTTCATCACATCAACAACTTTAGACTTTTTATCGGTCTTTTTATTTTTATCGTTTTTTAATTCGTCAATCTCAAATAAAAATTCTTCTGTAAATTCTTGTCTCCAATTTGAAAACTCTTCAGTATTCATTCTTTGCGAAATCAAACCTGCTCTAATTTTTGGATTTTGTCTTGCTCTTTGCCCTAAAGTCATTGCCTTTGGTCCTCGTAAACCTTCAGGAACACCACCAGATGGTGGAAGTCTTTTAGTTGCAGGAACAAGTCTTTTAGTTGCAGGTACGAGTTTCTTTTGATTTGTATTTGATGATGGGGATTGAGATTGTTGAGAAGATGAAGGTGTTCCAGGTCTTTTTGGTCTTCCTGGTTTTTTTCTTTCTCTTGCTTTTTCTGGTTGATTTGAAGTAACTTCAGTTTCTTTTGCCGTTTTGAGATCTCGTTTTGCTTTAAGATATCCAGGAGTATGAATTGCTGCTTTTGCCAATCCACCAGCAAGAGAACCTAAATTGCCAAGTGCCTTCATTGTGGCAGTTGCTCCACCTTCCTCGGCACCAATAGTATCGGTATTTACCCCACCAAGTGCTGATTTAATTCTTTCTTTTGATTTTTCTAAATTTTTTTCTTTTGATCTTATTAATTTTTGTTTTTTATTTATCTCCTCCTGTTCTCTTTGTTTTGCAATTTCTTGCTCTCTTGTTGCCTGACGACGTTCAAGATAATCCAAATATCTGGAATCTTTTTTATCTTCTTTTTTTCCAGTTTTACTCTTACCCAGAGCAGCAGAGCCTTTCATTGCTGTTTTAGCAATTTTAAGTCTTCTCTTTCTTTCTTCCTTTTCTTTGTTTCTATCTCTTGCTTCAGAAATAATCTCTGTCCAATCCTTCATCTTTTTGTAGATAAATTTTTCCTATTGATATTTATCTTTTTCTTTGGCATAGTTTCCTTAATTTCAACATCAGTAAAAGAAACTACAGGTTCTTCTGGTGTTATTTCTTGTGCGTGTTTTCTGTATTTACAAGTCCCAACCTCATAAACTTCACGAACATCCTTCAACCAATTCTTAAACATTTTTCCGTCTTCTGTTACACAAATCAAATAATTAGAACCTCTACGGAATACTTTCCCAACAAGACCACTACTCAAACTCTCAACAAATGTACCAACTTCAAAAAGACCATTATTTTTATAATTCCATCTCATTCCATCATAATCAAGTTCTGGAACAATTCTCCAAACTTCAGTGTCCTCAGTAACATTCATAGATTTTGATACCATATTAAATATCTTTTCTTTATCTACTTGCTTGACTCCAGAAGGAATTCCCTGAGCAAAAGTTGCGTAATCTCCTATTGCTGCTGCTGTTCTCATCTTTGCAGAAGATCCTGGGTCTTCAACTTCACCATCAGGATCCTTAACACCAGCAGATATTACTTGAATATTATTAAATTGATAATCTTGTCCCTCACCCTTATGAACTAAACTTTGAAACTCACCCAATCTATCTTGACCAACTACAATAGTAACGTCAGTATACCCATCATTATAAATTGAAACTAATGCATCAAAAATAGTTCTTGTTTCTTCACTATCAACAATATAATCAGAATATTCCTTAAACATCATCCTCATAAGAGAAATCTTTGTCTTTGGACTTAATGGATTTGCTTGTCCATCCTGTATTCTACTTGGATATATTCTATACTCATATCCCATTCTTTTTGCATTATTAAATCCAGCCTTTAATAATTGTTGGTGATTTTTAGATGGAGGATTGAATCTTCCCAAAACCATCACAATTCCATTACCAGTTTGTTCTGCTGGTGGTTGTTCTGTCGTAGTTGGTTGTGTTTGTGTTTGTGCAGAACGACTTTGTTGCTTTACTTCTTCTCCAGGAACTCCATCTTGTGATTTTGTATCACCCTGACCAAAAAACTTTAATTTTCCCTTAACCGTTTTCGCAACAAAATTTCCTTGCTTATCATACCAGTCTCCGTGCCCGTTTCCAACAAGACCACGATTTTTTGCTTCGGTAGATGCAAGGGTTTCTACTGCTTCTTTTACAAATTGAGCAAAACTCTTCATTACTACTATAGTTTTTAAGTATTTATAATTTACTATGTAGTAAATTAATTAAAGTGCCATTATCTAAACTATATTGACTTGCTGGAAGACCAGAAGACTTAAAGGTTAAAGTTGGACTATATGTACGTTGGGATAAACTTGATTTTCCTCTCAAAACTAATTCAGCAGTAGTGGGATTAAAGGAAGGTATGTTTATTCCCAAAAGACCTCTCAAATTTTTTACGTCTTCACCCATAACATAAAATCCACTATTTCTAATTTGAATATAATAAATTCCTTTAGAATTATAATAATTAATGATACTATCGGAAATTTTTGGACCCTGAACTAATGTTTTTGTAGGAAATGGGTTTGCCCTCCCCGTTGCCTGCTTAAGTATTTTTTCATAATATAAAAGTTTAGAAAGTTGTTTTACATTGATTGCTTCTTGTAAATCTTCTGCAGTTATATTTTTATTCGGAAGGTCCCAGGCATCTGCTATTAAACTCCCGATAGAATAAGTGTTAAAAAGATAATTATATAAAGCAGATATATCTGCGACTTCATCTCTTTTACTTGATGGAACCCAAGAACTTCCATTAAATGTTATTGCTTTTTGTCCAAAATCAGCACCTGTTGTTGTTTTTGCTTCTACCAACAAAGATTGGCCAGGATTATTCACTGAAGGTATGGTTATATCAGGACCAGATGAATATCCAGCAGTCCTTGGAATATTTTTGAATACTGCATTCAATTTATTTCTAAGTGCAGTTTCATAATTCTTTCCTGCTGCAGCTGCTTGTGCGGACATTAAAAAACCCCTAACTTTTCTTATTTAGAAAATTAGGGGATATTTTTTTTATTATTCAACTACTTTACCGATTGCATCATCAAGATTAGAAATAACTACACGAATATCTGAAATTCTTGGAGGTACACATACTTCATCATAAGTGTATCCCTTTTGAGATTCAAAAAGAATTTGACGAACTGCGGCAGCAGAACGAACATCCATTTTAATTGTTACTTGTTTTTCTTTAGTCATAGTACCTCCAATTTTTTCTTTACAGATTCTTCTGTTGCCTTTACACGATACTTAACTTCATCTCTTCGGGAAAGTTCTGTAAGTATTTCAGCAGTAATATTCCAAAGTTCAGAAGAATGCCTATGGTTATAAGGCCAAGAAGTTTCAGTCATCGGTCGTCAGAAGCACGATTTTCAGAGAAGTAAACATCAAAAGCACCTTCAGGATAACGCTTGAGAAGTTTTTGCACGTTACGAGCAACTACATCATCAAGACTTACATTGAGTGCAAGACAAGCCTGAGCAACATACCACATAATATCCCCAAGTTCAATAATCAGGTGTTCTCGGTTGTCTTCATTATATGGTTTACCTTGAAAGACCATCTTTTTGACAATTTCCATAAATTCACCACCTTCGGCATTAATACCAACAGCAGCAGTAAGGAGTCGTTCAATATTAGCACCCTTCTCATCAAGTTCAACCAATCGGTCAGAGAGTGCAAGAAAATCTTTGGATGCATCAGAAGTTACAGCATCCACAAACTCAGCATACTTATTAAAATTAACGTGTTTAGCAGTTTCCATTAAAATTTAAATCCTTCAAACGACTTTTTAGATTTTTTATTTTCATTATTATCATACTCTTCATCTTGTCCAGAGTCAAGTATATCTTTTTGAGCACTTTGTTCAACATCATAAAGACGCATTTTTGCCCTATCAATCCCAACAACAAATCTTTTATTCATTGTTGGATCATTATATCGGTTCTTCAATTGCTTTACCATAATCTGCCCAAGTTGTTCTAACTCTTCTGTGCTAATAAGGGCAAACATAAGATCAGCAGTAGCAGGAAGACCAAAGGACTCACTAGTATCAGTAAGGTCAGGGTCAGAGCTAGAAAAACCACTACGAGTAGTCTGGGTGGCTGAAACGATAGGAACATTTGATTCAACCGCAAGACCACGAAGTTCTTCTGCAATTGCTTTAACATAAGAGTAAGAGTTAACTGAAAAATTACTCTTATATCTTGAGGAACCACAAATATTAAGGTAGTCAATGAAAATAATATCAGGTTTAAATGATTTCTTAAGAGATAGTTCATTTAAAAGTGCCCTAAAATGACCTGCGTGTGCTGAAGCAGTTGGATACTCTTTAATAATCAAAGTTCCTTGTGTCTTCTTTGCAATATTATTTACTTTGGTATCAAACATCATTTTTGGTAATGTTTCAATATCTTTAATATTTACATTCAAGAGATTTGCGTCAATTCGTTCAGCAATTTTCTCTTCTGCCATTTCAAGCGTAATGTACAGAACGTTCCGTCCTTGGAGCAAGACGGAGCTAGCCATATGGCACATGAATAAAGATTTCCCGACACCTGTACCAGCAAGTGCGATATTAAGAGTTTTGTTAGGGAGACCCCCTTTGGTAATTTTGTTAAAATACTCCAAATCAAATGGGATTTTATCTTCCTTTCGGTGATAAGATTCATATCTTTCTAAGTAATCCTTTAAGTAATCGTGTCCAATGTGACTATCAAATCCTACAGCAAGTGCTTCTTGTAAAATTGCTGGAATAGAATCTCTTGATTTCTTTTCATCTTGTCCGTCAGCAATCTTAATAGATTCCATCAGTGCAAGATAAATTGCTCTGTCCCTACACCATTTTTCAGTAGTATCTATCAGCCATTGATTATCTGCTGGAGCATCATCAAGTTTAGAAATATAATCACAAATAACTTTGTAAGTATCCTCTGTAATATCAGTCCTTTTTTCTGTTTCAATCAAAAGAACTTCTTTAGTTGCAAGTTGCTCATATGCAACAATAAATTTACAAATCTCCTCAAAAACTACTTTCTCGTGAAGATTCTCAAAATATTCATTTTTTATAAAAGGCAACACCTTTCTACAATAATCATTATTAAATAAGAGATTTCTAAGAATCGTAGTTTCAACTTTTTCCATTTCTCCTCTAACTATGGATTTTTTTTGTGATGAGGTGCATCAAATACAAAAGTAATTCTAACCTCATCACCAATATTTTCAGCACTATGGGGAAGTTTATTATTGAACCAAAAAAAAGTTCCAGGTTTTACAATCATAGTTTCATCTCCTACACTATACCTGTATTTTCCCTGAATGGAAAGGTGGTATCTATCTTTTGTAAGATAATAAGTTCCTTCATCAATATGTGTTCCAACAATTTCACCAACTGGTAAAGCAAGAAAAGCACATCGACGTATTTTCTTAAAATATGTTTTTAAAAATTTAAGAATCTCTGTGTGCTTTTCATATGCTGGTGTTTGTATACAAATCTCGGTATTTCCAACGTATTGTCCTTCTTTTTCAATTCCACCCATTATTAGTTGAAGAACATCAACTGTAACAGCATATTTTGTTGGGTCAAGTTGTTCTATTTTTTTATCTTTAATATTCTTTTGAGAACCCCAATCTTCTGGATATTGTTTTAATTGATCTAAAATTTTAGATACATCAATTCCAGTTTTTATGACTCTAATATTATTCATCACCCATAAGTGAATTCATTCTTAGCTGCTTCATCAATTGCTTGCATAATTTGTGGAGTAAAATATTTTTCTGGATTTTCGTTTATAGTTTTTCCAAATTGAGTTGTCCCATCACCGATGTCATATCTTGTTCCCACTTTTTTAAATATTTCATATTTTTCAGCAAGGTCAAGAAGACCATAATACTTGTCCAATCCTCTTTCATCATAATAAAGACGGATTTCTACCGTTTTATTTTCTTTACTTAGTCTTGACTTGTGTGTAGTTGCTTTAATAATATTACCCACGACTTCTGTGCCGTCTTTTTCTTTTTTCTTAGACAAATAGATAATTGTGGATGCAGCATATTTAAGACCCGAACCACCACTCATCTCTTTCATAGGAACATAAGACCCCACAACATCATAAGTGTGATTAGTAACAATCATAGGAATTTTTGCTTGTCCCAACTTAAGAGTTAGCATTCTGAATGCACCCTTCACTAATTGAGATTTTGTCATATCACGAACTTGTTTATCATCTAAAGCATCTTGAATTTCTTTTTCTGTTGATAGCATCCCTAAAGAATCAAGAACAAACATACAGGGTTTTCGTTCTGTTTCTTTTTTCTTTAGGTACAAATCAACTGCCTTAAGTGCCTTTGAACGAAACTCTTCTATGGTCACAACATTAACTACAACAATTCTATTAATATCAAGACCACGACTTTGAAGTAAAGATTTTGTTACAGCAGCTTCAGTATCAAAATAGAGACAATACCCATCGGGGTTGTTATCCAAAAAATTCTTAACCACAGCGAGAGAAAAGAAAGTCTTTCCAGTAGAAGACTCTCCAGCAATAGTAGTAATCTTATTGCCAGATACACCACCAAATATACTACCTGAAACCAGTGCATTAAAAATATACGAACCTGTGTCAACATAAGTCTCGGTCTCATCAATATCAGCAGCGAGTTGTGTATATTCCCCACCAATTTCTTTTACAATATCTTTAAGAAAATCCATTCTTTTTCTCCTTGTTTAAATTGTTAATTTTATATGACCAAAGTTTAGAGTAAAGAGAATATTGTTTATCCTTTAAAGACATAATAATTGTTTCTAACTCTTTCTCGGTAATAGGTAATTCCATTAGGCAAAAAATGATTCTAAACTTATAGTTTTTTCAACTTTCCAACCAATAGCATCAAGAATAACCCTCATTGGTTCTAAAAATGCTTTATTAAATTGTAATTCATAATCAATGTATTTGTCCAGTGCCAATTCTTTTGGAAATTCTTGAATATATGATATGACATTTTCACGAATTGGATTTGGAAGTTTAAGATAACAAAATTTTATCTTTTCACCATTTTGAATAGTTGCATATTTTTTATCAAGATTTTTTTCTTTGATTATATGATTATAAAGAAGAGCACCTCTAACATGAATTGGGGTTCCTTTTCCATAAATTGTAGATTGTGCTTTATGTTTTACAACATCATTAACTGTTCTTGGAAAAGAAATCTCTTCAACAGAAAGACTATTAAATTTTTTTCTTGATGTATCAATATATTCAATCAAATCATCTTCGGTTTTTGTCATGATAAGTTTAAGACCATCTTTAATCATTTGACGACAAGGTGCAGGAGTTGATGATTTAACTGCTTCAAGACCCATAATCTTAAGTTTTGGTTGCTCATACCTAACACCTTCGGAGTCCCACACATTAAGAATATATCTTTTTTTGGCAGTCCAGATTCCACGATCAGCAATGTTTTCTCGTTTCATCTGCATCTTTTGTGCATAAGCATTTACATAATCTGCCAATTCTTGGTAAGAACTTTCAATATAAGGTTCAAGTTCCATTTTACAGATCTTGTCAAGGAACCCAACAACTTTCTTACTAGTTTTCTCTCTTCCCTGGTATACACTTTGAACCAAAGGACCCATATTGAGATAGATAGAATCAGTATCAGAAGCAATAACATAATCAACGTTTTCAGATTTTAGTACTTTATTTAGATATTGATTCATTTTACTTTCAATCCAACGGATTGATACTTGTCCAGATAAAGTAATTGCTTCAGCATTTGCAAGTTTATAATAACGAAAATACTGATTACCAATAGCACCATAAGCAGAGTTCAAAGAAATTTTCTTTGCCATCTGAATATTATTACAACGGGCAATTTCTTTTTCCAATTCTTTAGTTGGAGTTTTTTCATATTGCTGCTTTGCAGCAAGCATTTTCTTTTTGAAAATTACTCTATCATTGTACATTTTCTCCATTAACTCTGGAAGAAATCCTTTAATATCTTTTCTGTATTGTGCTCCATTTGCACAAACACAATATTCTCCATCAATACTTATTTGCTTTGAAAGTATTCTTTCAACTGAAGCTGATGGATGTTTAGTTTCAACTAAAGTTTCTGGTGAAATATTATATTGCATAATAAGATGAGGATAAAGACTATTGAGGTCAAAACTAACTACCCAATCGTATATTCCAGGATTTGGTTCTTTAACATATGCTCCTGCAAATTTATCATCTTTAGATGATTTGTCTTTTGGTGGAATTACAATGTTACGCTTTTTGAGGTAATTGTAAATAATTGCATCCCAAGTCCTTACTTGATAAAAAACATCATTGTAATTGACTTTAGCATCATATGCCATAGTAAGACACAATTCAATAAGTTTCATCTTGTCTTCCAGTTGATCAACGAGTTCAACGTCTTTGATATTATAATCAACAAACTTTTGCCAGTCTTTTGTATAAAATTCCCTAAATGTATCAAACTCAGAGTGATCTAATTTCTTTTGACCCAATTCAACAAAAGCAATATGATCAAGACGATAAGATTCTTGATTTGTATAAGTAAACTTCTTATATAAATCAAGATAATCAATTACAGATACTCCAGCAATTTCATAAGAAATTTGCTCTCTTCCTTGAATCACTAGTTCCTTTCTGCGAATATTCCCCCACGGAGAAAGACGACGTGCCTCTTTTTCCCCAAGAATCCTTTCTATACGTCCTGCAATATATGGCATATCATACAACTCACAATTCCATCCGGTTATGGCATCTGGTGTATGTTGTTGCCAAAAAGAGAGAAATCTATTAATTAGATCAACTTCATCAACACATTCAACATAAGCAACATCTTTACGTGTATTTTTATATTCTCTGCCATTAGCAAAACAAATAATTTGTTTTGTTGCATAATTTTGAAGGGTTATAGTTAAAATTTCTTCTGCACAATCAAATACATTAGGAAATCCATTTTCAGCAGCAACTTCAATGTCAATAGTGACTAATCTAATTTTTGTGATGTCAAATTTAATTTCATCTTCAGGATACTTATCGGAAATATATTGTGCTTTGTAGTTGTCGTTACCATAAACATTAAAACCATCTACATTTGAATACTTTTCAAGAAACTCTTTACAATCAGAAATTTTTCCAGGTTGAATTGATTCTACAAAATATCCATCAAGAGTTTTATATTTTGTTTTTTTATTTGAGGAAACAAAAAAAGTTGGTTGATAATCCTCTTCTATTTGAAAATATTCACCATTGTCATATCCACGAACCATAATTTTATTAAATTTTTCATAGACATTGGTGTAAAATTTCATTTTGTGATTTTTAAATATTCGTCAAGTAGTTTACCATTCGGTTCAATGATTGTCAGAATTTTATCTGAACTAATCATAATTTCAATATCATTTGTATATTCACTTAACCAAGAAGAAAGGGTTTTATCTTCATTTATAATATAAGGATTTGTCAATTTGCAATTTGGTTCACCAAAATCAACAAGAATCTCTTCAATTTCAGTTATCAGATTCAAGTTGTTCTGAAGTACTAGAATCTGAATCAATTGTTTTGTTTGTGCTTCTTCCATAAACTTTCTCCTCATAAGATTTTTTTAATGTCGTAGCAGGTTCTACGATAGAAACAACCCAGTCAGGGTTAACTACGATATCCTTTTGCTCAGTAAGTGGTATCCAAGGATACACAGATAAACTATATTGCCTGTTTATTTTTTGAGGATCAGCATCTGTTAAAATTTCTGGTTCAACTAATTTAACACAAAATGGATCAGTAAAAACATAAGAAATTACTTTTTCATCCTCTGAAATAAGTTCTTTGATGTCAGCAATTACATCTTCTCCAGACTTTAATATTGCAAGTTTTATAGTCATTTCATTATAACTTTTTTAACATTTTACAACAAAAAAGGGGAGTTGTCAACTGGATTTTGCCAGTTACCTCCCCAATGGGCAAAAACGCCGACGATATTCAATTATTATTTATAGATAATCTTTTCTTTGATGGTGCTGAGGGACAATTTTTCTTAATTGGATTGAAAGAAGTCCATCTTCAAAAATTACATCTTTTACCTCAGTATCATCTGCAATTGTCCAAGATCTTTTGAAACTTCTTTGAGCCAGACCTTTATGGACATATTGAGTATTAGTTTCTTTATCTTCTTTTTGCCCCTCAACAAAAAGTTTTCCATATTCGGTAAAAACATTAACTTCTGATTTCTTAAATCCTGCAAGTGCAATTTCTAAACGAGATTCAACACTGCTGACTTGCACAAGATTGTAAGGTGGATAATTAGAAGTAGTTTCGTGAAGATTGAATAGACGATCAAAGTATTCGTCCATCCCAATACTATTGCGAGTAATTCTATCCATTAAGGTAGGAAGATCCGCAGCAGTATACCTTGTGAGGTTAGTCATTATAGTAGCTCCTTTAAAAGCGAGTTTGTTTTGTGTGGATCCTTTCGGCATCCGTATATAATTATAATAGATCATAAAAAAAGACGGGCAGGAAACCCGTCCATTTTTTATTCGGTATCTTCTACCTTTTTTTTCTTTGCACCAATATTATACTTGGTTTCTAGAATCCAATCACCCTTTTCCTTATAAGAAATAACTTTAATCTGATTCAAAGGAGCAATATCTACAATTTTTTCTGCCTTGACAACTGTAATAAGTCCCCAATCAGACAAAAGTTGAATAATTCTATTTCTTCTTTGAACATCATTCAATGTTAAGTTTGCATACTTACCATCAAGTGCAAAAAGTTCTTTAAAGTGAACAATATAATATCGACCTTGCTTATGAAGGATATGACAAGACTGATAAATCTTTTTTTCTTTACGTGAGGCAACTCCAATACGAGTTAACGTTTCACGAACTTTCAAAAAGTCATCAGGTTCGTTTAAAACCACCTCAATCATTTGTTCAGGAGTCCAATTCACAATAGGTTCAACAATAGCAGTCATTTCATTCCTCCAGTTTCAAATTTTGATTTTATAAAATTGATTTGCTCTTTTGTTAAAATTTTCAAAGCTTGCTTTGCCTTTTCATCGTTGTATCCATAATAAAGTTTAATGCAATCGATATCTTTAATTGTATCTTTACGAATCCAAGGAGAAAATCTTTTCTTTTTCCTCAGACTATTTATATAAAAATCATATTGCATCTTCTTTGAAAGAAAATGATATTGATTCATTTCATTCGCAAACATTATACAATCAATATGACCAGAAAAGCACCGATTGATCACATATGGAGGATATTCCCTTTCAAGTGAAGGATTTTCATCAATTAAATTAACCTTTGTCTGATTGATTGAATTCAACCAATCTTTAAGTTCAACTTTCATAATCAGGTTTATTATACTTCAAGTATTCAAAAAAAGTAAGTTTCATCTCTTTCTGTGTCATACCACAATGTTTTGCAGCAGCAGGAAGAGTCATTTTTGCACGAAACAAACCTTCATTTGCTTCTTTTACATTTTCAGGATTTGTTTTTATTGGAATCTCATAGAGAGATGCTTTATTAATTTTATATGGATTCATTTGAATTCGCACTCACACATTATTTCTGTCAATGCTGCTAGGAGGTTAATTTCCTGATCAGCCACAAACGCACATTGGTATTGATACTTAGCAATAACAAGAACGGCAGCAGGGATAGACTGGGGCGAAAGGCAATCATAACAGGCGTCATACACCCTGCGAAGTAGACTACTAGCGTCGTTATCCAAGTTCCCGACCACCCACTTTCGAACTTCAGGAAAGTTCTTATCCTTGAGATTTTTAATAAGTTCATTTACAGAAATGTCAGAGAAAGATGCAAGAATACCAGAATCAATTTTACCTCCAGTAGAGTATCTTTGAATCTCGTTTAAAACACGTCGAAAATCGGGAAAATATTTGGATACGAGTTCCGCAACGACTTTTTGATCGTACTCAATCTTTTCTTGATTGAGGATAAATTGTAACCTTTGAAAGAAATTCCCTGCAAGTTGTACTCGCTGTTTTCCTTTAATTGTAAAGTCAATGACGGCACATCTGGAGTGGAGAGGTTCAATGATTTTGTTCTTATAGTTACAGGTGAAGATGAATCGGCAGTTGTTATAAAATGCCTCAATATTCGCCCGTAGTAGGAGTTGTACGTCGTTTCCTGTGTTATCAGCCTCATCGATGATGATGACTTTGTGTTTAGAAGATCCCGTAAGTGAGACGGTCGAAGCGAAGTTTTTTGCCTGGTTCCGTACAGTATCCAAGAAACGTCCTTCGTCGGATCCGTTGATGACATAATAGTCTGCCCCCAATTCATTACATAATGCTTTTGCGATTGTAGTTTTACCAATACCAGGAGGTCCAGCAAGAAGAAGATTTGGAATTTCTCCTTTCTCCACAAACTCCTTAAATGTTTTTTTAGTATCATCAGGAAGAATACAGTCATCAATCACTTGAGGACGATACTTTTCCACATAAAGAAATTCACTTGTCATAATTTAGATCCATTCAGGTTTTCGTTCTGGCATACGAAGATAATTAGATGCAACCCAAGGTTTGGATGCGATATACATCTTGTAAGCAGTAAAAGTGTCAATGCTTGTGTCAAGTTTATACTCATCTGGCATAGCACGAGCAAATGGTGTTACTTCAGTAATCTTACCTTTAGGAAAAAGATAGTAAGCATCTACAAGAGTCTTGTAGCAAGAATGAACTTTATTGTATCGTAGCGTGTACTCATCACACAAGTTCATTCCCCACTTAATCAACCAATAAGCATTATGAATGCTATCTATTGCCCACTTAGTGCAGGGGTGATTACGAAACGCACCTTTTTCGGTTTTGTAAGGGGTTCCATCTATTTTAGGAAGAGTACCATAACCATGCCCCCATTTTTCTGATGCCACGATGGAAAGCATCTGGCAACACTCTAGAGGCATCTTCACAATGTGTTTGTCGGGAAGACAAATAGCACTTTCTGCAGGCCAAGGAGAAGTGACAAAAATATTCATAATATAAAAAATCAAAAATTACTCAAAAGAAGAATCAGGTTCCAGAGCAATATAGTAATTTAAATTGTACTTTTCATTGGTGAAACGAGACAAAAGTTTACGTGAAACAACTACATCATAAGTACCCGGAATGATCTTAATGTTTTCTACCTTAAAGTTAAAAGTAAAGGTAGAATTAGTTTCACCAACTACAATAGAATATTCATTTGAAGTGTCATTCTTTTTATCACGAACAACTAGACGAATTACACCTGCTTCACCAACTGCAGAAAGATCTGGGAGTTGATAAACTGCAGATGCCTTAATGAGTTTATCAAGTTGAGAATGTTCCAATTGAAAGCAAACATCTTCAGATGGAAGAGAAATTTGCTTTTCTGGCGGAGAAACAATTACTTCAGGATCGGCAAAAAAGTATTTTACTCTTCTTTTTCCTTCACGAATAATTACGTGAGAATCATTGGCAAAATCAAGATCTGGATCTTGATGCAAGTTCAATCCATTCAAAAATTGATTAAGATCATAAATTGCAAAATCTTTTGGAAATTCTTCTTTAATTTCTGCCTCCGCAAGAATGTTTTTCATCACAGAAATAGTACGAAGGCTAGAACCAGTCTTAACCAAAACTGATTGATTAATCGAAGCAAAGTTCTTAAGGATAGTAATAGTAGATTCAGAAAGTTTCATAGTTTGGGGTTTCAATTTCATTTGTTTTCAATAAGATTTAGATGATTAATCAAAAGAATTGTGTAATGCAAAACTTTGAATAGATCAGCACGAGGAGTTCCTTTTGTATCATACCTATCAATATACTTGGTCACGTTACCAGCACAAAACCCTTCACGACGATTATGTTTAATCTTATCAAGTGTTTGCTCTGTTCCTCCACCAGTACGATCAACATAATGCTGACTATAAGTACCAGCAATATATTGCTCAAGTTGTTTCAGGATTTTATCTTCATTATATTTCCAGAAACCATTAGCATTTGTATTGTCAGTCATAGTAAGTATAAATTCATTGAAATTTTTTTCATCTTCTGGTCCAAACATAGTAAAGAAGTCATAGCAACCTTTACCAATCATATCAAAGAATCAAAGGTCAGTCAATCATTTTACTAAATCCTTTTACTTTTTCAAATTTAATTACTTTATCAAATTTATCAATTAATTCATCTGTCTTATGTGATATAACAAATACATTAGTATTACTAATAATAAATTTAATGATACGTGTAAAATAATCAGTTCCAGCAAAATCCAAAGAACTATCAAAAACCTCATCCAAAATAAGGAGATTTGTATTTACAGAATTCTTAAGTCTCGCAATTTCCCTCCAGGTAAATAAAATTGAGAGATTGATTCTCATTTTTTCTCCTTCACTAAAAGACTCGTAACTAAAATCTTCATAGATTGGAGATTTTATAAGTTCTTTAAATTCTTCATCAAAAGTAAAGTTAATGTAAAAATCCATCAACTGCAAATACTTATTAATGAGTTGATTCATTGTAGGCAAATAATTTTGTATAATTTTTGCCTTTATCCCTCCATCTTTCATTAGCAAATGGAGAAATTCATAATTTGAAATATTTTCTTTTTGTTTAGATTTATTTGTTACTATTTCTGTAAGTTTTTGTTCTAACTTTTTTAATTCATCTCTTTCAGAATTTCTGTTTTTAAATTGTTCGGTAATAGTTTGAATTTCATTTCCAAGATCTCTAATTTGTTTTTGGTTGAATGAAATCCGAGTATTGTTTTGAGAAATCTCATTTGTAAGTTTTGCAATCTCCGTAGATAGAGCAACGAATTGACGCTCTCTCTCTTGTTCTACTTTTATAGTCTCCTCAAGATCTTGATAACCTTTTTGGAGTTCCTTTGCTTTATTTTGAGCGTCCGTAATTCTATTTAACCGAAACTCTTCTTCAATAGTCTGAGTGCAGGTAGGGCAGACCGAATTTTCAGTAAAAAACTTATGCTCTTTAGTAATTGTAGATACTTTTTGAGAGATTTTGCCTTTTAAATTATTAAGTTTCAGCAACTTATCCCCTGCACCAATAACTTCTTCTTGTAATTTAGTTTTATTGAAAAGACATGCCTCAACTATAGAGATATGTGTCATGCAATCAGCAACTTCGGCATCTAACTTGGCAATCTTTTCTTTATTGGTATTGATATTGGCATTACCACGATTCTCAAGTTCTTCAATAAAACTTTTTTGCATTTCAATCTTTTCTTCTGTTGATTTTTCAAGAAAAGATGAATCTTTTATTTCTTCATTGAATTTACGTATCTTATCTTTAATTACAGAATTCATAGAAGAAAATATTTTTATATCCAACAAATCTTCTACAATTTCCCTTCTTGTTGCAGCAGAGAGTTGCATAAAAGGAACAAAAGAGGCACTACCAAGAATCACAATCTGAGTAAAAGATTTATAATTCAATTTAAGAATACTTTCCTCTAATTGTTTTTGTTGGTCAGTAGTAGCAGAAGATTGATTTTGTAATACACCATCAATCCAAATTTCAAAAATATTTGGTTTGATTCCTCTTACTACTTTATATTCTTTAGTACCAATACTAAATTCAATTTCAACCAAACAATCTTTAGAATTAGTTGAATTTATAAGTTGAGGTTTTGTAATTTTTCGGAATGCTTTGTTGAACAGAACAAAACATAAAGCATCCAGCAAGGTACTTTTTCCTGAACCATTAGAACCAACAATCAATGTTGTTTGATTGTCAACCAAATTAATTTGTGTTGGTTGATTTCCAGATGATAAAAAATTACGATATGAAATTTTTTTGAACAGAATCATAATCTCGTGGGGGTATTACAAAGTCATTAGGGGTAATTATAGCATAACTATATCCATACACTTCACAGGTTTTTATTGCTACTTCATCTTCTACTTCAACTACAGACATTTCTGGATAATCTTCTGCTTCCAAAAGTCCAGCGTATCTATAAGCGTCATCTTCTTCCTCAAAAATATACAAAGTCTTATCTCCGTCTTCATTCAATACTGCATAAGCACCTTCATCTTCTTGTTCTTTAATTGATAGTATATACATTATTCTATTTCTAATGCTTCTTTATAAACATCTCTTAGAAGATTTTTAATAATTGTTTTATCCAAACTAAATTCAGCTTCTTCAACATATTTATCCAAAATGCTAAGTGTATCTTCTGCCGAAAATTGTTCATTATTTACATTTTCGTCATAAACATCAAAATTTTCAACAATCTTAAACTCTATAGGATTTGCATTCATAATTTGACTTACAAATTTGTCAAACTTTAGATGATTTTCTTTTTTTTCAACAAAAAGTTTAACCATTTTGTTTTTTAATAAGGAAAAATCAATATCTTCGCATTCATCATTATAGTAAACTTTTTCAAACATTGTATAAGGATTTTCAATTCTTTGTAAAGAATAATCATCAGTATCTAAAATATGAAATCCTCTTTTATCATTTACATCCGACCAAAACATTTGATATGGATTTCCTAAGTAAAAGATTTTTCCATCATTACTAGAAGTATGATAGTGACCAGAAAAAACTCTATCAAATTTTTGAAATATATTTTTACTTAATCCATTTTCCTGTACGTGTCCTGGATAAACAGAAAACCCAGATAATTCCAAGTGACCAAATAGAACCTTTGCACTTGTCTTTTCCAGCAAAGAGAATACTTCTTTCTCATTGTCAGAACAAATCCAAGGCAAGAAAACACATTCAGTATCACCAATTTGAGTTTGAATTGGTTCTGATATTTTTACGATATTTGAATACTCATTCAATAAAACATCAATTGAATTTACTTCATTCGTATTTTTATAGTACGCATCGTGATTTCCAACAATACTATAAACTTTAATTCCAAGTTCTTCAAACTTATCATATACATTTTTCTTTGCCCACTGCAATGCCCAGTAATCAACTCCCTTGCGATTATCAAAGGCATCACCAAGGTGAACAACTACTTTAATTTTATTTTTCTTTAAAGTTGGAAAAAATATATCATTATAAAATTTTTCAAAATATTCGTGAAATGCTTTATTAGCTTTACGAAAATTATAATGAGTGTCAGTTATAAGTCCGATTTTCATTGATATGATTTCATTTGAATGTTTTCTTTGATTGTATTATAGTCAGAAGAATTTGGAGAGTCATCATCCACATAAAATAACTGCTCATATCCACTTCTTTCAATAATTTTCTCTTTGATTTCCATCTGCTTTTTCTCTTTTTGAATACGACGCAAGAAAGCATAATATACAATTTGTGTAAAATATGCAAATGGATTTGATCTATTTACATCAAAATTATTAATATATTGAACACAATTTTCAACTCCATCACTAATCATATCCTCCCGAAAAATGTAATTTACAAAATTGGGACGATAAGATAAATGAGTTGCTATTTTAAGAAAGCAATCTCCAAGATAATTTGTTATTGGTGGAGCTGGCAAATCTTGTTCTTTTGCTGCTTTAACTTTATTCTTATAAACCAATAAAGCATCATAAAAGTCTTTATTGTTTACGTAATGCGGATTCTTTTTGATTTTATTCATTTGTAAAGGAGAGAGTAAGACTACCGATAATAACTACAATTTTACCACATCAATGAGAACTTGACAAACAAATAAAATACAATTAAAATCACTCTGTTAGGGTTGAAGATAAATTATATCTTTTAGTTATTAGACTTATATAACTTCTCTAAGGATATTCTGGCATCAGCAATGTTAGAAAGATATCCCATTTTTTCTGATAACTTTGTTTTATTTGATTTTCTATTTTTATCTTTTACATATTTTGTATGCATTTTAATTAAGTCTTTATCTGAGACTTCTGTAATTGTTATAATTTTATCCATTTTTACAATGAATAAATCTTCATCACTCATTTTAATCCAAGGACTTACTTTAATTGTAGTCATTCCTAAATGACGAACTACAATCGTTTCCATAGTTACCGGACAATCTAACATTAAAAAAGTTTCATCATCATCTTCACAAGGGCATATCTTTGAAAAAACTTCTTCTCCAGAAGTTAATTTTATAATTCCGTAAAACTCTTCTTCCATTTATTTTTTAAAATTAATTTGTAAAATTTCATAATTAAATTTTTCCTCATTGTATATTTTAATTCTTTCGATTAAATGATTAAGAGTATAATTTTTTCTTGATTTGTATGTTGCATCATCTGCAATATCATAAAGTATTGCTTTGTTTTTGTTTTCTCCTTTTCTTAAAACTCTACCTATTGATTGAAGATTGCGAATTCTTGATTTTGATGGTGAAGCAAAAATTACATTATGAAGATTTTTAATATTAATACCAGTGCTAAATGTTCCATAAGATGCAACAATAATTGCATCATTTTCTTTTTCTGTGATTTCTCTTATTTTTTCTCTTGTTTCAGTGTCAACTCCGCCGTGGACAAAAAATACTTTTCTTTTTTTTGAAGCTGAATTATTTATAAGTTCATATAGAATTTGTCCATGAGATTCGACACGATTAAAAAGAACTAGACTATTTCCTTTTAAATCTAATACAAGATTTTTAATAAAATTGTTTCTCTTTTCATTTCCAATGATATATTGAACTTCTTCCTCATATTCATTGAATTGTTGAGAATTGTGTTTTAATAATAATATTTTAATTTGTAATTTTGAAAGATGTCCTTTTTCAATTAGTTCTTTTGTTTGAGTGACTTTATATGATGGACCAAAAAGTCCCTCAAGTACCCACTTATGCGTCTGTGACCCGTCTAAAGTTCCAGTGAACCCAAATCTATATTTTGCATTATCCATCTTGGTCATAATGCCCACAAGAGACTTTGATTTAAATTGATGTGCTTCATCTCCAATTACAACATCAAAGTTTTCATAAAAAGATCTAGGAAGATTATAAATTGATTGCCAAGTCGTAACTACTACTGGTTTATTTGTAATTTTTTCTTTTCCAGAATAAATTTTATGACAATAATTATCAGAATCCCAACCATAATCTGTAAAATCTTTTACCATTTGTTCAACCAATGATGTAGTTGGAACAATTAATAAAATATTTTTATTGTTATCTACAAAATATCTTACAATCGTATAAATCATTAGTGATTTTCCAGATGCTGTTGGGGATATTAAAAGTTTACGATTGTATCTTAAAGCATCATAAACAGCATCAATTTGATAATCTCTTGGTTGATGTTTTGAAATTTTATTCATATAATCAGAAATACCATTTAAAGAAATCATTTCATTTTCTTCAAATGGCAATCCATAAAATTTATTTTCTTTAAATTCTACTGAATATTCGTATCTCTTTGCCCAAGCAACTAATTTATCAAGCAAACCAACATAAATCTCTCCAGTATGACTGCTGTATAATCTAATTTTTCCATCCCAATATTTACTCCTATATTGAGGCATAAATTTTGCACCAGGAACCTCAAAAGTAAAATAATCAAAAAGTTCTTGATGGATGTGTGGCTCAGTTTCCACCTTTAAGTATATTTCGTTCTTTTTTTGTATAATAATGTTAGTCATATCCTGCAGTAAATCTCATATATTCAATAGCATTTTTGATTTGATAAGTTCTATTTAATATTGTCTTTAAAATACTATCCAAATAATTTATCATAGTTTGATAGTATTCAATTTTAGATGCAATTTTGAGTAAATCAGAATCAGCATCCATATACTTATCTAAATCTGGTTTTAATACTTTATGATCAAAAGGATTATTTTTATATACTTCTGGTTCTGCTTTTCCTGAATAATATAACCATTTTTCCTTCCTAAGAATTTTGTATTTATTTTCTTCCATTTTTTTAAGAAGAATAATATTATTGTATATTTTATAATATTTTGAATGTAAAGAAGGAATTTTAAGTGATTCTTGATGTAGATTATCTGGATCTATTTTTGAATCCTCTTCCCATAATGTTTGAATTTCATCAATGTCCATAAGTTTAATAAACGATTATATCGTATAAAGTATATTTGAATGTTACATTTGCAGTCAAAAAATTTATATCTTGTGCCTTTGCAGTAAAATCTAAAGTAGATAAGGAAACTGGAAATAATCCTCTAAAATTTACTTGTCCTATGGGATTATAATTGCTATTATAGATGATTAAACTTCCATCAGATTGTCCGAAATTAGCATCTTGAACTCCTGGATTAAATTCATCAGAATTTAATAAATTTTGAAATTCTGAAACACTATTTGGGTATCCGAGTCCTCTTATCCAGTTATGTATTTGTAAATAATTTTGTAAATTTTCATCTACATAAAATTCAAAAGAAAAATCATCATAGGAAATTTTATCTCCAGGAATTGGAATATCTTTTAAATAATTTGATTGAATTGAAACTCCTAAGTTTATTCCTGGAATTTGTGATGAATTAGAAAAAAAATCAACTTTAGGATATTCGGATAAGGTAAATTTAAATCCTACAGGGGATAAAAAATTTCTATTATCAATTTGTTTTGACCAAGGACTCTGAGCCATTTTTATTTTTATTTATTTGCATAAAAAAAGAGGTCCTTTCGGACCTCTTGATGTAATGTGATAAAACTCACATAAGATTCTTAACCAATACTCTTCTGTAGTAGCGGTTGCTATTAGTTTGAATACGACCCAGAGTGGATTCAGGTGCAGAAGATGACTTACCTTCAGCAAATGGATTAGCAACAAGACCATAACGGGTCTTGAATCCGATCTTAGGCTGGAAGGTGTTCTCACCAACGGCACGAACCATTTGGAGAGGAACGTATGGGCAGTAGAAGAGTCCTGCGTCATAAGGGGAAGAACCCTTATAACCAACAACATAATACTGACCACCAGAAGCACTTGGGTTTGAACCACCTGAATATGGGTCAATATATACACGATACTTACCGTTGAGAACACCAGCAAATGTATTGCCAGTATCATCTACGTTAAGATTTGCATTAAGTGCAGGGGTGTAGTCAAGGAGACCAGCCATTGAAAGTGCAGAAGCAACATCAGATGAGCACATAATGATGTTGCCCTTTCCTCTACGAGTACGCTGAGCAATTGCGTTTGCATCTCTTTCGATCTGGAAGATCAGACCCTTGAACTTCTCAACCGACCAACGACCATTGGAGTCGATGTCGAGGTCAAAAGTACCTGCGGTAGCAACGTTATGCTGAGCACCAGTTTCTGCAGTCTTGTAGATAGTTCTGATAACTTCTCTATTGATTTCTGCGAGGATTTCAGTTGAGAGAATGTTAGCAAGTTCTGCCTCAGCATTCAATCCGTGAATTGCCTTAAGGTCTTGTGCAAGCTCAAGTGAATACTCGGCTTTCAGTGCTCTTGACTTTGCAGTAACGGTGACTTTCTCGATTGAGAATGCCATTTCGTTAAATGCTGCACCAGAATCAGATCCAAGAATTTCTGCATCAGCAGTGGACATACCACCACCAACGTTATAATCTTGCTGTCCACCACCAGCACTTAGAAGACCAGGATTGTTTCCTGTTTGAGCAGCAGTAGTACCGAAACCTACGTTAGCTTCAACAACGGGATTGACTGCATACTGAGATTGATTACCCTTTCTACCAGAGAACTGAGTATCAACTTCATCAAAGAATGCTTCAGAACCAGACTGGTTGGTATAACGTGAACGCATTGCGAAGATGAGTCCTGTAGGACCATTCATTGGTTGAACACCTGCGAGGTCATATGCGACCAGGTTAGGCATTGAACGACGAATCAGAGAGATCAGAACAGGGTCGAAACCTGCTACTGGACCACCTGCTACGGCACCACCGGAGAAACCAGCAGTATTGGATGTTGAACCTGTTGTGCTTGTTGGAGCACCAGTTTCGTAAAGAAATGATCTTTCTTCACGAAGGAATTTTTCTTGATTCTCCAGGAGAACTGCAGTTACCATTCTGCGATGTGAATCTTTGATTGGGTCTAGACCCTGATAATCAAGGAGTGGTGACCACTTCTCCTGCAGATGCTCTGCGTTGAACATTTGCATTTTTTTTACCTCTTTAAAAGTTTTAGTTTGATTGTTTATAATTTAAAAATCACTTCTTAGAAACTCTTCCAAGTGCATCAAGATAATGGGCCATTGACCCTGAAACCTCTTGATGATACTCCATACCTTCTGCGATATAATCTGAGTTATCTAGTTGAGTACCAGCATATCTTGGGAAATAAGATTCCCTGAGAGTTACTAGTTTCTCACGATAGTCTTCTTCACTATCAAACTCAACATTTTCGGCAAGAGAAGCGAGTTTGTCTTTCTGAGAAAGAGCAAGACCCTCAGTGACATCAGCAAAAATTACATCAGTAACTGATTCTGCTAATCTCTTATTTAGAGCAACATTTCTTTCGATTTGCTCGTTGAGTTTAGTCTCCATTTCATCAAGTTTATCTACCATACTCTCAATTACATTATATTTTTCTTCAGGGATTGATACATAATGTTCTTCAAAAAGATTTTTCATTCCTGAGAGAAAACTCTCAGTCATTTCAGTTTTAATGCCTTGCTCAATAGCAAGAGCATTTTCTTGAATCCATTCATCTGAAACATATTCAAGATAGGAATCAAGTCTATCTGTCAATTCTTCTTTGACTAATTCAATTTCCTCTACGAGTCTTTGCTCATAGTGATATTGAATTGCTTCTTCGATCTGCTGAGTTCTAGCATTCAATGCTGCTTCAAAAACAGTTTTTGCTTTTACTTTAAAATCTTCAGAAAGATCTTCACCGGAAAGAAGTGCAGAAACATCTTCTTCAATTTCTTCTTCAATTTCTGCAAAAGCTTCTTTCATTGCTTTTTCTTTTTCATCCTCCTCCTCCTCATCATCTTCTTCTTCGTCTTCTTCTTCGTCTTCGTTTTCTTCTTCGCCCTTTTTAGATTCTTTTTTATGGGCTTCTTCTAGTTCTTCTTCACCTTCTTCTGTCTCATATTCATCTTCAACTAATTCTTCATCTTCATCTTCCTCTGAAGATTCTTTGACTGGTGAAGCCATTTTCTTCATGCCTTCAGCTGCCTTGGCACCTTTGGTTACAACATCTTTTACTTGCTTTAGAGTTGTAGAAGGATCTTTTAATTTTGATGAATCGTCATCGGAACGATAATTCTCTGGTGTTGGTCCACCAAGATCTTCCCAACTGCCGGTTTGTCCATCAGGAATTCCTGTGGTTAACTTTGGCATTGGTTCTGCTGCCTTTGCACCGGCATTTACAGCAGTTTTAGATTGTTTTGTGTCTGATTCCATTTCTTGTAAGTTTTTACCACGGGACATTTGAACTCTCCGATTTAACTAATGTCTTAAATCTATATTTATTTATAATTTAGAATTTTAATACTATAAAATTACAGCATACCTAAAAACTTTTCAAAATGTTGCAACCTTCTCTGTTCAGTCAATTGTCTTTGCCTTACATCTTTTTCAATAATATTTTTAATTGATTCTGCAACCCAAGATTTTTTATTTGAATCATAAATCCACTCCTTTCCTTCCATAATTCCATTTACAAATGCGTCAGGGGCAGAGGGATCTGCAACAATATCTGCTGCAGTGGCAAGCATAAAATCTTCGCCAACTAAAGAATATCCTTCATTAGTTGGAATTAGAGAACCAACACCACGAGAAGAAACACCAAGCATTACACCTTCTCCAAGAAGTGAAGATGCAATTTTTCCCATTGGAGTGTCAAGAATTTTTGCTTTTCCTATAAAATTATCACCATTTTTTTCAAGCATAGTGATTTTATGAGAAACTCTATCAAGATTTAAAGTTGGCCCATCTGGGTGACCAAGCTCACCAAGAGCACGACCTTTTTGAATAAAATTCTCATTGTACCTTTTAACTTCTCTTTCGAGAGTTCTCATTTCATAGAGTCTTTTATTTCTATTTGGTCTATTTGCTTGAAGAAAAATACCTTCAATAAAAAGTGATTTGACACCATTTTTTTCTTCGGTAATAACTTTTACCTTTTCGATTTCTTCTGTGATAAGTTTCATTGAATTAACCACCTGCGATTTGAATTTCTGTAATGTGAACTTTTCCTGTTGATGAAGCAGCAATTTTTACTACTTTTCTTAATTCACCTTCAGTATCTGTTGGAGCAGATAGACCAGAAGATGTGTTCCAATTCAATGTAAGTTTTCTTGAAAAACCACCATTAACTCCACCAGTAGCATCAATAGTTGCAATTGATGCAAAAGTGGTGTTAATTCCTGCTGGAGAAATTCCAGTCAATTCAACATAGTCACCCACAGAAAATGAAGAGAATGTTCCTTCTGGGAGATATATGGTGGTTGTAGCACCAGTATCAACACCAACAACTCTTTGAGAAATAACAGTTTCTTTAAGAATTAATTCTGTTCCTGCTTTTGCCCAAATACTATTTGAAGTACTTACACCAGGATTTGAATCAACTTCAATATATGCATCAGTTTCTGGAACAATTCTCAAATAACCAGACTTCAAAGCAATTGGTCCACTGGTACTAATTCCAGTGGACAAATCACTAATTTTTTGAACAATCTTATATGCGGACATTTTAAATGTTGTTGTTATATAACTTATTTATTATTTAATAAATTTCCTTCCATCTTAAAGATACTCCAACATTGGTTGGATCTGCTCCAATGTTGGTAACCCTTACTGAAAATATTTCAGAGTCTGTCGAATAATAATTTTGTGATAAAAAGTTTTTCTTTGATGTTGGTCCTGTAGTAACTTGTGCTGTTGTTGCTGAAGGTTTATTTGTATTTTGACTATCTCCAGCAGCGTAACCTCCCATAAAATCTTCAAAATATGTAGTGCTTATTCCGGTCGATGACTCGTTATATTCGACAACGGATTCGGTGTTCTCGGAAACCCAAGTTCCAGATGTATTAATTCCAACAGAACTTCTAAATTTTACAACTTCATATTTTATATTAGATCCAGCGCTAAAAACTGAAATATCTTCTAATTTTACTGTTGCTCTATTTGGATAACCTTTGAATAAATTTTTTAATCTAATTGCTAAGATGGGAACAGTGCTGCCAACACCAACTGATCTCAAGGAAGTTGTGTGAGAAAATTCTCTACCTGCTTCAGAATATCCACCTTCACTCATTACTGTAGAACAAATTTGTATAAATGATCCACCAACACCTACCTGAGTTCCATTATTTCTAACCTCACATCTTACTGGAAGATTGGGATTTGACATATAGACAGTAGGAAGAGTATTTGAGTTATAAAACTCGTGCGCTACAATATTTTTACCATCTAAACTAAATCCACACCTAACTCTACCAACTCCTAACCATTCAAAATCTGTAAAAAATAATTGAGTTTTAGTAATATCTAAGGTATATCCAGATACTCCAGTTCCGTCAAGTTTGTCTTTGTTCCACTCAGATTGAGGAATTCTTCTTTCTGTTGATCCAATTCCAGCAGTAACATAAGACCTAATTACAAAACTTAAAGTTCCATTAGGTGCTTGTTCAAAATAAATTCCATCCCTGTCATCAAAATATCCGGTTCTTTTGGTGACATTTTGCTGAGCACTGCCAAAATTGAAAGTTGAAAATATTAATTGAGATTTACCTGGCATATAATGATGGTATCTCTTTGTCTGGTGAATAGCAAAACCTGTGCTACCAGTTCCAGATTGAAGAATTGCTGCAGCTTGATTTGAATTAAATGTAATTGTTGCACCTACTCCAGATATAACATCTACAAAATCTGGATCAATGGAATATATGTGCTTATAATCACCAAGAGTAAATGGATCGGATGTTCTTAATCTACCAAAAGCATCTGCTTCTGGTTTAAAAGGATCATATAGATGAGACATTAGATTACCCTCCAGGAATTATCTTTCCATATAAATGTTAAACTGCCATAATCAAATGCAAGAATTGCTCTATCTCTACCATCAATTAAGTCTATTCCTGATGGAATAATTGTGATATATCTATTTGATCCTTTTGATGCTTCTCCAAGTTCATCTTTAATAACAAATATTTTTCCTTCTCTATCTGCTTTTGGTAATGTAATAGTAACTGCACCTGCATAATTCACTCCAATATAATAATCTTGTAGTTTTATTGCATAAGAAGATGTAATAACGGATGTTATTGGAACATCCATATAAGTTAAATTTGTTTCTCCACCCCCACCTAAAGTGGAGAGTTGTTCTTGAACTCTATTTACAAAAAGATTAAATTTTTTCTCCAATCTTTCTATTCCTAAACCAGTTTGATTTAATGGAGTAAGGGGATCAGAATTTTTAACTGATGGTGGTTCTCTAAGTAAACCTTCAACTAAACTTAAATCTAATGTTTGTGTACTTTTTATTGTTTCCTTAATTTGAATTTCTTTAATTGGATTTTCAATTGAAAAGTTTTCTTCTGAAATTTGCTTTTGTTTTTTCTTTTTTGTTGGTTTTTTATCTTCTTTGAGTTTTGATAAAAAAAGAGTTTCAAAGGAATCTCCAACTAAAGATTCCTTTTTTTCTTGTTCTATTTTTTTGCCAATACTAATGGTCTGAAAAAAACAATCTACTGAATCCCCTACAGATTCTTCTAATTGCTTTTTTCTTTTTTGTTTTCCTACACTAATTGTACTGAAAAAATCAGATAAATCTTTTGAATTATCTTCAAAATTCACTTATCATTCCTCATCTTCCAAATCAAACATTGATGCTGCAATATCAGGTCTTACAGAATTAATTTTTTCTGAAGCTTTTGCAAATAATACCTCTTTAATTTTATCTGAAATATCTGATGGTGCTGAATCTCCAGCAATCATATCTACTAATTCTTCCATAATTATTCAAAATTAACTATTTTTATTTATATCTCTCCCTGACTGCCTAATTCAACTCCAGTTTGAGCATCAGTTAATCCACCCTCTTGTGGAATGTTTCCCATGTTATTTTGAGATTGTTGATCTGGAGGCATTCCTGCCATAGGGTTCATTGCTAGTGCTGGGTCTGGAATAATTCCTTCTTTAATTTCTTTTTTAATTTGCTTATCGATTTCTATGATTTCACTATCAGATTGTCCAAGTATTCTTGTTCTTACATATTGAGATGAAAAATAACGACCAACATATGGATCCATTGCAGCAACTACACCTAATTTATCATTCATTAATTCATTTTTCTTCAGATCAGAAAAATGATTATCATAAACATAATCAAATTGAATATGGTCACTTAATGTTTTCCAGTCTTCTGGTGTAACGATATTTTTAAGAATCAATTGAGTTCTTAACATATCAATAAAGATTTGAGAAAATCTTTTTCTCAATCTCCCTACAAATCTTGTGAATTTAAGTTCATCTCTAAGAATTTCTGATGAACGTCCGAGATTAAATCCACCACCGGCATCAAGACGGGTAGGAGGAACACCTAAAGAATCATAAAGTTTTTTCTGAAAATATTCAATGTCAGCAAGTTCACCAAGATTTTGACCACCAGGAAGAGTTGTAATCTCTGTACCACGACCACCTTCTCTACGTGGTAGCCAAAAATCTTCAAGCATTGCCATATATTTGCGATCATCACGAATTTCTCCAGTGTTGGCATCATATACAAGTTTATTTCTGTAACGATTCATTACGTCACGCAAATATTGCTCTGCTTTGACTTTAGGAAGATTTCCTACATCAATGTAAAAAATTCTTCTCTCTGGGGCACGAGATAATCTATAAATGACAAGACTATCCTCAATCATTCTCAATTGATTGAGAGATTTAATTGCTTTGTGTAAAAATGAAAGTACAGTTTGTTTATTACGATCAACTAATCCAGAAGTTACATAAACAATCGAATCTTTTGCAATTTTTACACTATTAACATCTGATGTTTTGTAAGTTGCATTTTGCGAAGAACCCACATTTGGATCATAAAGATAATATTCTTCTAATTCTTGATTTGAAAAATCAATTTTATTTTTACCGTTTACAATTTGACGATATTCTGTCCCAAAAGCATCTTTATTATCTCTTTTTAATTTTCTTACATATTTAATTTTGAGAGCATCAATGTATCTAATTTCTTTAATACCTTCATTTGGTTTTTTCAAATCAATTACTTTATGGTAATAAATTCTTCCATCAATATACCAATTTCTAAAGATTTCATGGCACTTTTTATCAAAGTCCATAATCTCTTTAATATACTTAAATTCTTCTCTGATAATATCTTTCAATTTATCAGATGCTGGAAGATTTGAAAGTTCTATTTCTACTGGAGAATCATTTAGGTCAGATACTATTGCTTCATTTACGATATCTTCAATCGCACTATCGCACTCTGGATGCAAAGACATCTCACGATATCTTCTGATTAAATCTGCCTCAGTTTTATAAACACCTTCAATATCTACATATTGTCCATAAAAACCACTAGAGATATAAAAGTCAGATTTATCTTCCTCATTACGAGGAATGGGAGACATAATCCCTTTGGAATTATTGTCCCCCGTATCTTTTATTTTAAATCCAAATAATTTTGCCATAGTAATGATTAAGTCTTATATTCTATTTAGACCTATTAGAAAGTGCCTGTGCTTATTGAGGTTGAATTAAATTGTTCTGTGGCATTAGAACCAAGAATACTCTTATTAGATTTTGGATCAATAGCATCCCACCATTGAACTTGAAGATCTACAGTAAATTCCTCAATTGTATCTGATGAATCATATGAAAGATCAATTGCACTTACTGAAGTTGGGAAAGTTCCATAAAATTCATATGATTTAAGAATTGGCATTGCTTCACTAGATGACATATCAGATCCAACTTTTGCTCTTCCTAATTGGTCAACTCTCATTGTAGTTTGATAAGTAACAGGATCAGTTTGACCAGAATTATCTTCATGTTTATTGATATAATTCATCCATTTCTCAAACGCATTTCTGATTCTAAAATCAGTATCATTAATTACAGTAATTGTCCAAGGATCGAAGGTTCTATCACCGGCAATTTTGAGATTTCTTCCCCTAAATGGAATATCAATTACACTTAAAGTTGATGCGGGCAAATTTGCTGCTTTTACAAGAAATCTAGTATATTCACCCAATCCTTTATCTGTATTGGATATCACTTCTGGAAAATTAATTGTGCATTCAAATAAATTTGGTCTTGCCCCACCACCTGTTAATCTACTTTTAAAATCGTTTAAAGTTCTTAATGATGGATTAATAGGTCCACCAGTTGTTGTGCCTTGTGTAAGTGCCATTTGGTTTTACCTCTTTTAATTAAACAGTACCGACGATTTCTTCAAAGCTAACCCCAGTGCGAGTAGCAACAAAAGTCAATCCAATGAAGTTAATGCTTCTTGCTGGTTTGACATAAATGTCAGCTTTAAACTGATTGGAGTCAATAATGTCTGGAGTATTATTAGTTTCATCGCAAACTACAACAAAGTCAGTAATACCTCTTTTTGCTTTTACATCACGGAGATAGGGTTCAACAATATTAATAAAGTTTGCTCTGGTAATTAAATCATTGAATTCAAAGAGTTGTGCTCTTGCTGCCCTTTCAATTGCTCTTTCAATAGTTAAGAACAAACGACGAACATTAATTCTATCAAATGCTGAAACATATGAGAGTGCAGTTTTATCACCAAAAAGAATAATTCCAGATCCCTGAGAGAATATAATTGGATTTACTCTTCTTGTGTATAACCTGTCTCTTTGTTCTTGCGATGGATTGTAAGCAAGTTTAGTTGCATTGTTAATTGTCCCTCTACTTGATCCGGCAGGTGAGTACCAAGGGAACGAATTATTGGCAGTTCTTGCCATTAAACCGGCAATATCAGCATTACAGGGGATATATCTAAATGTATTATTGAATCTATCATAAGTGTATTTGTATCCACTATCAAATACAGCATAAGATGATGATGTTAGTGGATCAAAAAATTCAATAATATTATTAGTTTGTGTTTCTGAGTTTGAAACATTTACCACACCAGATCTATGTGGAGATATTACAGCAATACAATCTTTACGTAAATCTGCAATTGCAATTAATTCATTTGCTTTTGCTTGAGATTCATAAATTGTAGATCCACCAGAAGGACCACTAATTAAATAATCAATAGAGTATTCTGCTGGGTTTGTATAATTTCTATAAGCAGAAATTACATCAGATAATCCTACAGAATATCCACCAACACTAGATATACCAGAGTAATCTTTACCACCAGATAATGTATAGGTTTGTGCCCCAATACAATTGAATGTGTTTCCTTGTGCTTCTAATCCCCAAGTAGTATCAGATGCAGCACCATATCCAGATAAAGTAGAAAACTTAGTTTTAATGCCAGTTGTTGCAATACCTGCAAAAATATATTGCGATTGATCTTTAATTATGTTTTTGTAATAAATTCCTTGATTTGGGGAAATCTTTCCATCAGATGCTTTAGATAGTTTTGAATATTTTTCTACAATATTTCCAACTACTCCAGTAACTGCTCCTGTATCATCAACTACTACAATGTTAACTTCATCGTTTTTTGCACTTCTTTCTGATGCATACTGAGAGGTTGCTGGTTTTGGTGCAATATTTTTCCAATAAACAGTTGAATTTGTCAATCCAAGAGTTTGTTGATCATACCAATCCAGAGGTGTAGATATTGAAGTAGTTGTATTAAACACACCAATTGTAGTGGTTCCTGAGGCAACTGGTGATCCAGATGCTAGAATCAAAGTATCTTGTTGGAATCCATTAACATTGGTTGTTCCAAAACCAACAATTGAAGTTAATGGTACTAATGTCCCATTGTCTGAAACTGATCTTATGACCTGTGAAGAAACATATCCTGCACTTGCGAATGGTGTTGCTCCAGTAACAGAAGGACCAGGAAGAACAATAGAAGATCCTGTGGCAACAACAACAGAAAGATCGGATACTGTTGATGATTTGACTCTAACAAGTGTTCCAGTTGAATTAATACCTACAGAATCTGAAGATTTAAACTCGTATGTACCACCTTGTTGATATGAAACTTCACTATCAACTCCTCCAACATTTTTGCTGAGAACTTTAACATCTACTGAACCAGAATTAACTTGTGTGATGATTCCTTTCAATATTCCTGCTTCAGAAGTAGTTGTTCCGATGCCACCAGCAGTTCTTGTGTACGAAGCACTAATACCGTAACCAACAGAAAGACCAGTAGTATTGATTGCGATTCTCTGGTCTGCGAGACCATCAATTACACATACTTTTAAATTATTTGCCCAAGATCCTGGATTTCTTGATGCCCAATACCAATTTGTATCAGAAGTATGATTATTATCATAATCTTCTAAAGATTCAATTTTTAATGAAACTGATGTTGCTGCAACTCCAGAATTTGAGTTACTTAAATTTGTTCCATTGCATCTTACAACTCTTAAAATTCCACCATAAGAAAGGAAAGATGATGCACTTAACCAATATTCATATTGACTATCTGAAGAAATTGGTTTTCCGAATACATTAAGTAAATCATTTTCATTTTCAATTAAAATAGGTTGATTAACGGGACCTTTTTGGAAAGGACCAGCAATAGCACCTACCTGATTTGTTCCAGCGGTAATTCCACCAACAGTTAAGTCAACTTCCCTAATTTTGACGCCAGGTGATACTAAATTTAACGCCATTTGTTTCCCCTCGTTAAGAAGTTCATTTTGCCTAGAAATATTTATAAATTACATACTTTACAATGGGGAAACGGCCAGTGAACATTTACCAATCTGGGTATTCCCAATAAAATGTGCTTATATTTTTTTTTCTATTTTGAGTGATTCTTTTGATTGTGCATATTTTACATTCATATGAATATGCGGATGATATATCCCCTCTACCTTTACGAGTTAAATAAAAACCATCAATCAAATCTTTTATTTCTTTACAAACTCTACATTTTCTTTCTGTTAAAAATAAGTGCTCCAATTCAAACTGATCACTTATGTTCATTTATCTGTATTCCCACATATATGACCTGTCACCATACTCATCCAAATACCATCTATCTCCATCTTGATCAACAAAACTAGATTCATCTGTCCCATCAATAATAAATCCAAAAGGTGCCATATCTTGTTCAATCTGATCCTTTTGTTCTTCATAAATTCTTTTTCGGACATCATTGTCTGTCATTTCTTTGAAATAGTCTTGGACCACTAACCAAGAAAAAATAACAAGACACATTGCAAGATCATCATTGCAACCTTCTTCTGCTTCAAATGATTGATTTTTTTGAATAAAAGTAGTCAATTCACTGATGATATCATAATCTTTAATTAATAACTTATCATCTTCAATAATTGTTTTTAGGTTTGAGCAACCTACTTTTTTAACTGTCTTAGACATTTTAATACCAAGTTGTGTCTTTTTGCCGGAAAATCCTTGACCAACTAATTGTCCTGCTCTTCCCCTCATAGAGCACATTAAAATATTATCATATTCTAAATCAAAATGCAAAATGCTTGATACTTGTTCTCCAATATCATTAACCTCGGTAAGAACAAATGCTTTGTTATATGCTTTTGCAACTTCGTGAATGATATTTGGAAAAAGCATAGGTTTAATTTCGTTATTACGATATTTTGCAACAACTTTGTATGGAAACTGACTTATATCAAACACAATAAATGCAGAATAATCATTACTCATTCCACGAGATACGTCTACAGTCATTAAATAGGTATTATTTTCTTGGGGTTCTTCATAAACATCTAGACCTTTACTTCTAGTTAATGGATCATCATATGCCATCATTCTCAGTTTTGATGCTGTAATTAATGTATCAACAGACCCTAAAAATTCACATTCAAATTCTTGTGTGAATTGTCTTTCTGAAGTGTTTGCAATTGTTTGTCGTTTCCATTCCGCATCTCTTCCTGGAACTTGAGACCAATGAACCTCTAACGGAATGTAACCATTTTTTCCTCTTTCGGCATCATGCCAAAGTTTATAAAACATATTCATCCCATTAGGTGTTGAGATGATAATCACTTTTGTAGTATTACCAGAGGAAATTGTAGGATATACAGAAGAAAAGAATTGCTCCGCAATATGATTTGGAATAAAAGCAAATTCATCTAAGAAAATAATATTAAAAGAGTTTCCCCTTACAGCAGATGAAGATGTAGATGCTGCCACAATTTTAGATCCATTTTCCAATTCTAAGGATCCTTTATTCCAAGAACCAACTCCTTGTTGCATCCAATCTGGTAAATTTTCATAAGACAATTGCAATCTTTGTAATAATTCTCTTGCTGTTTCTGCTTTATTTGCAAGAATTGCAATTCTTATATTATCATTAAAAAGTGCATAATGAAGAAGATAAGAGACTACAGTAGTTGATTTTCCTGTTTGCCTTGGTAGTTTTGCAATATTAAATCTATTAATATGAAAGTTACTAATTAAAGTTTCTTGAAAATCATACATGCTAAACGGAATTAATCCGTGATCAAGAGATACAATTTTTACATAATTTTTTGCAAAATATATTGGATCACTTTTGCATTTTAAATATTCATCAAGTCTCTCCTTTGTCCAATCTATTGAAACATTTTCTGCTTTTAGATTAGGATTTCCCTTATAGTGTTTTTCCATCAATTAATCCAATTTTTGATATAACTTCTTGTTGTTGTAGGTATAATTTTATAAATGACTTTGCTATATTTCTTACTTGTTCTATGTTTTCGCAAGAATCAACTTCCCTTGAAATTCTTTCATATTCAAAATTTTTAGTTAAACAATCTAAGGTTATTTTATCTGGATCCATCTAATTCTCCTGTAAATAATAAAGGTTTTGTTGGGTCTTTAATTGAAGGGTTAAAACTTAGAACAATTGCATCTGGATATATTTTTCTTAGTTCATAAGTTACTTGCTGTTTTGATGGTCTAGTGAACTGAGGGAAAAACATTTGTGCAGAAAGATATCTACCTCTCCAGTTAAACATTATAGAATAAGTAGAACCTCTTGATTGTATTCTAGTATATATTTCTCGGATATTTTTTATTTTATTATCAGAGTAATTATATTTTATTTCTTCATTTGCTGGATGAGGTCTATTTGGGTCATATTTTTTATTAGAAATTGAAATTGTGGGAAATGTGGGTTCAATAGCAGAAGAATATAATAACCAAGATTTTGGTCCATATTTACATTCTCTCATGGATTCCATTTTTTTGCAGTTGGGACAATATCTTTTTTCTCCTTCATATATTGGTCCATCCCAATCATACGCAAGAGCATCAGTGCTTTCCGATTTTGTTCCCCAACTATCCGCACCAACCTTTCGACACTTAACCAAAGCACCAGAAGCATATGCACTTGGCCAAACTCTATATCTTGATTTTACTTTATGATAGCAAGCATCTTTTTTACCACTACCTTTTCCTGGTCTGTCCTTTATTTCTTGAAGATTCATGTCACCTTCTGGTGTATAGTCGGTTTTGACATAAGTTGGTTTTGCTGCTCCAGATTTTTGTGGTTGATTTGGATCTTGACGACGTTTTCTTGCCTGAGCAGCAAGTCTTTCTTCTTTACTCATAGAAGCACGTCTCCAAGATGGTACACATTTTGGAGTTGCAGTTTCCCCTTCTTCTCTGGCACAAGCATCACCATCTACAACATCAACCCAACCACGTTTTCCCTTTTTACCTTTTTTACCTTTTGATTTGGATTGACCAAACCAAGCAAGAAGACCTTCTTCTTTAATTTTTTCTGCTTTTTTTAGTCTAGAGTAATAATCTGGAAGTTCTTCTAAGTGTTGTAAGGCAATCATTCTTGCCATTTTTTTACTTCCAGTGTGCTCACTTTCAACTTTAATTCCCATATCTAACTGAGAATTTAAAGTTTCTAATGAAATTTTGTGCTTTTTCGCAATCTCCTCTGGAGACATATATTTCTTGATAGGACCTTTAGGGTCAGTTGCTTCTATAAGAAATCGTGAAAAAGTTTTCATAGTTTTTAAACTATTTATTGTCTATAAATTGTTGTTTGAGTAATTTCTGTAAGTCTGCTGTTGACCCAACAAATAAAGCATTGGTAACATTTTTTGGACCTTTTACATCTTCTTCTTTTAATTTTTTCATTTTTTGCTGCAAATCAATTAATTTATCTGTAACATCACCAACATTTTTAATTAATTGACCGGCAACTTCATATGCTCTTGGACTTTCACTTTGATGTGCTAATTCCATAATATCATTGATTGCCTCTTGTCCTTTCTCTATCAAAGAATATAAATTACCTCTTGTATATTCAAAATCTTCATCAGAACAATCTAATGGAATTCTTTCTTCAACTTTTTGAATATTTTTAGATTTAGTTGTTTCAACCTCTTTCACTATGGAGGTTGATTCTATATTTAGAGTTTCGTTTATTTTATCAAATTTACTTTTCATAACGATACATCAACTCCCTTTGTTGTGCTATAGATTTTACCATCACCAAAATCAAAATAATTTTCACTAAATCCAAAATCATCATCTGGTTCAATTAAATTATTATCAGTTGCATTTATTATATCAACTGAAGAATTTATTGGATGAGATATTGCAATAGTATTGTCCTGTCCTCTTAATACTTTTAAAGTATTTCCATCAATATTCTTAATAAACATTTCTTCTTTTTCTATCATAATATAAGTATTAGCAGTTAATAAGGATGCATTGGAAACTTCAATTTCTGTAACATATTCATTAATTTCTTCTGCTAAAGTGGTTGTATTATCGTTATTGTAGTCTTTAATTGCTCTTGGAGTTGCAGTATATCGCAATTGTCTTGAAGAATTTTTTGTATTAGTATCAGTATAATAATCAACTTGAACTTTTTTGATTAACGCATCTGTACTATCTGCAATCGGACCAAAAATATATGTTTTAGCAACAAAATTTAAAGTATAAATTAAAACTCTTCTTGTTGTAAAATCACTTTCATAATTATCTTCCATTTGAATGTTTTCTAATATCATTGGAACATCTTTTTTTTCTCCAATGGATGATACTAAATCGATTGTTAATGAGAATGATGGTTGAAAAAATGGTAAAATTTGTTCTAAAATTTGAAGCATATCATCATTATATTTTGCCATTATGCTTAATTTTATCCCCAAATTATATGGGACTGGCATATAAACCTTAACTGCTTTATTTTGATTTTCTGAATTTAATGCTTTAAATGTTTGTAATGTAGAAACTTTTCTACTTGCATCATAATTAATACTTGATAATTCAAAAGACATACGAGGAAGAGTCAAAGCAACTCTTTTTCTTAAATCTGGTTTTTGTTCTAATCTTGCTAAAAACTTTTGAATAGGTCCATACGCAATAGGAACTTTAATTAAACTATAATCAGTTCCATCTTGCTCTTCGTGCTTAATTAAAATATTATTAAAAAGCGTACCAAAAGATATGATTGTCTTCCTTATAATTTCGTGATAACTATACGTTCCTAACATAATCAAACACTTTATAATTATTTAGTAATTGCAATTAGTAATCACCAAAAGGATTTCTTTGAGTAAAATCTAATATAGTATCGGACTCGTTTTCTATTTGAATATTTTCCGCATATGGATCATATAAATCATCAGATTGAATTGAAAAGACTTTGTGAGTTGCTTTTGACCCAACTATAAGTTCCCCTAAAGCAAAGTTTCCATTTGCAATTGAAACTTTAAGGACTTTTGTATCAGCATCCCAATTTTTAACATATGCGGTTGTTCCGGTAGAAACACCTTTGACTGCTTCGTTAAAGATGAAATTGCCAGTTGAAGTTCCAACAGGGGAAGATAAAGTGACACTGGGTATAGAAGTGTATCCAGCACCAGAGTTTACGAATCTAATTGCAGTTACTATTCCTGCAGAATTAATAAATGCCTGTGCTGTCGCATTTGATCCGCCTGCTGGTGCAGAAGTAATTGCAACATTTGGTGCAGAAGAATATCCAGATCCACTAGTTAGTATTGATATTTGACCAAGAGATCCAGTAGAAATAACTGCCGTTGCAATTCCACCAGTTCCAGTATCACTTAAAATTTCAACTTTTGGTGTCATAGTATAACCAGCACCAGGATTTATAAGTAAAATTTTATCAATAGAACTTCCTTTTCTTGGTGGTCTGTAAGTCATAATTGCAACTGCTGTGGCATCAATTCCTCCAGCAGGTGCTTTTTCAATACGAATTAATGGAGTCGTTAAATATCCAGTTCCGTCATTAATGAGATCAATATACTGAATTGATTTTTCTGTTGGTAAATATGAAATACTTGCTGTTGCTGATGTAGATGCAGAAGATACCATTGTGATGGTTTGAATATATCCAAAATCCTTAACTGATTGGTCAACTTCATCAATTGTGGTAGAAATATTTTCATCTTCATATTCAAATATTTCACATTTTAATTGATAAACATATAAATTATTTAATTGATAAAATGGTTGTTTTCCCTCTACGTACTTAATTTCAAAAAGTGAATTATCGAGTGGAAAATATATAAGATCTCCCTCTTGTGGTCTTGTTGCAACTTTTATTTTTGAATCTGAAATTAAAAAGGGGGAAATAAAATCTTCATATCTTTCTTTTGATATTATTAAATTTAATTCATCTGTTGTTCTGACACCAAATTTGCTTAAAATGTCACCTTGCCCTCCAAATCCTTCAAAATTCATTACGTATGCTTCTATTCTAAAACTATCATCAAATTTAGAAACAATTGCTTCCTTGATGATAGTTTTTTCATTAATTAATTTTCTGGGCATGTAGACTACATCTTGCCCATACATTCTCAATTGTTCATTAATTAAATCTTGAACAAGTCTTTGTTCACTTGAAGATCCGTGTAAAAAATAAGGATTTAGTGGTGTCATTATCCAATCATATCCATAGGTGGTAATTCATATTCGTTATGTAGTTGTTCTTCAAGTTTTTCCAATTCTAAAACTGCGTCATCATATAGTTGTCTTCCATTTAAAGTAATTCCTCCAGGAAGTTGAACTCCCTGAAATTTACTCATATTTATACCCCATTGTCTTTTAATTAATGAAGTTAAATATTTTTTCAACCACCAATCATTATAGACTTTTGGAAAATCTGAGGGATCTACGAATCTAAAACAATCAATAATAATATAACTATTGCTATTAACCATAGCCCAATCAATATCCAAATACAATCTATGTTGTTTTTTATTAAATCTTAATTGAACATCAGGAGTAATAATCCTACTAATATCTTCAAGATGGGTTTTAACCATTGCATAGTTTAATAAATCCAATGCTCCATAATAATACAAATCATTTAAGAATAATTGATATTTTATATTAAATAATCCACTTGATATTGTATTTGCATCTGATTTAAAAACATTGAAAACACCGATTACACTATCTGGAAGTTGTATAAAATTATTTGATTCTTCATATGATATTGAAGTTATACCAACATTTGTAGTTGCGCTAGTTGTAGTGACACCTGTTCTTACTATATTTTTTTCTTCTGGAGTCAATTTATGTTTAAGATAAACCCTTTCCATCCCATCAAAATGCCTTTCATTAAAATATTGAATTGCATCATCAACTAAATCATCAATCTGATCGTCATCTACATTTATTTCTAAAACTGGATATCCCAGTTTTCTTAAACAATAATCAATTAATCCTTGTCTTGTTGATGGTTGAGCCATTTTTTCTATGCCGCTGTTGTAATTCCTGGTGTAACTAAGGCACTCCCTTCTACTACTCTAGTTTTTATTCCAGTTGAATTGTTTTTTATCAATATATCATAAGAATATCTTCCTGGTTTTAATGAAGAAGTGATACTAGATGCCAAAGAAATTAAAATCTGTCCCTGAGTTGCAGGAGCAACTACAGATACATTAAAATTTGCTGAAGTAGTTAATGATAATGGACTTTTTTTAATCATTGAATACACACTATAATTTGTCAAATTAAGAGATGAATTTGACTCTGCGTCTTCAAGAAAAAATGATTGATTGAAGTCTGATCCATACGGAATCACTATATTAACTACGTATACAGACATTTTATCAACAACCCCTTTATTCTATAATATTTATGATTGATTATTTATTAAATGCTTTAGTAAACTTTTAATCTCATTCAACTCATTTTTTAAATTTTCAATTTCTTGTTTTTCTGATAGAGATTCGTTTTTTAATTTCAAATATTCTTCATACTGATAATCATTGCAATTTACAATTGCATTAGTGTTTTCATCTCTATAGAGACCTTTATGTCCTTCTACTGGTATCATATTGTTGCAATAATGCGAAGATCTTTAATGTAGGGAACTTGTGCCTGATTTGTTCCTGCCATAATAATTTTAATTTGAAATCCATTGAATAGTGGTAAATTTTTTGCGGTAAATTCATAATTTCCATAATCATCTATAGTATTAGATGATGGCACAAATCTATCTGGTTTTCCATTGTTTTTAGATGGATCTATAACATTGCTATTTTGATCTAAATTATCATAACCTGGGAAAAACTCCCACACTTGCTGTTCATCTGGAGTATCATTTCTCAATAAACGATATAGAACTCTAAAATCATTAGATTTATTTCTATATGCATCGAATAAAACTTTTAAATTATCTGATGATTTTTCTAACTTTACTATCTTTGATAAGTAAATTGCAGAATTTGGATCACCAGTCAGTTGATTGATTCTTGGATCAGATAAGTAATTTTTGACAGGGGAATCAATTCTATTCATAGTTGTAATTAAACTTACACGATCAAAATCAATTACAGGAGAAACCTTAGAATCATTTGTTTGTAAAGATAATTCAATCGTCAATGATTTATTTCCAGGTAAAGAATTTAAATGAAATTCTTCATTGACCTTGGAGCATATCATTCTTACCGAATTAAATTCATTATTTGAATTCAAAGAAATATTATCAAAACCAGCATCAAAAAATGACAATTCAGTTCCATTTACACTAGTCGCAGATGTTGTCCTTAATTTGGTATCTATTGAGGTCATATTTGGCAACATTGTGATTATGTTTGGTCTGACATTATTAAATACTATGTTTTGAGTTGCTTTTGGACCAATTAATGAATTTAGTTGTGGTGTGTTAGATAAATACGAACCACAAGATTTTGATTGATTGAAAAATAGTTCTGGTCCAACAGCACTTCCAGCAGTTCTATCTGTCCCTGTTTTGGATGATGTGTCAACTTTCAAATAATAAGAATCCATTTCAATAGGATAATTACTTACATCGACATCAGTAAATGTGTGAGTTTTATTAATTCTCCTTAATGAAATGCCATTCATTTCATATTTAAATACTAAAGATTTTGCCTTATGTAAAGTTGGTATTGTTCCATCTATTCCTCTGTTTCCTGTTATTCCAGTTAATGAATTTCCAGAAACTCCAGTATATTTAATAATTTCTTGATCAATTAAAACATATCCTGGATTTGTTGATGCAACTCCAACATTTTCAAAAGTTGCAAATATAGAACCAGAAGAAACTACAATATTATCAGTAGATGTAGAAGAATAGTCACTTACCAAAGTTTCTGGAGAATAATCAGATTCAATTCCACTTAAGATTACTTGATTATTTGCTGCATACATTCCATGATTATTGTGATTGACTTTAAAGTATAATCCGTTAGTCAATTCAAGAGAACTGACTACTGTTGCACTAGTTAATTCTGAACCATTATTTGTCAACGTATATGAACCAGATGTATTCACTTTTCCTTGAATATTATCAATAAGAATTGAATTGAAGGAAGAAATAATTCCAGGATTATTTGGTATAGTTAAAATTAGATTTTTTCCAAATCCATCTGTATCAGAAGAATTTATAGTTAATGTATCACCAATCTTATAACCAGAACCACCATTTGTGATTGTTGCTGCAACAGCAACACCACCAGATACAGAAAGATTTACTTTTGCATTATTTCCAAATCCACTAAGTGTTACTAGATTTATATTAGAGTATACTTTAGGGCCACTTGTAAAACCTATTCCAGAATTCGTTAAAGTTAATGTTGAATTAATTCCAATAGCACCAACAAGGGATTTCAATTTTCCAGTAAAATTAGTATTAGATGTTTGGCTTATTGTGTTCCCAACAACGAGAGAACTTTGCTGAGCAGAAGATAAACTAGTTCCAATTCCAACTAATGCCGAATTTGAATTTGTATTGATTGGATTTGGTCTTAATGAAACTATTTGGTTATTTCCAACTGCTAGTTCTGGATTATAAAATCTAATTGATGCTGGCGAAGTTACAAAATTTGCTCTATATAAAGTAAATTTCAAGTCTTCTAATTGACTTGGTTCCCAAGTAGAACCATTTTGTGATTTAAATAAAGAACCAAGAGTTGGTTGCTGCGAAACAATTACTTTTTCAGAATCGGGATTGTTTATTGTGGAAATATCAGTTTCACCCATTCTAGAAATCCAAACATTATATTCATTTGAAGATGAAACCAATGCAATTGCATACCCACTACCTACTGGTTCGAGATAAATTGGAGAAGAGAACGTAAATGTAGTGGGAATAGTTCCATCTTCGGAAATATTTACATCTTTTGCATTTAGAACAACTTCACCAAAAGGTAGAATTTCTTGAGTTGGAGTTCCATCTCTCATAGTTCTAATTTGAAGAGTTACAGGAATTCCTTTGGTATCCTTTGTTTTAAAGTAAATATCACATTTTGTTATAAATACCCCATTTCTATCTGCAACTTCGAATGATTGTGCTAATGGATCAACCCATCTTTGGCTTTGTGTTGTTCTAGTTACTGAAGTGGTATCTGCCACTAAATTGGTTTCAGTTTCTGAAGCCAATATTGATTCTGTTCTTGGTAATCTTTCTATATTTGCGTTTTTAATGCGAAGAGTTGAATTTTCAACATTATCTAGAGCACCTTCTGAGTAAAAATTAGTTTCTGCAGTGCTTTCATTTGAAGTTATAACCGTAGAGTTCGTAGAACTAGTTGTTAACACAAGAGTCTTTGTTCCGGTTTCGAATGAAGGTGTTGAAGGAATAGTAGAATCGGGAATCAATAAAGAACCAATAAAAACTCCAGAAGAATCGCTTATTAACCTGATATCAGAAATAGTTGCGATTGCATTACTAGTTTGTCCAACAATTTGCATTCCTTGAATTACTGATCCATAAAAGTTAGACTCAGAGTTTATTGATAAACTAGCAGTATCAACATTTAAAATTGTTGTTGTTGATGAATATGAATTTGATAATAAATTTGAAGGTTGATATGGATTTTCTGTATAAACTTCTGTAGGGGAATTATATGGACCATATTTGTGATTTTGCTGAGAAAGTCTAAATTTTATACTTTTTGACCCCAAAGTTCCAACTATTGTTTCTCCAGAGGAGAAAGTGCCACTAACCATAGAAACTTCTAAAAGTTTTGGAACTACATAAGAAGTTAAATCTACACTATCAAAAAAACAATAAAATCTAGAAGAAGGTTTTAATCTTCTTGCGATAATTTCAATATTTCTAGATCTCATTTTTTTGATAATTTCTCTAGAAACTACCCTATCTCCCAAATTAGTAGAATCAAATTTTTCCGATACTCTAAATTGAATACCATTTCTTGTACTCGTTCCAGTTCGGGTTACAGTTTGCTCACTAAAAGTCAAAAAGTTATCTCTAAAAGTAGTTGTGTCTGTAACTAATCTTCTTCCTCCTCCTGGATCATTAGTGGTGGTCCCCAAATTAGTTGAACCTTGAAGTAATCTTCCTAATTCTGGACCATTAGATATACTTTCTCCAGTCCAATTTGTTTCCCAAGAATTCCAATCTATTGGGGAAAGACCTGTATTAGTATCAACACCAAGTTGTTGAATTGCTTGCTGATAACTTCCTTCAATATCAATTGTCCTATCGGTCCTTCTCGTTTCAATCCAAGTATCAGATGAAGGATTTAATTCAATAGATCCAATCCAGTTTATAACGTGAAAAGGATTTACATTTTCAGATCTTGTAGCAAATATATTTTTTACATATTCTATTTCAGAATAATTCAGCAATAATTGACTACCAATTTTTTTTATATTTGGTGAACCAAAATCATCTACAAAACGGAGATCTGCATTTGGATTTGTTACTGAACCCAATCCAATAACAGATTCAGATCCTATAAGTAAATCAATTGATGTTGTATAATGTGGTGGTCTTAAAATTCCATTTGCAGTGTCAATGCTCGATTTATAGTCTCTATTTCTTATTTGCCCACCATTATATGATCTAAAATTATCAACAAAAAAACCACATTTAAATCTATCTAATTTTGTTTGGGGATCACGAATTGAAAGATTCTGAGTATCAGATTCTAGTAAAGATAGTGAAGTATAATATTCTATATTTTTTATCCTGTCTTCTAATTTAGAGACATCTCTCATGGTATATCTCTTGTGAGGAGATAATATAATAGATGCATCTTCAGTATTGTACAAATATGCAGGTAATCTAATTGTGGCAACTTCCAGAGAAGAATCCAAAGAATTTGGTTCTTTTGGTTCTTTGGATGGAACTCCTTTATTTAAGAAAAATATTCCGTATTTATTTAAATATAATTTATCAATTCTTGGTAAGTAATATTCATAAGATAAATTAATATCTTTGTTATTTGAAAATATATTTTTTGATGAATTTATTGTTTCAAAATTTCTTGATTGGTATTCAAATGGGGAATATACACCAGAATATGAAGAAACTCTTGGTCTCAGATCAATAACATCACTTAAACTATTTGAACCAACAAAAGAAATATTTTTTCCATATCTTTCTTTATCATACGAGTCTACACTAACCAAATCTCCATCATCTGCAGAATTTATTGTATAATTATTAAAAATTATTTTAAGTTTTTTTGTTGGAGGAGAAAATTCATTTTTTCTAATTATCCTAGAAAAGTCCAAATATTCTAGTCTTTGTCCTTCGTCCAAGATGTAATTATTTTTTATGTTTCTATCACCAACTATAATTGAATCTATTTTTCCTGATACTTTTGACTCCTCAAAGGTTACGTTTTCCCCAATATAAAATAAATTTTCATTTAAATATGACAATTCAACTATATTGGTTGAATTGCTTGAAACAACAACTGCCACAGCATTGCTGTCATTGCCAATGATTCTTTCTCCTTTAACTAAATTTAAAATATTTGAATTTAAATTTGTTAATGTAATGTTTGGTAAAACAGGATCAGATGATGTAGATGACTCATAAACTCCAATAATTCTTTCTACTTCTGGAACATTTAATGATATTTCTTTATCTTCAACTCTTAGCCCATATATATTACTTTTTGTCAATCCATTGGTAGAAGTGTTTATTCCAGATAAAGTTTTATTTACAATTAATGAAGAACATCTATTGTATATTTTTTTTCTAGAAGACGTATTAATTTTTTTAAATGTTGCTGTTAAAATTGAAGAATTAGAATTTGGTGAAATTCCTTGAATCGATATCGTTCTGCCACTTATAGTTAGTTTTTGATCATCTAATGGTGGAGTAACTCCGTCAGAAAAACTCAAATTATAATCTTCTTCATCAAATGGTAATAGAGTTAAATTTGGATCAGTCTCTAAAACCTGTGAGTATGATCCAGAAGAAAATGAACTTGATGGAATTTGATATGATTTTCTTATAATAATTTCAGATCCTGTTAAATCTACATTTGAAACATTTGAATCACTTAGTTTAGAATATAAAAATGCGTTTTGATTATTTAAAATTTCTAAAGAAACTTTCTTAAAATCATTAACTGCAATGTCACTTGCAGGTAAAGATCCACTACAAATACCAGAAACTGAAGTTGTTGGTGTAATTGTTATAGTTTTTCCAGATGTACTTATTGCGGAAACTTTATTATAAGTTGGAACAATGTCTCCTTGTTTTGTATAAGAAACGATATCACCTACTTTTATTCCTACATAAAAATTTTCTTGCCCAGACTTTACAACACCACCGGAACTAATAGAAAATTGTGCTCCAGATGGAGCTAATAAAGTTTGAAGAGAAAGTAGTGGATCTGAAGTAAATGTCCCTATTCCTGTTGTTTCGTTGGCAATGATTTGGTGAACATCTGATAAGTTATAATCGGTCAAACTAGATACAACTCTATCTAAATCTTCACCATTGGATTTGAGTTGTTCATTTGAGATAAAAGAACCAGATACTTGATATAAAATTAGTTCTGAAGAATTTGAAACATTGCTTACCAAGTATCCAGAAGCACCACTGCTTTTTCCTTCTATAAATGCTGGAGTGGATAATGAAGTTAATGTGGAATTTAAAGTCAATTTTGTATATGTTTGAATGTCATAAAGAAAAAGTTCAAATTGTGTGGCAGCGTTGGAATATTCAGAATTTTTAAGTTTAAAATCATAAACTCTTGCTACCCCAATTTTAGATCCGGATGATACTCCAACTGTAGATGTTCGGTCACTATATAGAGAAACTTGTGATGTTGTTCCAAATCCTACTGGAATTGATCCAAAAACATTATTGACTATAATCTTTCTACCAATATTAAATGGAACTGATGAATTTGACACCTTCTCAGTTGTCCTTGGTTTTTCTATATCAACACTAATATTGCTTATTGTTTCTATTTCATATCCTCTAACATATGCTTTTCCTGGACTTATAGACAAGCAAGATAAATCATCGGATGGAACATTTCCCTGAGTTGTTTTTTGCTTTTCTGAATATATTCCATTGTTTCCTATTTTATCATTTAATGATTCTTTTAGATGCACATTAAATGGTTTGATATAATAATCTCCAGATTCATCATAAGTTCTTCTAGCAAATTCATTTTTTAGAAGATTATAGTCAGAATCATTTACAAATTTAATTAATATACCAGAATTTAATCTCATCAATTCAACAAAATTTTCATCATTAAAATCATCAAGTGGTTTTTTAATTAAAGATAAAGATATTTTCAATCTATCTGCACCAGGTGCTGAATAATTGGAAAATCCTTGAGCATTATCAAACAAATCATTATAACTATTTGAAGATACTGCGATTTCTTCATCAATAAAAAGACCTACACGATATGATGGTTTATTATCATATTGATTTAATATTATTGTTTGTTTTTTTACATTTAAGAAAAATCCTCTAATGAAGTAAACACCTTCTTCTATTTTTGCTGCAGATCCAATAGAAGTTGAATTTGATATAATTGCAGTTGCAAAGGAGGTATTTCTTTGAATTGCAGATAGTGTATAATCCACATCTTCTAAAGAAATTAAATTTTCACCATCAATAAAAGTTCTTGTAGTAAAATTAGTGCTACTTGAATTTTTATATTTTACATAAAGTGTATAATTACCTCTTTCAGATTCTTCATTGGTAATATAATTTTCTACTACTGCTGTAATGCCACTAGTTTCTCCTTGAATGCTTTTTCCTATAAATTTTTCTATATATGAAGAAACTGGAATTCCAAGATGAGATTCATCAATTTGAACAGAATAATATTGATCATCATAACCAATTTGTCCGGGTATTACTACGGATCCTTCTTTAAAAAAGTGCTTTCCGAATTTTTCAATTTGATTTTGTAAAATACTTTGAAGTGTTGTTAATTCTCTTGATTGTATTGGAGTTCCTGGTTTAAATAAAACTCTCTGATATCCTTTTTGATCAGAGAAGTCATCAAAATATGGAGATACATTTAAATTTGTATTTTGTGGCATTTTACTTAAAACTCCAGGACGATTTTAATATCTTCTTTTTGGCTTTTTGACCTTGGCACTGGGAATCTATTATCAATGTATATAATTTCACCAGACTTATTATTATATTCGGATGATGAAATTCCCGAGATAAAATTACTTCCAAGTTGGTATGTAGTATTATTTATTACTACATTTTCACCAGAAAAAGAAGACTCAATTGACAATGGACTTCCACTCATAGAAGACCCATTTATAGTCAAAGATCCACCAGAACCAAGTGTAGAAGCAAAGTTGTTTATAACATAACCCACACCTGCTGTTGCTAATCCTGCTGGTTGATAATATTTTAAAACACCAGTAACATTATCCCAAGCAGCAACAAAACCAATTGCAGTGACCCCTGTACTAACTTGCTGAGTGATTACCGAATCCACTGCATAAATGGTAGTGCTAGTTGCAACTCCAGTTAATTTTAGTGCCTTTAATGCACTTACTTCTGCATTTTCTAATTTTTCAACAGCACTTCCACTTTTTGTTGGATTTTTAATAATACCAATTCTTGCAAAATCATTTCCTATAATTGTATCAGGGTTTGTTGAATCTGTAGAAAATCTTGAGAAAACTAATGCTCTATATGCACCTAATTCTCTATAAACATCATATCCGTGACCACCTTTTGGTGGAATGATAACCTCAAATATAGCAATTGATCCAGTGTTGCTTAAATTTTGTGTTATTCCTGGTGCTCCTGGTTCAAACTTAATTATTCCTTTTGTATATCCAGTTCCACCATCACTTACAAAAATGTCAGAAACCTTTCCAAAAGAATCTACAGTAATTGTTGCTTTTCCTCCAGACCCATCACCAAGAATTGGTACGTTTGTAAAAGTTTGAGAAATTGGACTATATCCAGAACCTCTATTTTTAATATTAATGATTTCTATTTTTCCATCAATTGCATTATTCTTTGTGGAAATACTTTCTCCTGTAGTTCCCCAATCTTCAGGAACAGGAATAAATTCAATGGAATCGAATTTTACAATTTCTGAAGGCTTAATTGTATATAGATATTTCCAAATATAACCATCTCCACTTGTTCCTGCTGGTCTTGGTTCTAAATCGACAAATGTTGGTTGATCAACTGATGGTCTTCCTCTTGGATTTTCTGGATTTGCTCCATTAAACAAACAAATGTAAACTCTTAGGTCTTCATTGATTACATAATAATTTGCATCATATAAATTTGTTGAATTTGTAATTGGTGATAGATTATAAATTGAATAATCATGTCTGTACATTTCATAAGTTGAACCAGATTCCCATACAACCTTTCTCACCATTCTTCTAACATCACTATTAGTGACCTTTTTCATAGATATTATAGTTTCTTTTATTTCACTTTCTTCTTTAAATCCATCTGATGGTGGAGGCGGATTCAGTGCCCACTCGGAAATTCCATTTGCTTGTGGGTTGAGAGCATTTGGTTGTCCAATAAAAGTATAATAGGTATTATTAGTATTACCAATTGCTACAAGACTTTTTACGAAAGTCTCAGCATTCATAACTCTAAATTGGTCAGATATAATCGCAGGCATTGTGTGAAAATACTTTTTTTTATTTATCTCTAAATTAAACCACGAGTTCTATAAACTTCTGGTGCAGTTGACAATCCAGACAATCCATCTCTTGTATTTACACTGAATTCACTTGGATTTTCTCTTACTCTATTTTGATAATCATAAATTTGACCCCATGTATATCTTCCGTAAAATCCAGTACTATTAATTCCAGTGCTAATTGATTTATCAACACCACCAGGAACTAAATTAAAATCACACCTAACGGTAACAATTCCTGAGGAAGTATCTGAAATTATATTTTCTACTCTATACAATCCATCAATAGTATTTGTAGAAACTCCAGAAGATCCAACAATTGTTCCGGTTGATGTTGTGATTCCAGTAAGGGCGTAACCAGTTGTTACATTGCTATCGAAAATTACAAAATAATCGCCAACACTCAATTGACTACGTTCAATTCCAAATTTGTTCAAAGAGGAATATCCAATACCCAAATTGAGATTGTCGTAATTTTCTGATTCCAATCTAAACTCAAGTGATGATTGTCCAATTCCTAATGTATTGATTCCTACAATTTTTCCGAAATCACCTTTTGCTTTAATTGAAAATACTTTTTCTTTATTTGGTTTTATACTTTCAAATAATATAGGAGGAGGATTAGATTCGGAATACCCAAATCCACCATTTGTTATAGCAACAGATGAGATTGACCCACTTGTTATTGATGAAATTGCTGCTGCTCTATTGTAAGTTGGATTAGCATAAATTATTGTTCCTGCAATTCCCACAGCAACTGTTATGTTATCCGAATCCAATCCAGTAACGTGAACTATATCTTTGATTGGATTATTTTGTCCTGTTGATCTTTTTTCCCAGTATGAAAGATTTAATGAATAGAACAGATCACCATTGTCATTTAAAATAGTATAAATTCCATCAAAATATTTGATATTTTTTATATTTGTTGAGATATTTACATTTTGTTGTATTGACCAATCAACTCCTGTTAATGAAGTTGCTATAATTGAATTATTACCAACAACTATAAATTTGCTTCCATCCCAAATAACTTTGTTTAAATTTTCATTTGTAAATTGATCGACTGGGACCCAAATGTTTGCTATTATTGAATATAGTATTTTTCCATTATTTCCAACTGCAACAAACAATGAATTATTATTAGATACACTATTTAAATCATTTTGTAAATTTATTTTATTTTTTACAAACTGAGTAGAATTAGTGCCAATCGAAGAAAAAATAAAGGTCGATCCAACTGCAACAAAAGTATCTTTTGAATTCAAATATGTAATATCTCTAAATTCGCCATTAAAATCACTATTTTCAAACTCAATTTCATCATTGAGATCTATACCACTTTGAATTTTTTGAACTAATGCATATTCTGTCCAAGTTGATAATCCAACAGACTTAATTATTTTTCCCGTATTACCAACAGCAACATAGGTATTTGAAGTTGATGCATATGAGATTGAATTGAATGATATAGTTGTTCCAAAACCAACATTAGATAAATTCCAAATTCTTCCATCACTACTAGTTGCCAATAAACTGCTACCTCCAATTGCAACAAATTTATTTCCGTATAAAATTGATCTAAAATCAAAAGAGGTAGTTACTCCTGTAGTAGTTTTCCAATTGTAAATTGGGTCTTTTTTGGTGATTGCTGCAGAAGAAATTGAAATAATTGGATTATTCAATCCTTCATACCCAGAACCACCATTTGCAATAGAAATATTAGAAATTGTTGATGCTGCAGATACAGATGCAGAACCAGTTGCAAGTGAAAAATCTTTATTTAATACTATTACGATGTCTCGTAATTCTTCCTTTAAGTTTAAATTTTCATCTATAGAAAAAAGTGGAAAGGCATTATTTACATAAATCTTAGTATCTGTTTTTGAAACAGATTTAATGATTTGTGTTTTTGGAGTAACTCTTGATTTCAGATCTGGTCTTTGTTTAGAGTATAAAACTCCATTAATAATTCTATCTTTAGTTTGTTTTGTCCATTTAAGTGGTCTTGATTTTTTTGGATCAACATTTATCCCAAAACTATCATATGTAAATGTATCAAATTGGTCAGAAGAAATAATTTTTTTAATTACTCTTTCAAACTGCTCTCTTTGTGTTAATTCGAATCTATTTTGTTGTATTTGAATTGTATCACCTTCTTTTAATGTTTGTGGTGGATCAATTTGATCTACATCTAAATCGGAGCCTCTATAAAATAAAACTAAAGATTTTGAACCTTTTTTTGGTGCTTCTGTAAAAATTATCCTAGATCCAACAATTTTGTAGGATACTCCTGGAACCTGAATTACATCATTTATAAAAATAAAAAAGTTATTTTCAATCTTTAAATCAGAAATTGGATTTGTTTTTAAGGAAATTGTTTCTTTGTCTATTAACAAATCAAATTTTCTCTTTATTCCAGTAAAATATTTTGATATATCATCAAATTTTATAAATTGACCAGGATAAAATCCACCAAATTTATCAGTAAAAATTTCTTCGATAGTAATTCTAAATTCACTTAGACCTGCTCCAATTGTTGGATTAGTTGTGATTCCAGGAACGACTAAAATTTCACCTACTTTATAACCTCTTCCTGGATTTTCCAAAGTAAATCCAGTAATGCTAGAACCATTTCCAACAACTACTGATACTTTTGCACCTTCTCCTCCACCAGTTGAAATTCCAGCATAAGTCGTACTCAGATCACTATAGTTTGGGGGAATTGGTATATTCACTAGTGGAAGTAAATTAGTAGTATATCCTGATCCTGCATTTACAATAACCAAAGAAGTTATTGTCCCCCCAGATCCAATTGTTGCAGTAATTGTTGCTCCAGATCCAACTGTTGAAGCAATACTGATGATTGGGGGAATTCTATACCCACTTCCTGCTCCAGTCAAAGAAACACTTGATATTGTTCCAGCAGAAGAAACTGAAACAGTTGCAGAAGCACCTACAAGTGGTTGATATCCAAATCCAGTTGTAATCGCAACTCTAACTATTCTTCCAGCATTTGGAACACCACTAATAAATTTAATAGTATTATTATTTGTAGTATCTATTTTAAAGTCTTTTTCTGGAATTTGTGGAATGTTATTAATTAATATAATTGGATTATTGTTTATATCTGTTGAACTATTTGTATCATTATAAAGTACAGATGTTGATTGGTTGTCTGACTTAAGAACATAATTAAGTCGTTTAATACTAAATGTGGTTGTTGCTATCCCAACATATACATTATGATCTGGTGCAATTCCTATACTTCCAATTCCAATTGAATTGATTGTAGTATCCAAATTAATTACAAATGGAGTTGTATATTCTAAATTTAATATATCACCAACTTGTAAATTTGTAGTATCTATTCCTGTTATATTGCTTTGATTGTTTGAATTTAAAGTTCCTGTTCTTATTCCTAGATTTTCTGCCTTTCCTGTAAAATTCAAAGAAATATCATCTATTACTAAATTTTTATCTGAAGTATTTCCTGGGTCAAATCTTCTACTAAAGTATCTTCCTTGGAAATTTGAATTAACTTTCAGCCCTTCTTGTCCTATTTTCCCATATGGAGGAGTTGAAAAATAAATTTTTCCTTTTTCTATGTTATAATCTCCTCTATAAATTTTAACAGGAGAACTTAAACTATGTAGTTTAATATTAGTGCCATATTGACCTCTTTCTACTATAATATCATTAGTTGATCCAATTCCAACTGCTCTAACACTCATATACTCAGAGTCAATTTTCAAAACATCCAAAGATGTTAAAGAAGAAATTCCAGAAGTTACATAAATGGTATTTCCAAGACCAACAGAAGATAATAAAGAAAGTGTAAGATCTTTTCTATACAAAGGAGTTTGAATGATATTATCAATTGCAATTAAAGAACTTGAATTTGGATCATTAAATGTAAATGATTGAGTCCCGACACCAACTTGATTTATGTCAAGTTCTAATGCAGTTGAAAGTCCAGAAACTTTAAATTGATTTTCATTTAATTTATCTACATATAAAATTTCAGGAAGAAGATCTGTTCCAAGAAGATTTGGAGACAAATATAAATCATCTTGTGGTGTTATTCCTCCTATGCTTGTTCCTTGAATTACGAGAATGTCCGTAGTTGTGTTGCCATATCCAATTTCATAATTTCTTCCACCATTTTTTACAGAAACTGAACTTATCTTTCCTGAAGAATCCCTAGTAACATCAAAAGTTGCAGATGATCCAATTCCAACAATAGTGCTTGCTGCAACACCTATATAACTTCCATTTGCTGCTCCTGCAACTATTGTACTAGACACTTTTGAGACATTAAATGATAAATCATTTGTTGGAGTTAGACCACCAAGATATGTGCCAGCAATTGACACACTATCCCCAATTTTATACCCTCTCCCTCCGTCTTTTAATATAATTGAGGTTGATATTGGATGTCCAGCTGGATCTTCATCATATACTATCCATACTTCAAATCTAGCATCAGTGCCAATTCCAGTTGTTGTAGATGGAATTGGGTTTCCAAATCCATAGACAACAAGTCCATTATTTGCTGGTATTATTGATGATGCACCAGAAACTGCAGTAGTAATTGCAACATTATATCCATTTTCAAATATTGCACTTCCTATTCCTCCAGTTACACCCATTATAATTCCAGCACCATATTCTTTAGTTACAAATTGTGGTTCTACTAAAGAAGTTGTTGCTATTCCTACCTTTGTTCCAATTGTATTTTTTAGTGGAAAATAACCAGATCCAGGATTCGCAACAACCACAGATACAATAGAACCATTACTTGGATGATTGATTACTGGATAAAAAACTCCTTCCACAAATGGAGTAGCAGTTTCTTTAATTTCAATTTTTGGAGGATCCGTTGATGCATATCCAGTTCCGCCATCAATTACCTCTATTTTTGTTACAGAGTACAAATCTTCATCAAAAAATGGAAGTAATATGGCACCAGTACCTGGAGTTGTTCTCATTATTATTTTCTGATTTTTTTATATTTATTAAGGGACTAAAATTGTACTCAATGCCCCTGCATCACTTACAATTAGACGATATTTTGTTCCATTTGCTGATGTTAAGATTACACCCTGAGATGTATCAATACCAACTCTTGCATCACCAATGATATGAAGTTTTGATGTTGGATTTGTGATTCCAACTCCAAGATTATCAGAAATATAAGTACTACCAATAACATCAAGTTTATTATTTGGATTTTGGGATCCAATACCAACTCTTCTATCGTTAATTGGTTGTATTACTACAGGTACTGCATTTATACCAGTAGTAAGAGTAAGTGCTAAATTCCAAGAACTTATAGTATGAAAATTATCAAAACTGCTGTAACCAATAAGTAAACCTTTGTTGAACGCAATTCCTTCATTATTATTAGTAAGTTGAAGAAACCCATTATGAATTTGTACTTTATAACCTGTTGTTATATTTGTGGTTCCTATACCGACAGAACCAGAAGCATTAACAACAAAAGGAGTACTATCAGGATTAGCACTGTCTTCAACTACCAGAGCATTGCCAGTTCCAAGTTGAGTGATTCTTAATGCATCAGAAGAACTATTATTTACTACATTTAATCTTGCCCCTGGATTTGTGGTTCCGATACCAACATTAGAGAGTGTATGAATACCTACATCAGTCGTGACCCATTGAGAAGAACCACCACCAGCAGATCCTGTTACAGTAACAACACCAGCAGAAATTGCAGATACAGTTAAGTTATCACCAAAGTCAATAGTTCCTGCTGTTCCTACAGTTGTTCCAGAGTCTTTTACAATAATACCAGAACCACTTCCGACAATTCCAGTTAAAGCACTACCATCAATTGCGGGAAGTGCTCCTGTCAATTGCCCAGATTGAATATTTGTAAGTCCAGAACCATTACCAACAAAACTAGAAGCAGTTATAATGCCACTGGTGTTGATACTAATTGTTGTCGATACACCAATTGCTGTGGTTGCTGTACCAGTAACATTACCAACAAAACTAGAAGCAGTTATAATACCTGAAGTATAAACATTTCCACGAATATCCAAACTTGTTATTGGATTTGTAGTTCCCACTCCAACACGATTGCCAACAGTCACATTAGTGCTAATGGCTACATTATTGGCATTTACTATTATATCAGTGACACTTTCAATTGTTGGTGTTTGATTTGAACTAATAACAGATAATTCTTTTACACCAAAACTTTTATTTGCCATTTTTCTTTTTTAGTTATTTATTTAAATATAATGTTTTTAAACGTAAGACCATTGGCATTTAAAATTTTAAATGTATTATTTGAAGAATTTTCAGTTTGAACAGAAACAAAATCAGAATTAGTAATGTAATCGGAATATCCAACAATAGTTCCATTTAAACTATTGGAGTGAATTCTAACTCTAAATTTTTCTGCTCCTTCTAGTTCTGGATTTTTTGCTAAAGTTAATAATATTGTACCTATTCCATTTATTACAATAAAATTTCCACTTAATGAATTGCTTACAAAATCTGAAGCACTTATACTGGATCCAGGAAATTCTTCTATATTATAATAATATATTTCATTTATAGAAGGATCTGTAGAAATTGTTATCAGAATTGATTCACCTTCAACTGGATTTGTATTGGATATTGTTGTTGAAAAACCATATGAAGCATCTGTAGCATAATAAGTAGAAGCATAGGGGTTATGTAAAATTTTAATATTAGTATCCATTAACATCTCAGCAGTCTGAGAATATGCTATATGATGATTTGCATCTAAAACAATAGATACATTGCCAACATTATAAGTTTGCTCGTTAATTGTATTTGAAATATCTGTTGTGTATGTTGAAAAATCTCCCCAGAAATTGTTAGGAGTTGGATTTGAAATATCAGTATCTATATAAGAACCTGAAGTAGAATAGGTTGAAGATGTTCCAAGTAACCAAGATTTTGATTGTGCTGGTGTAGCAGTTCTATTTTTTTGTAAGAATAATGCTAAAACACCTACAACGTTTGGGCAGGCAGAACTAGTTCCAGAGAACCAATCGTACAATTCATCTTTTTGATTATTTGGATAATATTGAAAATACCAGACTTCACTACCTACAGAAGAATTGACATTATGCTTTTGAAAAGCCCTAGCAGAAATTGTATTCAGAGCTGGTGCATATATATCAACACCAGGCCCTTTACATGAATAATTATCTTTTCTTTCTGTTCCATCAGTTTTTGTAGTACAAGAAAGTGCTCCAACATTTACAGAACCATCAATATCACTTGGGGTTCCAACTCTATGGAGATATACTGTTTCGTTAAGAACTGGATTAACAATTGAATTATTATAATCCTGATCGGAGGTGTCTTTAATAACATAAGTATTATCATTGCCAGCACTAAAACACATATGAACTCCTGCATTAAGGCATTCTTCTCCTGCAGATTTGATTGCACTATCACTAAGATTTACAGATATTCCAGTAAAAACATTTCGTCCAGAATTAGATTGATAATACGTATTGTTGATTGCATTACTTATATTTTGTTTTTCTAGGTATAAACTAGTTTTTATGAAATCTGGAGTAGAACTCAAATCATTAGGATTTGCTCCAGAATCAACAAAAGAGTATGTTGAAGAGTTTCCTCTATAATTATAACTAATTGTTGTTCCATTCGAAATTCCATAAAAAGGTGTTATACCATATCCCCAACTTCCACTGAGTATTGTTGGATTTTTATTTCCATATGTTGGATTATTTGGTTTTGCCTGATGAAATATTCTTACAAAATCAAAAGATTGCTCAGCATCAATTGTTGTAGATCCAGATGCCCAAGATTGACCATCGAATGGGCATTTAATGGACCATATATTTGCCCCTGGCGCATATCCATGTTTTTTTCCAGCAGCTTCAGAGGCACAATGAGTTCCATGTGTTCTTGTTCTACCCTCTAATCCAAGTTTATATTCTAATGTATATCCTTGATATGTTGATGGATTTGTAGATGTGTCCCAATCATATTCTAAGGCACTGGATGGTGGAGTTCCCCCAGAAGCACCATCTGCCCACGCATTTGCATTGTTTCCAAATGTCGCCTCAGTAATCGACATAGTTGTAGCAAGATTGTAATGCCCCGTACTATCAACTGGAGTATTGTTAGGATTATTTTCCAATACAGATCCTGTTTGATAAACAAATCCAGCAGCAATATTTGGTGGAAATTCTGTTATATTAGATCCTGTAGGGTCAATTTTAATATCTGCTGGAGTATTTCCCAATGTTGGAGAATTTCCATTGTATGGATTGCCTGCAGACTCAGGTGAATGATATCTAAAATGTGGTTTACCTAAATCTAATTGAACTTTAACGTAAAACCAACTATCTCCAAAAATTTCAAGAGTATTGACAATTGTTCCTCTAGTATATTCTACACCACCTACAGTTTGAGTAATAGTTTTCCCAATATTTGAACTAAAATTAGCATACGTTGCACCTGTAAAAACATAAAGTAATACAGTATATCTTGGAACAGTTAAGGTTCCTAAACTTTGAAATTGAGAGGATCTATTACTTGCATTTTGCCACCAATCAATATACGTTTTACTTGGATTGTTTGAAAAATATTGTGGATCAACATATTGTGGACCATCGACAACAATATCTCTGACTCTACTGTTTCCTTGAGAATCTAAAAAATCTGGATGATGTTTATCAACACCTACGTCTTGTATAACAATATCTACATCACTTCCATCTCTTCCAGAAAGAATATTATCATTATAAACTATCCCAGAACTAACATTTTTCCACGGATTATATTTGTACTTTGTCCTTATTTTACTCCAACTTATAACATCAGAATTTTGGTCTGATAAGTTTGTAGGATTTAGATATACATAAAACGCTGTATTATTTGTTGTTGCTTCTTTTGCATATTCTTGTATTTTAGAATATGTTTGCCTCAATGATGTATTTGTGGATGACCCCATGTTTTTCCATGGGAATGTATATCCATAATAAATTGTACCACTTACATTAAACGCTCTTTTGTAAAAATCACGATATTGAGTTCTATACGAATATGTCTCATTTGCATATCTATTTGTTCTAATAGATGCATTATAATTGGGATGAAAGTGTTGATCAAGTTCAACACTTTCAATGTCAGGGTTATTTCTTAGGATATTTACTTGTTCTTTTGTCAACAAATAACTAGTTCGTAAAGAACTAGAAGTCTTTCTATTGGCACACTCAATACATTCGTTGGGAATATTTTCAATGTCATGAGTATGAGAACACAATAAGTTATGAATTTCTTCAGATTTTGATGCGTCTTTAATAATGACAGTATATACTTTTTTCATTAGTTATCTTCTAATGGAATTAAATTTAATGCATCATCACGATCAATTTCAATTATTTCTTTTACCTCAAAAAGTTCATTGAGCATTTCTGCTTTTTCTGGAGGCAACGTTTTAGAATCATATAATTGTTTTAGTTTTTCTCTCATGATTGGATTTTTAAGATTATCAACTATAATTTTTCTTCTGAAAAAATCTTCATGACTAACATTAATCTCAATCTCATCATCATTATTTAATTTTTGTATTATTTTTCTCACAACAATCCTCCTCTCACAATTCTATATGTGGTCAATCCAGTTATTCCAGATTCTGGTGTTGCCTGCAACTTACAAACACCAGAAGAAACTGTAGCACCAATTGAAACAATTTGATTTGGTTCGAACATAATTGCATACTCTTCTGCATAAGCAGAAGAACCATTTTGCATTACAAGAACTTTTTGTGATTGTATATTATTCCCATTTTGAAAATGTAAAGTATATTCTAAAGTTTTAAAATCTGAAGAAGAAATGGTAAATGAATCAATGTCCGTGGTAATTCCAACAGAAGCATTAAAATAACTAGACTTTGTTGAAATTCCATAAGTTTCAATTTGAAACTTTGTTATTGGATTTGTCACTCCGACACCAACATTACCATAAAAAGGATCAAGAAATACTCTTCCATTAGTCGAAACACCAACCAAAGGTATTCCATCATTATCATTAATATTAAAAAATACTCCTGTGTTGTTTGCCATTTTTCTTTAATACCTTTATTGATTTATGTTGTTTCCAACTTGATGTGATGGATAAAGTCTTGAAAATTTTGAATTTGGAGACCATAAAATTCTCACAGCACCTTGGGCACCATTACCTCCAAGTGCTCCATTAAAATTATCACCACCACCACCACCTGCTCCATAGTTGCCCCCAGAACTTCCATTTGAATTATCTGTTCCTGTTGTTCCAGAAGAACCTCCAGATCCACCTCCACCACCTGAGTTTGCTGCCCCTGTGCCACTTGAAGATGCTCCAAGTAATCCTACTCCACCACCACCACCACCTACTCCACCACCACCTGCTCCACCACCACCAGAACCATTATTTCCAGTATTTGATGTACCATCTCCACCATTTCCTGTATATCCACCAGTTCCTCCTCCACCTCCACCTCTATTCAATTCTCCAGGCCCACCATTACCTCCATTTCCTCCTCCAATATTTCCTCCAATTGTACTTCCTGTCCCTCCAGCAGCAGACCCTCCCTGTGCGTTTGAACCACCAACGCCACCGAAAGCAGTTACTATTCCAGTAATTTCAGAATTCCCTCCAGAACTTCCACTGCCACCACTAATACCTCCATTGCCACCATTACCAACATTAATATTCAATACTTGACCTGGAGTGACTGGATAATCATTGATGTATCTTAATCCTCCTCCTCCCCCTCCAGATCCCCCATTATTTGCTTGACCTGCACCACCACCACCACCACCAGCAATTACAATTGCTGAAATTTTTGTAACTCCTGTTGGAATAGTAAAAGTATGAGAACCAACTGAGGTGAAATCAGATGAAACACCAGAGAGTGAAAGTATAGTAGAACCAATCAAAGCTGATCCATCAATTGTAACTGATTGATTTGATACGAAATTTAAAGCAGTTATAATACCACTAGTATTGATATTAGATGTTGTTCCTAATCCAATTGCTGTGGTTGCTGTTCCAGTAACATTACCAACAAAACTAAAAGCAGTTATAATACCTGAAGTGTTTATATTAATAGTTGTTGATACACCAAGTGCTGTAGTTGCTGTAGTTGTTGTACCAGTAACATTACCAACAAAACTAGAAGCAGTTATAATACCACTAGTATTGATATTAATTGTTGTTGATACACCAAGTGCTGTAGTTGCTGTGGTTGCTGTACCAGTAACATTACCAACAAAACTAGAAGCAGTTATAATACCTGAAGTATTAATATTAATATTTGAGGGTAAACTAGATGCTGTAGTTGCTGTTCCAGTAACACTACCAACAAAACTAGAAGCAGTTATAATACCTGAAGTATTAATATTAATATTTGAGGGTAAACTAGATGCTGTAGTTGCTGTTCCAGTAACACTACCAACAAAACTAGAAGCAGTTATAATGCCTGAAGTATTAATGTTTATAAATGAACTTACGTTATTGGCGGTGGTTGCCGTTCCAGTAACGTTACCAACAAAACTAGAAGCAGTTATAACTCCAGCAACATTAATGTTAGTTGCAGTCAAAAATCCAATTGTAGCAATGCCAGAAGAAACATTTAAATTTGTTACAGAAGCAATTCCACCAACTACATTTGTTGAGGTTCCTGCAAAAGAAATAGTATTGGTGATGTTAGTGCCATCACCGATTGCATTGTAAATCTCAGCAAAATTACTATTAACCTTCACTGCACCTTGAGATAATGTGTCTCCGGTTCCGTCATTAGGTGTAGTTCCAGTAAATATCCCTAGTCTTGCCATTAGATATTAAAATTCTTTTGATTATTTATGGTTTAATTTGAATCAAAATTAAATATAGTCATATCAAATCTCATAATTGTATTTGAATCAAATCTGTTGGAAATGGTGTAAGAAAATCCATTATCAACTTCAGTTGTTGCTGAACCAACTGGACTAATATCAATAATATCTTGGTTATAAAATATTTTTTGACCAGATTGAAAATTATGATTTTTAAGTTCAATAATATTATTGTCCAATTTCAAAACTTCAGTTGAATTTGAATCAAATTCTCTGTAATATAATGGAACTTTATCTGAACCAATACCAGAAGTTAATTCAAAAGATTTTTTACCAACAATCTTATTTCCTGGAAGTTTTCTTCTAATTTCCACATTAGTTGTGCTAATTCCACTCGTAAGACGATGTGAAAGATTTATTCTAACACTATTAATTCCTATAGATTCAATTCTGGTTGCTTCTGGAATTAAAAATTCAGAATTTGCAAGATAATCTCCTACATTTAAATTATTAGTAGCAATTCCAACGTAATATTGAGTTAATGAATTGAATGTGATTGAAGTTGTTCCTAGTGAAATATAATCATTAGAGCCATCAAACTCTTCACTAATGTCATTCATCAATAAAACTTTATTAGTTTTATTTAAAATGTATTGTTTTAATGGAATTCCAAAAATTGGCCCAAATGTTCCAATTCCAGCAACTATTCCTTCTTCTGCTCCAATGTTAACTCTCTCAATTGAACCATCTTCAAATAAATTATCTTCATCTTCAGAAACAAGAATAAAGTTATTTTTGGAATAAAGTGATTGTACATTATCCATCAAGACATTTAAGCTTAAATTATTACTGCTTATTCCAACTTTCATAGAAGAAGATGGAATGCTTATAATATCTAAATCAGAAAATTCTTTAAATCCAGATGGGTGAATAATTGAACGAATGGGTTCTTTCCATTTGTCATAAGAAAGTTGACTTTTTATTGCATATGAGAATTTTTGATAGTAAAAATTATCAGAAATTCTTTGTAAGTAATCATTCAAATATCCATTTTGTTTCTTACTATCATTGACTTTATTTCTTGATACTCCGAGATTTGCTTTTAAATTAAATATGTTTATGTTTTTAATTGTTCCATTTAATAATGATTTTTCCCCTTTTAGTTTATTGCCAATTTCAAGCTCACCTTTCACATCAATCATTCTTAATTGATTAATATCATTATCCCAACCATCTTCTGCAACTTTTGCAGAGAAAACAGCATTTCCTTGTCGATCAAATCCAACGACAGATTCACCAGAAATATAACTTAAGTCATCAACTAAGTTCATTTCAAATTCTGCCATATCTTTTTTATTCACCACATATCCATATCCAAATCCATTTTCATAATTTGATTCTCCATTATTCTGATTTAAATTCAAAGAATCTTTAACTCCAGTCATACTAAAAGTAATAGTATAATTTTCGGGACTTACTGAAGTTATGGTGAAAAATCTATATCCATAATCTTTTGAATTTATATTGTCTTTAGTTTTATCAACTTGTCTGCAATTTTCTATAAAAATTTCATCACCTTGAGAAAATGGAAATACAACATCAGTATTACCATAACCAGTTGTAATTAGTGGATACAATTCAGAGTTATTAAGAAGTTCTAAAGTTACACTAGAACCATTATTGGCAGAAACAACAGAATCAATTTCATAACCATTAGAATTTCTTATAGGTACAATTCTTAAAGGATTTATTAAATCATTTGTATTTTGAATAATATTAACACTAACTACACTACCACTTTGTAAATTTGCAGATAATTTAATCTTATCATTTCCTAAAACCTTTAATGTGGGTGCAGTATTATAATTTTTTCCACCAGTAATGATTCCAATATATTCTATTCTTGATATATCTCCAACTTGAGCAACAGCAGGAACACTCAAATATGGTTTTAATGTAATATCACTTGGATAATCAAATCCATCTTTAACTCTTTCTAAATTTTCTATTTTTCCAATAGATGATGATTTTGCTTCTAATGATGCCCCTTTGCCTAAAGATGTTTGGATTGTTGAAATTTTTGGAACTTTTTTATATCCTCTTCCTCCAAAATTAACTCTAATATTTGATATAGGCCCAATAGCATTTTTTGAATCTGTATCGTAGTTAGAAGTTGATAAACCAGAAATGAATGTAAGGGGTTCTGGAATAGTATTTAAATTGAATTTAAATTGTGAATTTCCTGTTTTTATTATAGGATGGTAAGTATTGATGTTATTTGGAATTATTTTAATTTTATTAAATCCAACAACTTCATTGTCAGAAGATAGTTGATTTTTTTCTATTTCCTGATTAGATAATGAAACTAAATTGTAATAAATTTCAGTTGGAATTGATGTCAAATTTGTATCTAATTTCCTTTCATTATAATTGGAATACTTAAATGTCTCAAGTTCTTGAGTGAAATTAGAATCTTTATATAATTTCAAGTCCATATTTAAAAGGCTACTATCACTTAAATCGAAAGATAATATATTTCCTTTCAAAATATTAATTGGTGGATTAATTAGTGCAAAACTATGAGAAGAACCTGCCCCAACAGAAGTTAAAGTGATTGCAACACCAACATTAGTATCATACTGATAATTGCACAATTTAATTTTATTCAAATCTTGTTTTAGTACATAATATACAGAATTTGTGGACAATCCACCAACGGAAGTTTGTCCTTCAGTATAATATACAACTTTATCTCCTGTTTTTAAATTATTTCCAGGTATTTCAATTTCATTTGTTAATGTGTTTATTCCGGAAATTGGATTAAAATCAATAAGTTCAGTGGTTATTTTTCTAATTGCACTATCGTATCTAATTTTTATCGTTTTTGTGTTACTTTGATAAAAATTAAAATTAATGTTATCACCAGTTTGCAATCCGTGTGTTTGAGATGTTGATACGACTACAGAATAATTGTTAACTACTCCTTTAATTTTTTCAAATTGAGTTGTTAGTGAATGTGATAGTCCAACATTACTGACAGGGTTAAAGAAATATAATGAATTTTGAGTAGTTCCAATTCCAGTATTGGTTGTAAATCCTAAAGTCGATAAACCAACATAATCTTTACCTAAATTGACTGCATATATTGTTTGATTATTTGTTAATCTAAATGTTGTTCCTGCTCCAGTTTCAGATACAATGATACCATTTCCACCCAATCCGACATTATACGTAATTGGTTGTCCTGTATAATATTTGTGACTTGGTATATAAATTGAACGACTTGGTATTGTTTTATCATATACATTTCTTGAAAATCTCAATAAACTTGTAGATATGCCACCACCAAGAGTGTGATTTTGGGATATTCCAATTGTACCAATTCCTATTGATGTTATGATAGTGTTATTTTGAATATTATTACTTCCTTCTAAATAATCACCAATTTTCAGAATTGCTGTATTTAATCCAACTACATTTGGACTAGAAGCATCTAGTGTACCAATTAAAGAAGTTAAGAATCCAACTAAATTATAATAAACTGAACCAGTAGTTCCAATTCCAATGGTATTGGTTGGATTAAAATAAGTAGTTTTATTTTCTAATATTGAGTCGTCATAAAAATCGGAAGAAAATGTGAATGAATTTGGCAGTAAAGATACACTTACCAATCCGACACTATGTATTCCAGAATAATTATCAAATCTATTAACATATAATTTTGATTCTGATGAAGAAACATCAATTACCTTTAAAGTTTCCGTTCCTATTCCTATAAAGTTGTCAACTTCGAATCCTGTTACATCATTTACTTTAATATATGTTGTAACTCCAGTTGCTGATTGGTTTTGCAGATCTTCAACTAAACCAGTAGTTTTTTGGAAAACATAAATTTTCTTAGTTCCTTTCAGATAATCAAAATCACTAGATGATATATTTGAGATAATAATTTCATCATCACTTACCAAATTATGAGGTTGAGATGTGATCCCCTTAACTGAAATTCCTTTAGTTATAAAATTGACATCAGTAAAAGTTGAAATACCAACCTGAACATTTGATACTGATTTTCCTTCTATTCGTGAAATTGAAGCAGAAACTGAATTGCCACTAGAAGATTGGCTATCAAATTTTAGTAAATCTCCAACTTTATATCCATCACCAGAATTAAAAATAGAAACTGAATCAATACCAGATAATTTTATGTCATTAACTATAAATTCTTGCTTGTATTTCTGGTCAACTTTATCAATTAATTCATATGTAGAATTATCTGAATTTAGATAGTATGGACCAACATTCCTAACAATATTAAGTTCTTCAAAATCAATCTTTTGATTAAATTGTGGATTAAAATTTTCTTTTATTGGGGAATCTTTAAATAATAATGGCAATATGTAAGGGTATTGTGGTTCTTTTACGTCCTCAGACAATGTTGCGAAGTAACCATAGTTTATGTTTGGTAAGTTCTTGTCATCAATAAACATTCCATTATATTCATCCAAATCACCATTACCTTCAGTGTAAGAATAATCTTGAACAAAAAATCCAGAAGGAAAATCCGGTCTCAATTGATTGGCAATTGAAACTTCAATTTCTCCGAAATTCTTTAATTCATAACTAGATTTTAATAGTTTAGATTCACCATTAATTTTTCCGTAAGGACCAAAGATTGGATTTCCATCATATGCCCAACCTAAAATTTTATATGGGTTTTGATTATTGTCGGGAACAACTTCATTTCCATCTTTGTCTATAAAGTTATTTACTTTATATCTTAATTTTTTTGTAGGATAAAAATGTATAAATTCTAATGTTAAATTATTATTTTTACTTGGAGCAATCAATCCTTCATCATCTGATGAAATTATATTTTTATTTTTTTCAACCTGATTAATTTTCCATTCAAAAACATTTGCTGTAAATTTTGCACCACTTCCTCTTCTTTGTACAAATAAAGTGGTTTTTTCATCATACCCTATTCCGGGATTTAAAACATTTATGCTTTTTATTTTTCCATCTTCAACAATTGGGTAAACTTCTGCGTATTTTCCTTTACCGAATATCTTTATATCAATGTCTTTTTTATATCCTTTACCAAAATTTAATACTTGAACATCAATAATAGAACCATTTAATATTACTGGTTTTAATACGCACTCTGAAATTGAAGAAAGTCCAACGTATGGTCTTCTATGATAATTCAAAATATTAGAAGAACCATAATTTCTTCCTTCATTACTTATAAATACATTTTCAACTGAACCAAGAACTATTGGTTCCAGTGATGGAGTAGTTGAAATTCCAGAAACATATTCAACATTTATTTGAATTGGTGGGTAAGAAAATGTATGAATCCCTGAACCTATTGAATTAAATTTAACATATTTTTTATTATTATAATTATCCTTCTCACTTCCAGAAGGACCTTGAACTGACAATTTAAATTTATTTTCATCTACAACTTTAACATAATAATTTGTCTGAGTTGATAGACCAGATATTGGTGTATTATTGTTTTGATACTGAACAATATCCTCATCTTTAAAATTATGATTTTTCGCAAAAATGTAATGATCAAAAGTGTTTATGCCATTTTCTTGATTGTTTACCGAAATTTGACTTAAAACACTAATATTTCTATTTGAATATCCTTCTCCACGATTTTTTACATAAATTTTTGTAATTGTATTTTTTGAATTTAATGTTTTTAAAGAATGAGTTCCTGATCCAATTCCAGTAAAAACAATTGGATCAGTTTTTCCTAATGCTTTTTCTTTTGTTTTATATAATTTTAATTGAGTTGAACTTACTATTCCAACAAAATAATTTGAATTATTTACAAGTGGATTTACACTTCCATTTGAATTATTAATGTATGAGACTTCTTCACCGTCATCAAAATTGTGTCCATTTAGGAAATCAATTGTAGTAAAACCAATGCTGACAGCAGTGCTTCCCTTAAAATTTGATATAATGTTAGTTTTTACTAGATTTGACTCTAAAACTGCACCAGAACCATTTCCCCCAGATAAAGTAATTTTTGGTTTTCTTGAATATCCAATTCCTGGTCTTAATATTTTTACTTCACTTAAACTACCAATCAAATGTGCTTTTAAATCTGCATTAGAACCATTAATATCAGTGACTTCCAACCCAGAGAAATTAATAACATCATATCCCTTTCCTTCAGATTCAATTTTTACTGAATCCAATTTCCCATAATAAATGTTTTCATCATAAAGAGTTGGGGAAAACACTTCAACCCCATTAATTAAAATTCCTGTTGCTCTATCAATTGTACTCCTGTCGTCTTTAGTAAAAAATTTATTTAATTTTTTTGTTAAATTAAATTTTTTAAAAAGTTTTTGGTCTTCTAATGTTTTATTTTGAAAATCAAATTTTACAATGCAATCGCCATTGATGTTAGCATTGGTAAAAACATAATTTTTAGAAAATACATCAGAATTACTATACGAAAGTTTAATTTGGTCTTTATTTAATTTTGTTACAAAATATGCAGAAGTTTTTATACCAACATTACCAGACTTTGGAATATAGTATATTTTTTCACCTGTAAAAAAATTATGATCTTGGCAATTTAATATAGAAACTCCAACTCCAGCAGAGGGGAAAACTTTTCTATCTGTTGCGTAAATATCATAATTTGGCAATCCTGAAGATGCTACATAAAAATTTTCATTATTATAATCAATATAGCTATTTTGAATTCCAGTAGAAAAAACAGAAATATTTGGAAAATAATTTTGATTGCTAAATGCTTTATTGATTGTTTTCTTTAACTGAGTCTTGTCATTCAAGATTTGACCAAAACTCTTTACGTTAACAAAATATCCATAATTATTAAATCCAAAATTTTCAACTTCTACTTCAACACTTTCTACATCAATTAAATTTGGATTGGATAATATTACTTTATCTCCAATTGACAAATTAATGTTTTCGTACAAATATATTGTATTGTCTTCGACTGATTTTATGTTATGTGTAGTTGGGATATTATAAATCCATTGATTAAATTCAAGTCTATCATTTAAATCAATTCCAAATGAAGATAGGTTTATTTTGTCATCGACTCTTAAATTTGATGTTTTTCCATAATCAATACTATCAATAATGTTTATTAGTCTAAATTCAACTTTTGTCCCATCATTCAAATATGAGTATAAAAATTCTTCTTCAATTATTTCTGCCCCATAATCTAAATCTATTGTCAATCCTGTTACATTTAAAAATTCATTGATTGTTTTATCAGTATAGGATAGAACAATCGGATTTGAAAGATTTTTCGGTTTAATCAGTAAAGTTCCAGACTGCTTAAATCCAATTGTAGAATCAACTAAAATTGATTTTGAATTTTTAAGTGTATATTCTAAAACCTTTGTTTTCTTAGTAGATTTAAAATCTAATATCAAAGATGTACTATCTAATGAGATTTCATAAAAATCTTTTATTGTATAATTCTTTTGTGTTGTTTGTCCAGCACCAATCGAATTGTATATAAAGTCACCAGTATTTACAGGTCTATATTCAACATTGTAAATTGAAGCACTTGCAGTTTTATTGTCTGAAGTAGTTTGGAATATTGTTTTTCCTTTTAATTCTTTTCTTAAAACAGAATCTGAAACTTTAAGATTTGCATCTCTAGCAATTTGCTCAACTAAGATATTTTTTGTTATCAAATATTCATTAGATGACGATGAGATTACATAATCTTGAGGTTTAATGACAGATATAGATTCATTAAATAAAATACTAAAAAGTATCTTAAATGAAGTGTCAGTTCCTTTAGTGATATAAAAATCCTTTGCTCTTGATAAAATAGTTTGTAAATTTACACCACTAGTAAATTCTCTATCTTCAAACCCAGGCAAAAATTGGGTTTTAAATTTTTTAAATAATTCTTGGAAAAATAAAATATTTAAATTAGTTACTTGAGAACCTTTAATATGATCTGAGGAATCTGTCGATGAAAATTTGAATGAATCATTTACTTCATTTTTTTCTAATCCACAAAAACCACGAATGCATCCAGTAAAAGAGTTAGTTGTAATTCCCGTGTAAGTAATTATTTCATCATCAATTTTCAAAAGACCATATTGTTGAGGAAATCCTATTGTATGATTGACATATAAAGTATCTTCAAAAGATGCCAAGTCAGAAGTCAAAGTACAAATTCCAACTAAACTATAAAAAGTTTCAGTATTGAAATTGTCAATACTTTTATATTTTTGTAAATTTGCTGATAAGTCAACAACACCTGTTTGATGTTCTTGAGAAATATAATATTGCTCTAAAAATTCTTTAAATAACGGAGATTCAGAATTTAGAAACTCTGGAATCTGAGATTCAATGAAAGATTGTATTTTTACTCTTTTAATTTCTGACATTTTATCTTATATAATTCCCGTTATTATAACTAGATGTTACTGGATACTCTGTTGCAGATGTATTTTCTCCGGAAGTAATTACATCCTCTAGCATATTAACTTTAAGTGTAGTTGTATCCAACTCTAAGTATATATCTTTCAAAGATATGACATCATTTGATTCTGGAATTGCTTGAATTTCAATTCCATTAGTATTAGTTGAAGAGGTGATGATCACAGGATTTAACTTTATTTCTCCTTTTTTATAATCAACAACTCCGGCATTATTTAAAACTACAATTGGAGAATTATCAACTATCTTAAAAAAGAATATATTTCCTGCATCATCTGTTTTTGGAATATCACTAAGATATAATGTATCTGATATATCTTTAATTGTAAATCCTGTGGATTTTATATTATATCCTTTTCCATCTATCAATTTTTGTACGTGAAATTGATTTCCAAAACATATTTCATAATTTGCAAGTTTATTCAATTCTGGTTGCAAATCTCTTCTTATTTTTATTTTAGTGATGTTTGATGTGATGGAAGTACTTGTATTGTCAATTAATGTAGAAACTTTACTAAATTTAAATCTTCCACCAAAACTATTTAATTCTGATGATTTTGCATAGTTTTTTAATGTATTTAAAACTCTAGATTGCAAATTAACAACACTTGTTGTTGAACTTTTATCATAATAAACTGAAGTTTCTACTTCAACATACAAATACTTCAAATCAATAATTTCTGGTTGTATTCCTGCAATAGAATATTGTTTCAATTCTCTTTTAATTTCATTTTTAGAAATTTGAGATAAAAACTTACCATTTCTTGGTTTTATAGAAATAAAAACTTTTCCATATTGTGGAGGGTCTAACTCTTCACCACCATAAGCAGAAACTGTATCTACATTGGGAAAGACCATCGGAATAATTGCTCTATAGTCATTTGCAGTTACTGCACGATATTGAGAAGCATACACTCTTGGTCCAAGATATTTAATAGAATCAATTGATTCTATATCATCTCCATTTTCTGATACTTGAGTTGTGGTAATTAGGGAAATATTATTGGTGATTTCTGTTTGATTATTATCAATTAAAATGCCAGAAAAAGTAAAATTAGTACATCCATCACCTTCTCTGCCATTTGTTACAATATAAGAAACTAAAATTGTACTTCCACTTGGTGGTCTTTTTCCTAATATATTATCACCAAATAAAATTTCATATTTTTCATCACTAACTTCTTGAACTAAAAATAATTTTGAGTTTTTATCTACTTTGAATATATTATTATATAATTCATATTTTTCATTCACAACATTTGTGACTTTAACACGAATTGTTGAAGTATCTACACTTGCATTTGGAATTAAAAATTTTTGATTCAATTGTGAATCATTTATTGTAAATGATTTTGTTAAAAATGTACCTTCAAATATGTCAATATCTGTAAAGTTTGCAAATCCATCATTATCAATAACAACTGTCTTATCTTCTGGGATTGAAAAAATATAATTTCCATTTTCTACAGCACCTAAAGCAACCACACCTGCTTTAAGTGTTACTGTTTTTGAAATTAAATTCCCATTAGCATCTCTAGGTGTACTTACACTGAAACTTACTTTTGCTCTTGATGCTCTTTTTGATCTTGGTACATAACCAATATTACGTGCAAGAGAAACAACATTCTCACGAAGAGTTGCACTATCAATAAAGGACTCATTTACCACCATATTGGTGTTAAATGCTGTTATGTAAGAATTATATGCTAAAAGATCAATAAGTACAGAAAAATTTGATCCTTCAAAATCAAAATCCGTAAATTTTGCATTTGCTCTCAAATAATTTTTAATTTGAGTTCTTAAATCATTGAAATCTAAATTTGTAAAATTATTGAAGGACATTATACTCTAGTTCCTTGTAGAATAAACTCTATATTTTGTGTGGGAAGTGGTAGTCCAACAATATCATATACAATTTTTACATTGAGTTCATTATAATCATCAACCAATTCTACCTCAATATTATTTAATCTAATTCTTGGTTCAAAATTACTTAAAACTGTTTCAATTTCTCTGTTTAAAATAATTTCTATCTCCTCTGTAGCAAGCTCAAATAAAGAAGAATTCACAGAGGTTCCCAATAAATCATTGAAGAACCTCTCACCAAGTTGAGTTTGAACTAAATTAAGAACAGATCTTTTGATTGCATCCTCATTGTTTAAAATTAAAATATCATTCGTAACTGGATGACGTGAAAAAGACAAACTAATGTCTTTAAAAGATCTTGAAATGCTAATTGGCATCTAAGATTAATTGTCTTTTATATATCTATAATACTTTTCAGATAACTTTTCCGTAGACTGGTTCAGTTCCATAACTCCAATCATCATAATCTTCATCATTACGAATTTTTTCGTGCAATTCGGTTTGCTTTTTGAAATCATGCTTCGGTGCTTGATCGTGCATAATTTCCTGAAGAACCTTTTTTGTAGTATTTTGTTGTTTATAATCAGTAATAAGGCTTGTAGTTCCCCACATTTCTTTCATATAATCTTTATTTCTGTCAATTTGATAAAAAGACATTTGCAACTCCTGTTTTTAGTAAAACTGGAACTTTTAAAGAGGTTGCTATCTCTACTATTATTTAACGATTTACTTCTCTAATGCTGTATTCTTCCGAATTTAAGTATTTTAGAAGTTCAATTGCAATGATTTTAGGATTTCCATCACCACAAGTGTAAATATCAATCGCAATACACCCATTTTCTGGCCAAGTATGACAAGAAACATGACTTTCTGCAAGTGCAATGACGATTGTACACCCTTGAGGAAGAAAACAATGGGAAAAAGTGTTCAAAATGGTCATTTTTGCACGTTCAATGCCCTTAATCATGACGTTTTGAAGAGAATATACGTCATTTAAAAGGTTAAAATTGACATCATACACCTCCAGAAGGAGGTGTTTCCCCATTGAGAACTTTTCCAATTCAATTTTCCGCAAAAATTTATTTATTTTTCTTTTCTTCAGAAGTTTCCCAAAAATATTCGTCCGTATCTCCTAGTCTACCCCACTTAATATCAATTTCAGTTCTATAAAATTTTGTTGAAATTTTAAAATCTGGTGTTTTAACCTCATCTGGAGTTCTTGATGGACTATAAAGTCTCATTCTGTTGTTAGGATAAAGTCCAAATTGCCCATTTTCGAGTAAAATGCAATTGTGTGATTTATGTTCTTCGGGTAGTTCACTTGTTCCACAATCAATTTTATCATTATATGGATGATAGTTGTCTAAACTAAACAGATATTCTCCTTTGAGTGATCCATAGTTTCTAGTTCTAACCTCAAAATGAAGTTCTCCAATGTGTTTTTTGCTTACACACACCACACCATAACTCATACAATCCCAAAATTGAAGATTTGTGAGATCTAAATCAGGTTCTGGAGTTTTTGGAGATGAAACAAATGCAGAAATAGGTAATTTATCATATAATGCTCCATATTCTGGTAAGTAGGTTTCAAAATAAAAAGAGCGTCCGGGTAAAGACTTGGCCGTTACCCAAACGCCTTCTACAAATTCACCATGCCCATCCTGCAAGTCTCGTAAATATTCTTTACGTACCCAAACTTTTTGAGGTGGAAGATTAGTGATTAATTGACTCATTAGAAATCTCTCTCAGAGGGCATGTAATACATTGTCAGTTCTTCACCAGGTTTAATATCAATTTGAGTATAGATGTTTGAAGTTCGTCTGTCCCAAAAACAGTTCGGTGTATTTGAATGATTGATGTAATATCCTTGATAAAACATAAAGGGAGGAGCATCAATATAAAATTTACTATCGTGTCCATCTGTCATTCCCCAAAGATATGTTTTAATTCTATCATCTAAATCCTCAAATTCATTCCAGTCAAAAACATATTCATCTTCTTTTCTGACAAAATCGCTAAATGCTTTGCATCCTTTGATTAAAGTATCTTTAGGAATATCAATCAATGCAAAGACACCAACACCTGCACCAGGTATTTGACTTGGTGCCAGTTTGGTTTGTTGCTCATAAATCAGTTTTTTAACATCTTCACGATTCATCCTTTACCTTGCCCACGATACTTCTTACGTGCTCCATTACGAGAAGATGCTGCGTACTTTGTCCCATCTCCATCACCCTGACGAGTTTTCTTCGGAGGACCTGGATTGTAAGATACTGATTTTCCAGCTGCTGCTTTTGCCATAATTTTTAAATCTCTTAGTACGGTTTACAAAGGTTTTTTTCAAAACGGATTTTTCATAAGAACTTCTAGCTTATAAAAAATGCACTCATAAGATTTACCAAATCTCATAGGTGCATTCTACTTTAAACGTCCTTAAAGGTCAAGAAAGAAGATCAAATAATTCTTGTTTTCTCATGACCCACACGAATCTGAGGATCACACCAGATTTCAAATCCTGCTTCTTTTGCATCTAGACAGAATGAGACATCTTCGCCACACATATCTTGAACCTCACCAGATTCAAACACCTGCATCTTCGGAGCAAACCAAGGATATTCAAGATTTTCAAAGACTCCTTTCTTAATCAGAACCCATCCGAAACCTGTGTAATCAACTGTGAATGGTTTGCGACGCTTGCTCATCGTCTCTAAGGTTTCGTGATTCATTACTCCACCATTATTACGGAAATCATCTTCCTGCAACCAATGTGCAACAGATGTTGTGTGTCCATCTTCAGTACAATACCAACCAGCAGCAATATCTTTATCCATTGCTACAAGACGATAGAACTTCTCAGTGTCAAAAACAATATCACTATCAATCCAAAGTTGATAATCATATTGTAGTTTTCCATCCCAAGGAATTTGCTTAGGTCCTCTGAGAACATTTGCCCCAAGACACTTACATCGGGCAAAGTTCACCATTGAACTATAATCTTGTGAAATCTGGATACTTGCTCCATTTTGAACAAGATCAAAACACAATTGAACAAAATTCTTCAAATAAAGATACGAAACTCCTCTTCCAGGTAGACAAAAGACAACTGACTTGCCTCTCATCATTTCTTTTGCTGCTTCTAAATTAAATTCTCCTTCCACAGGACCTGTAGGAAGTTTTGCTTTTACCGTAAATCCTTTAGCCATAAAAAGTAATTGTAAAAAATAATTTATTCTAGTATTCTACCACTACAAATCATTCATTGCAATGGCCTTCGTTTTTATTTAGAGACACTATAATGTCCTCATCATTTCCCCCAGATGTCCATACAAGTCCTCTGATAACTTTCAGATTTTCCTGTAAATCATTCTGCGGCACTTGACTCAATATTTCATTTCCATTGACTGAAATATTATACGTATTCATCTTCTTCCACTTTCCTTAAAAGATCTTCGAGTTCTTCTTTTAAACTATTATTGATTACTAGGATTTTGTCCGTATCCAATCTATGTTGAATCGTATCAATTAAAAGATCCTTTTCATAATCATCAATTTCTAATCTTATTGTCATCTTTTTTATTGAATTCTAAACTTATATATCATTTTTTATTTTTTGTGCGTGAACCTTGGAAGAAAAAAAAAATTGGGTAAAATTTTTTTATTTGAAAGACAATTTGAAGGTCGTTTTCGGTCCGTTGTAGGTTAGGGTAGTGATGCGTTTTTATATAGGGGGCATCGGTTAGATATAAGAATACAACAACACAAAATATAAGTGTCAAACAGTGCTGTTTAATTATAATAAACGAACAATCACGAATAGTTTATATTCATTACTGCCTTATTCTAATACGAAACCATATGGGGGGTTAGATATAACGAAGGGAGGGCATCAGTTTATAACACGAACTGAGAGACACGAATAATATAGTTCTGGTCAATAAGAATAACAAACCTTATGGGGGGTCGTGTAACGAACTCATAGGGTATTAATGATACTCAGAGGACGACACCAGTTTATGTCAGAAACTGAGTATCATGAATAGTATAGCACTGGTTGATTCAAATAGCAAACATTATGGGGGGTTGTGTAATGAACTCATAATGATGTTAAGTATAGACAACGAATCATAAGACGAAGAGATAAGTATGCACGAACTGCGAGGATATAACGAATGATAAGACGAACTGATAAGTAATAACGAATGATTCACATATTGTGTATGCTCTCAATGAACGAATCTAATAAAGCAACGACATCATAACCATCTTCTGCTTTTTTATCTAATGCATCACACAAACTTGTAATTTGCTTGCATAAGGGTACACGCATTCTTTCAGTTTCACCTAAATTCTTATACTTTTGAGGTCTCATAAGTTTTGTCCCAAAACTAGGGTTATTTATAGGGGGTTTTGGGACAAAACTATAATGCCCCGAAAAAGTATTGCAATCACTGGATTCTGGGTAATTCTTATCAGTTATCAGTATTTGATGATCTTCCCTCTGCCACCCACCCTATAAGTCTACACCCGAATCTGTGAGACTCATGATACGATGTGCCAGTTTTTGAAGTGGTTTGAGTATCGTGAGTCTCAGGAATAACTAGCAAAATACTCCTAAGACTCATAAGATGTGTGAGTCTTAGGAGTTTCATTCTTATAAAGTATTGACAGGTTTTTGTCAATAACTCCTTGTGCCACCCCTAGAAGAGTCTGTAAGGTGCTTGACTTTTTTTAGGTCTTATGGTATAATGCAGGCCAAGACAACAAGAACCAGAGGGGTTTAGAGAGAATATAAGACAATAAAAAGAAGGTTTTATAACACTATCATCATATCAACACAATTCACTAAACTATGTTTTTTAATACATTTAATTGAATTATCAATTATAACGTTATTTTGTTATAAATGATAATAATCTCTTATGCTTGAGTGTTTAACTCTACTAAAGCAGTGGTGAAAGTATCAATGATTGCTTCACATAGAGATTGTTCAACAGAATTGAAATCACTCTCTTGTTGTTCTAAGGTGAATAGAATCAAATTGATTTGATCTTCACTTAACCTTACAAATGTTTCTTGCATTGTATTAGTAAGAAGCAGGTTCAATAGTAATGTTTTCTTTCTTTGCTAATTGATCGACTTGATAAGAAACTTCATCATTCATACACTTGTAAATCGTTTCATAGATTACATCATAACAATCTAGATTAGACAAAACCTGTTCTGCGAGTTCATCATTATAAGGATAAACAATTTGTCCTGTAATTGGATCATAATGCTCTAGTTCTTTCACATCATTCTTTGTATAAATGAGTGAAAAAATTGTTTCGTTTGGATTCAGTTTTTCAAGTTGATTAATAACATCTTTAACTGATTGTTTCATTTGATTGCTTGAATAAGTTGTTGTTGAATAGATTCAATTTCACTTACATCATCATAATCATCAAGATCAACTGGTGCAAACTCAGAAAGATTTACAGTGTTATCTTGATAGACAGGAGCATAATAAAGTTCATTGGATTCTGGATCAATCGTATAAATGCACCCGTGATTTTCTTTGCGAATGAGAATCATTTCTTGTCCTTTTGAGAATTGAGAATTGCTTGAGCAATGAGTAGAAGATCATTGCCGATTTGTGCTTTGGAGAGTAGTTGAATCTTTTCTTTGCGTTTCATTTAGTTGCTGACTTGACGTTCAATGAGTTTAGCAGGTGAACCACAAGATTGATAGAACTCTACCATTGATTGTGCTTCTTTGCGAGTATTGAAGTATTGACTTCTCCACTCTTGATTGTTGTAAGGAACTTGATAAGTAACTTCAAACATTTCAGGCATTGATGAGTTGTTGGACTTCAGTGAAAGACTTACATTGTCCTGCTTTAATTGCATTGAGAATGTTGTAAGTCACAAAACCACAACGTTCAGTGTGAGGATCACACACAGCATAACCAGGTTGTTTGGTCTGAACGTCGAAAACAGTTTTGATCAGCATTTCTTGTTTGTTTGTGTGGGACAGATGAAAGAAAGATTTAGATTCGGGCAAGAGCATCTTTCTTTTGCTTAGGATTTTGTGTTTGCTTCACCCAAACAGACTTACGATTCGATTGAATCTGTGAAGGAAGTTTTTGCTTACCTTGAACCTCATCAACAAGTCGGATGAAAGAAATAAAGAATTGCTTTTCCATCCGTTGAGCAGTGGTCATCTCTTGACTCTGAACTTCGTTCATCATAGCACGGATCGGGGGGTTTGTCAAGGGGTCTACGATTGTTCTACCTATCAGCATCCCTGATGGGTATGCGAGTCTAGAGTTGAGACAGCACCCACATCATCGCAGAGACTTCTTGTTTTGTATTCCAACCATTGACATCTTCGGTCATATTACCATTCGGTCGGAAAATAGCAACTTCATAAGTATTCTCATTCAGATTACCATATAATCCACAATTCGGTGGACCCGCAACAACAGAAATCTCCCAATCATTCTCAAACTTATATCGTGCTTGAATACATTCAGGAATTGAATGAGGTTGAAAATTAAGAAGGTCAAACATTGTTTTGAGGAATAAAGTGAATAAAGAACTCAACCGAGTCGTTTGGCACAAACAGGACCAATTCCCATCTGAACAGAGAGAGGATCATTCAGTGTGCGAGCACAGATTGAACAAGTACCAGTCTCGTGACCATAAATCTTTGCCAGTTGCAGGAGATTATCATTGGCATCTTCCAGAAGATTGATAACATCCTCACTCACGTTACCAATCAGATCACCAGTAGCAGTAATTTTACCAACATATTGGTTGTTTTCATAAACATAAACACAACCAACATTGACACCTTTAGTTACAGTGCTCAGAGTAATTCCAGGCAGTCGCACTTGAAACTTAGTTGCTCGATATGCACCTGCATCATACATCTTGTTGACAAGTTGCTTGTAAGGACCAAACTCAACAGGAGTTTGAGAATCAATTACACTTTGAGTTGCAAGATAATGCATCCAAGCAATTTGAGTTGCAGACACTTTCTTCTTCTCAACAAGATCCATTGCGAAGTTGTTGTAAGACATCTGCTCACGCAGATAGTTACGCACTTCATTCACATCAGTGAATTGAGAATCAAACTTGATTTCTTCACCTTTTTTAACAATCGTGAAAGAAGTCATAAAGAATAAACAATGGGTCTCGTGGGTGGGACAGGCACCCCTGCTCCCTCCACCCTTTAATAATACCACATTTTTAACCCCGTGCTCATTTAGTGTGCCACCAGTACAAGTGGCACAGGGTATCATTGGACTCAGATGAGTTGATAAGAGAGTGCATACTTCACAATCTCAGTGCGATTATTCTTATACTCTAGCAGAAGATCAATCAGAAGATTTGTATCTTCAGGATCTTGAACTTCTGGATCACATTCATCATTGATCAGTGCAGTCATAATACTTGCAATCTCAAAATCTGACTCAAACAAAAGTTCCCGATGCTCGTCAATCTGAATATAATCTTCTACTGCATGAGCAGAAAGTTTCAGTGGAACATCAGGACCAAGCAAACCTAAAGTTGCAAGTCGTTCAAGTGCTCCAACAACCCACATAATTTTACACTCATCAATCGAAAGTTGTGCGTTCATCTCGTATCAAAAAATTAAAGGAAAAAAAGGAGTGTGAAACTCACACTCCACAGAGTTGTTTGGTCACAGAACCAGTTGCTTGACGATTCAAAGAAACAGAACTACCAACACCAGCACCACTTGCACCATTCATCTTCTTGGCACGTCCGAATCGCATTGCAGAGAGTTTGTTTTTCACTGCATCAGCATCATCATGAACTCGTCCCTCTGCTTCTTTCATCTCACGCAAACGCAGAGCAACATTATCTGCAAATGCCTTGCGGAAATTAAGTTTGAAACTACGGGACATTGCTTTACCTTGCAGAGCAGACATAATCTTTTCTGCTTGATGTGCAACTTCTGCTTCTTTCTCCATCACCTGCACCAGGTAATCATAATAGAGACGCACTTGGATTTGTTGTGCTTCAGAACCAATCACTTGCAGAGATTTGGTATCACCATTCTTCATATATGCTTTTGCATCATAGAAAGATGCAATTGCATTGAGAAGAGTTGTCAGTGCAACATTTACACGTTTGAAGTTGAGAAAAGATTCATCGAGAACTTGAGTTTCAGTTGCTTCACTGATCGTAACACCATACTGCTTGCAGAGTTTATCAATCATCGCAGCAGCAGCAGATGCTTCACCATCAAACGTAGTGTTCTCTTGCAGTTTCAGAATGGACTGAATCTTTGCAATAACTTGAGTGCGATCCATTGTAAAGAATTGAGATTGGGACTCGGGTGGGACTGACCCCCTCCACCCTCTTAATCTACCAGAAAAAAGTTCCAGTGCCCGTTTAGTGTGCCAGTGCTACAGGTGGCACATCTCAACACTGGACTCACCGATTTGTGCTGATAATGTCAGCAACATTGTAAAGAGTATTTGCAGTTGCATTTCGCACTCCAGGAGAGAATACAAAAGCAACTGCAAAGATAAGAATTATAGTCTTCATCTTATTTGGTGCCTTGAATGTTAAGGTCTTCATCAAGCACAGATTGAACTTACGGGTTTGAAGTCATAAGCACCATCATCATCTTCAAGTGCCTCATAAACAATCACATTGCGACCAGCAAGTTCAACACTCCAGTCGAGTGCTTCTTCTTTTGCTTCATAAACATTATCAAACCACTCTGCATCAACCAGATCAAATGATGCGGGACAAATAACAAACATTGGTTTCAATAATGAAGGAATTGTTTTGATGGAGCAAGTGTGATATGCCTCATCAGGACATAACAGGGACTTGCCCTCTATCGTTTCTATTTAATCACTCAGACAGCAGACATTGCACGGGCAATCTCATCATCATTCTCGGGACAATCAGCAATGCCCAGATCCTCACAAACTTGCTCACGAGTGAGTTCAGTTTGCTCAGGAACCAGAACATTCAGAATGTCCAGAATCTGAGTTCCAGTTTGCCCCTTGCGAAGCATACCGAGCATCACATCCTTAGAGAAATCAACAACAGCAGTCATTTTGATTAAGATAGAGTTTGGACGTTTGTGGGTGGGTCTGACCCCTTCCACCCTCTTAATATAGCACCTTTTGGGGTCTGTGCTCATTTAGTGTGCCACTAGAACAAGTGGCACATCTCAACACTAGACTCAGGCAGATTCGTCTAGACCGAGGAGTTCTGGATTGTATTCTTCCACTTCAGTGAGAAGTTCCTCATCAGTGTAGGTAGAAAGATTCTCTTTCAGAGTATCATAAACAAAACACTCCATTGTCTTATAGTCCATATTCTCAATGAGTGTCTGGATATAGTCTTCAATCAGTTGGTCACGATTCATTTCAGGCATTTCAGTGAGATTCAGAGATTGCAACATAATTAAGAGATTTCACACACCAACCAGTGTAATCACTAACTGCATCGGCAAGGTCATCTTCAGATTCGACATCAAAAACTTCACCAATGACAGATTGAGCAACTGCAACTTGTTCATCATAAGGAAGTTCTCCAGAGATTTCCTCACCATCATCAAAATCAAACTCAATATCAGTTAATTGAAATAACATTACACAGCACCTGCCATAGGATTACCAAGTTGCGGAAGATCCGCATTGTCTTTTACAAAAACATAACCAAAAGATTCATATTCCCTAAGTTGAACTTTTTTCTCAACTTTGTTAATGAACCTCTTGGAGATTGTCTCAATACCTTTCCACTCAAGAACCTTAAATGTCCAGGTCTCAGATATATCACCAAATGGTGTTTTGACTGGATAAAATGACACTATCATAGTGCCATCCTTAGATTGAATTGTAGGAAAATCAGGCATCATTAGAAATTGAAATCAACAGAATCATTTGCAATTTCAATGGAATGAAGGATATGTTCATAATCCTTCATTTCTTCCTCATTGAACTCACTTGCTTGTTGTTCCAAGCAATAGAGAATCAATTCAACTGCCTTGTCTTGAAGATAAAGTTTCATAGTTCAGAATTGAGTGTCGAACACATAACCATTCTCAGTGATGGTCACATCCAGATTATCAAATGTTGCTTCCCAGTCAATCTCCAGGAAACCAGGCAGATCTATAGAATAACAATCAGTGACATAGTTTTCAGCATAATCTGCTTTAGATTCCCATTGTCCTCGGTAAGCATCTTCAAAGCAAGTGGCAGTGAAAGATTGAAGACCAAACTCTTCAATGAAGGCATCTACAGCACCATAAGAATACTGCTCACCAACATTCACATACTCTTCATAAAGATTACAGAAATCTTCTTCAGAGTTTTCTTCAATGAACTCTACAATGTCCTCAAGACAATAAGATTCAGCAACCAATTCTTCAATTTTATTCGCAGTTTTCTGAGAATAAACTTCTTTGTAGTTGATTTCCATAATTGGATTCCGCAGAGAGATCATTGGTTTCTTTGAACTCCGTTCATCATAGCACCACCAGCAGGGGTTTGGGGGATATAGTGTGCCAGTGCTACAACTGGCACATTCTCACTTAAGACTCAACATCATACCAGTATTCATAGTTTTTCACAATGTCATCTGGATGTTGATACTTTTCAAGGGCACGTTCAATGAAGTCTCGCACTTCACCATCATCCATTTCATCATTGAAATAGATAGCAACATTCACAGATTTGTGAGTTGCAATGCGTCCTTGAGACAGAGTGTTATCTTCTTGCATCAGAGTTGTTGTTCGATAATTTTAGAAAGGTCCATAAAAGTATAACCCGAATCGTTCACATTGGCAATCTCATCGGTATAAAAAGAATTATCATCACCAAAATTATCTTCAATATCAACTCTCACTGAAGGATTATGAGTTTTCAATCCTGCCCAATTCATCACAATTTTAGGTAGAAACTCACTTTGGTCATCAAAATACCAATAATCCATTGGATGTGGATTAGATTCATCACTAAGTTCATCATAACCCCTGAACTCCCATTGAGTATCATGTTCTCGTGCATAAATGTCACAAAGAACACCAAGGCAACAATAACCATTTACACCACGGAGTTTCTCACTACCTTGCTCATAATCACCAGAACGCAGAGCATCAATCCACTTCTGCTTAACTTCAGGATTCATTTTAGTTTTCAACATCAGAAATTCTCATCCTCAAAAGTAAAGTATTCGTAGATTTCAGACATTACAGAATCATTGATACGTTCAATGATTACATGCTCTTCTGGATTCTCTACATGTTTATGAGCAAGACGCCAACCACGTTGAACACCTTGTTCAATTGCCATTTCAAGAATAACACGGAACTTAGGTTTCATTCATCCTCCTCATAAGGGAACATTTCATCATACTCCTCATCAGTCAAAGTAAGAAACTGAACATCAGCATTTCTATGCTCTTCAGAATACATTAACTGATAATGTGCAAAGTTTGAGGGACTGGTGCTAGCATATTCTAGCAGACCATCAACCAAACAAAGGTAGTTCACAGAGACTTAGTAGGGACAGGGAACTTGCTATCAGGACCATATTCTTGCACATATTCAGGAAATGCAAGAATCAATCTATTTTTATTAGAGGCATCTGCTTTTCGCATTGCACCAGCAAGTGCAACAACAAATGACCCACCATACGTTTCCATACGGCAAATCATTTCATAAACTTCATCGTAAGTCATCAGTTGGTTGCGTATGAAGTCATTATAGGGCATCAAGTGCCCCATTGGATTGTCTAATGTGCCACCTTTACGACTGGCACATCACCAATCATAATACTTAAACCCATCAGTAGTGTTTGCATCGGGGTCAAACAACACATAATCTGCATTGTGCTTTTCTTGCACTTCTTTTAGAAGGTCGCACAAACAAACCAATCCACCTTGATAATAAAAATCTCTCATCTCTGGAGATGTATTAACAAGAGCACACTCTTTGTTTCCAACATAAGCAAACTCATCAATCTTTGCTGCTTCCAATGGATGCAGGTGTGCAGTGGAAAGAATAACCAGATTGTGCTTTTCCATCATCAATTTACAGCAAGGACAAGATTGGCAACTCTAGACTCTCCAGGGAGTTCTTGCAACTTATCATAGATTGTTTGGAATTGATTTCCAAGATTCATATAATAAGCAGCAAGTCCTGGGTCATAATCTACCAGGTAGGCAAGATTTTCTTTTTCCTCAAGTGTTTTGATAATATCAAGCAACTCACCAGATGTAAAAGAGATTGAAGTCATTTGATGTCGAAAATGTCAAAGATTTCAAATTGAGTTTGAGTGAACAAAGTATCTTCAGGAGGATAATTATGAACCTCACTCTGAAGTTCTTTATACACATAAAGCATATCACGCAGTGCAGTGAGTTGCTTTTCGTTGAGCAATTCTTCAATCATTAGAACTTTGTTGAGTAGAGTTTGAGTAGTCATTCAGTAATCACTCCCATCACTTTCACATTTTTGAATCCAATAAGCATAAGCAGGAAAGTTCATTGGATGGTCTTGCCCTCTCTTATACCAATCAAAAACACACTTTACTCGATTCTCAGGAACAAGCAAATAAGGAATGTTATGTGGAATGTGTGGTGCGTAAGTCATCGGGTCTTCCTCAACCATAGAACTACTATACCACAATCACGGGTCAGTGCTCATTTAGTGTGCCACCACTACAACTGGCACAACGACTCTCAAGACTCAGGTGAGATTGTGTATGAACTTATGAAGAAGATGTTTTCCTTTTTCTACATCAAATCGTGCATCTAAAGTTACCATCAATTCCTCAATTAGTTCAGCATAACACTTTGGAACTCGAATGTGAATTGTTTCTCCTGATTGTGGAAACTTCTTTGTAAAAGGCATAATTCTATTTGTCACACATAATATAATTTATGCAACTGGAACTTCACCTTTTACAAATACTGCATCAATCACATTCTGAAGTTGTTTTGCAATCTTATCACCATAGTTGTTATTGACAGGAATCGTAATAGTACCAAAAGGTTTCCTGTAAAAAGCAAACTCTCCTGCTTTCATCTTACCATCTGCGATTGCTTGTCGGTCATCTTGGTGCATACGAATCACACGACCAATCGTTTGACACATTTCAATCGCAGGAAGATTGCGAAGCATGATGCAATGAGTCAAACCATGAACATTTATTCCTTCACTCAGAATGGAATAGTGAAACACAATGAACTTCTTGTCTGGGTCAGCACCAAACTCATTCATCTTCTCGAAGAACACTTCACGAGAAACTTTCTGTTTGTCGATATAAGCACCATGCTTAGAAGTAATGTGCATAATTGTGTAACCCATATCATTGAGTTGTTGCAGCAAATCACTTTCAGTAAACATAGACCAAATCACTTTGGTACTTGGTGCAGCAACAAGAACTTTAGGTGCATCACAATCAGAAATCTCTGACAGAATACCTACAATGTTCTCTGCATCTACAAAAGGAGCATTTTCCTTAGTGCGAATCGTTTGTGCTTCATAAGGCACAACTTTAGGAGGAATGATACTACCTGCTTCAATCAGTTCTTGTGCAGGAATACTGATGATGTTGTTACCATAAACATCAGTATTATTCATTGACTCAGTGCTATTATTGAACTTCGGAGTTGCAGTGAAGAAATAAGCATTTTCTGCAACTGCTGAAGTATGAGCAATACCCACAAAGTTAGATGGTTTCACACAATGATGTGCTTCATCAAAATACACAACATCAATGTTAATATCTGCATCATTCACCCGTTGAATTGAATTGTATGTGGTGAAGATAAACTGATGCTTTCCACTTCCAGTTGCAATGTCATTGTATTCTGCAATGACTGCTGGACGTGTAGAGGATTGATGATGAGTTTCTCCACTATGAACGTGCATATAAGCAACATTCTGGTCTTTGAGATATGTTTCGAACTCTGAACAGAGTTGATTTGCAAGCAGAATACGAGGTGCAACAACAACAAACGTCATCGGTTCTTGTGCATTAAGAACACGTTGACGGGCATCTTCCATCATCACAACAGTTTTCCCACCACCAGTAGGAATATAGACAGAACCCCTGATTGCTTTCTGCACAGCATCAAGAGCACGTTGTTGATAAGGAAGAAGAGTCAGCATCAATAAATCAAATCACGTTTGTATTCATACATTATAGCACCCCTCCCGTTAGTTCGGGAAGAGTGCTGGACGGTCTCAGAAGTGGCACAGAGATCACATAAACTCTGCCATATAATAATCAACAGTTACTTCAAGTTCTGCTGCTTTCCTTTCAATCTCCAGTGCATACTCATCTGCATACTCAGCAGACTCGTGTTCACAAAACAGGTCAAGAGTAGAATCGTGCATTTTAATCGTCGTCCTTTGGATTAACTGAATGAAGAGAGTAATTAAAAACCAGTGCGATACTAAGAAGTATCAAATAAACTACAAAATAAGTCATTAGAACACAATAGGTTCTAGAGTAGGTTCAGCAAATCCAAACTTACTCGGACATACTTCCTCAAACTCATCAGTCCCAGGAATCTGCCTATAGGTTCTCAAAGAACCCTCAAGAACCTTATTGAGTTCAGCATTAACCTTATCAACCTCCACAGAGTCATTATACACATCTTCAGGAGTGTTGTCAACACTCTCAAAGATAATCAGGTTGATACAAGCATCCTTTGCATCCTTAAGAGTCTTTGTAACGTGTTGAGGAGTGTCTACAACATCAGTTACAATCCACTTAGAAGCAGTTGCTTTACGAATGAATCCAACAGTATTAGAATCCTTCTGGACTTCGTAGATGCCAGCAGAAACACGAGGAAAGGTGAAAGTCATAATCAAACAGCAACAGAGAACTCAGGAAGGATGCAGAAAGAATTGCACCAACTACGAACCCAATTTAGGGTATCTGCGTAGCAACGAGGTTCACTCATCACCATACTTGCATCCTTGCGAGGATTGTAAGCAACAGCAACGTACTTGTAACAATCAGGAGATTCCTCAATCTCTTCAATCCACATCTGATTCACATTACAATCAATCCAATCCCAACGGGAAGTAGTGTAATGAAACACCTCAGAAGCAATCATCAGGTCTCCTTTGCTTGTGTCCCTGTATTATAGGGCATCAGGGGGTGCTGTGGGGGTTTAGTGTGCCAGTGCTACGAGTGTCACACTTTTACCACTAGAATCTCGTGAGACTCTTTTGGTTTGTTTCCAACTTCTGATTTGTTTTTACCTATTCTCGTTTCACCCAAAGCATAAGAGTAATGCCATTCTGGGTAATATAAATC